CCTTCTTCATCACCACCTTCTTCATCACCACCTTCTTCATCACCACCTTCTTCATCACCACCTTCTTCATCACCACCTTCTTCATCACCACCTTCTTCATCACCACCTTCTTCATCACCACCTTCTTTCTTTCCCTTGTCTCCTTTTAGTTTATCTAGTTGATCAGTGCGTTCTTGTTCTTGCTTTTCGACTTTTATATTCTTCTTGTCTTTTTCAAACTTTTCTTTCTTGGCTTTTTCTTTATCTTCTAATTCTTCATCGGACGGTTCTTTTTGTATATGAGTTCCCATGTCAGGATTTGAATATAACCCGCTAACAGAATCTAACGCTAAGGCATCATGATCTTCATGAGTTATGTGTATTTCTATAGGTATGCTTGTAGGCATAATTAGTTCCTTGTCTTGAACGTTTCTAGTACAACCCACTTATCTTTATCTGTAAAGGAACCAAAATAACGTAAGTGATTTTCTCTAACATCATAGTCGTGCATACGATCTTCCATAAAAGCATTTTTATGGTGTAGTAACACTTTAGGAATCGAAGGCTCTGTGTTAACGTTTTCAACTCCTAACAATACACAAAATCTAAAGTCTTTCAAATTATCCGGTATAGGTACTTTTACATTTATGCCTTTGGGGATAAAAATAAGCTTCTTCATATATTTATGGCCTCAACTAATTTTTGTTTGGCTGCATCAGTATACTTAAATGTTCTATCTATGAGTTTAAGTTCCCTGTTTAGTTTTTCTTTGTTGAAGCAACTTTCGAGCATAGGGCAAGGAGAGTAAAAACCCATCTCTTCTTCGTAAAACTTTCTAGTAGCACAAGGTTTCTGCTCAACGGCTATAGTGTAGTCGCGCTTATCAAAAGCCTGTACGCCAGCACTAAACTTTCTACGTTCATCTAGTATAAGTTTGCTTATGTTCGAGTCCCACTTGCCATTCCACTCACGGGAAACTTCAAGATAGTCAAATGGGTTGTCTCTGCTAAAATACAATAGACTAAATCCGCGTACATCCAACTTATATTTCTTCTTAAGAACATAACAGTAAGTTGGCAATTGTTTTAAGTGTGATGGAACTGGCAGTTTACCACTATCTAGCTTATACTTAGTTGTGGTCTTGTAGTCAATAACCCAATATCCGCCATCAGGTAGCTTTATAATTCCATCTATATGTCCCTTCAATCCTCTAAAAACAATTTCTTTCTCTATGTACTCCATACCTAGAGAGCACTCTGGACATAAATTATCTGTACTGTTCTTCCTTGTAATTTTACCCGGACGTACAAGCACACCTAGTTTGTTGTATATATCAAGTCCTTCATTACCTAAAGAACACGATCCGAAGTTGTTGCACTTCCAGTCTCCGAATACTTGACCAGTGTAACCCATGTGAAGTTGTATATTTTCGTGTGCTTTAGTACCTATAGAAGTAAAAAAATCAGATGCGGCAGAATTCTCTCCTTCGAAGTGTCCGCGCGAGGCGCCCATAACAAGCTTTCTATATACAAGTATACTACACATAGGAAACGAACTAGGTCTGAATTCCGGCCTACGCCCTTTAGTGTGTACTATATTATTCGCCATAGCTTGTTCGTAAAGCCGTCCGGCATAAGTAATTGGGTTTCGATCTTTACTTTTATTATTGCGTCTATATTCGGCTTTCATTCGTTCTTTAGGTTTTATTCTGGAGAATGCACCCATATTAATCGCCTTTATTGCTTTTCTAAGTGTTTTATATATCTATCGAGTAGTTTTCTTAGCTTCTTCATTTTATTTATAAAGGCTTTTCTGGAATCGCTGCCCATTATATGTAGACGAACTTTATTATGACAGTCGCTAATTTCGAGAAAAGCATCTTCGTCTTTATTCCACTTACCGTAACAAGCTACGGCTGTTCCTGTGCCAAAAGCTTTCTTGCTGTTTAAGAAAACCTGATCTTTATAAGAAACCTTATATTTCTTTTTCATAGATTACTCCTGACTAAATAAACCTTTACAAGTTCTTTAAATTAAAGCCTGTTTACGTAGTTCAACGAGTTGTATTTACACTATAAATAGTAACTGTAAATACACAACATAAATTACAAATGCAGGGCATATAATGTCAGATTTTCAAGATGCTAGGCAAACAATATACGAGGAGCTGTCGAAACTGAGATTAAATCAGTTGGTACAAGGCGACTCCTATATGATCCAATGTCCATTTCATGATGACAGTACTCCGTCATGCGGCATTAACATAGCTCTAGGAACAGATATACCACTAGGGTTTTTCCATTGTTTTGGATGCGGAACGAAGGGCGGTTGGAATAAAATAGCTGCCAAGCTGAATTTAAAACAGATTAAAGAATGGCAAACCTTCGAAGGTGAAGGAACTAAGAAACGTCACAATAAAAGAGATTTGTTAGGCACAACAAATAATAGTATTACAAGACTGCTTGATGAGATAGGAACTAAGCAAGCTATAGACTGGCCGGTATACATGGAGTGGAGAGGATATAAAGGAGATATAATTCGCAAACTTGGAGGTTTGTACTTCAACGATTATTTAACCGACGAACTTATGTTAGTGTTCCCTGTATATATAAACAAGCGATTTAAAGGAGGTGTTCGTGCATACTTAGAAAAACAAGTAACAGGAACTAGCTACATTACAACAAAAGGTCGCTGGGCTAAAAGTTACGGTCTATTAGGCTATGAGTATGTCAAACGAATAATGCGTAAGTATAACTATAAGTCTATAGTTCTTGTTGAAGGACCGAGAGATTTCTTAAGGCTTGTCACTAACAACATACCCGCACTAGCTATATTAGGGACATTAAATTTCGATGAACGTAAACTACTGTATATAATGAATATGGTAAGTGACTTGGAGACAATTTATGTATTGTCTGATAATGACGCTGCAGGAAAGAAAATGTATGGGAATATAAAAAAGACGGCAGCTAACTCAATAAACGTAAGGCGAATAAAACTGCCTAGAAATAAAGACAAGAAAGGACGTTTAATAAAGATGGATCCTGACAGTGCCCCACAAGATTTAATAGACGCCATAAAAGAAATAGTAGAATCTAACTAGAAACAAAAGCATCTGCTTTTGTCTTACAAGCCAAATAACCCATATTATGTAGTTTTGCAACATCCTTATCTGTCAACTTACTATCGAGTGCGCTGTATGATCCTTTGTCTATGAATACCATTTCAGACAAAGGATCTAGTTCAGACAGCCTGTAGTGCAGCCTATCCATATTGTTCATCACCATAGATAATACCCTCATTGCAATATCCGGTATCCATCGTATTTCATTAAAATAATTCCTAGTATCTTTACTCGTTATTTGAAAGCCTAGTGTTTTATGCTCACTGCCTTTGAATACTTCAATCGGGGTGTTGGTATACAACGCGCCATCCATCAACACACGCCCTTCGTAATGGACCGGGGTATATATAAAAGGTAACGATAAAGAAGCTCGCACAGCTAACCACAGCGGCATATCAGGACAACTCTCTTTGCACAACACATAACCTTCATTTTGATTTATATCAGTTGCTACTATATAAAGCGGTATGTCTAAATCAGAAAACGTGAGATTTGGGTCTATGACAAACTTAAGCCATTTTTCTACCTCTTTACCTAAACAAAAAGAAGAGCGTAATAGAGCCGAAGCATCGAACTTTATAAAATCAGTAAACCTAAGGTCCTGCACAATTTCCATCATTGTTTCACTACTTAGACCTATTGCAGCCATAGTAGCAATGATAGAACCTCCACTTGTTCCTGAATACCCTACAATTTTAGCATTTGTTTCTTCTACTGCTCTTAATGCACCTACATGTATAGGAAATAAAAACCCTGAACCAGAAAACGATAAGTTTATCATGTTACAAACTCCATAAAAAAGGTCGCAGGAAAAATTCCAATACGACCTTTTTGGTTGTTTTAGTCAATTAACGCATAGCAGCCAGTGCCTCACCGGCCCAAGTTTTAATTTCGGCTTTTGAAGTGTTGTTCATCAACATTTCAACGTCTTGAATAGATAAAGTATCGAGCTTACCTTCGAGTTCTGTTATCAAATCGCCGTGCGGCTCTGAGTTACTACGTAGGATAATGTTCTGTATGAAAGGAGAAGCTTGTGCTTGTACCTCTGCAGGTACCTGAGCGTTTATCTGCTTATCTATACTCGGAGCTTTTTCTTCAGGAGCGAGGTCAACATTGATATCAAGGATTCGATTCAATTCTTTTTCTGCTTTAGAGGAAGAAAGGAAAGCTTCTGCACTTGCAGCACTAACGATATGTATCATATTCTTTGCTACCATACGTCGGAAATCCGGATTACGTATAATATCAGACTTTTGTCCGAAGTTAGTCAGGTCCAAAGGCACCCAAGTAACAGGTACACGCATACCAATACGCTGTCCACTAATATCAGTGATATTGAAATTAATATTACCTCTTGTAGGTGTGCTCTTATTTAAGACAAACAAGCGGCTATCTTTTTCCGCTTCGGCTTGAGGTACGGTTAAACGAACTAAATCTACTGTTTCTGACATATCAAACTACTCCGGTTGGTTAAATAATACTCTCGAATAAAGTTTTACCGCTGCATAAAGTTTTTATTATGTTAACGATATTTGAGTACTCTTTTGTTTTAAGTCCTAAAAGGTGTCTTGTTTTAAATTTATTTCCTATTACTGATTCCACATACTTGTCATCGAAAACGAATTTAAGCATCCAAGGTTTAAATCCTAAAAGTTTTATTCTTAAAGGCTTTGAATTCAAGATATTATCAATAGCAGGTGAGACACCAATATCGTATTCAACACCAGATATTGGTGTCTCGTGTTCTGCTATATGTGATATAAGTTTATGTAGTGTCAATATGTGCTTAACATTATCTACTGATTTTTTACGTATATAGGAAACATCTTTTATAGATACCTCCTTATCATTAAATTTATAATGAAGTAACTCTATGTCAGAAACAGGCTTGTCATCGCCTGCAAACTTAACATCTAGTCCTAAGCACCTATTTACTGTGAAGGGTGAGAAATTTTTACAGGATTTTATAGTACATTGCGTGAGAAATCTATAATCATCATTAAGCGGACATTGTTTACACATTTGTTGTTTTATCGGAGACTGCATCATTACCCCCATTATTGTATATACAACTGTATTTACAGTTTTGGACTCTCCAAAAAGTGGTTCAAGAAAGATTGTTCTCTTTTGTATGTATTAACATTGGCAAAATAAGGCAGATTGTATAAGGCGCACAGTCTATATATACCCATAAGACTACAATCAAGCTCATGAACTTGTTTTGGTCTTAGGCTTTTTTTAGTAGAAGCCATTGCGTCTTTTAAATCGTTATAAAGATCATTTAGGTCTAAACTGCTATTGTACCTATTTTTCCACGTAGAGGCAGTTAAAAAAGTAACGTCCAAATCATTAAACTCGTTTAGCAGTATTCCCAACATTAGGTTTATACACTCAACAGTTTTACCTTTTATTCCTCTTGTTTGATACCTCTCTGCAACAATGTGTGTAAAATTATACTTGTTGTGGAGTTCTACTATCTCATTACAGAATGCGTTGGCTTGTTCTTGTGCCTTTAGAACGTTATTGATAGTGCTTATCATCTTAGTGCCGACGACATTAACAACCAACTTTCCGTCAATCACTTTAGCACGTAGTATAGAGGCTGCAAAATTAACAGAGCCTGGGTCTAAAGAAAGTATTGTTATCACTATTTTTGCCTTTAATTACTGTGTAAAAATAAATTAGAATACAGAGGTTCAATATTGCTAATTTATAATTATCTATTTACATTATCAGGAATAGTTATGAGTAGAGTAACGAGAGGACCTGCGACTATTAAGAGGACTCATGCCAAAAACTACATACAGAGAGAAGCCCAAAAGCGGCTGAACGAAACTGTGGCCCCTTTTAATACACAAACACACAACGCACTGGCTGTAAATGCGGTCGAAGTAGACTTGTATCAAATACAAGACAGGACAGGATACCCTTGTTCTTGTGAAAAAACAGAACACTTGCCCCAATACGAAAACATACCCAATTCTAACGTACCTCCTGTAGTACCTACGCAAAATAACGACAGTTCCGAAGGCGTTAAAATAAGATTGAAAGATAACGACCTATTCGGAGATAGTCGTGCAGAGCATATAATGGATGCTTTGGAATTCGATGTTAGCGGAGAAGATCATCCTTTCACATCGAATGATAAAACGTCAAAAGAGCCTGAAGGTAACGTAGATTATGAAGACGGTTTATTTCTAGGCAACAACATACAATGCGGCATATGCTATAGAGCAGGATTTCAGCCAGGCTATAAAGCGTGGGGGAAACAACGCCATGTACTTACTCACAAAGATATAGAAACCGCTGTTGATTATTGGGTGGACACAACAAAATCACCGCACATCATACGTAAACAAGTACAAACAACGAAACCCTTTGTTGAATTTAAAATAATGGTACCTAAGTACTTCTCTCATTTAGTGTTTAGTGTTAGAAACAATGAGAAGCTTATCCAAGGGGAAAAGCTCTATGATGAATTTAACGAACAATTAACTCTAGGCCATTTTAAGACACATGCAGGTCAAGTTATAACAGTGCGAACACGCGCTAAAGAATTCACACATGTGGTAGTAGAATTTGACTTAGGCAACCAAAAACTGGTTGCTAATATAGGAGGAGAATCGCAAACACTGGATTACAGTATGTTGGAAACAATAGGCAACATGTCCGTAGTGTTGCCTCCTTCTGTAAACGAGATTAAATCTAATGACGTACTTATTATAAAGAAAAGGAGACTCGCATTAAAAATAATCGACAAGGAGCGTAAGATAACTAGCGACCAACGTAGATTAGAGTGGATGGTTCAAACTAGAGTACTTCAACCTACCGAAGCATTAAAATACATAGCCGAAGGGTTTAAATTGTTATAAGGAACTGTTATGAATGAATTAGAAAGAGATATGGTTATAGCTAGAAACATGATGGCCGTAGCACGTAGATCACGTAAAGGGAAAAGCGCCAATATACGTAGTAAGATGCTTAAAATGATAATGCCTCATTTAAGTAGAGATACAGGAGACAGGCTTGCAGACGCTATAAGTAAAAACGACAGTAGTGAATTTTCTACTGTTTGGGATAAAATAAAACATGAAATAAGTGACAAATTAGGTAAGGGAAAGCACAGTGCAAATGCTTCTGCGGAAGTAGAAGGAGCAGTAACGCCTATAACAATAGATATATTAAAACAGTATGTAACAGATTCGACTTCTGGAAATCTCACCGACTTTCTCACAGAGCTAGGAGAAAGTGTTGCAAGTGAAATGGAGAGTACTTCTACGGATTACGATTACCATGATTACGGTAATGTTTTGCTAGGTAAAGGAAACAATGTAAAAACTAGAGAATTTGTTGCCAACGGCTCTTGTCAGATAGAAGGCAAAGAAGGTACACTTACTTTACTCACTACAAGCATAAAAGTATTGACCAATACAGACCTGCTAAAAAACATTGAATTAGAAGTAACTGCACAGCTATTGGACGTAAATAAAGTAGTTGTGAGAACATACAGAGAACGAGGTTGCATGGCAGTGGCCGCAACTGAAATCATATTAAAAGCGTTATCTTTAGCTAGATTATGATATGGAAATCTTGTTTGTACTCATACTAATAGGAAATAATGGAACCTTTGAACAATTTGAGTACCCTGTAACTTCTTGGGAAGCTTGTTTAGAGAGCATACAGTTTACTCGAGGTGTTAATTTAAACACTGTAATTAAAGATAGAGTACCTAATATAAACAACGATGCCGGAGAGTATAGGGCAGTAGTGTTTTGCACTAGAAACGGTGAGGTTTATGAAGATATATACGAAGATGAAGAGGATTACTTAAGCAAGAATAGCGAGAATGATGCGGATTTTAACGATACTTTAAAAAACATACGTAATTCATTAGATTATTAAGTCGGACTTGTTCCGACTTTTTTTTGTTTCAAAATAACGTTAAACAGTGCTATTTTTGAAGTTATTGGGTAGTTTTTAGGTATATATCAAAAAGTTATAAGCATTTCTTCCAACCTGTCGTTGAGGGTTTTACGGTTTTAGCCAAGTTTTAATTAAAACTTGTAAAAAACTATATAAACAACAATATTCCATACCTTTTTTGTTGTTTTATGTTCAGGGAAACCGAGCTATTTTCTATGCCTTTTTGATGTTTTTAAATAAAACAGGTTAAATCCAAAAAAAAGCAGCTCCAAGTTATTGATTTATAATGTATATAACAAAAAAGTCTAACAAAAACGCCTAAAATCGAAAACCAATAGTGTAAAGTCTCTTTATCTTTTAAATGATTACATTTAGATATGACTCATAGAGTCTCCTAAGAAAAAATAAAATAAAGCCGTGCGAAGCACTCCATTAAAGTAATATAAATTGTTTTTGTAATCAGACAGTAAAAAAGAGTATAGTAAATTGTAAAACAGGATAACCCTAACCTAATTTTTTAAGTTCTTCCAAGAATTAGTCTTACTACTTTCATTCTTACAGTAGTATTGGACTACAAACAATGTTTAGGAGTTTAGGAGTTTAGGAGTTTAGGAGTTTAGGAGTTTAGGACTGTGGTCCTTCGGACCACACGTGCTTCGCACGGTTTTAATCTTTTCTTACCTACGGTACGGTTTCCTTCGGAAACAGGACATCTATGAACTAATGTTCCCAGCACTTTATTATGCGACTTTTTGTCGCATTTTTTATGCAAAAATAAACTGTAAATTCTCTCTTAAACAGAGAGTGTTTTATTATGATGAAAAAATTTATAGAATGGCTAGAGCGTTATTTTATGGCAGATATTTCTGAATACGAAGAATGTCCATATTGCACAAACGTTGAATTTGTAAGTTTCTGTTGCCACTGTTCAGGTAGCGGTTACGTTAGAATAGCAAACCAAGAGGAGATTGAAAATGACACAACGCATGACTAAAGGTGCTTCTACAGTAAAGGACTTAGCTAAAGCTAGTGCTGACTACAACCCGCGAACAATCACAGAAAGAGAACTAAACGGACTTAAACATTCGTATGATACGTTTGGGGATTTGAGCGGTATCGTGTTGAACATACGTACAGGTACTCTTGTATCTGGACACCAGCGCATAAAAACACTTAAAGGAAAGAAAAGTCGTATTGAAAAACATCCGCACACAGATAGCTACGGTACGGTTGCCACAGGCTGGGTTGAATACAAATCTGCTAACGCTGACCATATATCAAAGATTCCCTATCGTGAGGTAGACTGGTCTGACGGTAAAATGGAAAAAGCAGCTAACATTGCTGCTAATGCTCATGGAGGGCAATTTGATAAAGACAAGCTCGGTGCTTTACTAGAAGAACTAGAGGATGCAACGTTCGATATAGAACTAACAGGACTAGACCCTTTAACCCTGCGTAGCCTTAGAACGGCCAAATCTGAAGGCGATAGTGTTGATCGTGAAGAAAAGCACGAAGGCTTCAAAGAATACGATGAAAACAGTTTTGAACTTGATAATTGTTGTCCACGTTGTAAATATAAGTGGTAGATTATGTCTAAATTAATAGAGTACAATAGCACTGAAATAAAAGCAGGTACTGGTGTTGCACGTAATCATTGTGCAATAGCAGAGCCTCTTGTTGGCGGGAAGTCTTTAGTTCCTTCAATGGAGCGTATTAACAAAAAGAAAAAAGACTTCACTGCAATGAGTTTTTTTGCAGGCTGCGGTGGTGCGTCTATCGGAATGAAGATGGCAGGCTTTAATGTATTATACGCGAACGAGTTTATTCCTGCTGCGCAAGATACGTATAGACTAAATCATCCAGATACACTACTCGATCCTCGTGATATACGAAAAGTGTGTCCTAAGAAACTGTTGAAAAAGCTTGGACTTAAGCGTGGAGAATTAGACCATCTCGATTTAAGTCCTCCTTGTTTTGCACCAGGTACAATGATACACACAAATCATGGATTTAAACGCATAGAAGATGTTGTTATAGGAGATAATGTTCTTACTCATACACAGGAGTTTCATCCTGTGTATGATACAATGGTTCGTAACTACTCAGGCCGCATGTATCGTCTAAAAACTATGGGCTCTATGACAACAGAGGTTACACCAGAGCACCCTTACTATGTGCGAAGAAAGAAAGGTATAAATAAATACTCATTAGATAAACCTATATGGGTAGAAGCGCAAAATCTACAGAGAGGTGATTATGTTGGTATAGCTGTAAATCAGCTAAATGATAACAATCCTTGGTGTGGATTCTCAGACATACGAGAAAAAAGACCAGAACTTCGTGCATATAGATACAAATGGAAAAGTACTCACGTTGTATATAGGGAGTTAAATGCTTTGCCTATACATCTTAACGATTTTTGGTGGGTAGTAGGCAGATTTGTCGGAGATGGTTGGATAACACATAAAGATCAACCAGAACATAGAAATCCAAGGAAACGTGTTAAGAGATTCGTTCGTATTTGTTGCGATAAAACAGACGGTGGAGTAGAACTTCGCGCTATAACAAGTCGATTGGACGCTTGTAATTTCTCCTATAAAATTTTGGAACGTAGAACGGCATATAGAATCTCTTTATTGAAATCCAGAGAGCTATGTGAATTTCTTTTGCAATTTGGACAAGGCGCTAAGAATAAGAGAATTCCAGGTTCAGTCCTCTCTATGCCTAAGAGTCTGCTATTGCGATTTATACAAGGTTATATATCTGCTGATGGTAGTCGACGTGGGTACGGTAAATTCAGATTCAATACTGTCAGTAGGGAATTAGCTATAGGCATAGTACACTGCATCAATAAAGTTTTTGGAAAATCTAGTGGGAAGATAGGATGTATATCGTCTGAAAAATTGATCAAATATGGATGCGGTGTAATAGAAGGTAGAAAAGTAAACGTATCCGATCGTTACGGTGCTTCATTTAACTTATTCTCCGATCCAGCGCGCGAACAGTTTATACAAGAAGAGGCTAATGGCATAATATGGGTTCCAGTACGCTCTATTGAGGAATTTCAATATAAAGGACGTGTATACAATATGTCTGTTGAGAACGATGAAACATACACGGCAAACAATTTAATTGTTCATAACTGTAAAGGCTTTTCTACAGCAGGTGTGCAAGAAGACGGTTGGAATAAAGAAGTAATGTATTCTGATGGTGTTTATCAACGAGTAGATGATTTGTTTGGTGAAGGCGTCAGGATGTTGATAGGACTAAAACCAAAAACGTTTCTTGCTGAAAATGTTGCTGGCCTTATCAAAGGTAGTTCGCGCGGTATGTTTATCGAAACACTTAACGATTTTAAAGCATGTGGCTATCGCGTTAAAGCAGCATTGATCGACCCTGTTGTGTTAGGAGCTCCACAGACGCGGGAGCGTATGATATTTATAGGAGTACGTAATGATCTAAAGATGGACCCTGTATTTCCTACGTTGAAAAAACGCACTCCTGTTCGTGTTACTGATGTACTTCCGCATATACGTCTGATAAAAACAAAAGTTCGCAATATGCTAACATATGTTCCTGCAACAAGACCCAGCCCTACAATAGTAGCCTCAGATTTTGATACAGGGGAGAACGCTAGTTTTTCTTGTGGAGGTTGGTGCGAAGACGACCTAGGACGTAGACGTAAATACAATCTATCTGAATTACGCAGATTGATGTGCTTTCCAGACGACTTCAAACTTAGCGGTACCCCTCGCCAACAGTGGGAAAGACTAGGTAGAAGTCATTTACCTCTTCAAGTATACCACTTAACAAAAGCTGTCCGCACAAACATACTAGAAGTTTACTACGACAGCAAAGGCGCGGATTATTCAGACACAATTAAATGAGGTGATGTATGGAAGCTTCATGCGTTGAGCAGTTTGAACTTTCGGAAATAAAGGATTTAATGGATCATATTGATCTGGTTGATAAACGAATTATCGCGTTGCTGAAAGTACGTATAGGTTTAAGTTTCGATATGGATGTAGCTAAAAAACAATTAGGAGTTAACTGTAACGATGTTAATCTAAGACATATTAAACTTAGAACGTATAGAAGCCTAGCCGTTAAATACGATATTGATCCTGATATAGTTGAGAGCGTATTTAAAGCATTAGTGTAAATAAATAGTGTGTTAAATAATTCAGGTGATAGTAAAATGACTGTATTCAATAGCAGCGAACTTTGTGATATAAATATTGATAAGGTTGTTCCAAAAGAAAAATGGGAATTTGACGGTGCTGTAGCAGACTGTTTTGATAATATGTTATCTAGGTCTATTCCTCTATATGATCAGATGCGAACTCTGTGTTATAAAATAGGAAGACGCTTTATAACAGAAGAGTCTGCTATTATGGATTTAGGTGCCTCACGAGGAGAAGCCTTACGTCCTTTTATAGAAGACAATACAGCCAAGTCTTTTATAGCTATCGAAATAGCAGAGCCTATGCGTAAAGTTCTGATAGAGTTATACGGAAATAATGATAAGTTTGTTTTAGCCGACATACCTTCAAGTGATCTACGTTCGTTTGATTCCGCTAATTACAAAGGCCAACATACTAATTTAATCTTATCAATTTTAACATTGCAGTTTACTCCTATTGAATATAGGATGCATATTATTCAAGCTATTTACGACTCTCTTGAAGTAGGAGGAGCTTTTCTTTTTGTAGAAAAGGTGTTAGGAACCTCTCCTGTTATTGACAAAATTTTAGTTGATAACTATTATGAGTTTAAGAATGCCAACGGATATTCATACGATGACATACAGCGAAAGAAAGCCAGCTTAGAGGGTGTGTTGGTTCCTGTGACAGCCTCTTGGAATGAGGATATCTTAAAAGGAGCAGGCTTCAAACACGTTGATTGCTTCTATAGACATTTGAACTTCTGTGGATGGATTGCTATAAAATGAGCAGGTCTGAAACTACCAATAAAATTGGACAAATACGCAGACAAAAAGTCCTTGACTCTTATGCAAGGGAGCCTAACATAAGGCAAGCCCTTCTTGATACTATGGGATTTATACCGAAAGATCAGAAAGTGTGTGTCTTCTTGTCTGGAGGTATAGATAGTCATGTTATTCTTTTTGCAGCTATGGAGTCAGGACTCGATGTGAGCACTACGTCCTTTACACTAGACACTCACGATAGTACAGACTTTAAAATAGCGAAAGCGACCTCAGAAGAGTTCAAGTTAGACTTCAATCCTGTTCGTTTAGACTCATCTGAAAAGCACTTAAAGAAGTGGGTTCGTTACGCCACAGGTACTTTAGGACTTGATTCTAAAAGTTCTATAGAATGTACGTGGCCACTTTATGTAACCATTCTTGCAAACAAAGACAAGAAGCATTTGATGATGGGGCTTGGAGGCGATTCTTATTTCTTACTAGCCAAAGGCTACTCTATGCACTGTAGAGATATGGTTGCAGAAGTAAGAAATAAAGCATTCAGAAGATCATTGATACAGAATTCTGTCGTAAAGAATTTAGCTTTCCGTAACGAACAAGTTGTACATCTGCCGTTTTTTGAACTCGGTAGGGTGTATACAGAACTTGAAAACACAACAGATTACAGTAAACTTAATACGCCTCAAAAATCGTACTATCATAGTGCTTTTCCTGAGTTGCGTAAAAGGTGTAAAATAAGAGCACACCAGAACTTCCAGTTAGGAGATACCTGCATATCTAAAAACTTCAGCGATAAACTTCTCAACTCGGATTGGAATACTAGAAACAGTAAAGCAATTATAGCAATATATAATGATGTTATTGCTAATAAAGTTTAAATTTATTTACAACTTAAAACTGTAAATAATTTAATAGATGCACATGCTTATGTGTGTTAACCTACCGCCACAATGTGGCTAACCTAAAGAGGAAACTCAAATGAAAAATTATGAGCCAGAAATGACTTCTAAGTTCGATGAGCCAGAAGAGCCAGAAATGACTTCTAAGTTCGATGAGCCAGAAGAGCCAGAAGTTGTTGCCTAGTTTTAATTAGACAACTAGCTAAGGCGGGCAATTGCCCGCCTTTTTAGTTATATAGGTTTCTTATGAAAAACTTAAACATAATACCTTTGATGTTAAAACCGAAATCAATATGTCTACGTGAAGGTGACGCTCAGATATACTCTTTACAAAATTTTCTATCTGAAAAGGTGTGTAAAGAGCTTATAGAAGAGTCAAAACATTTTCTTACACCTAGTAAGGTAGGTTCGGAGTACGGGGTAATTGTCGATAGTTCTGTTAGGACAAGCTCGACAGCAAAGTTAAGTGAGGTTTCTGATAATCCTATGATTGCCGAAGTTCATAGTATGTTATTCGACCTATACGGATACTTTGAATTGCCTGGGGATCCTGTCTCTGTACATAACTATCAACTTGGCCAAGAGTTTAAAGATCACCACGACTTTCACGACACAGAAAAAAGAAAAGAACGTATAGCAAAAGAAGGTCAACGTACTTGGACATTCGTTGTTTACTTAGATGAAGATTTCGAAGGCGGCGAGACTGTATTTCCAGAGCTTGATCTTACTGTAGTACCGAAGACAGGACAGCTACTTGCTTGGAACAACCTGTCTTCTACAGGTGAAGGTAATACAAAGACACTACATAGATCAAACCCTGTAACAAAAGGAGAAAAGAATATCATAACCAAATGGTTCAGATCGTTTATATGATGTTCGATAAAACACTATGAATCCTTTTACGCAATTAAAAACACAAGTTAGAAGTGCGTTAGAGAAAGAAACTAAGCTTTCTCCAGAAGAACGAAAACAACACCAATGGCAATTCCTTACTACAGTAAATGGAGTCACTTATATTGTAGGTAAAGGCGGCGCTAATACAATGTTCTATATGATAGGCAAAGGCGAACGTAAGATATGTATGCCGAAAGAAATGCTCGATGTTATAGGAACATGGGGAACATCTAAGTATCCTATGTACGCTATATGCAAGAAGAAAGGAAGATACACACATGGACCAAATCCTTCATTAGAAGCAATGTTTGATGAGGATCCTGCTGTAGGTAGTTTCCTCGTAGGGTTTACTAACGATGGGCGTGTTCATCGTCTTTATAAGTATGTTAGTGGACTTATGGGATCGGAATGGGTAGAATTTAAAGCGAGCAAATAATGCGTATAATAACTTGGAATGTAAACAGTGTTAGGGCACGACACACTCATGTTGAATCGCTGCTACATAACGAGAAGCCTAGTGTTTTATGTATGCAGGAAACCAAGGTTGTTAATAACGAATACCCGGACTTCCCTAGCTATTCAGGAAGCTGTGTTGCTAATGGGCAGAAATCATACAATGGAGTCTCTGCCCATTGCATTAAGCCTCCGTCCGATGTTATTGTTTCTCCTTGGCAACACGGAGAAAAGAGAGTTCTTGCTTTCACATACAACAATATAAGATTTATAAATCTATATGTTCCAATGGGAGGCAAAGATGAAAACGCTTACTCTGAAAAACTATTGTGGTTAGACAACCTTACGTTTTTTATACTCGAACAAAAGCAAGTGTATAAACATGTTTGTATTCTAGGTGATTTTAATATCTGTCCTACAGATGATGATGTTTGGGATCCTGTTGCATGGAAAGGCAGAGTAACCTGTACAAAACCGGAACGTGATTGGTTTAAAAATATTATAGCCTGTGGTTTTAAAGACACTCTAAAAGAACACACGGATTCAAGTGACTTTACTTGGTGGAACTATAGACGTAATGGATACCAGCGCAATCACGGCTTAAGAATAGACTTTGTTCTTATGACCGACGATCTTGCGTCTTGTGTTGTACGTGCGGAAGTGCTTACACAATATAGGGAGATGGAAAAACCTTCAGACCATGCGCCTGTACTCGTGGAGATACGAAAATGACAATATTTGTACTTTATCTAAACCCTATTACCGCAAACGCTGAACGTTATATACCTGTTGTGTCGGCCCCTACTGCTGAAAAATTACAAGACTTGCTAGAAGGTGAGTTGTGCGCTGACTATAAAGAACCTGGAATTAATAGTAATGGAGATAACGTTGTATTTTCAAAGTGTTTTAAGAAAGGCGGCTTACTTGAAAACTTTAACGCTCCTACACTTAACGGTAAGAATTGTTTTGACGTTAACGAAGGTATAATAGAGTGTGTCAGTAGAGAAGATATCGTACAACAGCATTTAGCCGAGTTGCGTATGTATGATAACCATTTCCTTAATGTACCTTCTATATAGGGATTCTATATGCATTTTTGTACACAAGAGTTACAGGCATTATTATCACTACTACCTTTTATAAGTATTTTTTATTACTATCTTCTTATGTGCATTCAAGAAGTTTACGCGACTATAATTTATTGGATAGAACCTGATGACTCCGACTACGACAACCGATAGTACCGATATACCTGTAAAGCAAAAACTAAGCGACTTGTCTTGGAACACTAGGTGGAAACCTATATTCTCAATAGTGTACGTTGTTATTTGCTTGTTTGACTTTGTAGTAGTGCCTGCATTTATAGGAATGACAAGAGAACCTTATAGCTCTTTAATACCTATAGTTAAAGACCTGGCGCCGGAAGCACAGTTGATGGTATTGCAGAGGCAAGCTTGGCAACCTCTAACCTTGCAAGGTAGCGGACTTATTCATGTTGCTTTCGGAGCAATACTTGGTGTAGTTGCTTGGAAAAGTAAAGACTAATCGGAGAATAAAAATGATTGCAGTAAAAGATGATGATTATATTATTGGAGACCATAGAGGAAGAATGGCGTTGATGCTAGTACTTAACGCTAAGTCCGGACGTTGTGTTTTAGAAAAGACTTTAATAGCGGATGAACCTGAGCATGTTGTTGTAAAGGAAGAGCAAATATACTGTAATTTAGGTCAAGAGCCTCTTTCCGGAAAAGCGTTCGGAATAGATATTAAACCTTACATAAAGACGATAGAAACAAAGAGTTACGGACCTATACATATATTTCGTAAACTAGAAGACGGCGATTTAACTGCCCTTAAAAAAGCACTTAAAGCCGTATACTCTTTGTTTGAGTCCAAAGCAACAGTTTCTTTTTTGCCTTTATACTCTACCAACATAGAGCCTGCTAAAGGTAAGTATGCAGGCAGTTACAAGTTCAAACAGAAGGGTCTTGAATCGTTTGATACTATGCATTTGCATCCTAAAGTATTAAACGATATAGAGTTTAATAAATACATAATTGCACATGAGTGGTCACACGGTATTTGGTACAGATGTGTCCCGTTCCAGTTACGTGCTAAGTGGCTAAATCTATATCAGAAGCGGCTACTGTTGTCCAACATATCAGAAAAAGAACTAGAAGAGTTGTGTATTGATGTTGTTAACTACGAAGGTGGACTTGGTGATTACTGCAAGGAGGTAGGTGATGATCATGTTAAATCTGTTATTAAAGAAGTTCTTATATACTTTAAACGCTACCACCACATGGATCAACGTAGCGTTGAACTTATGTTACATGAAGATAGCGGCAAGCTTTCGGAGATTTGGCCTACAAGCGCAAAACTAACTGAAGAACGTGCGGATATTTCTGAGTATAGTTTAAAGAATGTAGAGGAGTTCTTCGCAGAGTCCTTTGCAAATTACATTCTAGGGCGTATGTTACCTAAAGACGTACAAAAAGGAATTGATGCAACTGTTAAAAAACTAAGCTCTGTAACTTACGATTAAGGAAAACGCTATGCTTTGGCTATCGTTTGCTCGTTGGAATTCAAAGTCAGGATCTATGTTTATTTCCGAACGTGTTTATGCTGATGGATATAGATGGACTCCGTTCATCTATATAAAACCACGATACTCGTTATCTACAACGTATCTTGAATCGCCTTCTTGTGTGTGCAAGTGTAACACTAGAAGTACTATCAACAAATAGGAATCGTTATAATGGTATCTACTTTCTATCTACGAATGGTTAAGAAACACACTCCATTGTTTTCTGGATTAGATTCCGTCGAACGTCCTTTTTTGGTGTCTGTAAAACCGTTTGTTCCAAACAAACTAAAGTATGTTGTAGAACCTGTGCTAGAGTTTGATAATATTGATCACGGCATGTATTTTTTAATGCCTGAAGAGGAGCTTAGTTTTACTCAAATGGAGCTTATAGAGAAAGACGTACTTAACTTTATGGAAACAGGTTCCAAAACGTCCTGCTCGTTAAAGCTTTGTAAATCATTTTCTAGTAAATTCCGTGATATGAAACAAAGCTTATATTTCAATTCATTCTCTGTTAGAGATAGAAGATTATACTTGAATAACTTAAAACTTATTGTAGATAAAAAACCGATAAGTTTTACAGACTACCAAGTACTTATTTCACACCTAGTTAATTATTACATAACCTGCACTAAAATAGGACACGATAGCCCTTTCTTTGCAAAAACACTGGAAAAGAATGTGGAGATATTAAACCTTAAATTTAAGTCCGATACTATTTCAGTTGAGTATACACATAATAGATTTTCAAACTCTCCTATTTTAAACATAAAGTCCGATATGTTTAATTACATGTTTGAAAGCAGTGATACAGATAGCTTGTTGGAATTTCTTATGCCTGTTTTGTACAGCATGTACAAAGAGGATACCGAAATATCCAGATACTTAGAGTACAAGAGCTAATGGCTAACTATTTAGGATTGCGCCGACATAAAGATGTTAAGTACCAGATCGTAATAAAAAACGAAAAAGGAGTTAACGTAGTAGTAGACGAGGATGTTCGAAATTTAATTGTAGCCAGAGAAAGAGCACAGACCCTTACAGATTCCACAGGAATCCGACACTTTGTAAATACTGTAAATATAAGCAAATCACAGTAGACAAAGTAGGAGATTTAACGTGGAGAGAAGCCGTTCTTCTTCAAGAACTTCCAGGAAAACAGTACCGACACCTAAAGCAGAAGTACAGCCTATAAAAGCTGTACTTAGTGAATCGCTTGCCGTTAAGTACAGACCTCATAGAATAACACATCTTATAGGTCAACCTCATGTAGTAACCCAATTAAAAGGAATGTATAAATCAAAGAAGTTTCCTGCCGCCTTCTTAATTGAAGGACAATACGGCGGAGGCAAAACCACTGTAGCTCGCTTGATTCACAGTATGTTGAATTGCGAAAAAGGCACTATATGTGGTAAGTGTAGCAGTTGCTTGATGGGAACTAAAGGACACCCCGATTTAATTAACGTCAATGCAGGCAAAGACGGCAAAGTAGATGACATACGTAATCTTGTTCGAAGCGCGGAAGTTGCGCCTATGTTCAACAAGAAGATAATTGTGGTAGACGAGGCGCATAAGTTGACAGGTGCTGCCGCAGAAGCTTTGCTTGTTCCAATAGAAGAACCTACTCCGAATACAGTATGGATTCTTTGTACAACAAACCCAGAAAAAATGCTTAGTACGATACGCAGTCGTTGCCTAAAACTTTCTATGAAGCCTATAGAACCTTCCGATATAATTTCCAGATTGAGCTACATAGCACAACAAGAAGGACACGACCTTTCTGCTCTTCCCGACGCTAATGAAATTCTGGAGCTTATTGCCGACTTCTCCAACGGTAGTATGCGAGATGCTATAAGTCTACTTGAATCCGTATTATACGCTGTTGCATCAGGCGATGACTTTACTAAAGAGAACGTACTCAAGTCCTTTGTAGAAAACACCGAGGTTGACCTAGATAAGGCCGCTGTTAGTCTTGTTGCCGCCTCACTAAACAACGATATAAAAGGCGCTATACGTGCAATAAAGAAAACTGCTAATGTTCGCGGGTTAGTGTCTAAATCAAGGTGGCTTATAGATTATCTGGTTTGTAAAATAGTCAAGTGTGCCAAGTACACTCCATATAGCGGCAGACTGTTTGAAGCTATAGCTGAGAAAGAAGAAATAAAAATAAAATTCAGTTCTTTGTTGTTGTTACAGTCTGCCATAACAGATGCAGAAATGAAAATGAATAATACAAGTATAGATGAAGGTATTATTATGCAATCTGCAATCACTAAATATTTATTTGGATTGGAAGAATAACATGAAGAATTTTAAATACACACTATCTAATAACAGGCCGCTCCCTGTCTCGGAGCTTACTGAAGATATACTTGTTTCTTGTAGAGCTAAACGAGACCTGGAATTGGATTCAGGTAATGCTAAATCGTATGTAATGAATGATTGCTTTATATGTACTCCAGGAACCTACAGGACACGCACCCAATTAACCACAGTAGATGATGTGTGGTGCTCTGCTTGCGGTAGAAACTATTTTGAAGGTCACGATTTAACCGACTACTCAAACTTTGTTACTTCTGTGGAAATACCCGATGTTCTTGTTACAGAAGAGACCTTAGAATCCATACACACAGGCATGACTGAATACGTTAAAACAAAAACTAATGAACACAATGAGGTTAGTTTTGAGCAGAAAAAAGACATATATGACAGTACGCAAATAACGTTTCCAGGCATTACGTTATTTGCGTTAGGTGTATCTGCTTTAGTAACTGTAATCATTGTTGTATTTGGAAATCCTACTATCTACAGCATGATTGAACGTATCCTATCTATAGGTTAATCTCTATGTTGAACGTCACTGATTTGTGGTTAAAAGATGTTGTACTATATAAGAAAGTACACATCCCGATAAATAAGAATAACGGTTTTGTTGTTATAACAGGCCACAACAGAGACAGTAGAATATCAGGCGAACAAAATAACGGAGCCGGTAAGTCTCTGTTATTAAGTGCTATACCTAACTTGAGGTATGCATCAGCCCCTTTGTCTACAGCAAAGAACTCTAAAAAGGATATGCTTGATAGTACCCAGTCCATGATTCGCATGGCTTTTGAAAATAACGAAGGTAATCTCGTTAGAATAACACAGAATCCTAAGAAATGGATTATAGAAGAGTATGATAGTAATAGGGAATTGTATGTAGATCAACAGGTACACAGGCTTATAGAACAACAATCTAAGTTAGAAGACCACTTCCCAATTTCCGAAAGCGAGTTTTATAGCTATGTGTACGTGCAGTCCCAATTAAAGCTAGATTTTCAAGTAGGTAAGCCTTTAGATAGGTTGAAGTTTATAACAGACGTATTCCATCTAAGTGAGTACGATGCTATTAAGAAGTACTTTACCCAGATGTTAGGAAGGATCAAAGACGAACAAACAAAGTTCGATGTTATACAGTCAAAACTAATCGGTGTAGTCACCACGTTAGATAAACTAAAATGGAATGACAAGAAACAAAGTGACTTAGAACTAGCAAAGGAAAGATTGGAATCGGTTAAAACCGCACATATAGATTTAGGTAGAGAGATATCAAAAGCCAAATCAACGTACAGAGGACTGAAGTCTTTAGTAGCTTTAAAGGAAGAAGAAAATAAGATAAAGGAAAAAGATAAATACATTACCGATTTCATAAAAGAAAAAGGAGGTGTTGATGCCGCAGTAGTGTATTTTAAACAACAGATAGACCTTTTGCACAAAACAGAAAACTACAGCATACAACTGGCTGCTGCCAAGAAACAACGCCGCCGCGTACTAGCAAAGCTAGAGGAACTACGAGCACAAAATATACCTTCTTTAACTGTCCTTAAAAAAGAAAAAACAAAGTACCAAGATCAACTAGATCAATTACAAGGCAATAAAAGGAGATACGAGTCACACCTTGAGAATATAGATCGGCTCAAAGCTAAGAAAGAGCGTTCCTTACAGTTATTGCAGGAATTAGGGTTTGATTCTATTGATGATGTTGATACAAAAATAGATATAGATGAGGACATGTCTATATGTAAAACCACAATACGTTTAGAGCGTTTGTTGAATAGCGGCGACCACGTTTGTCCTACTTGTTTGCAAGATGTTGACATTGATACGATAGAATCAAACGTAAAAAAAGCTAATATAAAACTTACTAAGTTACGTACACTGGAAAAAGCTAGGCAGTTCCGGGCAGATTATTTAGAATCTATGGAGACACTGGAAGAAGACAACACTGACCTTAGTGCAGAGTCCATAGCTCTTATAGACAATAAGATAAAATCCAGTAAACGTAGACTAGAATCTATAGAAAAGCATATGGCTTTGTGCGGAAAAGTGAAGGATCTTGAAGAAGACCTTAAGTCGATAGAAAAACCCAAAGCACCTGCAGAGAATCCTGATGAGGGTATAGATTTAGTGAGTGCTAAAAATGCACTCGATGTTTGTAATCATCTAGGTAAGATTGCCCACAGTATTGCGAATGTATACCAAGCACACAACTCTCTAAAGAAACTTTTAAAAGAAAAAGGTATTGAAGCTGCTTTTGAGGAAATCCAGGAAGAACTAAATACCAACATGTTGCACTACGACGACCTGTCTGAGGAGCAGACTGAACTTATTAGATATGTCAGTAAGATGGATATGAAGTTCGGAGAGTACCGTATTCTCACTAAGCAAAGAACAGAATATGAAACAGAAATGGAGGAAATAAAACCACTTCTCGAAAAACGTGATATGTATAAAGCACTAGAACAAGCTTATGGTTCTAAAGGTCTTAAAGTCGAACGTGCCGATGAGATAGTTACAATACTTGAAGCCAATCTTAATCAGTACAGTCATTTTATATTCGCAGAACCTTTTTCGTTCCGTGTATATGCTAATGATAGCGGTATACATTGTGAAGTTGACAGAGGTAATGGAAAACCTAGCGATGTTAAACTACTAAGCGGCGCTGAATCTGATTGCTTCAGGATGTTATTTATGTTGAGTATGCTTGTTATGGTTCCTCATACCAGACGTACAAACTTTGTTGTTCTTGATGAGCCTGACAGTCATATGGATACAGCAACTAAAGAATTATTTAAAGATAGTTTTTTACCGTACTTACGCGAAGTCGTACCTCATGTGTTTTTAATAACGCCTTTAGACCCTCATTTCTATAGTGACTTTGAACACTGGGAAGTTGTAAAAGAGAACGGTATTTCAACAGTCCGAAGAGCCGGTTAGTAGTATAAGGAGATTAGTCGTGCCTATACAAATTGCAGGAGTGGCCAAATATAAGTGTATGTATTGCGGCTCTGAACATATGTCTTATGATGCTGCGTTAGATTGTGAACTGCACGGCCCTTCTTTTGATTTCGCTTCACATAAGATAGGAGATACCCTATCGTTTGAGGTTGAGACTAACTTAGGGGGTGTACGTTGGTCTTACAGGAAAGTACATGCCGATATTATTTTTAAGTTTATGTCTTACGACAGTAGTATCAATGCACACCGTACTATCTATGTTGTTGGATATGATGGCCAGGAGCGTTTTGTGTTTATGGGAGAATCCTCTTTTGGAACCCGCTTGATCGCTCCTAGTGATCTAATATACAGGACAGGATTTGTGGACTCTGTATTAAAAGCCGAGTATTCTGACTTATTTACCGACTTATGTTAATTTATGCTTCTGATGTAAGTCAACAAAGGAAGCATTGTGTATGGGTAGTGCGGAAGGTACGGACATAGACGTTGTAAAGGAATTAAGTCCTAGAGTTAGAGCATTTATTAACGAGTTAATGGAAGCACCTGCAGGTTGTGTTAGATATAGTCTTCAAGTTGCTACACTATTAGAAATGCCTAATAAGATGGCTAGATATACAGAAGATGAATTTGCTGCCTTTACATTGTTTGATGTATTTTGTGTAAAGGAGTTTAATTTGTCTAGGAGTAATAAAAAAGTACATTGTATTGCAGACGGTCATTACTCCAGTGCGAAAACAACTCCTTTAGCTATTTGTGCTGTCATGTTGATGTTGAAAGGATAATACTATGAGTTTAATTTATGCAAATTAAATACAGCTACCTTTATAATTTAATAAATATTCAACATTAGTATAGAGGATTCCATGAATATATATTCTAGGATTAGAACCAAAACTAAGTTTATGACAACAGAAGAATTCGTTAAAAAACTGTTTGAACTTGCACATGTAAAACCTATTATTTCTTGTAAAGAAACTATAAAAGGTGAGGTGTTTTTAACAGACAACGCTTTTTCTAAGCTCGTAGCTGCGGATCATCTAGTTTCTTCAATATTCTCTCCTAACATATCGACTGAACATCCTGGTGTTATTGGAACATTGCATAATTCGGAAGGTACAACATTTTTAATGCGTACAAACGCAATGCAGCGTTCCGTACACAGAGATTACGAAGGTCTCGGTGACGGTGATATGGAATTAAGACTTTTTGCCTAAGGATATACTATGCGAGTATTTGGTGTTTGTAATCATTGTCCAGACTACATGTTTGTGTGGCTGAAGAAGACTCTCTGTATAGATCAAGACAGTATACTGATACTACCTGAACAGGCTTTTTTACCTAAAAGATTAAAATCCAATATACGTGTTATAATGTTCTTATCTAATAGGTCATTTCGTAGAAACCTAGATAAACTAAACTCCGATAGATACAAAAAAGTAACAGGTATATTATTCGCAAGTCCATTAGACATAAACGAGTATAATAACATAGTACCTCTAGATTTTGAGGAATCTAATGATATACACTTAGATGCCTTTATGTTGAAGTCTATTCAAGGTTCCGAGTTTCAGTTAGATAGCGACCTTACAGTAGTAAGCAAACGTAAGGTAGATTACTTGAATATTGTCATGGAACATATAAAATCTTTTGGCAGTCTGCTAAACCCGCTAATGTCTTTTATATACACATTACCTAACGGTACGCACCAAAAACCTTTAAAGGAAATTGTGTGTAGTTGTATATACAACAATGATACAGTTAAAAGCCTAGAGCGTATATTGAAAAGTAAAGAAAACTCTATGCCTCTTTCTGCTAAACAAAAGCAGAGAATTATTGAATTAATGTCTTCCGACATTGCCAATAAATACAAAAATGCAATAGTTGCATACAGGGCCTCCGAAGTAAAAGATGAAGATTTGCTGAAACGCCTTGTTTCCGAATATGAAGTTTCAGCATATGAGTTGAGATACATAATATCTATAATAAACCAATAGGAGGTTATTGTGTTAGACGACAAGGAAGACGGACTATTTGAATCACGAGCCTATGTGTTCCACATACATAAAAATAAACATTCTTTTGTACATGTTTTGCGACCTTCTCAACTGTTGATGAAAGGAGATACAATAATTGTAAGAATTAATGGTAGTAGGTACTACGGAAAGGTTGATAAACTTGTATTTTTTGAAAATAGGCAAGACCTGAATACAGATGTTGTTGTAGGAGTCCATTTTCAAAAGTTGGCACTCATTAAACCTAACCTGCTAAAGGAACCTGCTATGGATATTAGTGCGTTAGACGGCATTGATTAGTTAAGTGTAAATATATAAGAACAATAAATTGGTGTACTTATATGAAGTATCTAACAGGAATAGCTACAAGTGATTGGCACTTTGGCGGACTACAGAAGCATTTTTCAAATCATGTTGAACGTACTGTACATGAACTAGATAAAATTTACAGGTACGCTATTGATAACGGTATCAAGCATGTGTTTGTTCCAGGCGATATTTCAGATTCTCCAAACATGCCGTGGGAAATTTATATACAACTTGTACTGTTTTTAAAGAAGTATGATGGTATTATTCACACTCACTATATATGCGGTAACCATGACTTTTCCGACTTGTCGAAAACAAGTATGGATTTCCTAAGTGTGCTGCAACAGCAAAACTTCTTTAAAACATTCCATCTGTATTTACAAGCAGAGCAGGTAGTTATAGACGGAGTGACTGTAAATTTCTTACCGTACCCTTCCACAGAAAGCCTCACTTCAGAAAATCCGTGTTTAAACTTCTCTCATGTTACGTATAACGGAGCACTAGGAGACAACGGACGTAAGTTAAGAGTTAAAGATGAGTTCATACAAGACCCTCGTGATTATAACATTAGCGGTCATATTCATCTATACCAGCATCTAAAATCCAAACGTGCTGTATATTGCGGCAACCCGTTTCAAAAGAACTTCGGTGAGAGTTTGCCAAAAGGATTCATACACTTCAGAGCGCGACAGTCTAGTAAAAGTGAAGTTTTGGAATTTAAACATAAGTTCGTCAACAACGAGCCTGATTTTGAACTCCGTAATCTTGTTATAAACAATACAAGTGACTTTGCAGCGTTAAAAAAATCAAACGGAATAAGATATAAGTTGTTTGTTGACCCTTCGGTGTTGGTGCCTAAAAATCTACTTATCGAGTATCCGAATATAACCGGCGGCATATTTGATATTAAAGGTCAGAAGAAGGCACACGAGGATGATGTTGTTGAACGAACAGTTAGTTCAATAGATAAAGTTAGCTCTACTAATGTACGTAAAGGACTTACTTCTTTTATGCTTGAAAAAGGATTTGAAAAACTACACATAAAACAAGCACATTTAGAAGTTAAAAAAGCTATGAATGAATTGGGAATTTAATGATATATTTTCTGGCAGTACAACCAGTTAGTGCCTGATTTTAATAATTTAACTACGTAAGCATCCAGTTCAATGTCCTTTGGCGCTGAAGGTTGACTGGCTGTTACTTCAGTTCCAAAAGTTAACTTATTATGGAGAATTATTATGGCTGTTTCTAAAAAAACAACCGCCGCAAAACCGGCAGCCAGTAAAGGTGCTAAGGTTAAAAAGGTCACTTCTGTAACCCAGAAGACTAACAAAGTAAAACTGGACATGAGTCCTGAAGCCGTTAAAGCAAGAAAAGAGGCTAAACTAGAGAGAAAAAAGCCGGCCGCTAAGGCAGCCGCTAAGCTTGCAAACAAGAAAAAAAGAGCTACTATGACGCCTGCTGAAAAGAAAAAAGAAGCAGAACGTAACGTTGTTCTTCGTGCTCGCCGTACAGGTAAGGACGAGAAGCAAGCTCTAGCCGACTTCAGAGCTAAGAAATCAGGTAAGCCCACTACAGCAGCTAAGAACCGTGCTCAACGTGTGGCTATTCGTAAGGCACATGCGGCAAAACGTGCAGGGTTTACAGAAGCACGTAAAAAAATTGCTGATGCTTATAAGGCAGCGCGTGAAAAGGTAAAAACACTGCCTGTTGAGAAACGCCGTGCGGCAAACGCAGCTTTGAAAACAAAGTATGTTAATGCAAAGCAAGCACTAGCTAAAAAACGTGAAGCGGCAGCGGCAGCGGCAAAAACTAAAGCAGCTAAGTATGCACGAACAGCACGTTCGTCTAAAGCTCCTGCTCCTGTTAAAGCCGCACCTACTACTGTAGCGAGAAAAGCTCGGACTCCTAAGGCAGCTCCAGCCGCAGCTCCTGCTGCGAAAGCTCCAAGAAAAGCTCGGACTCCTAAGGCAGCCGCAGCTCCTGCTGCGAAAGCTCCAAGAAAGGCCCGGACTCCTAAGGCAGCTCCTGCTGCTCCGGCAGCTAAAGCCCCAAGAAAGGCCCGGACTCCTAAGGCAGCTCCTGCTGCTCCGGCAGCTAAAGCCCCAAGAAAGGCCCGGACTCCTAAGGCAGCTCCTGCTGCTCCTGCTGCGAAAGCTCCAAGAAAAGCTCGGACTCCTAAGGCTGCTCCAGCCGCAGCTCCTGCTGCGAAAGTAGCAAGACGCGGCGCAAAAAAGTAAAATTAGGTTAGATTCTTTAATTTTACAACTGGAATGCGAACCTTGCTTTAAGTTTGGTTCGCATTTTTCATTTATAGGTGTTTAAAAAATGAATTATCTACAGTATATAGATGACGGCAGTAAGAACGTAGATTCTTTGCGAAAGGCACGTACCTTTAATGAACTTACAGGTATAGTAACATCTATAAAAGGTGCTGTGTCTCAAATAAAAAGTAAATTGGTACGCCAGTTGTCGAAACTAGGACAACAAGAAGTACAAATAAACGATTCTCCTGTTGATTTTTCAAGCCTGTCATCTTTATATTCTGACATACAACATTTAAGGTGCTACAGCCTAGAGTTGGAGTACGCTAAATCCATAGCATACAATATAAACGGCGAAAACAAGAAGCAAAAATTCGACAAGCTGGTTACAGAGCAATGTTCCGAATGTAATACTGTTTTGAACTTGGTATATAAATACATAGACTCTGTAGGTTCGAGACAAGAGCCTAAAGCCCTTGTTCAATACTATACTGTTCTACAAAAGTATTTAGGTAAGCTTGTTAAGTATAGTACTGTTAAAAGCTTTGTACTTCCTTCTCCGGACAAACACACTTCATTCAGTAGGCATATAATATTATTTAACGTAGTTACAGAAAAAGGCTTCATAATACCTAATGTGATTATATGCATATCTGCCGAAACAAACTACGCCAACGGATTTTTCTATACCTTATCTTTTCCAAGTGAGGTTGAGGTTAAAAGCGTTTCATACCCGTTCAATACAAAAGAAGAAATGTTGAGTTTGGTAGAAGATAAGCTAAGTTCCATCTTAGGCGCAGACTTAAAGCCGATTAACTCCATAAACGACAACTTATATAAACTCGACGGAGTTAATAGTGTAAGAACCACAGACAGTTCATTACAGGTAGAACTTGATAGCGGCATATCTGCATCTGAGGTTAATAACGTACTTACCAAACTGTTGCCTATGATGTATGCGTTAACAGGAGTAAGCAACACAAGAACCGACGTATTGCACCGTATGATACTAAGCAGTAGCGGCAATAGAATAATCGAATTTGTTTTAAAGGGTAGAACGTTGAACGAGCGTAGTCATTTAACTAATTTAAAGAAGATATTACCGTTATCTAAAAAATCAATTTCCTCTATACTGAATATGCTGGATGCCTAATATGAACTTCTTTGAAAAGCTAAAAAACTTAGGTAAAGCTGCTATAATCCGTCTTTTTTCTAAAAGACAGAAAAAATATGACGAACTGATCGCCAGATTAAACTCCATATCCGAGATAAATGCCTCTACTTCTGCGTTCGTTGCGTTGTCTCAGGAAGATAGCGATTTCGGCGATGTGAGTGAAATAAATATTGAACAGGTTGATCACGTTCCAAGAAAACGGAATAAGAAAATTGCACCCGGCACTCTAACGATTAGTAAATTCGTTGCGCCTAATGCAAATGATTTGATTAAAAATACATCCGATTTTGTCGAGACAGAAGAAGCCTTGGCAGAAATAGAAGGTATGTATACAACATTAAAAGCTAAGTCAACAACTACGTTGCTTACTGGAACAAAGCTGACCCGTAAATTAAAGTCCGTTGATTTAGAGGCGTTGAAGAAGATAGATGGCGTTTCTCAAGGTATTAATGGAGCTACCTCAACCACAGACAGTATTATAGTTGTACTGAAGGCAGGTTCCGACAAAGCTGTTGTTAGTCGTGCTATTAGAGCGTACATTAAAAAAGCTATAGACGGTACAGGACTCTCGCCTGTCGGTAAAAGCAGCAAGGTAGGACGTAATGACGTACTTACAATTCAGTTTATGGAAGGTGATAAACTCGATCCTGCTTCCGTCAAGTTCTTAAACCAGATGATTGTGTATAAGACAGCCTTAGAAAAAGCTAGAGATGCTGCCGAGGATAGTTTGATAGCATTAGCAGAGAAGCACGTTCCGGATGACGTTAGCGCATTATCACGTATTGCAATTAAACATATAAATGACACATTAGATGCCTCAGTATACGAGGACTTTCGAGAAACGTTATATTTAACTACAGACAAAACCAGTTTATTTACGTTTACCTCATACATTGAAATACTTGGCCTTAATGCAGGTAACCCTCGTGAAAATGAGTTTCAAATAGCAATCACAAGTCAAGTACGTAATACAGGTTCTACCTACTCTATGAAATCGTATGTCACAGGACTAAATCAATTTACCAGGCCTGGTGATTTTAATGTAGGTACTGAAATAGACAGTGCGGAAATAGACAGTGCCAATAAGAATAAAACAAAGTTTAAACGGGAACTTACAAAGATATTGTCTTTGTCCGGAATTCAATTTGCTTTAGAAGGCTTTAAGTTGAATATAAGCCCAACAGCGTTTAAAGCAAGTGGGATAAATGAACTTGACGGTGTTGTTACTTCCAGACTTCTTCCGGATAGGGTTATAGTTAAACTAAACAACGTGGACGATAGTATAATAGAGACTGAGATACTTGGAAAGATAATACTAATACTCAGGAAACTTATGCGTACTGTTAAAGGCAGGGACAAGTCTGTATTTGCCCATCAAATAAACAAGTCAAAGAGCGGCGGCAAGGTTTTAGTAGTAGCCAAAGTGCCGAATAATTAATATGACTATAAAACACTATCCTGCAATAGCTAACTTTAGGCTTAACGAGTGGCCTAAAGCACAAGCCAGTTATACAATGTTTTTCAACAAACACATGGCTATTCATAATATGTCTGAGGTTGTTGATTTTCTTTCTGATGTTTTATATAGTTCAAGATGTTCACTCGTTAGATACAGTATTTTTACCTTAGTTAATGTGTCAATGCCTAAAGCCCATGTGTCTTACGGTACTATGCCTATATGCCACAATTCTTTATACGGACTTAGCGATGTAGTACTAACATTTGCGTATACCAATAAGGTAAGATATACACCAACACTTAAACCTAAGTTTGTACTTAAAGTAGGACGAAACGCATATTTGTGGGGTACTAGACTACAGCACAATACAGATTATTTAACAATATTCTTACCTGCTAATGTGTACAGAAGTATGAAGATAGGATCGTTAGTTTCTGATGTGGAATTCTTGTACTACGTGTTAGGTTCTTGGTCTAAAAACTTTGTGCGACATAATAAATACTTCAGCACTATAGGCAATTATGCTTCGGAGCCTATCGCCCATAATATAGCGTATAGTACTATATATCGTAAAACCATTCCTGACTTGATGCATCGTTACTCTTACGATAAGTGGATTTACAACAAAGAAATGTGGGAAAGGCTGCCTACTATGTTGAATCCTAAGTCTGTAGATGATTCTTTCTTGGATTACTTTTGCAGATACCTTACTGAGTACTATACAAAATCACAAGTGCCTAGTATAAAGCAGATAATGGATTCTGTATATGACTATTTAGAAGGCGCTGTGCTTGATTTGTTGGAGCTACTTCGAGGCACAAACTCTCCTTATATAAGCAGCGAGCTTAGTGGTAGTACATTAGTTTTTATGTTAAGTACGCAAGAAGGTTCATTGCCTGACTTCGCAGCATCCTTGTCTTCTGATTCTATGAACGTAGAAAGGTTCATAAATAAACTGTCTAATGTTGATACGGTTGTCAAAGATTTACTGAACGGTACGTTTAAGCTTTGAGGTAGTTATGACACATGAAGCTAATGAACATGCGTCCTATACCGGAGAGAATAGACGTAAGAGTAAGGATGAGACTAAGTTTACGGATGTTGAGTGGCATGATAAATGGAAGCCTATTTTAGCTATTGTGTATGCCGCTGTAATTATTTTTGATTTCATTTTACTTCCTGCGTACAAAGTAGCAACGCAACCTAGCTTCTCAGACATCGTTCACCAAATTGCAGTGTTAGATGTAGAAGAACAGAAATCAGCATTAGCTGTAGCTCGTCCTGAGTGGCAACCTCTTTCTATGTTTGCAGGTGGTATGTTCCACATAGCAATGGGCGCTATTCTTACAGGAGCTGCTGTAGCCGGGCGTGGCGGATTGAGTAAGTTAGCTAAATAATATAAATGTGCGGAGAACGTGATGAGCAACATCTTGTACGCGGTAGAAGGCGAAACGGCTATTGCTAAGGAAGTATTTGTCGATGAGTACAACGAACCTTATGGTATAGCAAACACTGAAGAAGGCCCTGTAGTAAGACTGTTTGATACAGACAATGCGGTCATTGCCGAACAAGTCGCTATTCCAGACCACGAAGGACAAATCGGAGAGTGGGCTGCCAATATACCTGTACCTAAGATGGGCCTTACAAATCGTGTTGAACTACGTCTTGTGTGGACATTTAAAACAGAAGAGAATGACATACATAGAAGTACACAGGTTTGTTTTGTAGAACCTTCTACAGAAGGCAGAGAGACAGATATCGTTGTTCTCGTAGGAAGAGACAGCACTATGCAAGTTAACCTGCCGTTTGCTTTTCATCCTACAATTCCTGAGATTCCTGCAAATCTTGCTACAAACTCTCCTGCAGTACCTAGTGTAGTGAAAGACAGTGTTAGATTTTCTATGTATAGAAACAACACTGCCCTTTATGCTAATGAATATTTAGAGCATACCGACCCCTCCGTGTCGTTCAAAACCTCGGTCAATAAGACAACATTTACGTTACCTGCTACAGTAGGTCAAGCAAAACTTGAGCCGGTTTTACTTATTGTTGAACTTACACAGCCTGGCCAAACAATGCCGCAAAACTTTTCTTTCAAGGTCTGGCCGATAACTCCGCAAATGTTGATTGCAGTTAGTCAGATAGAGGATTTTATAAACAAGGCTAGGCTAGAGAACGTAATTCCAGAACTTGAATACACACAAGCCGATATACTACAGTATTTAAAACGAGGGTTGGATTTATTTAATTCCTTACCTCCTCAATTGACTGCATTCACTGGCACTAATATGCAGGGAAACATAGCAGATAGCTGGTTAACTTGCGCATCTTACTATGCACTGGCATCACAGTTACAGGCAGAAGGCGCACTTGCGTTTGATTTTAGCGGCCAAACTGTAAATCTTAACATAGATAGAACCCCTGCTATTGAAAGTGCTTTAGGACGTGTGGAAGCAGCTATTGATAACATTGTTAAACCTTTCAAGAAACTACTTGCCAAAGCAGGGGTTCTTGGAGGCGACGGCTCTGTCGGCGGAGGTTTTATAAATGGAAGTACGGCACTTGGCACATTGAGTGTCATTAACGCACCTACTACAAGACTGCCTCACTCAAGAAGAGGTTCTTGGTTTAGACCTTATTGATAGTGCAAGGTGAATATCATGTTGTCTGATTTTTACTTACTTACAGGAATGATAAACGAGATCATAAGTATCTCCGTTTTACTCTATAGTGCTTACGCTATTTATAGGGTATTTACCTGCATACCTAACTCCAAACAGCGTAACTTAGCCGTACTTCCTTTAGTAGTTATATTTTTGCTATCTCTACACTATTCCTACGCGCAAATGCTTTGGGTACTAGAGTCTAAAGGCGCATCCGTAGGAGAATCAACAGAGTTGGAGTGGACAATACATGAGGCTATCAGTTTTGTGTTATATTTCCACTTCATTAAAGTATATACGGCTATTGCCGCACATAAAAAATTAAATTTAAGGAGAGGTATATGAGAGTGTTAGTATCGACAAGTGCAGCACTGAGTGCCGCTGCTAAAAACAAAATACAGAAAGCAGATTGGTTTGACTATAAAGGCAGAAAGGTATTGTTTGATAATCACCACAAGTCTTATGATATAGACATAGCGAAAGGTGATAAAGTAGGGTTTATCCCTAATTCCAACGGCACTTACACTCTGTTGCATTCAGACGATCCTGCAATCTATTTCAAAGTGTCTTCCGCAGAGCATGATGCGGTAGTGTTAAAATCTGTTCCTTACTACGGGCTAGTGCAAAAAGTACCGGTAATCTCTGATAAAAAACTTCTTACCTTAAGTTTTTCAGATAGGCATTCCGCAGTACTTTTAAATTCACTTACTGTAGCTAAATTGAAGCAGTTGTGTGAGTTGCGCGGTATTACAGGCATTTCTAAGAAACCGGAACTCGTTAGAGCCTTGGTCAAAGCAGACAAGACAGGCACTAAGAAAACTGCCGCAGCTCCTGCTAAAAAAGCCAACTCGACTCGAAGAGGAAACGGTAAAGTAGAGATAACTACACCGAAAGCACCTTTAACCAGACCCTCTAAACCTGTTCAACCTAAGACAGTTAAACCTAAGGTAAACCCTTCTGAACTCAAAGAAGGTGTTATTGTTAGTGTTAAGATAGAGGATGAAACTGTACAAGCAACCGTTGTAGAAGATGCTGTAGGAAGTAGAGTTCGTGTTGTTGCGAAAAAAGGTAGCACTAAGAATATGCCTATTTTTGTTGATATATCTAGTATCAATCGCATTGTTCCGCAAAAGGTTAAAGAACTAACACCGCTACAGAAAGAAAAAGCAGACTATGACACTATGCACGAATTAACAGGTGCCGGAACCGTTGTACGTCATAGAGGTGTGGAATATGTTGTTGTTTACAAACACAGTCGAAAGGCTACGAGTAAAACACCGTTCGACAATAAACTTGCCCTTGTTCCGATAGATGAAACTAAACCGTTGATAACATTGGACGTAAATAACTTAGAACACTTGCAAAGTATGTCTATTGATACTTTGAGTTTAGGTAAGTATAACGAGTACAAAGGAATTTTTGATAGGCGTAAATCTGAACTCGATGAAAAATCCAATGCCGCTGCCGCTATCAACAACGCACAGATTGCGAAGTTCGGTGTAAAAGAAGGAGATTCTACTTCATATCGCTTTCCAAACGGTGCTGTGCAATTTGTTATTGTCCGAGCTATAAACTACGAAAAAGGTTTGATAGCAATAAGAGAAGGGTCTAAACTCAGATGGTTGCCAGGTAAGAACATAGAGTATATTAAACGTACTGGTGACACTGAAATAAGCATGGATGGTAGCATGGGAAAGTAAGTCCCGCCTCTGAAGAACTAAAGCGTACAGACGGCGGGAAGGTAAAAGATATAGTCGGGTTATCTTGGGAAGTGCATAACTACATTACACCCGGCACTAAGGAAGTCAGTGTACGTAAAGTAGAAGGAGTGCGTCCTGATGGTAAGTATTACGTTTCAGAAACAGGCACTAACGTACAAGATATCCTAACGTATGATTATATACTGGATATTAAGAAGAAAGATGAAGCTAATAATGAGTACCGTGCTAAACAAGATGTCAAGAATGTTGCTGAGACTAAGCGCCTAGAACAAGAGTCCGTTAAACATAACGACATAGATGGATTTAAGTCTAATGCAGGAAAGTTGGAGTTAGGTAAAGCGTTGAAGGTACTAAACTCATTACGTAGGTTCAATGGCCAACCTTTGACTATAAAAGAATTTATACGTAATCGTATTAAGTCCGGTAGCTATGTAGAGACTGACAGTAAAGGTAATCGCGTATTGATGAATAAAGATGATACGTTTATGGACATTAAAGGTACCACTAAGATAGGTATGGATTACGCTGAGTATCTGTACAGCAAGACCGGTAGAGGAAAACAAGCACCTGATTCAGGATCGTTGAAAGGTTTCCTTGAAAGTAAGAATCCATTAGCACAGGAATATGCATATAACCAACTTACTAAGTCTGGTAAATTCTTAGGTAGAGAATGGGATTTAGTAATTGACTATATAAACGAAGCTATGAATAATCGTTTAGGTAGAGTTGAAGGTGAAGGTAATTCTCGTAAGTTAATTGTAGCTAAACGTAAGGAGCCTATAACTGTTGCCGAACTTGGTAATATAGGTATGGATTACGCTGAGTATCTATACAACCTTACTGACAGAGGTAAGCAAGCTGCTCGCCTAAAAGAGAATAAGGATGCAACAGTACCTCATGTTGATCCAGCTAAATCTACTGGTGAGTATATGTACGGGTTGTCCTTAAGACCATTCGGAATAGCAACTCAGCCTGCAGGGCAGACTGGTTACATACCGCCAGAAGAGGTTCCGCGAGACATTAAAGATAAGTTCGATGCTCGTACCTATCGTCACGGTATCGTAATATATCCGCAAAAGCTATCCGAAAGAGATGCTGATCGTTTCGACTTGATTGATTTCTCTGTAACCCCTTCTGATGAAAAGTGGCTTGCATTTGTAGAACTTATTAAAGACCTTAAGGAGTATGATTATACCATTACACAGTTTATTGATGAATTCATTAAACCTAATGGTGAGAGCGTTTCCGAGAACCCTCTTTATAAGAACACTAAGCCTAGTGTTACTATCATTATGGATTATCTGTCTAAGAATGGTTATCCTGGAAACATGAATGGACTTATCTCTCTCTTTACAAAGACCGGCAAGCAGACACAAGAAATGTCTATAGACGACTTTACACAACAAGTAAAAGATGCTTATTACAAACAGTTTCCTAGAGGATGGATAAAAGGAGGACTCGAAAAGAGTATAGGACAGTACGTTGCACTAACGTTTGGTATACAACCGAAAGAGAAGTGGTTTAACGGATATGAGTCGAACGACCCTGCTCACCAATCTATCATTATACATGAGGTTAAAGACAGTAAGTTCTTGCCTAAGATAGTTGCTGACAACGGAAGTACAGGAAGTACAATGTTGATTAAGCCTAAAACTCCTAATCTAGCTTACAGTAGAATAAAGCTTGGATACAGGAAGAAAACAGGAACCCCGGAACAAGTCCTAGATCACATAAAGAAATACTTTGTACAAATGCGTAAAATAGTCGATCTAAATCGAGACAAATTAGCCCACGATATAGATTAAACGTTTAACTGAAATTGTAATTTAACCATATGTCTATTTCGACACAAACAAAAGATTAGGAGATTAGTAAATGGCTTCTTTAAAAAACGCCAGAAGTGCAGTGAATAATCTAGTAGCAGATTTAGGTAGAAGTAAGTCTGCCAACGTTATTGTTCAAAGTGCTGAAGAATTAAACGACGGGTTTGCTCGCGTCATTGCAACCGTAGCGCATGTTAACGGGAGTCGCGGTACTAAGGCTTCTTTGATGGATGCACTACGAGCGAAGTTTGATAATAAACTTTTTCCTGTAGAGAACTCGTTTTCTGTATTGTCTTCCAACCCGGTTAGCGATACAGTTACAGGCATTCTTAGTGTTGCTCCGCAAGCAGTATCCTACACAGAAGACTTGCAAGGATTTAAAATACTTGCAGGTAATATGTTCATGGACGAAGAAGAAAACTTGTGGGCATTACGTAAGACAGAAGCCGGGGACATACTTGTTAAAAGCTTTGGTAAAGATGATGCAGAGGTAGTTAGCGGCCTTTTGAATTCCGTCTCTTCCTCTTACTCAGGAGCCTACGAGTCTGTAGCTAGTGTACAAAATACAAATAACATGTTAAATTCTATCTGTGGTGGTGATTACGTCACTTATGTAGAACCTCACAGTAGTAAGGTATCTTTCGGCGCTGTTGTTGCCTCTGTAGATAACGCAGACGGTACAGATAGCGGTAAGTTATATGTTGCTGATATAGATTGTGGACCAGCGCAATTTGTTGATAGGCGTATGGTACTTGCTTCATGGGACGGTGTTGAAGTAGAAGACGATGTTGATGCCAATAGTGAAGTGGCCACTTCTTCTGCTAATGCGAAGAGTCCTGAGGAGATTGCTGCTTATTACCAGAAAGTTTTTCAGAGAAACGACGGTTATTTCCAGAAGTTTATGGAACGTTGGAAAAGTCACTCGTTCATGTAAACAATCAACCCTGTTCGTGTTTATTTAACAGCCCACTACGGGCTGTTTTTGTATCAAGGTGAATTATGAGAAAACGTAGAGCTTCTGTAGGTAACGTCACTGTCTTTGATGTTAGCGGCGGTGCCGATGTTGATGATCGCGGTAGACTTGTGAATAGAGACATACCGGACGATGCTCGTAGGTCAGCAGGACACGCTAAATCTAAAGCACGTTCTCAAATGCGCAAGCAAAAGGAAGACGCCAAACAACTCATAGCTAAAGAAAAAGAATTGGAAGAAAAACCAAGAAGACGGAAACGTGTTGAAAAAGAACCTGAAAGCAAAGTAAGAACAAAACGAACAAGAAAGACAGTCGGCGAGTTAATTGCTTCCGATAAACCGAGAGACAAGAAACGCGCACAAAAAAGACTCACACGTTTAGGAAGTTCTGTATCCAACCTGGCTGCTGGACTTGATGAAGAAATCAATCTAAGTCCTGTATTTTTAGAACGTAGCGTTTCTGAGCAGGATTTCCAAACAGAGTATAACAAAATATTTAATACGTTAGGTTCATTGTGTAGAAAGCTAGAACTTAATATGAATGACCCCGATAGTAAAGTAGGCTCTAGGGATGTTTACGCATTAATGACAATGTATAGTCAAATGAGGGAGACTATCGCTGATCTACGTAGTATATCCGATGTTAATACCCAGTCCGAAATGTTAATTAATGAAGTATTTAATCCTTACCATAAAACTGTAGGTGAAATGCTGGTAAGTATGCTTTATAAAATAATGACACATTTAAGACAATCTTTAAACGAGGCACAAGCTCACCACGTTGGTGAACGTTTAAAAGAAATCATTTCAGAAGAAGCTCAATCCTTACAGTCTCAATTTGAACATACTACGGAAAAAGTTGCTGTTGTTCTTAACGCGAGTAAATAATGAAACGAATAGGCCCGCCTAAAGTAGGCGTAAAGCGCCCAAAGACAGTTGCTAAGATACGCCGCACTAAAATACAGTCTTACGGCACGTTCACTAATTGGATGGCTGTTCGTGCTCGTATTATAAAGCGTGATGGTAATAAGTGCAGACGTTGCGGTTCCGCTGAACACCTGCAAGTAGATCACATTATACCTATTGCTAAAGGCGGACAGACTGTAGACGCTAATCTTTGGACGCTGTGTGATATATGCCACAGCAATCGCCCTGGACACAAAACTGCCAAGAAATTAATAATGCACAGTAGAAACAAAAAGCTACACAACTAAGCCGATGATACCATTATGAAAATAAGCGTTATAGATACGGTAAGAAGCCTCAATAAGGAATTAGGTGTAGACAACTCTGCCGGCTTCCCTAGTATAGTGGATTCTGATTATAGGCAGGTCTTTGATAAGTTTATCGACACAACGGTAGTCAAAGATATAAAGAAAAAGTGGCCTGCTGACACTGCGTCTTTATATGTTGCCATGGCTTTCGTAAATTACATTAGAGGCGTTGATAGTAAATCCGCACCAAGTATAAACTTATTTCAATGTAGTTTAAATCTAATCACGTTACTGCCTAACTCTGAAAGCATGTATAACTATTTATATTTAAACCGTTTTATAAATCACATGCGACAGTATACGCACACAGCAAGTATAAAGCATTTCGAATACAATGATTTTTTAGAAGCCTATTTTAATGTTAGTGTAGAAGGTTATATTGCGTATAAAACTAAAGGCAGATACACATTAGACGGACTTATCAATTCTGAAATTAAACCTCTTGTTTTTCCTCGCATGTTGCCTGACCAACTAAAGACAACGTACCGTGATAAGCCGCGTAAACTACTCGATTTACACCAGTTAAAGAAACGCCCCAACGATTGGTACAAACTAATACACGATAAGAAACTGGATTTAGTTTTGTATGTATCGAGAGCCAAATTCGGCACACTTGTTTTTAAGTACGAGTTTAATATTCCTAACCTTATATTCGCTAATGGTTCGAGTAAGCAAACGGTATTCAATACTATACTTGCACGTTGGGATAAAATACGAAAACTGTAAATATGAGTAATAAATTAGGAGATTAAAGAATGGCTATCAATTTAAAAGAAGCCTTGTTGTCTATGTCAGGCACTTCGAGGTTAGCTAGTACGCTCGTGGACCGTCTTAATGCACTAGATTATAGTGAGTATCCTGTAATCGAGTCCACTTCATCTTCAGAGGAAGATGTTAATAATATGGTTGATACCATATTGAGTGAGTTGGAACGATCCGGTACAGAATCTACTTACACTAGGATTTCAGAGGCTTTTGTTTATTTGCTGTCTGTGATTGATGATTTGCAGTCCGAGCTTACAGAGTTACGAAATTTATCCGAAACAAGTGCTATATATGAAGAAAGCACGGAAGAGCAGGTAAGCGACTTTAAATCAAATTTCTTGAAGTCCTTGCATCGCGGTCAAATAAGTTATTTAAAACAGTTCTATGATAGAAAACAATTCTTGGAAATGAAGCCGGCCACGAGAGCCGTTGTTGCAGACTGTTTATTGGAATACTGTAACGATTTAAATAAAAAACCCTCAGAACTCTGGGTATCACTCGCTGCGAATAACGGACATTTTAGTTAAGAGGACATAACATGTTACATTTTAATAAGAAGTTAGGTGAACTTGGGGCAATCGTGCTAGATAATAACGCTATATTTAAAGTAGAGCCTGTAGAGCCTTCTTTTGTAAAAGCTGTTCCTTATGAAGGAACTTCTGCGGCAATTACGTCACTTGACAGTACAAGAACCGCTATCACAAGCGCGTTAAATCCTGTAGTTCTCGATGATAAGGTTATGTCGGAGTTTGTTAAAACATTCTATCCGAAAAAGCGTGATATACTTGCATCGTTTTTCCAAGATTTAACAGTGTTAAACGCTCAAATCAACACCATGTTCTCTTTCTTTCGTTATTGTTTATATAGTGCTAGAATGCTTAGTACTATGGATAAAACAAGGCTCCAAGAGCATTTAAACATTAAAGCCGGCTCTATGTACAACACACTAAAGGACGATGTTGTTTTCGGCGGTAAGAAAAATCAAGTTACCCAAACCCAAAAAGTATTTGAAGAGTTTTTGGATTCAACAGGCACTGGAACTACACATGTCATTAAGCCTTCTGTTAGATATAGAGGCGGTTATGATTTTATGTTTGTCGGTAAGCACGGCTCTAAGAATATAAACGTAAAAGACACTTCTCATGCTATTCGTTCTTATTCTGATAGAGGAATTGATGACGATGCTTTTTACAAAGAAGAATATGTGGAAGCCTATGCCACAGAATTAAGTTTGAAAGTTGTTGCGGCAGGCAACGAGTGTTTGGAGCTATTGTTTCCAGATCAAAATATAGTAGAAGCTTCGGAGTCTGCCAGTAGAAAAATAGCAACACTGCCTGTAAATTTTAATTTTACCTCACTGAATAATGTGTTTTTCAAACACACAGGTATATTGATAACTACTGAATTTGTCGGCAATTTGAATCCTTCAAACTACAAAGAACGTAGTAAGTATTTTTCTGTATTGACTATTAGAGATCCTAACAAAGAACTAATAAGGTTGGCTTCGCGTTCTGTTGAAGGTACTCCATTAAAGCTTGCTGACCATATGACTAAAGAGGGGATGGCTCTATCTCAGTCGGTGGCTTTTTCTGCATCTATAAACATACCGCAAAATATAGCTGAATACATATCACAGTCAGACAAAGGCGAAAAGATAAGCATTCTCAGTCTAAACAATTGGGCAGCTATTTGGAGTAATCAGTACCTTAAAAAGCCTAGAGCGGCTACTGTGGGAGGACGGCGTAAGACTTCCAATATACCACGTTATGTTATGCCTATATCAAAATCTTTGAAGATAACTCAAGTACGTAAGGAAAATAACCTTTCACTAGAGGACGGACGTAATGATGAGAACAATATATTCATAGCTCCTAATGGCGGTATGGCTTACTTACCTAAACAAGATGCTAGGGAGTCTTTAACTAATGTCGATGAGTATGAAAAAGATTTAGAAACCTATTTGCAGCTTTGCTTTGATCTAGGTCTTCCTTCAAACACTGTTGTTTTACCTGACGAAGTGTTTGTTGAAAAAGGAAATAAAGAAGTAAAAGACGCATTCACTGCGGTTAGTAGTAAGGCCAGATCGCATAGCGGTAAGTTGTTGACATATGATTGGGATTTCAACTTAGTCATGACTGTCAACTCTAACAACCCTACGTCTATATCCGGCGGGAACCTGAACGGAGCTGCTAAGCCTGATAGCTTGTCAATTGGCGATTATATGGGATTCAACTTTGCAAAAGAAGGAGAGGAGCCGATCGTCAAAAGTTTTTCAGACACTATTCAGTTAATGTTGAATATGATGCCTGACGAAGATTCTGATTCCGGTACAGCTATAGGAGATCGTAACGACCCGGCTAAGATGGTAAAAGCATTCGAACCTATGGTTGGTTTACTTCAATTTTATAAGTTCATGGCAGTTAAAAATAAAGTACCCGGTGCAGAAGGGTTACTTAAACTGGCAGCCTCTGAAATTTCCGATGAAAGTTATAAGGAATTAGAACAAGGAACTTTGTTTAAACAATTCATTAATGATGACAAGTCTATTAATGAATTCTTTACAAGAGAAGATTATGATACTCAATTCGTAGATGTGTTTATATCGAATTTACTTATTGCTGCTATGCGCGAGTGTAGTGGCGGTAATTCTAGTCTATTCCGATATAGACTTTCTTTAGATATGGAGAATCCTAATCCTACTGAATTGGAAGAAGAGGTAAAAGACAGTCCTTTGTTTTTCGATCCTAAGAACAGTACTGCTGCTGACTTCGGAAGATTGTACAGTCTTGTAGGAGGCGCTGTATTTAAAATAGCTATGGAGAGACTAGCTTCATTAACACCGGCTGACCTGTTCAATTCCGAAGAGCCTGTTAAGTTCCGTAGGTTCGATGCTCCTGATACTTACACAGAAGAACATAAGCCTAGCTTTAATAAAGTAAGCTCTATGTATATGCCACTTGCTGTTATGTACAGCAAGTATATTCCAAATGCAGAAATGTACTTAGAACAGGCAGAAAAACAAGCGGCTACAAATAGACCGGACGATAGTATTGATGTTAGTTCTATTCGTATAAGCGGAGCCGGTGCTGGCGGACAGATGTTTCCGCACCAAGTAACTGCACATAAGTCACTTAGAAACCGACCTTCTTTTGCTATACTAGACGTTGCTCCTGGAGGAGGCAAAACCTCACTTGCGTTGACTGATATAGGCAGTATGGTTACGGAGATGGATGAGGTTGGAGGAGAATCCATCAAAGCCATTATATTGTGTCCGGATAATCTTATAAAGAACTGGGTAGATGACATGAAGTTATTTACCAAAGATAGATGGAACATGTTACCTATAAATAAGAGTACGTTTGAGCGTTGGGGTCCTGAGAAACTAGCCGAAACAATTAACAATGCTCCTAAAAACACTATTGTTGTAGCCGGCTTCAACTTCATGTCCGGCGGCAAATATAACGTGGCTATAGGAACACAAGTTATTCGAATAGGCGGCAGAATGGAATTCTTAAAAGCCTTCGGATTCAATTATATAGCTATTGATGAATCTCACAGGATGAAAAATAAGAAAACTACTAGGCACCAGACGGCCAAGCAGTTAACCACTGCGTCTTTTGTTAAGTATGTACGTATTCTTTCAGGCACTATAATAGCAGATAAGGTTAAAGATATCGTAGGGCAAACAGCACTTGTTAATAGCCATATATTTAGCGATAAAGAATTTGAAAATAACCTAAACGTAACTGAAGCCTTAGAGCGTAGACGTAAGTTTGAGTTAAACGGAGATAAAGTCCCAACATGGGAAGTCGATACTCCTCAACGAGCTAGACAAAAACTAGCCAACTACGCTGCTTTGATTACTATGAAGCGTAAGGAATGGGCTTTTATGATGCCTACTCCTATCGAGAAGTTTTACGGTATTCCGTTAGAGCCAAGTAGCTCTGCTTCGGAAGACGAAATTGAGTTAGGTAGACTGCATCAACAGTTGTATGATACCGTTCTTCAAGAAAGTTTGGAAGCTTTAGAGGAGCTTAAAAAGTCTGCAAAGGCACGTAAAGCTTCTAAAGGTGACGACGACGACGATGACGACGACGATGACGACGATGATTCGGATGATGAGGAATTGGGCGGAGACATGGAGATCGACGAAGGCGACGAACTCAGTGACATAAGCCAGAAAGACCTGAAGCCTTACATACAGCGTTTAGAACGTCTTACTACAAACCCTATGATGGATCCTTTAGCACCTAGAATATTCGGAGCTGCTGGTGTTACGCACTATACAAGTAGAAAAGCTAGGTTTGTTGCGGATCTTGTAGACAAGCATTTTAATCCTCCTATTTGGGATAAAGGTACTCACTACAAAGAAAGCACTATAGTTTTCCACAACAATAAATTTTATTACGCTCGTAAAATAGACAATACTGACTTTAGAGCTAAAGATTTGCCTAAATCTACTGTAGGTATTGCACCTGATGTTAATACTGATGTGTGGAAAGAAGAGCCTGAAGGAAAGATAATAATCGTTTGTAGATATACCAATACTGTAGCTGGGATATATGATGCACTTCCTGATAAGTATAAACAACTTGCAGTTAAGTTTACAGGAGAAGAGAAGAATAAAGACAGCAACTTGGATGCGTTTGTTTCTTCACCTACAGTTAAAATTCTTATTGCTAACGAGTTAGGCATATCAGAAGGCCATAATTTACAAATGGCTAGTCGTATTATTCGTGTAGAGAGTCCTTGGGGCCCTGGTGAATTAGATCAGACACAAAGTCGTATTTTCCGTCCTGATCCTGAAGCCACCAAAGCCGCTTTTACAGGAGGTAAGCCTGGCGAGCTTTACAGAGATGTAATTTTCTTAGATTGGGTTCTTGCAGACAATACTATGGAAGTTGCCAAGCAAGCTAGGTTGATAGGTAAGATATTCAACAAAGCTCGATTTGAAGAAGTGGAAAGTACAAGAAGGTTTAAGATTCAAATTGGCGCAGAGACAGTAGAATCTAGTTATTCGGATATACTCGGCGAATACAATCTCGACCCTATTTCTATGGACCTTGCAACATTACGTTCAAGAAATTCGTTAGCAGATGATGTTATAACTGAATATGTATCTGGGTACAGTCAGTTGAATGCACTCACTAGGCAAGAATTCCATGAAATGAGGCTAACACAAGATCATGTAATGAAAGACTTACTTGAAACGGAAGAAGTGAAAGGCAGTAGGAAAATTGAAGTTCCTTTTGTTGCAGGTCAGAAGTCTCCTATAGTTGCAGGTCAGAAGCTATTAAGTTTGAAGAAGCTTTTGAAGCTTGAAGACAGTCTTGATCTACGTAGAGACCCTGATAAGCTTATCGGTAAACCTATATTAACAGATGTAGGTAAAGGTCAGATTGTAAGAGTTCAAATACGTTATGCACAAGAGCCTGTGTTGGATGCGGAAGGTCGGCCTGTCATTAAGAACGGACGTCGTGTAACACAGCCTGTACTAGACACTAACGGTAATCGTCTAGTAGACCAGACTAACCCTATATCAAGTTTTACTGTAAAGACAGTCGCAGGAGAAGTTGTTAGTTTGAAGGATACAGGGCTAGGGTTTGTTCCTATAGATATAGACAATAAGACTATGCAGAAGGAGTACGCTGTAGGTAGTTTATCTATAGGTAAAGCTGCTGAGAAGGAAGCTGAGAGGGAGGCTAAGAGAGCAGAGGCCGAAGAAGCAGAACGTGTTATTAAGGAAGCTCGAAGAATCGCAAAAGAAAACAAAGCTGCTGCTGAACGGGAAGCTGCTGCAAAAGATGCTGCCAAACGTAAGCGTAATTTGCAAGAAGGTAAGCCTGTTAATGCTGGAGTTAGAAAGGTATCAAAACTACCTGCACCTGCTAATAGAATACTACAGAAAGAAGTTAATATGCATATAAGTTTGCATCCTGCTTCCTATCATGGCTTCTTAGTTCTCGAAGCTGAAGGTTTTGATTCTTCTGCTTTGGATTTAAAGAAATTTAAGTTTAAAGAATCAGGCCCTTACGTATTCTGTACTACAGATAGGTACACTCGATTTGAGAAAATTCTCGACTACATAGAAGGAAACTTTAATCTATCTGCGCCTAGTATAAGTAGATTAGGTGAGATACAGGATGCTTTTGAAGAGAGCGGTAAGCAGATATACAGAGCAGAGTTAGCTCCGTCTTCTCAATTACCTTATTTCTTCGCAACACGTAAGCAGATAGTCAAGGACCGAAAGGAAATTCGCCCTTATCCTATAGTAATGCCTGATGAAGTTAAAATTGCTGTAGACTTGAATACTTGCCCTGCTATAAAACGCCATGTAGGTAAAGCAATACCTGGTGCTGTTACTAAGTGGACTAAGTCGGATGGGGATACAATGTTCTTTGCAAAGAACAAGGCAGAGTTGAAAGCTAAGATTAAAGAACTTGAAGGTTCCGGATTCATTATAGATAATCGAGAGGAGCTTATTAAAGAAATCACCGGACTGAAGTTTAGATCAGCAACAGGCCGTAAAAAATAGGACATATTATGAAAAACTTGCTGGTAATAACAGGAGCTTCCTGTAGTGGTAAGACAACTGTAGAATTAAAAATTCGAGAAGAGTTGGGTGTACGTCATTTAAGGACTACAACCACTAGACTGCCTAGAACGACAGATGCTAAAGGTTATTATCAGCATGTTAGTAAAAGCACGTTTCAAAAGCATTTAAAGTCTGGAGATTTTGCAGAGTATAATTGCTACGGAAGCTCCATGTACGGAGTTCTTAAGAGTTCATTGAATGATATACTTTCATCCGATGAAGATAACTGGTCAGTAGTACTAGATGTAAATGGAGCTAACGCAATATCAATGTACTGCAAACTACATAACTTACCTATTAAATTATGTTGTATAGTTTTAGGAGTACCTACGCAAATTTTAATGCGTAGGTTATTTTCAAGAGTTCTTAGTGAGTACAAATCGGACATGTTAACACAGAGAGAAGCTGCGGATACATTAAATTTCAGGAATTCTGAGATAGTTGGATTTGACCATTTTCAATGTTATGAGACTTTGAATAGACGTAATGAAGACGGCATTATTAAATACGCACAGATAAGCCTATTAGATAATGCTTCCGCTGAATCAATAGATAACATAATTTACATTGCAACTAAGTTTTTCGAGGAGTAACACAATGCAACTTGGCAAAAAGCAACTACAGCGACAACAGGTTATCCTTGCACACTTGGGATTTTATAAACATAAATGTGACGGTATTTGGGGCCCGGACTCTATAGCTGCGAAGCGTAAGTTTGAGTCTAGTCCTTCTTTCATCCCTGCACTGCCTAATAACGGACTGCCCTTCGGAGAAAAAGAGAAGTATCCTAAAGGTATTCGCATAGGAGCAGATCGTTTACTTACATACACTGACCCGAAAGGTAAAGTCGAAAATAACTTGACGCCTGAGCACATAAAGAAACTTGCAGGCGATTTGCTTATACTAGGTAAAGTAACGCAAGCAAATACACAAACACAGGCTCCTATTCTTATACCAAAACAAGAAGATGCTCCTGTTGTAACTACAACTGAGGTTTTACCTCCTACTGCAACGTTAGAAAAAGCAGTTGAAGAAGTTAAGGCAGAGGAAAAGTCGAATCCTAACAACCAGAACAACCAGAACAAGCACAATCATAATCACAAAAAATAAGAGGTAGTATCATGTATGACGTAAAGTTATCATACTCTTATTTTTTGAGAGGCGCGCACAAAGAACATCACATGTTCGCTTTTATGGATGGGCCTTTCACTATAGGAGAACACTCTTCTGACTTCTTAGGTTTCTTCGGGTTCGGAAGCTCTAACGTAGATGGGAATGCTGTAAGCCCTTTAATGAGAAAGACCGAGATGTTCTTTCCTATTAAAGTAAACCCTAATAAGACTTCAACAGAAAGACTAGCTGTTGTTGTTAAATTGCTAAATAAAATATGCGATGTGTACGACGTAGGCGATCAAGAGCTTGAGACTGTTATCAGGTACTTCTTTATTGCAGAGGAAGATTACGAAGGTTATGTTATATCAGATACGATGTTGTTGAAAGATATAGGCATAATTAATCCAACACATGCAGATAAGTACGTTAGACCTGTGCATCTTGGTGTGTGTTGTGGTGTAGATAGAAATGGTATGAAGTTCTTTGGAATAGAAATACCTGACATCAATCTCATTTCTGGATATACAACGGAGTCTGTAGATAATTTCGATGAGTTCAATTGGGAGTTGTCTACGCAAGTTAGTGTTTGGGATAACGTTAAAGGCATCCTTAATAAAATGATGAAACATAGATTCGGCTCAAAATCCTTAGAAGATCAAAATAATTACTTACGTACTCTTAAAGAAAAGATCAGCCACATATCAAACTATTCACAATAAAGTATAATACTACACTCAAAAGAGCGGCAATTGCCGCTCTTTTTGTTTCTATAGCAAAACTGTAAATATGTTATATGTTATATGTTATATATAGTTAAGGAAGCCTTATAATGAAATTCACCAACGTTGAATTTTCGTATCCGCATTACAGCAAACAGTTCGATGCTATTGATAAGTTTGATTACGTTCAATTAGCTAAACATAAAGGTAGTAATGGAAAAAAGATTTTACTTGTGTTGGACTATATGCCTCAGGAAGACCTTAATTCTTCGCGTTTGTTGAAAGGAGCTACCGGCACTCTGTTGAGTAGGTTGTTTGACTTAGCCTACACGTACTACGGCGCATCTAATACAATAGATGAATACAGTTGGCTGGCCGTAACATATAACAGCTTTAAAACAGTACGTACAAGTGATGAGTTTAGATTGTCTGCGGATAAAGCGTTTCACAGTAGAATAGACCACATAATATGTGAATACGCCCCGGACTACGTTGTTACCTTTGGACCAGACCCGTTCAAAGCGTTAGGTTCTTCTGCGATAGATAAGTCTGACGGTAAATACGGCAACTGGTACGGTGTACCTATAGAAACGTCCGCATCGTTTGAAGATAAAAGCCATTCTTTTACACTGTTCCCTACATTAAGTATAAACACACTGGTAAATACAAACGCAAAAGGTGACGAAATATCATTAGCCGGGTATGTTGCTAGAAATCTCGTTAACGTATTAGAAGGGAAACTTAAATATAGTATTCCAAAAGCACCCGAGTTTACTCCTGTGCTAATAGACAGTATACCAAAATTTAAAAAGATGCTTGTCCACATACGTAACAAAAAGCGTGTTGCTATTGATACAGAAACCGACAATCTAAACAGAATTAAAAACAGGGTACTTACAATACAGTTTGCGTCCTGTGTTAGCAGAGCATTCGTTGTTCCGATTTACCACAAAGACAGTCCGTTTACTCCAAAAGAATTGAACTTTATTATACGAAATTTAAAGAACTTCTTTGAAGAAAAGAACAACAACGAGTACCATGTCTATACAAATGCAGTGTTCGACTTAAATGTTATGAGGCAGAACTTCGGCATTCGTTTTTATAAGAATAAAATATGGGATATGTTTGCAGGCGAGTTCGGCCACGATGAAAATCTAAAGAACCTAAGCCCTATCACCGGACACTACTATTACAGTCTTTTAAACTTAAGTATGCAGTACGGCTCCACTTGCTACTACGATGCGGAGTTCGGTAAAAATAAACGTAAAACAATCGTTACGGCAGATTTGGATGAACAGCTTATTCACTATTGCTGTCTTGATGTTATAGTGCCTCTACTTATAATGACACAGCAAATAAAGCGAGGTCGTGACAGCAACTATGAGAAATATGAATCTATTGTAGGGGAGCAGATAAGCGATATGTTACAGATGTTCAGTACCCTTGAACACAACGGTTGTCCGACAGACATTGACTACCTTTTCTTCCTTAAGTCCAAGCAAAGTCCTTTACGTATCAAACTCGAAACAATAATAGAGCAGATGAATAATACTAAAGGCGCCAAGACAGTCAATAAGATGTTGAATGCGCGTAGCGGTTGTCCTACTATAGGCTTGTTCGGCAAAACTAATGAACAGATGTTTAACCTACGTAAAGAAGAACATTTGCAAATGCTTTTCTTTGATGCCCTTAAACTAAAGCCTATATCTAATACAGTCAAAGGTGGTGGTAAGATAGATAAGAAATTCCAAGCAGAATATTCTGACGTACCTGAAGTTTCTTTATTTACAGACTTAGGCAAGCTTAAAAAGCTTATGAGTAGTTATGTACGCGCCTTTATAAAGCAGTGGGGTGCAGATGACGATATGCGTCACGATAGGCGTATACGGCCATACTTTCAGTTTTTGAAAGTAGTCACAGGACGAACGAGTGCGACAAAACCTTCTTTGCATCAAATTCCAAGTAGAGGCGAAGACGGTAAGCATATAAAACGTTTGTTTATTACAGAAGACGGCCGCATACTAATTAAAGTGGATTATTCAGCCCATGAGGTCCGTGGTTGGAGTCTAATAACAGGTGACACTAATATAGCGGCCGTGTTTGAAATAGGCAGAAGTTTACGAGAGAGATTTAAACTCGCGCCTAACGAACAACTAGCAAAACGTATAGAGTATGAAGGTGACGTACATAAAATAAACGCAGCTTTTTTCTTTAGTATAGATATAACTAAAATAACCAAAGAGATACGAAACGCAGTAAAGCAAGTTGTTTTTGGATTGATCTACCAACAAGGAGACAGAGGTCTTTCGGAGTCTACCGGGCAAACTGTAGAAGCAATACGAAAATTGAAGAAGCAGTTTTTGGCACGCTTTCCCGTCGGCTCTAAGTGGTTTGATGAGATAAAGGCATTTGCACGTAAGCACTTATTTGTTGAAAGTCCTGTAGGAAGAAGAAGACACTTATGGCAATTCTTACTGCCGAAAAACGCAAAGAACGCTGATGCTGCACTAGCTAAAGCCGAACGGCTCGCTGTAAATAGTCCGGTGCAAGGACTAGGTTCAGACTATCTTGTACAAGGGTCAAGATGTATAGAGCAGTTGAAGTGGGACCACTTTAAAGCTACAGACCATTACCCTGATTTTTATCAAGCGAACTCTGTACACGACTCGATATCTATATCATGTGCTTATGAAGATTTCTGGTTAGCTATACGAATAATAGAGCAGGGTTTAACTTCCGAAGTAGCTAAAGTGAATGAAGAACGTCATGGAGTTAAATTCACTATACCTCTTGAGATTGATTTTGAGATAGGTTCTAACGAGCGCGATGCGAAATCCTGGGACTACTCTATAGACCAGTTGTCCAATATCATAAAGCAAACAGTTAAGTTTCAGAAAGAGGAACTCGGACATAAGAAAGCTAATGTGTCTAAAGTCCACGATCAAATAATGAACTGCCAATATGCTGACATGCCTCATTGGGCACAGAAGCAGTGTTGGAATCTAGGTCTTGAGTTGGAGGGAATGAAAGAAGACGTTAGACAACCTAATGAGATACATGATATATCACAAAAACGCAGAGAGGAGGCAGCCTAGTGACATATTCTAGCGATAATACGCAACAGAAAAAAGACCTCATCCAGAGCGTTGTGGATGAGCTAAATAGTGCTCTGGAGCTAGACAGAACGGCCCTGACCTGTTTGTTTAGTTCGTTAACAGCGTGTTCAATATCTCTAGGCAACTCAGATATTGAGATAATACCCATATCAATATCTGATGGTACGTTTGCAGTAGGCACTCTTGGAATAATTAACGCTATAGTTAAAGCTTCAGGTAGTGAGCATAGAATAGCTTGTGTGTGCGGAGAGCACGGACTTATAGATAGATTTTTTATACATAAGTCCGTGCTCGTTGATACAAATGAATAAAGACAATCCGACGGCAGGTCTTTATTTGGAGATAGCCGATAGATTTAAAACTGAGGTTATCTCCAACGGTTTAGAGTATGAAAAATATAGACAACTAATTAAAGTTATGGCCAAGAGTTCTAATTCTGCTGTTACTGTATCAAAAGGTAAATTGGTCATAGATACATCTGTACTGAATACAATTATCAGTAACGGGTACTCTAGTATTTATTCCAATATAGCCCGAGATAAAGGATTCAACTCCATTGAGTCTCTTATAGATACTGTCGGGATAGACGGCCTTATAAAAGTAGATTTATTCTTCTACTCTCTAGTAAAGGACGGCTGGTATAATATTTACTTAATAGCAGACATGTACCCAATTTCAATAGGATATGTACCTCTATTGCAGAAACGTAATAGTCTTAAGTTTGTAGATAAGCCTGTGCGTTACATAAATTAAGTGTAAAGATATAAAAACAATTTGGAGATTTTTATGTTAAGGTGCAAGGTCACAGAATCAGGTCCTTCTTTTTCTTTTATTAGTGACACTTCAAAAGTCACGAACGCAATAAACAAAGTTGTAAACGTTACTTCGTTTTCAAAATGTTCCGAAAATGAAAAGCAACATTTAATCGTAGCTTACAATTCAGAGTTGTTTATCTTAGGATATTCTCCGGAAACTTTTGTAGTTGTGAGAGTGGAAGGAGTTGTTACAGACAAAGATGCGTCTTTTGGTTTTGTACCGAAGACAGTTTTAGGACTTATTAAAAATAGAAAGGAATTATCCTTTACTTATGACGGCAGTAGATTAACATTGAAAGCTATACAAGGGCAGTATAGTGCAGACCTTACAACAACAGAAATAACATCCTCCCAGTTGCCTTTTATAAACGCTAAACTTAAACCTAAGAAGGAAGCTGAACAGTCGTTAGATGCCAACACTCTTGCTAAGATTCGCACAGGCGTAAATTATGCAGATATCACGAACGCTTACAACAAAGATGAAAAACCTTTATGCCACATAAAGTTAGAGAAGAAGGAACTTAAAATAGGCGCTTTCGACAACCACCATTTTGTGCAATATACAACTAAGGTAAATTCGACAGACAGCTTTAAAATTTCTATGTCTACCGAAGTATTTAAACTTGTCGATAAATTTATTGCAGATGAAAAGGATACAGATTCCGATTTTTCTATACGTAGTAATTCTTTTGAAGTAAGAGGAACAAACTACACAATAAGTTTGCCTCCTATTCAGGTTGAAGACAGTGCTTTCAACACTATAGACATATATGTTAAAGGTCTTAAGGCACCTGTTGGTAAATTGAAGTTCAACTCTAGTGGTATAGATACAGTAGACAATATGTTTACTTTAGCTAAAACTGATTCCAGACTGACGATGTGTGTATATGACAACAATAAGGTAAGTATATCGTTAAAGACAGAAGAAGGCAGTATTTCAGATGCCTTTAAATCTAGCCTAGTAGAATTAACAGGTATGGATAAATTTCAGTTTATGGTTAACCCTACTATATTCTCCGATCTATTTAATAAGATCGACAAGAAGCAAGATTTACCTATTCAATTATACGCTAAATTAAATAACGGCACTTCTTCTTGTTTCATCATACGCAATAGGCCGGACGAAGACAGTAAGTTGCTGTTATTAGGTACTTACTATGAGCAATAAAACAAGTTTGATATTTTCACTGGCTGATTCTTTTGAGTATCAGCCTTCAGACTTAAATGTTTTTATTGAACTAGGGCATGCTGCGTTAGGAACTTACCATATTGCTATATTCAATAAAAATGTGGTAAGTTCAATATTGAATATAGAGTATGATAATGTTGTTGAGTTAAACAAATTCTGTTCTGCTTACAATATCATAAACAAAAGAGGGTCAGTTTACGGAACGTTATTTTCTGTCGATATACGCAAAGTGACACTTAATACTAAGCACCTTATTATACATAATGTTGAAACCCCAGTACACGACTACAACGTTTATCCTTACGCTAATGAGAAGTCAAATCTTCTATTCTACAAAGACAGCGTAGATACCGTACTTGTGATAACTTCGGTTCCGGAAGAAAATCCTTTCATTGTATTGGACGAAAAAAATGGCTAGTAGAGAGCAGTTGCAGTTACTAAAAAGAACTCTGTATAAAGATGAGCGGTTATTGAGGCTCAAGGAAGCCTTCAATAATTTGCCTGAATATAGAATGGACTTCAAGGACTTGCACGATGAAATAGATACTATGATGACTACAAGACCTTTGCGTTCTTTAAACAGGAAAGACAACTTCGTTGACAATCTTGTTGAGGCGATGATGGTAGATCAACAGTATAGAACCCGCGTTACTGAAATCCTTATGTCTTGTGTCAAAACTGAAAAACACTTATCTAGGTCTGTAGATCACCTTAGCGATTACTTAAAGACAGAATACCACAGTAACATCTACAGTCTGTATAAAACAAAAGCAGACCGAGAGTCTTTTGTTGATTATGTACTTAGGAAGTTCATTGTTTATTTAGACAAGATAGATGAATTAAAGCAAAGATGCGCTTTACTTACAGGAGATATTGATAAAGCGGGTTACATGTTTAAAGGACTCTTGGAAAGTGTCCAAATAAGCGCCCGTAAGACAGTGGAGTACTAACATGAGTAATGAAAATCGTGTTGATGTGCAGTATTTAAAAGAAACTACAATAATTGAGCCTTATCCTCAAACGCTACTACGTACTGTTGATGGTATTATATGTGTAACCAACACCGAACATTCTGTCCGCATCTATATAAATACAAGCCAAAATATAAATGATGCGGAATTGCTTGTAGAGGTATTACAGAATAGAGTAGTTGCAACTCGTATCAACGGATTTGTTTCAACCTGTACTATTTACGAACAAGGTACACATGTTTGTGTTGAGTATGGCGAGGAGCAAACTTGTATTTTAGTACCTACAAATTACTGGAAATAAAACAATGACTGTAAAAATTAAAAATAAAATTGTAAGTCAGAGAGTGGTGGTCGAGGAAGATCAAGCGCCGTCTAATGTTGTCGAATTTAATCCTATTGTCATGCACGAAGGAATAGTACGTCCTGATTTACTTCTCGGCACAACGTATAAGATTAAACCTCCTGAGCACATATCTCCTCATGCTATGTATGTTACAATAAATGATATGTTGTTGAATGAAGGTACGGATCACGAGAGGCTTGTTCCGTATGAGATTTTCATAAACAGTAAAGCCATGAATCACTTTCAATGGATTATAGCCCTCACTCGCGTTATAAGTTCCGTGTTTCGTAAAGGTGGTGACGTTACGTTCTTGATAGGTGAGCTAGGTTCTGTGTATGATCCTAATGGAGGGTATATGAAAAAAGGCGGTATCTTGATGCCTTCGCTCGTAGCAGAACTCGGAGGCGTTATTAAAAAGCACATGAAACGTTTAGGGCTTGTCGAAGATGAGGAACTTAGCGAACACACTAAGAAAATTCTTGCTGAAAAGCGCGCCGCTTTCGATAAGCAAAATGCTAACGCTACAGATAGTGATTATCCTGCCAACGCAACCGTGTGTAACAAGTGTAACGTTAAAGCAATGATACGCATGGACAATTGCGATACTTGCTTAGAGTGCGGAAACAGTAAGTGTGGCTAGTAAACAAACATACCTTGTGCTTCCACGGAGCCTAGAATGTACGACGACAGTACTATTATACTAAGGGATAAGATATATATTCCTGCTCTTACACTGGACGAATCTCTGGTAGAGAAGAAATATATCCATTATATTTATGACCATAAGACTTGCGCCAGATGTGAGAACAAACCGGAGAGACATAATTATATTTGCGATCAATGTCCAGCGTTTAAAGGACGTGTATCTACGTGCAATAGGGTCGTCAAAAACGATGTTGATTATGTGGGTGTGCCGATAGGTGATAGGCTTATTGTCGAAAAGAAACTCGGTATAGATTTAGATGACTATACTGTGGTTGATAAGAGGGTTAAGGCAAAGTTTAGATATCCTGTAAAGATGGTTAAGTCGTTTAAGCTTAGAGACTATCAAGAGAAAGCTGTTAATGAGTGGTGGGAGTATAAACACGGTCTTATAGTAGCACCTCCTAGAAGCGGTAAGACACCAACTATGCTTGCCATGGCAGTTGAATTAGGATATAGAACTATACTGCTTGCACACCAGCATGATTTCTTAACTCAATTCATAGATCACATAGAACAGTATACGAACTTGCCTGCATTGTCTGAGAAAGCCGGTAAGAAGTTGTACGGCTTTCCTAAAAAACTAAGTGACTTCGATGATTTTGAAATATGCGTGTGTACGTACCAGCAATTCATTACAGAAAATACAGGAGTTAAGAGGTTTAAAGCAGCTAGTCCGAACTTCGGTACCCTTCTTGTTGATGAGTGTTTTGTTTATGATACTTTGGTCGTTGTAGACTTTGAAGGTCGGACTGAAAAAATTGGAGATATTGTAGAGCATGGCGTTGCTAACGAGGTAGTTAGTTATAACCACGAATCCGAGTCGTTTGAACTAAAGCCTATAGAAAGTTGTACGAAGAAAGAGGCTGAAGAATTATACGATGTTGAATATGAAGGCGGCTCTTTTCGATGTACTGGCAATCACGAGTTTTGGTGTGTTAATAGAAATTCGTATGTGGCTGTAAAAGACTTGTCTGAGGACGACGAGCTTTTATTAGGGCCGCGCGAGGAATAAATTAAAATGCAAGCTCACGTTAAACATTTGGCTAATAACATTACACCTATTGTATTAGAACCGGGTCAAACATGGAAAAATAAATCTACTATATATTCATACAGATGTACAAAACATAATAGTGTCGGACTCGTTGCAGGTAGACGTGCGTTACGCACAGGGACGAAAGCATTTTGTGAAGACTGCGTATTTGAAGATCGTCCTAAACATACTAAGTGGTTGAATAGGTTGAGAGCAGGACTAGACACTAAAGGAAAAAAGTCTGGAAAATATATATGTACGGAACACCTTATTGAAAATGTAAAACCTGTTAAACATATTTATCAATACGGAACATTAACGTTCTGCCGCGAGTGTGAAGAAGAGAATATAGAGAATATTGTAAATCGTAAATTAGAAGCGCACACTGATAGGGTACTTAATAAATACCCGCACATTAAAGTAAAACGTAACCAAAAGTTTGATGGCCGTAATAGCATTATATATAAATGCACCACTCATGGAATTGTAGGTTATGCTAAGCCTAATTACGCATTAACTCATGGTTCGTATTCGTTTTGTTCAGCATGTAAAGAAGAATACTCTAACAGACCTGATAAACCTACTAGAAAGAAAAGAAAGAAAGTAAGCATACCGGACTTGCATAATGTTATTTTGAAAAGGGAAAAGTTGGATGAAACCGACTTAGAGCGCATTAGGTTATGTGCCAACAAAAACTGTCTTTGTATTAGATACCAATTTCTAAACAATTTAGCAAGGCTTTCGAAGAAAACGACTAAACGTTTTATGTTGTTCGAAGCTAAACATAATTACGGAATTAAAAAGACTATTGCATTAGCCTTAGGTGAGTTAGATTTTAAGTATTGCGAAGTATGTAAATCTGACATAACAAATAAAAAGAAGTCTTTGTTATTCTGTAGCCGTCATTGCGCACACAATTCAAAACAGATAAAAGATAAAAAGAAACAGACCACTTTTAGTAGATATGGTGTATTATGTCCTACTAAAAACCCTGTTATATATAAAAAGATGATAGAAAATAATATTCGTAAATACGGAGTAGAGAATCCAGCACATTTAGACTCTGTTCGAGACAAGGCTAGGAAAACTAATATGGAACGTTATGGCGTTCCTAATCAGATGCAGAACGCAAATGTGTTTGAAAAAATGCAGAGAACTAGCTACGCTAGAAAACGCATTACTATTAAAGGCATTGATTTTGACGTACAAGGTTACGAAGGATTTGCTATAAAAGGTATTGTATGTGCTGGCGTTGATCCAAAAGATATTTTATGCGGTGTAAGTGACGTGCCTCATATACAATACAAACGTAAAGGTATATATAGAGTGTATTTTCCGGATCTTTTTTTACCAAAAACTAATCATTTGGTTGAAGTAAAATCAACACATACGTTCGGACTATCAGAGTCATCTTACGCAAAAAATTGGTTTGTTACAACAAAACAAAAAGCAAAAGCTGCAATATCGTGTGGATACAAGTTTTCACTTGTACTTTTACGTGCTGATGGTACTAGAATAAAGTTACCTAAAGATTGGTATAAAATGAAACATGCTCGTATTATTTCTCTAGGACTATCTTAATATGAATACAGTCAAAGTAAAATCAATAAAACGGGTGCAACTTGAGCAAGGGCATCCTGTATACGATATAGGCGTATCAGACAATCATAACTATCTAGTTTCATCCGATGGTGAGTGTTCCGTACTAACACATAATTGCCATAAAGCGAATAGTAATACTTTCGCACAAGTTGTTTCTAAGTGGCCTTCTCGTATTAAGCTAGGCGTTACTGCCACAGAAAAAAGAAAAGATCAACGCGAGTTCTTGATAAAAGAGTTGGTCGGACCTGTTGTGTCTAGGGTTGAAATACCACAGTTGCAGGCTAGAGTCATATTACATGATATGGATTATGTTAAACCAAAATCTGCTTATAAAGGACCTGCTGGTTTTGTCTATGCTACTAAGTTTTTGTCTAAGCACGAAAAACGCAATAACACCATCTTAGAGTATGTGCTTAAAGATATTGCCAAAGGTCATTGTATTATAATACCTACACACTTTAGGGAGCATGTATCGTTTCTTGTTGCTGCAATAAACGAATTAGCAGGACATAAAATAGCAGAAGAATTTGTAGGCGGTTCTGGTAAGAAGAATAAAGAGCATAGAGAAGGCGTTTTAGAACGTGCTAAATCAAGGAAGACTCGTGTTGTTGTAGGAATAAGAAGCTTGTTGCAGCTAGGACTAAACGTCCCTGCATGGAGTGCATTGTATTATATAATGCCGATGTCAAACGAGCCCAACTGGAAGCAAGAGTCTAGTCGTATACTAACACCTGACGACAGCGGCCTAAAGCGAACTCCTATAATTAGGATGTTTGTCGATAAGCACATGGGGCTTTCGTTAGGGTGCTGGTCTAACACATACAAACAAAGCTTGAAGTTTAAACATGTGCCTACAGAAGGTGCTCGCAAACTAGCTCACGACTTCTTTGAAATACAAGGAAGCAATACTAGAGGTAGCTACAACGAAAGCGATCCTTACGCAGAGTCTTCTAGTCCTGTACGTGCTAAAAAAGCAAAACATAATGCAGACGATCCTTATTCAGGAGAAGCCGTAGCTACAATGAAACACGGTAAGACACCTCGTGAACGTCACAAGTCTTTAAAAGACAGAGCGAGTAAAAATGCACCTTCCGGTTTATTTAATAGGTGAACTCTAGGAGAGTATACATGTCCAGTTACATATTAAACATAATAGGTTCTGATGACGATCTTCAATTGTCTGTACCTATAAAAACACCTTCTAATGTCGCAGAGTGGTTGTACACTATAAAGCAAGATATGGAAGTTGATGTACATCTTTCTGTGACAAAGAACAACGTTAAGGGTATATCGTTTAGTGAACTTATATCTTTCTTTGTGTCTTGGAGTGACTCCTACGTAAAACATTCAGAAACAAATAAAAAGTTTGAAATTCAAATAGTCAACTCCGATACGAACCAAGTACGTATGATTGCGGAATCAATGTGTGTGTCTTTTGACAAGTCAGAGAAGCTTGTATCCTTGTATTTAACTAGCTGTAAGTTGGGCGCAAATGCTAATGTCGTATACCTCGACGGAAGCGAGTATTTATCTGTACCTACTTTGCTAGAAGAGGCTTCAGAGGCAACGGCAGTCATTATAATAATGCAAGAACGTAGCGGTCGAATCACCCATTCTGTTTCTGAAGGTTGGAAAAAAGAAACATTGACATATGCGTTTAGGAAGACTAACCGGCATATTGAAGATACTTTGTTTGACAATGACCTGTACGATTTTGAGGATTAAGCGTGAAGTACTTACATGTGACACTCGGCTTAGAAGATTCGGAAAAGATAGACTACGATGCTGCTTTAAAGTTTTTCGTAGATCAAGGCCTTACTGTAACATCAAAAAGAAACTCTATAACGTGTTGCTTGGTGTTTATCATAGAGTTACAGGATAAGAAAATACAAAAATTATTCACTAATGTCGATCTAATGTTGGTAGACAGTGAAACACAAAGCATGGTGTCCTATAAATTAGACCCTGCTGTAGAACTGCATGACTTGCCTACGAAATTTCCAAAACAGAAATCTTTATCTAATTTCTGTAAGAATGATGAATACGGTACCCACTCTAATTTTGAATATAATTCAGGAATAGACGCTACGGTAACTTTAAACTTACCGGACGGTCCTTTAGACGTACCTTTAAACGACTTCGTTATACTAATTGCAAGTAAGATTAGAGACTTAGAAAACGGTATAGTGTAAATATATAATAACATTAAGAATAAGGTTTACTACAATGACCGACTCAAAAATTAGATTGGATTTTCAGTTCGACACAAAGCGCCAAGCTATATTAAAATCCAGAGGTGTTGACGGTAATTTGTTTGCTAATACCAGAAATAAGTTTGAGTTTGAAGAAGCTGTTTGTAGAATGAAGCCTGAGATTCGCAATGTAATGAACAGAGGCATACCTGTTAAACGTCAAATACGACAGTTGAATAGTATGTTGGAACATCCTCTTAGAAGTAATGTTGTTGTCGGTATTGGAAGTTTCCCCAGTGACAACAGGGCTAAGATAATAGCTTTAAATATAATGAATCGTGCAGTAGACATGCAAATTGCTAACACTAAATCTAGCAGAAAAAACAAACGTCTAGCAGGCAAGAACTATCCTTTGTGGCATAAGGTGTTTGGCGGATTCGGAGATGAATTGCGAGACAACGGTAAGTTCGACAATCCTAGTATGTTGATCATATCAAACATAGGTATAGATTCCACACCTATGAAAGTGGAAAAAGTTAGGGATATATTAGAAAAGTACACCGCAGTGCCAAGAATAGTAATCGTAAATGGATGTTGTCCGATGAAATTTTTTGCAACTAAATTATTTTTACCCATGAACTATGGGTTTTATGTAGGGTCAGACAATAAAACAACCGTTTTAGAGTTCTGATCTACGGAGGTTATCGTGATTTATGAAACAATATCTTATTTCTTATTTACTGATGTTATAAATTCAAACTACAAAGAAGAGCCTGCAAGATTAAACAATGATATTTATTGCAGTATCTTCCAACCGATGTTTTCTACTATTGTTCGTAAATATTTAGACGATAAAATTTGTTACATACCCACGTACAACCAATATCAAACAGATAAGATTTTAAAGGCATTAAAGCGAGGCGTAGGTTACTCAGGGTTTTCTACAAAACATATTGTTACTATAGACGAACACTATAGAAAGACAGGAGGCCCTTTGATAATAGTAGGAGAGGCGTCAAGGACAAAAGAATTAACACTCAAGGTAGACTGGAGTTTTTTGTATCCAATGCTATCCCATCCTGAACTACAAACACTGTTACATATTTCAAACAGTGTTTGTTTTCCTGTACCTTGTAATACTATACCTTGGTACAACACATACATGAATTGGTTTTTAGCAGAACTTGATAGGAGCACACAACATGATTATTTTAAAACAATCTCGCAGTATTAACGAGTGGCATAAGGTCTTTGCTTGGAAGCCTGTACGTATATCGAGAGTCGAACTTGTGGACGGAACTAAGGTCGAGTCCTCGGAGTTTGTTTTTCTATGCAATGTTGAACGTAGAACCACCTACACATCTGGTGTACGTCAAGGTGTTGAGTACAGGCATTGCGTTAAACTTAAACAAGAGCTTGGTAATGTTGTGTCTAGTAAGGTACCAGAATGAGTATTATGAACAACACTATGGATATGTTTGATTCTATGTTTGCACAAAAGCGTATCTATACTGAAGTCTTTTTCTTAAACAAGCGAATAGAAGGTAATAATTACGTATTAACCTTACCTTCTATTTTAAACAAAAGCATAACTGTGTCTGTTTCTATTTCTATGTGCTGTGAAACCCGTGTTAAGGAAGGCTTTGTAGAAATAGAGCAATGTCACTATGTTGAGGCATTACAGTTGACTAAACTTAAAGGATATCTCGATGAACCAGTTGTGTCTGATTGTTGAAGAGCCTTCGTTAGTAGATAGTTCGGTATTGCTCAAGATAGAAGAATACCGAACTATGTTGGTACAAATGAATTCACTCTTAGATCATTTAACGGAATCTTTAGCTACAGTAGATTCCCTATATAGACTAAAGCATACTAAACTTATTTCAACCATGTCGGAGTTGATAGCGCAATTAAATTTAATTGACTACGCCAACGCAGTGACTCCAGAACATGCCGAGCCTGAAAGAAAGTTAACAGAGGAAGAAGTTAATTCCGGTATAAGCCTACTTAAAAAACGTCTAAAGAAACAAGCTGTTAAAACTTACAGGCGCATATGCAACCTAACACACCCGGATAAGACAAAGCGAAAGTCCTTTTCTCAAGAGGACTTTAATGTACTTACAGGATTGTATCACGAGGCACAAAAAGCGTATGCGTCTCTGGATTTAATTACACTTAGGTTTATATTAGGCAAAGTTGCGGAAACCTACGGAACCTGCGTCACTAAGCTTGTGGAAGCTTACGACAGTGTAGAGGATTCCCTTGATTTAGAAACAGAACTTAACTTAATACAAGATAAAGTTAAGGAAACGGATTCTAAAATACGAGACTGTTATGGCAGTGGATTATATACTGTCTTGCGTATGCATGTTTCCAATAACTCTTTAGGCGCATCTTCCGTTTATAGAACAATGCTAGAAAGTAAGATTGCCCAATTAAAGCAACAAATAAAATTATCCCTTTCTAAATAAGCGCGAGCATAACTTAATAATTTAAGAGTGGAAGTAGTTGTTTCGATAACTACTAAATAAGAAACTCTTTCTTTCGAGGTTAAGTTATGCCTGCTACATCTGTACATCCTAGTGCTGGCGTATACACCAATGAAATCGACTTATCGCAGCGTGTTCGTGCTGCAAGTACTTCCATTGGTGCTATAATTGGTGCCGCTCCAAAAGGTCCTGTAGGTGAACGAACTTTAGTTACTGATAAAGAAGAACTAAGGTTGAATTTCGGCTATGGCGATGCAAAAAAATACGGGTATATGTTATTCTGCGCTGAGCCTTTTCTAGCTCAAAGTAGTCAACTGTATGTGACTCGCCTAGTTAACGGTGCGTTAACTGCCGGAGCCTACTTAACTGTTGATAACCCTGCTGCCGCAGTTCCCCAATTATCTTTGACAAACTTTGATGATGGTTCCAACAATCCGCTCGGTATTGTTGATCCTATGAACAATCTTGCGTTTGATCCTAGCGACCCTTCTATTACAAACACATTAATGTTCTTCGCTGCCGCTAATCCTGGTGAGTGGAATAATAAAATTGCAGTTAAATTGCGCCCCTCTAACCCTAAAGGGTTGCCTGTAGGGCAGGGTCATGATGTTAACCATTTTTATATTGATGTGTTTTACGACTACACAGGTCCAAATAACATGCCTGTGGAAAGCTTCCTTGTAAGTAGAACCCATGAGCTTGACGGTGGCGGTCGCCAGATGTTTGTTGAAGATGCAATTAATGGTTCTTCTAATTACATAAGGGTTAAAAACAATCCACTATGTCCTATTGTAGGCGTACTATCCGAGGTGTTTGAGTTTCTTGACGGAGGAACTGACGGAGATGCAGTTACAGCCGATCAAGTTGCCGTTGCTTGGGATTTATATGACGATCCTGAAACACTAGACGTTAATCTACTTATCTCTAGCGGATATGATGTTCCTGTAGTACATAGAAAGATGGATCAAGTAGCCCGTCTACGTGGCGATGCCATTGCTATACTGAACGTTCCAGATTCTGAGTTTGAAGTGTCTAGTGCTGTAAACTACAAGCGAAACACGTTGAACTTAAATAGTAGTTATAGCGCACTGTATGGACCTTTCATACAAATCAGAGATACTGCTAATAATAGGCTTATCTATATTCCGCCTTCTGGACATATTGCGGCAGCGTATGCATTTACAGACACAAATAGAGCGGTTTGGTTTGCACCCGCCGGTTTGTCTCGTGGACAGGTTCGAGTTCTCGGTGTGCGTAAGAAGTACAACCAAGGAATGAGAGATGCACTTGATAAAGCACAAGTTAACGTAATTCGTTTCTTTCCGGGAAGAGGTTATGTTATTTGGGGGCAAGAAACTTGCCAATCTCATGCTAGTGCCTTCTCTAACGTTAACGTTAGACGTTTGATAAACTTTATGAAAAAGTCTATTGCTACAGCCGCACTTGTTGGAGTGTTTGATCCGAATGATGCGTTTTTACGATTACAGTTAAAAAGGCTGGCAGAAGATTTCCTCAAGCCTATAAAACGAGGTCGTGGTTTGTACGATTTTGATGTTATTTGCGATGAGCGTAATAACAAGAATGACACTATTGCAAACGGTGATATAATTCTTGATGTGTACGCCGATCCGGTTATACCAGCAAAACGTATACACTTGACTGCTTTTGTCAATCCAACAGGTTCGCGCTTTACCGAAGGTTCATAATAGGAGCTATACGAAATGGCAGAATTACGTCTTGAACAATTAATTGAGGATTGCGAGCGAATTTCCAACGTTCGCAATTTAGATACAAATAATCCTATAGTGTTACGTTTAAGCCACCCTACAAATGCAACTGTGCATGTGTTGGTGTGTGCTTTGCGCGAACCTTCTGATCTTGTATTACCTATTAACGTAACTTGGTTTAACCTAAATCCTCAGTCTGTGGATTATAGACAGGCTATGCGTAGAGTTAGTAAAGATCCTGATGTATCGGCGAATATGGACCACACTTGGGAGAAGGTTTATCAGTACGATGATGTGTTTGGACTTCAAGAATACGATGCGACAGATACATTACTACTTACAGACAACACAGCTATACCTCCAGCACAACCGACAGTTTTAGGTACTGCTAGATTGTCTGTTCCTGCTGCTGTATCGTCTAACCCGATAGTAGTCGGTGACAACGATCCTAGACTGTCTGATGCTCGTATTCCTACCGCTCATAATCACGTACAAGAACCGGCACAACAGTTAAAGACTTCTGTAGGTACTGTTACTATAAGCGGTTCGGCAGCTCCTGTTGCCGGTATGTCCTTGATTGCTATTAGTGCTAATCAAGCCGAGTGGAGACGACTACGTACTTCTGATATTGACAATTCCTAATCGGGTTATTTGGAGATCAACATGCCTCAAGCATTAGCTACTTTTATCAACAATGCTATTAGTATTGCCGATAAAAGAAATCTTGCAAAAGAAAACCCCATTGTTGTTACTATTCCGCAAACAAATGCTGAAGAGATAATTACTGTAGTATCTTTCATGGAACCTAATCACGTTACATTACCATTTAACGTGACTTGGATTGTGGCAGACCCTGCATCAAGTGATTACAAACGTGCTCTTAGGCGCGTTTCTGCATTACCGTTTGGCGGAAGAAGAAACACATGGGCCACATTAACCGTTTATCAAGACATTCTTGATGAGCCTCAATTCTATGATCGTACTGCAACCTTCAGTTTAGGTGAAGTAGAAACAACAGGTGTTTTACCAGCTACAGCTATAGCTAGAGGTGTGTTTAAACTTCTTCAAGCCGACACAAACGATGCTCAAAATCCTGTGGTTGTTGGAGACAATGACCCTAGAATGACCGATGCTCGTATGCCGGTGCCACACGGACATCCTCTGTTGCCCGCTATTGCTCTTGAAGGGTCTAGCGGCATCAATGATTTCTACGTGACAATATCTGACAGTGCTCCGCCTACTCCTGGCCAAGCACTTATGATAACCGGAACAGGTACTCAACCTAATGAGTATAAAGGTATTTGGCGAACTGTAGTAGCTGCCGATATTGAGTATGACGGTCCGACTTTTGATAGCTTGACCATCAACGGACCTTTAGTTCCTGTAGAAGAGTTACAGCCTGTTGTGTTTAGCGCAGACGCACACTTCTCCGACAGTACAATGCAGTTGAATGTGCCTTGTACTTGGAGTATCATTGCCAATGGCAGTGCTGCTACAATTAGTGCAACAACAGGTACGTTGAATAGTGCTGATATTGTAGGTGATCAGGTTGTACGTGTGCAAGCTCGTTATTTGCATCCTGAAAGCGGGCAGGTTAGAATACAGACATTTGATCTTACAATATTGGATGTAACTGTTGCTAAGACACTCGTTTCTATTGCAATACAGGGACCTGCTGATGTTAATGAGAACTCACAAGCTTCCTATACTGTAATTGCAACGTATGATGACAATTCAACAGCAGGCGTATCACCTGATACATTTACAAGTAGTAACTCCGGTGTAGGTTCTTTTGCGTCAGGTACCGGCGTTCTTACTGTACCTGAGCTACTTGCTAACCAAAGTACAACTTTAAGTGCTGCTTACACAGAAAACGGGGTTGCGCGTTCTGCAACAAAGACAGTTACAGCACACGATTTGACTGTATATCCTCAATCTGCTGTTATCAACGGACCTACAAACGTACCTGAAAACTCCACAGCAACCTATACTATGACAGTTACGTTTACTGATCTTAGTAGTCAAGTTGTTGCAATTTCTAACTGGGCTTCAAGTAATTTGAATGCAGGTACTATAAATGCAGTAAGTGGCGTATTGACAACTCCTGTAGAAATGGGAGCAGATGAGGCATCGACAATATCTGCAAGCTATACTAACGCAGGACGAACTGTTAGTGCTACGCTCAATATAACTTCTTTGGATACTACAAATTATCCTGAAAGTGCTACAATTATAGGCGCTACTTCAATTGATGAAGGCAGTAATACAACTACCTATCAACTGGAAGTTACGTTTACAGATAACACTACTGCAATTGTTCCTGTTGCTAATTGGACGTCTACCGATACCGCATTAGCAACGATAGACAGCGTTAGCGGTGTGCTTACAAGTGCTGCCAACATTAAACCTAGCGGAACAACCACAATATCTGCATCTTATACTGCCGAAGGGCGTACTGTAAGTGCAACCGAAGATGTTATTGTTAACGATACTACAAACTATCCTGTCAGTGCGCAGATCGTAGGTAGTGGAAGTATGAATGAAGGTACTGTGCAGAACTTGATTTTGCGCGTTACGTATCTTGATAGTAGTGTTGCTGATGTTGTTACCAATAACTGGAATTCAAGCAATCCTGCTGTAGCAACAGTAGATTCAGCCACTGGCATACTTACAAGTGCTGCCAACGTTATAGGTAATCAAAATACTCAAATTACATGTAGTTATATCGAGCACGGGGAGCAGGTCACTCCGACAGCCTTGAGTGTTAACATTATTGATATTACAGCATATCCTGTAAGTGCAGTTATTGAAGGTCTAAGTACCGTATCGGAAAGCACGACAACTACATACCAGTTGCGAGTTACTTTCGACAACAGTACAAACAGTATTCAACCTGTATCAAACTGGGCTATCGACAACGGAGCTGCGGGAACAATTAACGCTTCTACAGGTGTGTTTAATGCAGCACCTGGTCTGCTGTCTAATGAACTTGCTAATATCACAGCTAGTTATACATTAGATGGTAATACAGTAAACGCAACGAAAGCTATAACAGTAACCGATGATACGGTTTATCCTGCGTCTGCGGTTATTTTGGGCGCTAATACAGTAGACGAAACAACAACTTCTGTATATCAAATGTCTGTTACGTTTACAGATGCTACCGTACAGACAGTATCAATCTCTAACTGGGCAGTGGACAACACAGGCGCTGCTGGTATTAATGCTAACACCGGCTTACTGTCTGCATTGGATGTTGTCGGAGATAAAGCAGTAAACATTACAGGCAGCTACACTGCACAGGGCGTTACTGTCAATGCTACCAAGCTTATTACAGTCCGTGACTTGACAGTGTATCCTGTAAGTGCTGCTATTATAGGTAATGCTACGGTAGCAGAAGGCTCTAGTGCAACATACCAGATGCAGGTTACTTATGATGATGCCTCTACTGCTATTGTAGGTATTACAAATTGGGTGTCTGATAATCTGTCACTTGCTACAATTAACGCAACGACAGGAGTTCTTCAAGCTACTGCAAACGTTGTCGGCAACCAAGTTGTTAATATAAGTGCTAGTTACACACAGAACGGAGTGACCGTAAATGGCACTACTGCAATTACTGTCTCGGATACCACGGCGTATCCTGTAAGTGCTGTGATTGTAGGGAACGCTTCCGTTGCAGAAAGTACAAGCACAAGTTATACCTTGTCTGTCACATTCTCGGATATGTCTGTTTCTACAGTGACAGTATCAAACTGGGCTATCGACAACGGAGCAGCAGGAACAATTAACGCTTCGACCGGTGTGTTTGTTGCGGCAGCAAATAATACGAAAGTAGATATTGTTGGGAACGTCTCCTGTAGTTATACACTAGATGGAACTACAGTTACACCAACTCCGTTGGCAGTGTCGGTTATTGACACTACGGCGTATCCTGTATCAGCACGTATAGTAGGACCTGCGGCAGTTGCAGAAGGTAGCGCATTAGAAACGTACTTGTTTGAAGTTACCTTTAGCGATGCAAGCGTAGTTAATCGTAACATAACCGACTGGGCTTCAAGTAATCCTACTGCCGGTACAATAGTATCAACAACAGGAGCATTCACTGCTGCAACCGATAATCCTTATGATGAAGTTACTCAGTTAAGCGGTAGCTTTACAGAGAACGGAGACACTGTTACGGCTACTTTAGATGTTACGGTTACTGATGTTACAGTATATCCTGCTTCATTAGCTATCATAGGCTCTACTGTTGTTAACGAAAGTGACGGTACTGTGGCATATACTGCACAGGTAACGTACATTAATAGTTCAACTGCTATTGTTAGTGTAACAGACTGGGCTATGACCGGCTCTGCGGCTAACGTAGGAACAATTAACGCAACTACTGGTGTGTTGACACTACCTACTGATGTTGTAGGCGATCAAAGTTCAACCTTAACTTGTAGTTACACAGAGTTTGGCATTACTGTCAACGCCTCTCAAGTTATTAATATTGTCGATGATGTGTTGAAACCTGTATCTGCTGCTATTACAGGACCTGCTACAGTTGATGAGAATGATGTAGGTTCATATGTATTGACAGTTACCTACGATGATAGCTCCACTGCCGTTGTAAGTGCTACAGACTGGGCCTCAAGTAATGGAGTTGCAGGAGCAATCGTTGCAACAACAGGAGCCTTCACAGCTAATACCGATGTGCCTAGTAATCAAGTTACTAACTTGACTGCAAGTTACACTGAAAACGGAGTTACTGTCAACGCTACATTGCCTATTACTGTAATTGATACCACAGTCTATGTTGTTAGTGCCCAGATACTAGGTACTGCTTCTATGGACGAAGGGGATTCGGCAACGTACCAGTTGCAGGTAACTTATCAAGATACATCCACAGCTATTGTTAGTGTAACAGACTGGGCTTCGAGTAATCCTACAGCAGGAGCAATTAACGCGACAAGTGGTGTGTTTATTGCAACTGCGGATGTTACAGGCAATCAGAGTACAACACTGACAGCTAGTTATACAGAAAATTCTGTTACTGTAACAGGCACTCGTGTTATAAACGTACTTGATACAACCAACTTGCCTGTGTCTGTTGCTATTACAGGACCTGCTACTATTAACGAAAATGAAGTTGCCAGTTATGTTGCTACTGTAACGTATCAAGATGCCTCAACTGTTGTGCAAACAACTAGCGTGTTGGGTAACTGGACAAGAACAAACGCGCTATCAGGTAACATCGGTAGTAACACAGGTCAGTTTGGCGCAATCGAAGTTGCAGGTAATCAAGCTACTGATATAACATTTACTTTTACTCAGTACGGGCAGACAGTCAATGACACTATTTCTATTACTGTTGTGGACGTTGTGCCAGTGTCTCTGGTTATATCAGGCCCAACGACAGCACTTGAAAACGGACCTAATGTCAATCTCGTTGCTACTGTTACTTATAGCGATTCCTCTACTGCTGTTGTTACCAACGCAGCAACTTGGGGAAGTTCTAATGTATCTGTTGCCTCAGTAGGAACTTCTACTGGGGTTGTTGTACCGTCGTCTAATGTTGTCGGAGACCAGCCTGTTGTTATAAGTGCTTCGTTTGTATCAGATGCTACAACAGTAAACGCTACGTATAACATGACGGTAGTAGAATCAGTTAAACGTCCTGCGTCTATTGAAATTACTGGACCTGCTACGGTTAACGAAGGCTCAAATACAATTAACCTTGTAGCTACCGTAACCTATGATGATGCTACTACAGCAATTGTAACATCATCATCCTCGTGGGTAAGTGCGAACAACGGTGTTGCAACTGTCGGTGCTGCTACAGGCGTTGTAACTTCAACAGATAATGTTGTTGGCGACACTCCTGTGAATGTCTCCGTTAGTTACACTGAAAACGGTGTTACTGTTAATGATACGTATGCTGTTACTGTAGCGGAAGCTATACTGAGGCCGGTTAGTGTTGTTGTGTCTGGACCTACTACTGTCAACGAAGGTTCAAATACAATTAACCTTGTAGCTACCGTTACATACGATGATACTTCTAGCGTTATCACAACTGCTAGTGTTAACGGTACGTGGACATCAGATGCCCCTGCAATTGCCACAGTCGGTGCTGCTACAGGCGTTGTTACAAGTGCGTCAAACATTGTCGGCAACCAAGTAGCCAACGTAACTTATAGCTACACTGAAAACGGTGTTACTGTTAATGATGTATACGCAATAACTGTAGCGGAAGCTATACTAAGACCTGTTAGTGTTGTTGTGTCTGGACCTACTGTTGTTGCAGAAGGATCAAACACGATCAATCTTGCAGCTACCGTAACGTATGAGGATGCGTCAAGTGCTGTTACTACAGCCAGTGTTAATGGTGTGTGGGGAAGTTCTAATAACAGTATAGCTACCGTTGATTCTAACGGACTTGTAACAAGTGCTTCTGATATTGTCGGCAACCAAGCTGTTAACATAACTTACAGTTACACTGAAAATGGAGATACTGTTAACGACACTTACTCCATTACAGTTACCGAGGCAATCAAGCGCCCTGCTTCTATTGCAATAACCGGTCCTGTTACAGTGTCGGAAGGCTCGAACACAATTAACCTAGTAGCTACCGTAACATATGATGATGCAACAACATTAGACGTTACTACTGCAAGCACATGGTCATCTTCAGACAATGCAGTGGCTACAATCGGAGCAGCGACCGGCGTTGTTACAAGTGCTAACAGTGTTATAGGTAATCAGCCTGTTGACATATCCATTAGTTATACAGAGAGCGGCGTTACTGTCACTGATACTTACTCAATAACAGTAACCGAAGGAGCATTAACTCCAGTTAGTGTTGCTATTACTGGACCTATTACTGTATCGGAAGGCTCGAACACAATTAACCTTGTAGCTACCGTAACCTATGATGACACTTCAACTGCTGTTGTTACTACAACAGGAGCATGGACAAGTACAAACAGTGCAGTCGCTACAATAGGAGCGTCTACTGGTGTTGTTACATCGGCATCTAATATCGTAGGAGATCAAGCAGTATCTTTCGACTTTAGTTACACGGAGAACTCTGTTACTGTTAACGCAGTACAGCATAACGTTACTGTAGTGGAATCTATACTGAGGCCCGTTAGTGTTGTAATTACAGGACCTGCTAGTGCAGACGAAGGTAGTGTAGCAGGTAATTTTGCTGCTACAGTTACTTACGATGATACTTCGACCGCTGTTGTTACTACAACAGGAACTTGGTCATCAGACAACGTTGCTTTAGTTGTAGTTCCATCTACAGGTGCTTATACTACTGCCCAAAACGTTGTAGGTAATCAGTCGGTTACAGTGACATTTACCTACACTGAAAACGGAGCTACTGTTAATGATACTCATGCGTTTACGGTTAACGAAGTTGCCAAGACACCTGTTAGTATTGCAATAACAGGGTCGGCTACTGTGAGTGAAGGGGCAAACACAAGTCCTTTAACTGCTACTGTAACCTATGACGATGCAACAACATTAGACGTTACTACAACAAGTACATGGTCGTCAGGTACGCCGGCTGTTGCTACAATCGGTGCATCTACTGGACTTGTAACAAGCGCATTGGACATTGTAGGTAATCAACCTGTAGTTCTTAGCGTTAGTTATACTGAGAACGGTCAAACTGTAAACAACACGCACAACATGACTGTTGTTGAGGCAATTAAACGTCCGACAGCTATCACTATTACTGGACCTACTACTATTGCAGAAGGCTCGAATACAGCCAACTTAACCGCTACTGTAACTTATGATGACGCAACAACAGCAAACGTTACAGTATCTAGTGCGTGGACATCGGATGTTCCTGCAATTGCAGCGGTAGGGGCAGCGACCGGTGTTGTTACAAGTGCTTCGGATATCATAGGCAATCAGGCGGCAGTAATCTCTGTTAGTTATACAGAAAACTCTGTCACAGTTACCGATACACATAACATGACTGTTACTGAGGCGATTAAACGTCCAGTTAGTGTTGCTATTACAGGACCTATTACTGTTAACGAAGGCTCAAATACAATTAACCTTGTATCAACTGTAACGTATGATGATGCGACAACCTCTGTTACTACATCAAGTGTTAATGGTACTTGGGGAAGTTCTAATAACGGTATTGCAACTGTAGGAACTACAACAGGTGTTGTTACAAGTGCTAACAGTGTTGTCGGAAACCAAGCTGTTACTATCAACTACAGTTATACGGAGAACGGACAGACAGTTAATAGCAGTCATAACATGACCGTTGTTGAGGCAATTAAACGTCCGTCATCTATAGTGATTACTGGACCTACTTCAGTCAATGAAGGCTCAAATACAATTAACCTTGTAGCTACCGTTACTTATGACGATAGTACTACTGCTGTTGTAACCTCCTCATCTACATGGACTTCATCAAGTCCTGTAGTTGCTACAGTCGGAGCCGCGACAGGTGTTGTTACATCTGCATCTAACGTGCTAGGTAATCAGGTAACTACTATAACTGTTAGTTATACAGAGAGCGGTCAGACGGTTAACGATACTCATGTTGTAACTGTAGTAGAGTCGATCAAACGTCCTGCTAGTGTGGTAATTACAGGGCCTACTGCTGTTGACGAAGGTTCAAATACTATCAACCTAGTAGCTACCGTTACTTATGACGATAGTACTACTGCTGTTCGTACAACAACAGGAACATGGTCCTCTAGTAACAATACCGTTGCAACTGTAGGAGCTTCTACAGGAGTACTTACAAGTGCTGCTGATGTGGCGTCCAACACTAACGTCACTATCACATTTAGTTATACGGAGAACTCTGTGACTGTTAACGATACTCATGTTGTTACTGTTAATAATGTTACTGTCACTATACCTAAAGCTAGATTCGGCTATGGTATATTTGCAGGCCCTAACTTAGATCAGAACGGGTTTACAGGCCCTCAGAGCATTATGGATACAGTCCTGACAAGTCAAGTAACAGACAACGTTGACATGGTCACTTTCTTAGGAGCAGGTGGTGATGGTTCTACTACATACGGCTACTTTGCATATCCTGTAGAACTTGGATTGTTAGCACAAAGTGAGTTCCAAGATACTTCAAATTTGTTTACCGGAGGATGGGAAGGTATTGACGGTCCGTTTGATGCTGCGGTGCCTTATGTTAACTGGACGCCGGACGGACCTAATATAGTTAGTATGAGTGACGGCAGTGGCGTAAGAAATTGGTACATCTATCGTACTGATTTCCCAATTCAAAATCTCACGTTCCGTGTTATTAATTGGCCAAACGTTTAACTTAACTCTATAGAGGCTTGAAATATAGCCTCTAGTTTAATTATTTGGAGATTTACCAATGCCTATTACACTTAGTTCTTTTTTACTACCTGCGGCTTCCGTACCGTTTTTGTCAGAAGATATACATTTACGTGGTGGTTTTATGACAGTTGCGGATGCGGCTGCTCGGGATGCATTACACTTAGCTAAACGCAAGAAAGGTATGATAGTTGTCACACAAGATACAGGAGAGTGGTGGACAATCGGCGACAGTATTAATACGTGGGAGCCTGCGGATCTTTCTAGTAAGCTGAGTCTCGGTGATGGATTTTCTGTAGATGGTTCAGGCAACATAGTCTTTGACGGTGCTGATGTTGCTACAGAAGGACAAGTATTTACCAAAGTAGGAGGCTCTTTAGTCTGGGCAGATGCTTCCGGAGGTGGCGGCGGGTTTACACCTACACGTACAACTATTATTGAAGCTACAGGTTCTTTGTCTCAAGATCAATCTGAAAATATTGATTTTGCAGGAGCTGGTAACGTTGCTATGATTATCTCGCTCACAGTAAATCAACCTGATATATTGGTTGAGTGTTTTTCTAATAGTGCGCGAACTTCATCAAACCCTTATAGTTTTCTATCGAGAACCGGGCATTTGACGGACGATGGTACGAGTCTGCTCGAAGACTTAAGTACTCAGTATAATAGGCGTTATGCATTTGTTGTTAATGATGAGTTAGGTAACGGGCCTAAGTATTACTTTAAAGTAACGAATAAAGGCGCAACCCCTGTTAGCACATCTGTTAGTATAAACTTTTTAATTTTGCAGCCTTAATGTAGGAGTTTGTAATGGATACACTAAAGTTCAATCCTATTACAGAAGTACCTACGTCTGACATTGTTATTTCTGAAACTATTATTGTTTCTGGTCTACCTGGTCCGACAACTGTAACAGCTTTTGATGTTAATGTAGGCTTAGCTGACGGGGCTTCAAACACTTCCACAACTACTATAGCTGCCGCCACTTCAGATACAGTACCTTACACTATAACTGCAAACGGTAATGAAGTCGGGTATGAGGCATACAAAGCACTAGACGGAGACGAATCAACAACTTCTTGGTCTTGGTTAGGTGCTGCAGGTGATGTAAATGCATCGGCATATCTGCATATTGATTTAGGTAGACCTAGACTTATAAATAAATACAGACTAAAAGGTGCAGGTTCTCCTGAAATATCAGGTCCGCAAAACTGGACTCTGTACGGTAGTAATAACAACAGTACGTGGGTAGAATTGCATGTCCGTGCTAATGGCAGTCCTTTGGCAAATACGTTTACACCTTATTTTACTTATGCGACTCCTATAGTTGGCTATCAATTTTTAAAACTAGAGATAACCAAACATGGTACTGCGGGCGTTACTATACATGAATTGCAGCTTATTGAGGACACTGCTGCGATACTTGCTGCTGCCGGGGAAGGCATTATCATAGGACCTTATGGAATTCATAACACTTCCGTTACTCCTATAGCTCCAGCAACTTCAAATACAGTTCCTTATACTATAACAGGCGATGAGATAAATGCTCTAAATCCTAAGTGGAAAGTGTTTGACGGCAATAGTGGACAGGATATGTGGGCAGCATATCCGGCTGATCCTGTTTTGAGAGAGCCTATAGATTTAACTATTGATTTAATAACTCCTCGTGTTATTAATAAATACAGGGTTAGAGGATATCCCGTACTTCAACCTGCCTACCCAGTATACGAGTGGTCTCTATTCGGCAGTGTCGATGGCATTACGTGGATACAGGTTCACACTCATAGAAAAGAGTCTTATTATTACCATGAGTGGAGCCCTTATTTTACTTTTGCTGCACCGGAAGCAGGCTTTAGATATTTTAAAATATCATGCTTGGACTACGGTATTGAAGGAGCTTCTTTCAACGAGATAGAATTGATTGAACATACTTCTTTCACTGCGGAAGATTACAGCCCTCAAATTCTTATTGTAAATGGATTAGAGGCCGGGGCAAACGCTGTTGTAAATAACGGGGATACGTTGGCAATAAGAACAACCGCGTCCTCTATTCCTCATACCTCTGTATTTACAGCGATTGATTTTTTAAACTATAAGAAAACTATTCTTGCTGTACAAACAGATAGTGTCGATCAATTAGGTACGGATCCTGCATTACTATACAGCTTACCGTTTGAATTCACTTATGCTAATGTAGCGCCAGCTAATCAACTACTTGTAATAGACAATCCGTTAACTCAAAACAACGTAGGATCGGCGTTCTCGATAGTAGATAATTATAGTCCTGGCGGAGGCACATTTAATAACAGTCAACCTTACGTGTTTGTAGCTGATTACTTCGGCAATAAAATACACAGGATTGACGTTGTTACAAACCTTGTTGTACAGACTATAAACGTAACTTCTCCTTACGCGATTAGCAGTACACCAATTTCCGCACCAACAGCTACAGAAATTACACACACTGTTGTTGCTTGTCCTGATACGAATAGAGTTAACATTTACACAGGTGAAACCCATGTACTTATGCACTCAGTTGTTGTTGGGAATAAACCTGTCGCAGTATTAGGAGCTCCTACAACAACCGTAGGAGATTTTAGTTTCTATGTTGCCTGTTTCGATGACGATACTGTTGAGTTTTGGACAAGTGTACAAGGAGCTATGCCTACAAAGACAAAGACCTACACATTTGCAGTTAATTCAGGACCTGCGTTCTTAACATTGACAGATACTCTTGTTTGGGTATCATTAGTGAAAAGCAGTGAGGTATGTAGTTGTGTGGTTGCATCCGCTACTGTAAATACACCTATAGCCATGGCTGCTGTGCCTTGGAGCATAGTGTGTAGTGAAACTCACAGTTACGTTGCGCTGCCTTCTGCAAGTAAAGTAGCGGCTATCCAAATAGATAATAGTGCTGTTGTAAATATTAATGTAGCGGATGAACCTTCATTCTTATTGCTATTAGATGCGTCTTTGTTTGTATTGGCTTTCAGTAGCGGTGAAATCAATAGGTATGATATAACTACACCTACAACACTAACGTATAGTGCTACTTGGACAGGTCGAAGATTAGGAATGTCGTTTACTGCAAACAGTGATAACACCAAACTGTACGTAGCAAATCTATATGAAGATAGTCCTAACAGATGGATAACATTCGACAAAGACCCTGATAATTTTGATTTAACTGACCTTACGAATCAAATTGCAGACACGGAAGTTATTTCAAACACTGTTGTTATAAGTGGTATAACCGATACAGCACCTATGGCAATACCTGATATATTCGGACTACGGATAATTAAGAACGGTCTTGGTGTAGGTACAGAAACAACAATAGTTAACGGTGATACTATACGTATAGCTGTTACTACTCCACTAGCTAACGGACCTATAAGTGTTCCAATTATGTTTGATACATTTTGGGAAATCTGGGAAGTTGGTATAGACGGAGCTTTGTTGTCGAGAACTAGAGTTAGCGGCTATTTAGGCGGTGGTTAAATAATTGATTTCATTTGGAGTTTTACATGTCCAATAAATTTATAGTAGAAGCTGCTGTAGAGTTCGATCCTGCTGATTATATTTGGCGCAGATACAAAGGAACTCGGCGTAAGACCTACAAGAAAAAACACCACATACACGACGTTGTGTTAGAGGATGGTGATATTTACGGAATAAGGCAGACTAGAAGTAGAACTCCTAGTTATCAAATGCGATTATTGAAAGAGCAAAACATACCTTACAGGAATTTCACTCAAAAAGAAATTGAAGCACTAGATAAAGTCAGTAGGGCGTATACCGGCAAGATTATTGTTGAAGGTGTACAAGAAGGCAGACAAAGAAGAAACCGTAAATTAACACCTGAGTCTATTACAGAACCTAACCGACTCAAAGATGTTATGTTTACTCCTAGAAAGGTGCCAAAAGAGACACTTGTAGTAGACAAGTCTTACTACCAATGGCGTAAGATGTCGTCTGGAAGTACCCCTATCAAAATAACAGCAAAGAAGAGCGGTAAAGTAATATGTGTTATCAGTGCAGGTGATATAGTCGGGTTACGTTTTGTCAAACCTTCCTTTGGCGGCTATATAATACTACCGGACGGGCAGAGAAGGCAGATTCATTCTGATACGTATGCTGCGATTATAGAAGCAGCTAAGATCCTTCCTACAAGATACCAAAGAACTGGTTTAATTGATGTTAAAGAAGTCAAACAGGTTGTCAAGAAAGAAGACAAGGTTAAGCCTGTTAAGATAAATATTGTTACCAAACCTGTTTTGAAAGTGCCTGTAGAAGAAGCACCTATAAAACGTAAGTACGATATAGATGAGGATGAGATTGACATACTCGAACAGGTTAAAAAGACACACCGTGCTGTTCGTAGTGTACGTAGACAAATTGCCAAAGAAGCTCCTGAAATTTTCGATGCACCTGATGAGTTTGAAGAAGAAGATGAGGATTCGGTTGCACCGGTAGCAGAGGACAATGAGTTTGACGACAACTGGTTAGACGGTGACGACGATGATGATTTTGAAGAAGAAGAGCCTTCTACTGATGAACCTGATGACGATGAACCTGACAGTGAAGAAGGTGCTCCAGGTGAAGATGAGCCTGAGGATGACGATGATTTAGAGGCATTAGTTGATTCTATAGCACAAGGTGATGTTGTTAGATTTAAACAAGCTCCTGCCAAAGAGTTTATTTTCTTGCATGAAGAACCGTTAGAACGTAATCCAAATATTGTTGAATTATTTTTCCACGAGCGTACAAAGAACGATGATGATACTATGTACAGAGTTCGTGTAAACACAAAATACACTATGAGAGATTTCAAACAAGACGGCGCGGAAATAATAGAAACAATTGACGATGATGAGGAGCTGAAGGAATTGCAAAATGCAGTTGACTTGGCTGATATTAAACCAATGTCTTTCTTTAAAGGGTAATATTATCATGGACATCATTTAAGTTACTGTAAATACGTATAAACACAACATCGGTCCAATAAAATGTCTAAACCTACACTACCAACAAACGTTTCTTTACGTAAACTTAAACTTAATGACTCCAACGAGATTAACGACTACCTTGAAACTTTAAATCGTATACAGGTAATAGGGTTAGCAGAATACCTCGACTATAACTACCACACTCTTAATAAGAGTCTTGTAAGTGATGAAGCATATGATATAGTACGCGATCATATTACTGCTAAATGGCCTAAGTCCCTCTATCTAAAGAGGGTAGGACACGCTGTTGTAAAGCGTAAAGGAGTTGTTGAAGTACAGTTACCTGTTCCTATGCCTAGTATGGACAAGATAAAATCTGGCAACGGAAGCGTTGCCAAGTTTACTAACAATGCTAGAGGCACGTATGTAGTAAGTGACAAACTAGACGGTATAAGTTTAGAGCTTATGTACACAAACGGGGTGTTGACAAATGCGTATACTAGAGGTAACGGCATCAAAGGTCAGGACGTTAGCGGAGTTATAGCTGCGTTAGACTGCCCTAAGAAAATAGCTATTCGTAGTACGTTTATTGTACGCTTGGAGTTTCTTGTGCCGACAAAACACTTCAATGAGAACTACAGTAAGCACGAAGGTAAAGGAGACTTCGCTACAGGCAGAAACATGGGAGGAGGTCTACTATTACGTAATGAACCTAGCGCAAGAGTAAAATCTTTCCACTGCGTAGCTTATGGTATAGTAGGAGGTAAAGGCTCTAGTGATCCTATATCTAAGCAATTAGCTACATTAAAGCAGTTGAAGTTTCGTGTAGTCGCGTTTAAGAGAATAAGCGGTATATTGGACGATGCTAGGCTCACTAAGATTCACGACCTACGAAAGAAAAAGTCTATATACGATATAGATGGTATAATCGTTGCCAAGGACATAGCCGCTGCTCCTACTAGATCGAATCCTAAACACGCTAAAGCATTCAAAATAAACAGTATAGCCAATTCTAAAGTTGTTTCTATTACTAAAATCGAATGGCGTAAAAGTAGGCACGGTAAATGGATTCCTCGCATACACATTGACCCTATAATTCTCGGAGGTGTTGAAGTACAGCACTTAACAGGACATAATGCTTACTATATAACTCACGGATTTAAGTATCAAGACAGAGCTAAAGGATTACCAGTTCGTCCTATGAATGTAGGTACACAGATTCGCGTTATACGATCTGGTGATGTTATTCCTTATATTATGGAAGTAGTCAAACCTTCTCGAACAGCATCCGTTCCAAGTTCTCCTTATACACAAGACCCAAATGGCGTACACTATCTGACAGGTAACTTAGAAAACGATGAAGACGTAGTGTTAAAGAACATCATTCACTTCTTTAATGCTATGGAAATAGAAGGAGTTAAAACAGGGGTTGTCAGTAAGTTAAGGGCCGCAGGATACCGCACTATAAAGAGTATTATAAACGCTAGTGCTTCTGACTTCATGGAGATTGAAGGCTTCCAACAACGTAGTGCAGTAAACCTTGAGAAGAGTATACAAAAAGGACTTAAAGAAGCAAACTTTGTACGTACAGCAAGTGCTAGTTGTGTCTTCGGAGATAAGATAGGAACTAGAAAGTTACAAGAGCTTATAGATCACTACCCTAACATAATGGACATGGCGAAACTGCCTAAAGAAGAGTTAGCTACAAGAATAAGGGAAGTCCGTATGTTTGCCAACCTGTCTGATAAAATAGCAGAAGGACTTCCGAAGCTTGTTAAGTTTGTTGCTGCGCACGGTATAGTTATAAAGAGAGATAAAGGACCAGAATCTACTAAATTAGCCTCTCTGAGTGTGTTGTTCACTTCTGTACGAGATGCTGATCTTGCAAAACATATAAAAAACAATGGAGGAAAATTAGCAGGTACAGTAAAACAAGCTAATTTACTCATAACAAAAGAAGGAGCTTCTAACAATAAAACCGAACAAGCTGCTGAATTAGGAATACCTGTAATGACCGTAGACCAGTTTAAACGTAAGTATAAAATAAGGTAAGACTATGATACTGCAAAAAAATGTAACCGATATAAACAACGCTATTCGGAATCTAACTAAGCTGCATATCCAAGAACGGTTGCAAGATACGTTGGACATACCACCGCTTTCTGAGACTGCAAAGCAGATTATCAGTTTACGCACAAGCCCAAGTGCTTCTGTAGAGAAGCTTAGTGCCATTGTTGAGATGGACCCGAGTTTAAGCGCACAAATAATAGGATGGGCTTCCAGTGCATACTATGCTGCTCCTGGAAAGATAAATTCTGTACACGATGCTATTGTTCGTGTTCTAGGTTACGACTTTGTATTGAACATTGCAAGCGGTATTGCTATAGGAGGTTCTTTACGTGTAGCAAACCAAAAAGAATATTGGTTGAAAGCTGTGTGGACAGCTACACTGGCCGATAAACTAGGTACTATTATTTGTCGTACGGACAAGGATTTCGATAAGAGTGTGTGTTATTTGGCGGGACTGTTGCACAACTTCGGATACCTTATTGTTTGTCATGTGTTTACAGCATACGCAAACTCCATTCAAGACAGAATGAGTCTAAGTGGAGAGGATAGGGAAACTATTGAGCAAGATATTCTTGGCGTAACAGGCAACCAACTAAGTAGTTCTTTATTGCACGAGTGGGGATTGCCTGAAGTAGTAACTTTAAGCATAGCTCACCAGAACGATCCGCTATATGTTAACGGGTATAGTACTATAAGCAGGTTATTGAATGTCAGTGTGCAAATACTGAAAGAACGTGGACTATACGAAGGAGAGTCCTGTGATTACTCCGAACTACTGGAACAATTAAATATAGATAGAGAAAGTGTAGATAAGATAATGGAATCTCTGCTTGAAAAGGCCGAAGGTATTAATAAAATCGCAAACGATATGATATAGAGGAATTAAAAATGAAAGTACCAGTAAGACCGAGAAACTCAATCGAAAGCACATCGAGCGCATTACAAGACCACTATCAGAAATTCTTTATGCAGAAGTTATCTAAGTACGGCGCAGACTCGCCTGCATCCTTAGACAAGGACAAGTTGTCCGACTTGTTTGAGGAGATTAAAAAAGAATGGCCGGCAGAAAGAGCATCGTTTGAGAAAAACCAATCTGTATAATTAGCGGAATAAATTATGAGTAAGGTAGCAATATACACAATTGCAAAAAACGAATCCAAACATGTTGATCGCTGGTATGAAAGTGCTAAAAGTGCTGACGGTATTTTTGTACTTGATACAGGAAGCACTGATAATACTTTGGAGTGTTTGGCAAAACATAAGGATATAACTGTATTCACTGCTGAATTCACACAGTTTCGTTTTGATCTTGCTCGTAATTTTATTCTTAATCAAATACCGGAAGACTATGACTGGTGTGTATTTTTAGACATGGATGAAGTGTTTGAAGAAAATTGGCGCGAGTTATTGGAAGAAGAGATTACAACAAATACCACAGCTACCTGTTTCAACGTGTTTTTTGTTTATTCACGTACACCTGATGGGTCTCCTGACACAACTTATATGCGAACAATGGTACACAAGAACGCATTATATGATTGGTACTATCCTGTACACGAACTTCTTAAGTGTAAAGGAAGATCGGTCGAAATAGATACAAGTATAAAGGCATTCCATTTACCAGATGTTTCTAAGGAACGTACTCAGTATTTACCGTTGTTGGAACTCTCTGTACAAGAGAATCCAAACTCTTCAAGGGCATGTCAATACCTCGCAAGAGAGTATATGTACGATAAACAATACCAACGTGCCCTTATGTTTTTCCAGAAACATATTAATATTGAAGACTCTCCTGTATTACGAAGTGAGTCACTTAGGTACATGGCAGAGTGCAATGTTAGTTTAAATCAAAACAAACTTGCAGAATGTTGTTATTTACGTGCTATAGCAGAAGCTCCTAGCCATAGAGAACCTTGGGGAGATTGTGCTGATTTTTACCACAGAGTCAAAGACTACGAGTCGTGTTTAGGAATGGTTAGTGGCATGTTACGCATACATGATATGCCACTAGATTCTGTTATACGTAAAGATGCATACTATAGTTCTTGGCCTTACCATATGGGTGCTGTGTGTTACCATAACTTAAAAGCCACAGAACTAGCGGTTGAGTATATTAAAGAAGCTCACAACTTAAGTCCTAATAACCCTTATGTGCTGTCTGACTATGTTACAATAACTAAGACTTTGCCTAGTAATATCAAAATTCAAGGTGTCCGACATGAAGAAAATACAGATACAGTTGCATGAGAGTACATCAAAAGGCGCACCTAGTTCCCGATATAAGCCGGCTAAGTATAAACCTACAGACGGCTCAAAAAACCTAGAACGTAAGCTGGGAGAGAAAGAATTTTTAAAGCTCGCACAGGCGCAGAAGCTTAGGTATTTAAAAGCTTTCCCTAATTCTAGTCACCGCTTTTTGATGAAAGATGCTCCTGAAAAGAACAAGCACTTTGCAATAAAGAAAAAGGCTTTCAATAAACCGAAGCAAGATATTGTTGTACATGACAATAAGTTACCTGCAACAATAAAGATAAAGCAGCAAGAGCGAGATAGAGACCAAGCCGCTACTGAGGAACAAGAGTATAAAAAGGACTTCAAGAATTTCATTAACAGAGAGTCTGTAGGAGCTATCCAAAAATTAAATCCTAAAGATTTAATGGTTGCAGGTAACACAATACGAAATAACGTTCCTCAGATATCTACTGCGGTCTACGATGCGTTTGAAAATAAGAGCGGTATCTTTGAAGCAGGATTGAGTTCTGTGCAAAAGATATTCAACGGTGAAAAGATTGATCCTAAAGAACGCAAATCAGCTACTCAAGTTATGGCTACAGTAGCCAAGTATGCAATGCTTGCTGCCGGTATTGCTATTCTTGCTACCGCTGCCGCTCCTGCTGCTTTCATTGTTGCTCGCATGATGCACGAAAGCTGGGGTTCTTTGGACGAAGCTAGTGGCGACAAAGCTATTAGAGACAAGAAGAGAGCGGACAAGAAAGCCGCTAAAGAAGAGATAAGACGTTTAGAGGAAGAAGCAAGAACGCCGGAAGAACGATATGAAGAAGAGAAAGCTAGAATAGCAAAACTTTTAAATAGCGGTAAATTGAGCCAAAGAGCTTTTGAAAAAGCTATGGAGAAAGTTGAAGACGATTTCGCCGCAGATAAAGAAGACTATGAAGACAACAAGCGAATGCGGGAGCGTGGAGAAATCCCTAAACGTAAACGTAAAAAGAAAGTTGAGGATTATGTAGAAGCCGCTACTTTATACGAAGCTATAGACGACCCTGTTTCCGTGACATTGAACAATTTAATTGTAGGTGTCGGAGATTTCATAACACACATGGATTTAGATGAGTTGAAAGAAAGGGCTGGTGGCACATTTAAAGGCATGGCCTCAAACAACAGTTATATGTCTGCAATTGTACGTAATGTGTGTATACAGCATGATTGTTATTTGCCTATTCAAGATATAGGTATAGGACTGCACGGAACTTGTCACTCTAATGATATAAATAAATGGTTGTCTGATCTAAGGGATGTATTTAACGCACACGGCTATACATTTATAGAACCTGATGCTACAACTTGTACTATAAATAAAGGTAGTTTGTATAAATCGTATAGGTCGGAACTAAACGAGACAGTTTCATTCACTTTCAATAGACAATCTCGACTGTTTGCCATAACCTATAACTAGGAGACTGTATGCCAAGAATTTCATATCGTTGTTTACCTAACCAACGCCATAAACCTATCGCAGAACGAACGCACTGGGACGTAATGTACGGTAAAATTAAAATAGGTTCAATATCAACAGACGGCAAAGATATATCAGAAGACAGGTCACACTCTTTACGTATATGGAAAGCTAAACTTATCACCGGATTTAATGCATTCGAGTTTCCACATGCAGATAACGATGACATTAAGGACGAGCCTTACTTTGTCACGAACGATAACGAGTTTGATGAGCACAACCTGGAACTTTTAAACCCTTTGTATATGACTATGGCTGAAGCTAGAAAGTTTATTGTAGGGGTTTTTAAAGATAAAAACATGAAGTAGTTGTGGTATATTACGCTGTATAGCAATGATGTGCAATGGAATATAATTACTGACTTATGTAAATATAAAATAGGCGTTGCTTCTGGATATTCTTACGGTAATGAATTCGACAATACCGACTGCTTAAAATCCACTGTCGAGGCAGTTACTTTGGAAGAGCAGAATTTAAAGAAGTTGTTGGCCAAAACTATAGACATTACGTTTATGGACGACACTGCCGCAACATACTTGATTAGAAAAAATCTAAACTCAAGCAGTAAGTTAATTAAATTAGGAACTAGACAACCTTTAACATCGTTGAGTGTACATCTCGTTTGCTCTAAGAATAACACCTCATGTTATAATGTTATCCGTAAGTTTAATGAAGGACTGCGTATACTTAACGCTGACGGCACTATAGATTCCATAGTACGCAAATCGTTAGTATATTGAAAAATACTAATTTTATTGTAACACAAACCAACGCCAGGAAATTACAAATGAAAATATCTTTAGATTTAAACGGCTATGAGTCTGATTCTGCCGAAGCTTTAACTAGAGACGAAAAATCTCTACAAACTGCAATTACAAGGCTCGCCCGCTACAAAGAAAAAATAGCTGCTACTGTTACTAGAATACGTACACTAAAGTCAAAAGTAAAAGCTGCCGGACGTAGCGGCAGAGTAGCTGCTAAACCAAAAGCCGGTAAAGCTCCTGCTGCTAAACCAAAAGCCGGTAAAGCTCCTGCTGCTAAACCTCTCAGCAAACGAGGAGCAGCTCAAAGAGAAGCCGTTAAAGCTCCTGCTAAAGCTCCTGCTAAACCTGCTGCTGATGCTAAGTCACCTGCTCAGGTACACAGAGAACTTGTCCAGAAGTATGCTGCGTTGAATAAACGTGTGGAAGCAGCATACAAACGAAAGGATTACATTAAAGCTAAAAAGTTAAATGCTCAACTTGTTGAGTTGAATAAAAAGGTTAAGGCTGCGATGAAGGCAGATATGGAATCTCGTGTAAGCAAAAAATAAATAAACCGAAACATTTAAGGTAACACTATGAGCCACATGCAATCTATAAGTTTTTCTTTAGGTCAAAAACCAACAGAGCTTCGCGGAATCAGCGGCAAATCTAACTCTATTAATCTAAACAAAGAAGTTACAGGAGCCTCTGAAGGTCGAACTATAGATGCTAATATGTGGCTTCCTCGTGCAGCCGAAGTATACCAGATAAGTCCTAAGCTTTCTGATTATATACTTGTTCCTGTACCTAGTCTTATAAGTGATATAAGTAATACAAACGGCGACTCTGTTTCTAAAGCAGAGTTGCTTCGCTTTCATCCTGATCAAGGCTGTCTTGCATATCAAACGTGGAAAGGGAAGCCTACCCATGTAGAACACGCCAATAAGGATATAACTAAAGCTAAAGGAATTATCCTTGACGTTTTCTTACGTCCTATGGCTAGATATCACGGAAACCATGTTAAAGTTATAAAGCTCCTTGCATTTGATAGAACTAAAGATGAGACTCTTTGCAATAACATACTTGAGCGTAAGGTAAATACATACAGTTTAGGTATGTGGTTCAAGAGTTACACCTGCACAATATGTAACAATCAAGTAGGTCAAAACTTCGGGCGTATGTGTGTACATACAAAACCTAGAAAACCTATCTATCAGCAACCGGATGGTAAATTGGCTTACAGACAGTGTGAGAATATCATAGGTTTCGAGACCTCTGTAGTATTGGACCCTGCATACGTAGTAGCCTTGTCCGATCATTTGATTGATGTTAGTAAATTTGCTTGATACTCCTATGATACAGATTCAGATATCTTTGTCTGCTAATGAATTGAAGGTTGAATCCGTTGTTGAGAATATGTACAAGGAGCTCCGCAGTACAAGAACAGGTAAAAGCTCTTGTCACACGCGAACTATAGCCTACATAAAAGAAAAACCTTGTATAGATTGTCAAATAGTTATCACATACGCACCTGATGTTAGGAATGAAGGTAACGAATTTGCTGTACATTCATTTGTAAAAGAAAATGCAACAGATACTATTGAGTTCGACAGTCAGCACGGAACTATTAGAAATAACATTTATTACAATACAGAAGTAATAAAATCAAAAGGTAAGGAGTATAAAATACCCAGACAGCATTTAATGAAGCACTCCTATAACCTAGATATTTCTGCGTTTAAGGCAGCTAAAAGTGCTGCCGAAGCTGTATCATTATTAAGAAAGACTTAACATCCGCTCCGAATTAATACTCCGAGGTCACCGCTCGTTACTTCCCTTATGCGGTTTTTCTAAAGCACCCTGTAGTATTGCGCTTATTTTACGGGACAGACTATGCCGTCCCAGCAATATAGTTTTTGTACAACTACACGCACCGTACAATTACCGTAAAATAAGCGTCCCTCTCTATTTTAAACTGCATAAAAAATCCTTCTTATTTTTTCTTATTTTTCCTGTTTTTCTTAATTTATACTTGAATTTGATAAAATGTTTTTTATATTCGTTTTGTCTATTTGCGACCTTACTCGGTCGTCATTTAACCTAACTCCATCCTAGGAGATTGAAATGTCTAAGACCCGAACAAACGACACCAAAACAGTACTTAGAGGTATCGTAGTTGCCGGGAACTCACGACAAGATGTTGAGGAGAACTATCGTTCAGTAGTAACTGGAGTGTCTGTAAAAGCACTACAGCCTGAAGATAATTCTTTCACTATTTTAAGCAACGCCGATGCCGACATTAGTTTATTTAATCCACTTACAGGTATGTTGGATTTAGTAACCGCAAGTGACGATTTAATTGGTCGTATGGAATTCCTAGCTTCTGATAGTGAACAAAAAGTTACTGCCTTCTACTCGCTATGTAGCGACAGTGAAGGTAACGGCTGCAACTCTCATCTTATCGCTGATGACCCTGAGCTACTGAAACATTGCCCAGTATGTGCATCAACATTAAAAATGTTGGATGAAGATGATATCAATGAACTACTTAGTAGTTCAAGTGACGATGAAGACGATGATTGTCCTGATTGCTCCGAAGATAGTATTATTTCGGTTGCCAATTCGTATGAGGAAGCCCAAGAAGCCTACTACGAACTTGTATCAGGTACGGCAGAACCGTTTGGAATTCGTTGCGAATACGCCACAATCCTGTCAAATGTAGACTCTTCTGAGTTTTCACACAGTCCATTTACATCAAAAGCTAGTGCAGATGTTGATTTGGATGATTTTGACACAGAAGCTATTGCTAGTGCTGGAGCTGGAGAACAAACTGCCAACTACTATGTATGTGCAAACACAGAAGGTTGTGGTAAACATATTATTTCCAGTTCAGATAATCCTGTATTCTGTCCTTCCTGTTCTTCCGGTCTCATTGAGCCTGAAGATGATCCTGAGGCGATTGCTTCTGATAAGGAAACTGAGTTGGGTAAGGAGGATGCTATTAATACTCTGTTAGGCGAGAAAGGCAACATAGTTGCAGTTGCCGCTACTGCAAAAGAAGCAAAAGCTCAATTTATCAGTCTATCAAGATTAGAAAACGATGATGTTCATACATATGATTGCGAAGGTACTGTAGTCGCATCTAATATTGATAACTCGGAGTTTTCCTTCAGTCCTTTTGACGGTGAATCCGTTTCAGAGGTTGATGTTTCTGATGACTTTGAAATTGAAATCATTGCATCCGGTTCCAAGCAAAATATCGAAGCGCATCATTACGTATGTTCCGCAGATGATGAATGCGGTATGCATATAGTTGCTTCTGTAGAAGTAGAAAGCTGCCCTTCATGTTCTTCCGGCCTTATTGAGCCTGAATCAACTTCTTCCGACGATGAAGAGGACGATTACGATGAAGAGGATGAAGAGGAAGACTTTGAAGACGATGACGAAGATGATGACGATGACGACTTCGACTCTGAGTCTGCTGCCGAAGAAGAGGAATATATAAACTCTTTATCTTCCGAAGACCTCGATGATTATTTAGACTCTTTATCTTCGGATGACGAGGATGATTCTGACGATGACGAGGATGATTCTGACGATGACGAGGATGATTCTGACGATGACGAGGATGATGATGATGGTGATGATGACTCGGACAATACCTTATCAGTCTCTTCTGTAAAATTCAAGTCTTCTAAGAGAAAGCCGGAAGACTCTACCGTTGCTGTTAGCTTGTTGTCTATCGCATCTTCCTATGAAGAATACGATGCAGCTAAACTTGAAGTATCTTGTGCAGGTACAATCCAAAACGAAACAACTTGGATTGCATTTTATGACGGAATGCCTGTAGCAAAAGCCACAGCGTCTAATGCACTTAAGCATTCTGATATCTTCAATAAGCCTCTGTTCGGTAACGCCTTCTTAGCTACCGCTAAAGAAAATTCCGTGCAAGAAGCTTTAAGTGCTTTCGGCTTTAAAGAGTTTTGTCCTGAGTTTAACGTGGAATCACACGTTGAAAACGAGATAGCTACTCAGGTAGAAGCCAAAGTTAAAGATGTTGAAGATAAGCATCAAACAGAATCTAATGATTACAATGAACGTATGCAATCGGCGCTTGCTACTGCTGCTCAAGGTATCAATAGAAACTTCTTCAAAGGTATCGTTAACCCTAACCCTATTAAGACAGCACTTGCTTCAAGTTTGGCAGCCGCTGGTTTACGGGAGCCGGAAGCTATTATAGCTAAAGCCTTTGCAGATCATTCGGACGCATATCATAAGAATTTGATTAATAAAGCTTCGGAAATTGTAGCTAAGTCTATTGAAATTCAAAATGAACTTGCGGAAGCCGTTGCCGGTAGTAACCCAAGCACAAATACTGATACTGTTGTCCCTATAGGCACCCCTGCTAAATTACCTACGCAGAAACCTATGGAATCAACATCGTCTGTATCTTCTGGGGAAAAACCTGCATTCTCTCGTATGGATGCAATCCTGGCTGGCTTAGGTCAGCGGAAATAACCCCATTTTTTAGATAAAAATCTTAATATGCCCCAGGAGGGATTGTACATGATTAATCAAAAATATACTCGTATCTTTGATACCGAGCACCACAACGTAGAAACTGCTGCAAGTATTCCTGATGAAGGTATTGCGTTAGTTTTCGTTAAAGAGAATGACCTTACTGTTGTTACTCAAAGTAAGGGTGTTGCAGGTGAAGTTTTTGCAGGAGTTTCTCTTGCTCGTAACACACCTCCGTTGTTCGTACCATTCGTGTATGAAGGTGTTGTGGACTCAGCCTCAGGTCTTGAGTTGCCGCGCACTCCAATTACAGGTCAGATCCTTGTTAGGGTTGACGGCGCTGCTGCTACTATAGTTGCAACAGTACCTGCTTCTGCAAGCGAAGTTCAATTAGTAGATAAAAACCTAACATTCCACGCTGCTGCTAACGGTAAAACTTTGGCTGTACAGTTCATGTATGAGCCTACTGTAACAGAAGCTCGTCAGTATAAAGGTGATGTTGCTGTTGGCGGACTGTCTGCTACTGCACAAGGCGTTATCGGCGTTATCACACGAGGTACTGTGTCTACTACTTACTTTAATGCTGCTGATGATTGGACAGGTGCTCTTTCTGTTAAGCTCGGTGCTGACGGTATGTTCACTGTAAGCGGCCCCGGTGAAGTAGTTCCTAACTGTACAGTTATGTCTTCGCCTAGTGCAGGTAACCCAACCTTAGGTTTACGAATTGGTTAATAAGCCATTTTTGTCTACGCTATAAATTTAATTGAATTTTCGGAGAAACATATATGAAATCCAATACACAAGGCGCCAGAATGGTTCTTGCTAACGGCGACCCAATTACCGAACTGCGTTTGGGCAAATCGCACTCTAGCGCACTCGACCAAAAAACTGGCGAGTTTAACGCACACAATACAAAAGAACTTTTGCAACAGATCAGTGGATTGATGCAAGCGGTTGCTAACGGTCAGGTTGTTGAAGACACTATGCAGTCTGTTAGTTCTTCTGATGAGCGCCGTGAACTTCTTGCGAGTGCCATGAACGATGAAACAGGACAACAGTGGGCAGCACTTGGTGCAGGTCTTGCTAGACAGATCAACGAGCAAACTGACCGTGAAGGTTTCTTGCGCCGTATCTGTAGCGGTAATACGTTACGTCAAGGCGAAATTGCACGTATTCCAATGCCACAGCATGATACGTTTGCTGTAGTAGCAACCACAGCATCTAACATGGGCTACCAGACTATCCGTCAGCGTCTTTTTACTCCTGATGAGTTTGAGATTCAAGCTAACGTTCGCGTTGAAGCTTTGGACATCGAACAAGTTAACGGTGATCTTTTGGAAAACGCTTACAACGACGGTCTGCAAGCTATTATGGTTGCAGAAGATCGTCTATGGAGACAAGCTGCGGATATGACTGTCGGTATCACTAACGATCTGGAATTGATCGCAGGCGAACTTACAACTAAGTCATTAGGTAACTTACGTCAAGCTGTAAGCCGTTGGAATTTACCTGCAACTACTGCACTGATTTCAAATGATTTCTGGTCAGACATTATTGGAAGTAACGACTTCGCTACATTCCTTGATCCTATTACAAAATATGATCTTGCTATGAACGGTCAGTTGGGTACTCTAGTAGGTCTGAGTTTGATCACGGATGCTTTCCGTCAGCCAAACCAGAAAGTACTTGCTCCTGGTGAAATTTACATTCTTGCAAGTCCTGAAAATCATGCATCGTATACTACCCGTGGCGGTATCCGGTCTACTCCTACTACTGGAGCTAACCAAGGTAACAGCACACGCGGTTGGTTTATGTCAGAACCGTTTAGCTTTGTACTCGCTAACAATCGTTCTGTAGCAAAAGGAAAACGTATCTAACAAATACGTTTTTTAAAGAACAAAATGAAAGCAGGGTAGATCAGCGTCCTCCCTGCTTTTTTTACGTCTAGTTAATGCAGGAATTGTATGAAAATACAAATATCATTATGCGGCAAGGTAGTCAATAATAAGAAACATAGGTATAATCTTCCTGTCTCTAAAAAACACAGCCCGGAAATAAAAGAACTTCTTGCACAACTAAAGGACGTTCGCGCATCTATAAAAGCTATAGGTAGACACATAGCAAAAGGTAATGAATTTATACATATACGCATAGGCTATAAAAAAGACACACCTATAAAAACATTGCAAAAACAAGAACAAAAGATCATTTCTAAACTTCACGCTTTAGGTTTGGATGTAAACCTTTTCAAGGGATAAGTTAAACACAACAGAATTTAATAATTTAATGTATAATCAACCAGTTAGGTGTCCCATGAGCGAACTCAAAGATATGTTAGCACTGTCTTTTCTTGCGTTTAAGCAAGGTAAGTTTGATGAGGCGTCTAAGTTTTTTGTGTCTGCAATGGGCATGGAAGGCTTGGATACTTTCATAAGTGAAATAACAAATAATCCCCCTGTTGCAAAAAATGTTGTAAATGTACCAAACACCGAAAATACGTTTGCCCCTTCATTATCAGGTACAGACGATATTGATACTATAGTGTCTAGGGTGTCTTCTATATTTGAAGCTAATGCTAGTTCTTTGTACGACTTAGGCGATTACGAGGAAGAAGCTAGAAGTTCGTTTGAAGATGACGAAGACGGTACTGTACTTTCTTCGGAGGAGTGTTGTGGCAATGCTCCGTGTAAGCGCACAGCAAGCGGTACTTGCCCTGTATATAACCCAGAACCTGAAGAGTACGAGAACAAAGAAGAAGAACCTGAGAGCGATGAAGATTTTGTTCCTGTAACTATACAGTTAGATGAACTAGATGACAATAGTGTGGTTGTTGCAACAGGATATATCAAGTTGAAACCTATAGGTCATGTAAAACTTAAATTGTAGGTGATTTATGGACAATGAATTAAATTTCAATCTATTGTCAGGAACCCAGTACGCTAACACGCCACTCTATGCTAGTTTTCTTGGCCTAAGACAGACGTTTGCAAAGCATTTGGGTATTAGTTCAAATATACCTATAATTACACACAACAACCAAAAAGCTATATTACGCAAAGAGCGTAATTCAAGCTATCCTTATGCGTACATTCTATTGAGTGGTCTTAAAGTTGTTAGAGACCAAGAGCCTAATAAAAGTATTGCACGTAGAGGTAGCCATATATCTACACAATCCGCTACTAATGCAACAGTAGCCAAAGGGTATTTGTTTAAAGCGGAAATAAACTTTGAACTACACTGGCTGCACAATCAGATAACCGATGTAATTATGTTTATAGAAAAAATGTCTATACTAGGTGCAATAGACGCATTTACATTCAATGTCACTGTGCCTAATGTGCCTGAGTGGGTAGCAACTGTAGAACTTCCTGACGGAGAGATAGCAATACCTCGTGCAGAACTCGATGACCCCGCTGAACCGGGTGCAATGGACATTGCAATTCAGATGGTTCTAAAGACTAGAATAGGTATTGTTAAAGATGTTCCAAAAGTAAACAATCAAGGTCTAGTTACACAAACTGTCGGTGTAGGTAACTCCTCTACAGGGGAAATTGAATCGTGAAAATCCAGATAAGTTTATCCAATCAAGCAGCTAAGAACAATATAAAAACACAACGTATGCAAATAAAAAGTCTGAGGGACAGACTGTCTCGGGTACGTGATGTTATGAAGCGGTTGCGAGAAAGGAAAAAAAGATTTGAACAACAGTATGAACAACAGTCAGAAGCAATAAACGTTAAAATACAAAACATAGAACAAGCCATAGAACGTAATCAAAGTAGAATAGCTAAAAACAAACAAGAGGTGGATACCAAATGAAATTTAGACCTCTTTCAAAAACAGTAGTTACTGAAATACGAAGTTTTGTTGTAGACTCTGTTTCTAAAATAGGTCTGTATAGACAAACTGTATCTGCTCCTATAGATTTAGCAAAACCGCTAGACGACAAAGATTTCAATATAAGTGCAACGGAGTTTCTTGATATTCAAGATGCCAGTGTACTACTAGCAATAAGTTGTCCGGAACCTATCCGTGCTATATTTACCGGCTCAGGTCCTGTTGTAATAACACCTCCTGTAGTTACCCCTATACAATACCACACAGCTACACTCACTACAGAAAGTTTTGTTGAAGCAGGTAACCCTATTTCTGTAACAATATCTGATGTGGACCTAGAGCAAGTTGTCTCTTCTATCGGTGCTGTTGTTTATAACACAGATTCAGGCGAAACTGAGCATGTGGAGTGCTTTAGGCAAATAGACGGCACTTACACAGGCACACTAGACACAGTTAACAGTAGTGTTGTCGGCACAAACTTCGATAATTCTATGAGTTGTGTTTTAGGCCAAACGTTACATGTTATATATAGCGACCCGAAGAGTAGTGCAGGCGTAAGAGAGAACGTAACTAATATTGTTACTGTTCTAAGCCCTACAGAAACCGCAGTAATAGAAACAAGGGATTTCGTATCTATATCAAAACCTGTGCCTATCACTATACACGATAAAGACGCAACATCACCGACTATACCTATATCTGTTCGCAATCTTATTACAGGTGAGCAAGAGATTTTGAACGCTTCGCTTATGGAAGCAGGAAAGTATACCGTAAGTTGTGCTACAAAAGTGTATAACGGAATATCGTTCGACAGTGTTGACGGTGCTCTTGGTGTTCTAATAGGTCATCAGATACAAATAGATTATACTGACACTAGAGACATAAACAACTCTACTTCGGTTGTAAGTAAAATAGTTGATATTGTTGGAACTGTTACAGAGGTAGGTTCAATTGATGTGGCAACCACAGTAACCATTGATACTGCTCTTATGTTGACTATAAACGACTACGATCTTGTAGGACAACAGTTGAGCGTTACTGTAAGTAATATAGCCAGCGGCGAGTACGAGATAGTTACACTTAATGAGACTGTATTCGGTAGTGGTGTGTTTAAAGGTAACTTGCCTGTAACAACACAAACTTCAGGAGCTAACTCAGACGGTGCTTTACTGGCAGCGGTAGGCAATAGACTACGTGTTGTGTACGTGGATGTCGGAGGTTCACTAACGACTGTGGAGAAGTTTGTAGACGTTGTTGATGTGGTTATTCCTGATGATCCTACCCCGACTCCTGATCCTACCCCGACTCCTGAGCCGGAAACCGTAGAAGCTACAGGCACTATTGAGTTTTTAATAAACGGCTCGTTCTTCTTGAACGGCACGTTCAACGGTACTATCCGCCTAGTAGGTTTAAATCAAGAACCAACACGTTGTAAGGTGATCTTGTCATAGGATAATGTTATGATTAAAATATGGATTTCTCTGTCAAAAAACATCTACAACCAAGATGAGATAGGCCAACAAATAACTGACTTACAAGCAAGGACTACCAACCAACGTGTTAAAACATGGTTGAAGAGCAATCTTCGCAAGTATCTTTTAAATGAGTACGAACACACAAAACCTGTCCGTCGTGGAAAAGCAAACGATCCTGAATGGGTAAATAGTGCTATCCAAAAGAAAGACCTGTTTAAGATTGACTTTAAGTCGCGTCAATGGTCTGCCTTCCGTATGGACCTAGAGCACGCCATTTCTTATCTTGAAACAGTACGTGACCCATCACGAGTATCAGTACCTCTTGCTATCAAAGGAGGCGTTGACTTACTCGAACAGGAAAATAAAAAAGCCTCTTCCGATGAAGACCTAGAAGGAATAGAAGTACTCCATAAGTTTCCTGATGGTTATACCTTTGTTAATGTTGTTTCCAAACAAGCACTACAGCGAGAAGGAAAGTTGATGCAACATTGTGTAGGCCAAGAACAACAAGCATACATAAGAAATGTAGCCAAAGGAACATTACAAATATGGAGTTTAAGAGACAAGAGTAATAATCCGCACTGTACTATAGAATACATACCTAAGACAAAGAAAATAAATCAGATTAAAGGGAAGCAGAATAACGGCGTAGTTAGCAAGTACGTTCCTTACGTTAAAAAAGTCTTGGAAATAGCTAAGAAAAAGAAGATGGTAACTGAAATAGAAGACCTTATTAATATAGGTATGGTTGAAGTTGAAGGCAATTGGTATGATATACATAACCTACCTCCTGGTTTAAAAGTAGAAGGTGATTTAGATTTAGAAGACTTACAAATTAAAGTATTACCGGAAGACTTGGAAGTAGGTGGTAGTTTAAATTTAGCAGGTACACAAATTACATCCTTACCTGAAGACTTAAAAGTAGAAGGTGATTTAGATTTATCAGATTCAAAAATTACAGTCTTACCGGAAGACTTGGAAGTAGGTGGTAGTTTAGTCTTAAGAAATACACAAATTACATCCTTACCTAAAGGTTTAAAAGTAGGTGGTAATTTAGTCTTAAGAAATACACAAATTACATCCTTACCTGAAGGTTTAAATGTAGGTGGTAATTTAGATTTATCAGATTCAAAAATTACAGTCTTACCTAAAGGCTTAAATGTAGGTGGTAATTTAGATTTATCAGATTCAAGTATTACATCCTTATCTGAAGGTTTAAAAGTAGGTGGTACCTTAGATTTAATAGGTACAAAAATTACATCCTTGCCTGAAGACTTAAATGTAGGAGGTAGTTTAGTCTTAAGCGATACAAAAATTACAGTCTTACCTAAAGGTTTAAATGTAGGTGGTAATTTATGGCTAAGAAATACACAAATTACATCCTTACCTGAAGACTTAAAAGTAGGTAGTAGCTTATCCTTAGAGGATACAGATATTACAGTCTTACCTAAAGGTTTAAAAGTAGGTGGTAATTTAGTCTTAAGAAATACACAAATTACATCCTTGCCTGAAGACTTAAAAGTAGATGGTAGAATAATTTCCTAAAGAATCTTAGCGTGTAGTCTAATATCTCATATAGATTCTAATTTACATAAAGAATGTACTGTTGCGTATCTCACCTTCGCAGTAGTCTACCGTATTTAAGGTGAGTTAATTTGGAGGTTGAAATATGCCGTTAAATAACGGAAATTCCAGCTCTGCTGGTGTGTACACAGGAGAACGTGACAACTCAGCCCGCGCTTCCGCGATTGCAACCTCTATAGGTGGTATCGTCGGTCCAAGCAATCGCGGACCTGTGGGTGTCCCTACACTAACAGTAGACAACGAAGACTTTAGAAACAAGTTCGGAGCACCTGATCCTACACTAACTTTCATGCACTTATGTGCAGAGGCCTTCTTACTAGAGAGTAGTAGACTAATGGTAACAAGAGTTGCAGTTAATGCAAAGCTTGGAGGCATCAAGGTAACTACTGTAAACAATTTCTCACAAACCAGTGCTGTGCAAGAAGGACTTGACAGTCCGGAAGATATTTTGTTCGATACTATGGATATTATGTATTTTTATGCAGAGAATCCGGGTAATTGGAACAATAATCTTCGCGTAGTTCTTTATCCGGATACGAACGATTTAACCGGTGATCAGTTTATTCTGAATATCTATGAAGGCACTAGCCAAGTTCCTGTCGAAACATATAAAGGCACAGTGTTCGATAAGCTTGACGGATACGGCAACCAATTGAGTATTGAAAATCAGTTGGCTGAAAACTCAGGTCGAGTTCGTGTTCTTATTAATGAAGGACACCCTTCTCTTGTAGCTAACCCTAAAGTAAATTTGATCAACGCGGTTACAAGCGGGAGCTTTACACTAGGCTCTAACGGAGATACTGTTACCAACAGTGATATCATAGAAGCTTGGGATCTTTACGAAGACCCTGAAGAAGTTACTGTGAACATTCTAATTAATGCCGGATACACTGACCCTAGTGTACAGTTGAAGATGGCAGAAATCTGCGAACAACGAGATGATTGTTTTGCTGTGTTGGATATGCCTAGTGACCAACAGGAATCACAAGCTGCTATCAATTACAGACGCAACACCCTTAACTTAAACAGTAGTTATGCCGCAATCTATTCGCCTGATCTTAAGGTTAGAGACACTGCAAATTCTAGGGATATATACATTCCTCCTTCAGGGCACGTTGCTGCTGCTTATGCTCGTACAGATAATGTTGCCGCATCTTGGTTTGCACCTGCAGGTCTTAACAGAGGCCAACTTGACGTACTTGGCGTTAAGCATATTTATAAACAAGGACATAGAGATGCGTTTGATGATAATCAAATAAATCCTGTTCGATTTATGAGTGGCCACGGCATAGTTATTTGGGGACAAGAGACATTACAAGCACACAAAAGTGCCATGTCGAATATCAACGTGCGCCGACTTCTTATGTTGTTGAAGAATAGTATACGAAACGGAGTTGAGATTGGTGTTTACGAACCTCATGATGAATTCTTAAGAGTCCAATTGCGTACAATAGCAGAGAACTTTTTGAATCCTATTAAACGTGGTCGAGGGTTATATTGGTTTGAAGTTATCTGTAGCGATAAGAATAACACTCCGGAAACAATTGCAGCAGGCGATGTTATGCTCGATGTGTATCTGGACCCTGTACTTCCAGCTAAACGAATTCACTTGAATGCTATTGTACCTAAAACTGGCCAAATCAAATTCGCCCAAGAATTAATTAACTCAGAAGGTTAATCGGAGACTACTATGCCAAAACCAACGTTAGATAATGTCCTTGATGTAAAGGACCCAATGCTTAATGATAACTATGAGATTATTTTTCCTAAGATTCCGGGCGGAAGTAATCAACGAGCGTTGCATATTCAATGCAAAACTGCTATCAAGCCTGGTACTACACTAGCTGAAATCGAAATTGAATTGTTCGGTCATAAGGTAATGCATGCCGCACGAAGAACTTGGAGCAACGAAATGTCGCTTGAGTTCATCGAAGACAGAGACGGTACTATTACACACGAGTTGGAATTGTGGGCAGAGGAAATCCGTGCGCGTACTTCCCAACACGGTCAGTTCAAAGCAGATTATGCTGTTGATGCTCAATTCAACATCTACGATCAGAACGGTAAGAAAGCTATGGAGTATAAGATTACAGGTTGCTGGCCTTCCCAGGTTCCTGACTTGTCTTTCGACGGCTCTGGAGGTTCTGCACAGACTCTCGGTGCATCGTTTAAGTTTGACCACGTAGAACGTATTGATAAGAAGCAAAGCGGCACGTTTGCATCTTAATATGTTGTTTAGTATATAAAGGGAGCCTGCCTTGGTCGACTAGGGCGGGCTTTTTTTTGGGAGAATTGCGTGACTACAGTTTCATTAGATGACTTTATAACAATGACAACAGGGCCTGAGAATGAGCCTATGTTAGATTTCTATTGGATTTGTACTAAACTTCCAGGACACGATCCTAGATACGTAGAGAGTATAAGTATGCCTTTTCCAAGCTTTTCTAAAAAAGAAGGTTTATTTGGAGCAGGTGCTTTTTCTTACTATCCCGGGTTCTCTGACATAAGTGCTTTTGACATAGTGCTATATGAAGATCAGCAATTGAGTACAGTAAAGTGGCTTAAACAGTGGTCCGAACGTATCCGGAACCCTAACACAGGTGCTTTCTATTTGCCAAGCTTCTACAAAGAAGATATAGAAGTAGAATTACAAAACACACAAGGTAAAGTAATTGCCCAAGCCATATTGAAGAATGTGTGGCCTACAGAAAAAGGCAATTGGGATTTAAAATATACAGGCACAGGCGAACGACTAAATGTGCATCAAAATTTCAGTATAGATAGTTTAGTGCTAAAGTTTTTATAACACAAGAGGAATAATAATGTACACATTCGATGATAAGCAACTGCCTAGCAGATTAAGCAAGTACAATATAAAAGAATTAAATATGGATATGTTTAAGTTTAAACAGCTTTCTAAACTATCCAGTGCAATGACAAATAAACACTTGGGCCAAATGGTAAGTGCGTTAGGTGACGTTGTTAAAAATATAGACGTTAATGAATTAACACAAGGAGACTTCTATTATTTATTGGCATACCAGCGTATATGTGCTTACAGTAAGCCTATCTACTGCCATTGGAAGTGTCGCGGTGATATGTACAAAGACATTGATACGAATGCAATGTACACACCACACCAGATTGAATCTCTTGTTAAAGAATATGAAAGCGCGGATGCAGATGTAAAAGCAACGCTGCCGAATCCGGATGCGATTAAAATTGAAACTCTTGTATGCGACCACAGTAATTCGTTGCCTATAGTTCTTGACGACCTTCAAATTGTTTTTCTCGAGGATATTGTTCTTGATGAACGTCTTGACGTACCGCGTGCGAATACATTAGCCGATGCCAATGTGTTGAAGAACGATCCTGAATTAGGCCAGATAGTACCTGCTGCTATGTGGATAAAAGAAGGCAATACACTTGCCGATAAGATAGAAGTACTTAAATCACAAAACGACTTGAAATTGTTTGAACTGGCGCTACTCGCATCTACTACTATACACCACGGTGTTAGAAATAGAGTAGATAAGAAATGTACGGTTTGCAATACGTTATCTACTCACATATTTGAGATTACTCCTTCAATATTTTTCTTGGTATAGTGTCATGGAAATACCTAAAGAGATAATCAACGATGCTAGGTATCTCGACATAGGTGATTTACCTACAGGTTACGCACCTTACAAAGAACTTGGATTGAAGCAGATATATTTAAGACCGTTCGTTGTAAAAGAGTTACCTCTGATACACTTAGGTTCTAAAGCTAAAGTGGGAGGTCTTTCAAGCATACTACGTGCTGTTAATATGGTAGCCTCTTGTGACATATACTGTTTAACTGACGGGGATTTTGAATTCCTACTCGCTTGGCTTAGACGTAACTCATACCCTACAAGTCCTATGTTAGTATCGTGGATATGCAAAAAGACAAACGTTGTCGAAAAGGAAACAAGGAAGTTTATTCTTGAGCAAGAAGCTAAGTATTTAACTGAAACGGATATGCGTATACATAACTACGAGTATGAACTTTGTGATGCTGAAAACAGTACCATTGTTCATAATGCCAAAGTTCTTGTAGATACGTTAGACGATGATTGCCTTTATATTAAGTACGATGATATAGATTTTGCTAGGGTAAATACTTTAGTTGAGTATGATACCCTAATAGAATCCGATCCTAGTATATCAAAAGTTGCGGACCTAGCGCGTTGGGTAAAGGCAGGCAATACACTAGCAGAAAAAATAGAAATACTTGAAAGTTCTGATATTGATTTGTATGAACGGATTGTAGAAACACAAAACATGTTTAAACACGGTATTCGTGAATCAATGTCTATGCAATGCAGGGTGTGCCGCAACAAGGTAGAGCATACATCTAAGCCTAATTTAAGATCGTTCTTTTCTGACAACACAGAAACAGACATATACAACATACAGTATGGACTTATGTCTGAATTTGGAGTTGCTCCTGATGATGATATGCCTATAAAGAAACTATTGTATCACCACAGTTGTTTGGCCAAAGATAAACAAGATGAGAAAGAACGCAATGCTCAACAAGCGGCTGCAAATAAAGTACGTAGACCTACCTATAACCATAATAGGTGATTACAATGGCAAGTAACGATCACATTTTAGATGATATGAGGGAAATGGCTCAACGTTCGTATGCGGAACGTCAAGAAGCTCCTTCTATGATGCAGGATTCTGTACTAGGTTCCGAGCAATCAGGTCTACCTTTCGAGAAAAATAAGCTTGCGAAGTCCGTCCAAGAGGCTAATGCAGATAAACCTGACGTTGAGCAACAAACGGCCGGTGATAAGCAAATTGTCAATTCCCAATACATGTCGGCTCAAGAGATTGTTAGTAATAACGACAATAACACCGACAATATCGTTAAAAATGCAGATCAAAATAATGACCAGTTAGAATCTAAGTTTGATGATTTGAATAAATCGTTAGTCAGTGGATTTGATGCTGCTAAACAACGAGATGGAATGCAGCTAAAGGTTGCTGAAAAGCAACTTACTACCATGAAGTCCTTATATGATGAGATATATAGGGAAAACCATAAGATTGAGCCTACTATTCTCAAGTCAGAAGATAATTCATTGTCTTTGACTGAGATGCAAGCCAAGTTAGAGCAACAACGTAACGAAGAAAAACCTAGCATAGCAGGCATTATTGCAGACGTTGCAGGAGTTCTAGGAGGTGTAGGAGCAGGTGTGCTAGGAAGTCGTCTTGGAAGATCCCGACCTCCAGTTCCTCCCGGGCCGGGTCCGAGACCTCCAGTTCCTCCAGGCCCTGGTCCGAGACCTCCAGTTCCTCCAGGGCCCGGACCAAGACCTGTAGGAGGTGGTAAGTGGGGTAAAGCACTTACTGTTGTAAGTGGTGTACTCGGTAGTATGTACGTAATGGGTGCTCTTGACAATGACGACACGGTTGATGGTTACTTAAAAGGACAAGAAGATGATGTAGATGCCGATCTTACAAAGGCGTCTATGCTACAATCTGCTTATAGCGGAAAAACTTCTTCTGAAGAATACACTGCTTACATACAATCGGCGGGACGTAACGAGGACCCATCAGGTATTAGTGCGATAGATGGACTTGCTATTGCTGGTACAGGATATATTGCGAAAAAAGCCCTTGATAAATTCGCACCTAATTCTACAGCAGGATTGAATGCTAGGCTTGATGCTGTATCAGAAAAAGCAAATGCAATTAAAGCTAAGGCAGCGGAGAAAGCTGCTGCTGCAAGAGCCGCTGTTAATAATTCTGCTCCTGTACGTACAGCCACAAACGCTGCAAACTCTGTTAGAAATGCAGGTACTAGCGCACTAAACTATGCTAAAGGTTTGGGTTGGAAGGGAAAATTAGCTGCCGGTGTGTTAGGCGGTATCGGACTTTATAAAGGAACTGAATATTTAAAAGAGTCTGCTATAGAACATAGAAAAAATTACGACTTAAACGATAGAGTAATTGATAAAGGTCGTGATAGCAGTATAGAGTATGGTGAAGAAACACGTGAGAATATACGTAGGCGAAAAGAAGGACTTCCTGAACTAATAGGACAAGAAGCTATTTCTTTTCGCAGCGGTATTACACTGCAAAATGGATTTATGCCAGATCCTAGAACTGGGTATCCTTTAAAAGGTTTTTCAAGAGACTATCAAATAGCTAGGCTAATGACAGACCCTAGTGCGTTTGCTGCTATCCAAGGAGGGGCTACTGTAGATGAAGTGTTAGGAGGCAACGCACAGTTATATTTAGCTAAACAAGGGTTAGCCCCGACACCTACAAATACAAACAGTGCTTCTAATGTAGCGCGTAGTTTACTGTCTACTAATGTACCTAAGACAGAAGCTCAGATGTACAACGCACCTGAATCTGTAATTCATTCAAGTGCGGACTTTGAAGAGTATGATCCTAACTTACAAGTTGATGTTAGTCCTGTTGCACAACCTATACAAGCAGGTTTTGGTAATGTCGAAACTGTTGCACAGCCTGTACAAGCAGGTTTTGGTAATGTCGAAACTGCGGCAGCTTCTGTAGCTACGGCTGCTATCGTTGGCAAGTATATAAAAAGTAAGACTGCGCCTAGTGACGGAGGCACCGCTAGACCTAGAGTAGATACAGTTCGTCCAGACACTCGTTCAATAACTGATGTTGTTAAAAACAGTGTAACCAAATTAGCCGATGCCTCTGCTAATGTTGTAGAGTCTGTAAAGACAAGTCAACGGCTCGGCCCTATTGTACAGAATACCATTGCTCAAACTACTGCAATGGTACAGTCTATTAAGCCTATGTTGGCAACGGCTTCCGAAGTAAGTAAGTCTGTAGTAGATAACACAAAGAACGTAGTACAAAAAACAGGAGAAGTATTAAAGCCTGTTTCAAGCAAGATAGGATCAGCTACAGATGTAGTTAAATCTAAGATGCCTAAAAATATGGGGCTAAAGGCCAACGCTGCACTTACTGTCGGGTTTGCCGGAGTCGAAGCATACGATATTATCAACGATGAGACTTTAGACACTGCAACTAAAGCCAAAGAACTTGCTAAAGTAGGAGGAGGTACAGCAGGTAGTGTTGCAGGTGCTGCTGCCGGTGCTGCTGCCGGTGCGGCTGTTGTAGGCGAGATAGGTGCTGTTTTAGGATCGTTCTTCGGACCTGCCGGAACTGCTGTAGGAGGAGGAGTTGGTGCCACTCTCGGAGGTATAGGCGGAGGTATATTTGGAGGCATGTACGGTTATGAAGCCGGTCAAGACATAACAGAAGTTATATCTACAGGGATATCTGATATGTTGGACAGCATGGGCATAGCTGATATGGTAGGACGCGCTGTTGCGATTCCGATGGCTATATTTTCAGAAGACGCAAGAGACGCATTAACCTCAGACTTCAATAATAACATACTTCCAAGTATTTCTGATTTAGGTAATTCTGTTGCTGATTTCTTCGGATGGACAGATGAGGCACAAAAAGAACTTCCAGATACAGATAAGTTGTCTACGCAGGCAGCTGAAGTTGCATCCGTTCCTGTGATAACAACTTCAGGTAATGTGCAAAAGACTACGTACCCTGACGGTAGTGTTTCTTATGAAGTTGATCAAAATTCATCCGATATACTGGATGACGTTTCTACAGGATCGCCTTTACCGACAGAAGTCTCTGTAAAAACTAAGCAGACGGCTATGCATAACATACAGAAAGGTATGGATGTAGATAGGGATGTTCAAAACACAAGTAAGTTGAACCTTGCGCTGTTGGCATCAAACAATGCAATCACAGATAAAGATAAACAAGAAGCTAATGCTGAGGTCCGATCTATTGCACAAGATAAGGTAGTACAGAAGGCAGTACAATCAGGCACTGTTGCTAACATGATATTACCTACTGCATTTAAAAACAACATGATAGACAAAAACTCTCCTGTGTCTAAAGTAGGTGAGCCTGTAAACGTAATGCACGAAAGTGTGGATATTGGAACTCCTGAGACTGGTCTGATATCAGAACCGTTTATTGAGAATAGCCCTGTTTCTAATTACATACAACAGGCAGGAAACATAGGTACTGATTTTAGTACAAAATACAGTGAGCCAGAGAATCAGATTAGTGCGGTACCTAGTAGTGCAACAAGTACCTTAGAAAAATCCGGTTCTACAGAAGCACGTCCTGTACTTGAGACTCCTGCATCTAGGCAAAAATACGAATCTGTCTCAAAAGTTATGATGATAGAGCCTAAAGTACAGAAGAGTAAGAGCACCAATACAGACATAACACGTAATGGACAGACTAAAGGAGGTGTTACACATTCGGTTAGTCAAAAACCTACGTTAAGTAATTTATCTTCTACTCCGCTTGACTTCGGACTTCCGTTATTGAACACAGGATATATCTAGGAGAATGTTATGCCAAAAGTATTACAAGGTTTTTCTGCACAGACTACAGGTATAGAGCGTCCTGTGCGTCCTGAAGTCGGTAGGATTTATGAAGCTGTAATGTCTGTAGAAGGAGATACGGATGCCGAGTCTTGGACACTAAGAACTCCTTTGCCTCAAAACTACTCGTTTAGTTTAAGCTCAGAATATAACAATCCTTATAATCAGCCTATTTCAGAAATTGCTGGTGGAGGTAATGCACGTTTGGCAGAAAGTGCTCTTACACTAGCTTCAGGACACACTTCTCAAAATAAATGGCTAAGTGCCGCTACTTGGAGTGGTGGTTCAGAGTTCGCCATTGAAATCCCGTTTGTGCTTCAAGCTTACACAGACCCCGTTAAAGAAGTACTGATACCTATGAAAAGACTGTTAAAGTTGGCTGCGGCCGGCGAGTCTATATTAGGATCTTTAACTTCACCAGGTCCTCTGCCTAATGTTGTAGGAGAGCGTGATTTTAGAGGTACTGTTATTACTATAGAAATAGGTAAATTCTTTAAGATGACCCCGTGTATAGTTACGAGCGTTACTGAAGATTTCGATACTCAAATGGATGAGTTTGGTAGTCCTATAGGCGCTGTTGTACGAGTGCAGTTTAAATCTTTCTGGACATGTACTAAAAATGATTTGGATGATTATTTCCTTCCTTCTATAGGTAATAATAAATGACTTACGGATATATGGAACGTGCGGCACACATAGTTGTTGATGAACTTGGCATTGACCCTCTTAGAGACAAGTCGTGGGAGGCTATACAAAAGATAACTTCTTATAGTGAACATATTGTAGATCAGTCTGAAGAAAATAACCTACCGCTTATTGCTAACAAAGAATACAGAGACTACCGATTATGGTGGATAATATTAGCGTACAACGGCATAGCAGATTCATTTAGTGTAAAGTCAGGACAAGTACTGAAAATCCCCAATCAAAATTCTGTTACTTCTGTCCTTGTAAATACACAAACAGAACTTACGGAAATAAAAACAGTTTCAATATAAGTGAGTAGTGTATGTCATCGGCAATTTTACACGTTGAAGGTTTAGCTTATTGCGAACTTGCTATAGAGAATAGCATACCTCCGCCTTCTATAAATCTAATTGATGAGATATCAATTTACGACGGTTTCGGTATCGCTTGTCCTGTGCTTGAACTGTCTTTGTACGACCCTAGTGGTTCTCTTGTAAGTGACTTCGGATTTACTGATGCCACATTAATTTCAATTACTATGTCTAAAAACAATAGTAATCCGAAGAAGAGGACATTTAGATGTTGGGGTTGGCGCAGAGAGATGGTAGGCTCTGGCCCTGTAGTTAAAGTTGTTGCAATACTCGATGTTCCTAAATATAGTGCAGGTAGTTACTGTGAAAGTTTTAGCAAGCAAACTAGCAGTGCTGCATTGGCATCCGTTGCAGATAAGTCAGGTTTAAAGTCAGACGTTGATCAAACAGTAGATGCAATGACCTGGTTGAATATAAACCAGACCCGCAGTTCTTTTTCTGAAGATGTGGCTATGCGAGGACGCATTAGTGCCGGTAGCTGCATGGCTCGTGTTCTTACAATGGATAAGAAACTTCGATATAAAGACATTATAAAAGTAATAACCGGAAGCCCTAAAGTAAGTTTCTTACTTAACGTAGATAAATCTGAGGCAAGTGCTTCCCCTGTACATGTGAGAGAAGTAGAACACTTATCAGGCAGTGGTCTAGTAACACACTGGATGAACTACGGATGGAAACAATACGAACACGATCTTAGCGGCGTCCAAAAATCCGATCTTAGTGCTAACGCTCCTGTTCTAGGCTCAAGGTTACCTATAAATTCAGAAGTAGGTTCAATGTTTGATAACGCTAGGGTTACGTACACAGGGTTTGATCCGGGAACTGCGCCTAAGCCTGAATCTAATCTACACAAAGATTACGAAAAGGCACTGTATCAAAATTTAAGATTTCTAGCTTTGTTTAGCGAGCGTATGCGTATACTGGTAGACGGTAATGTAGAAGTAGAAACCTTTGATTGTTGCGAGTTCAAACAGAATGATTATGATGGACAAAATTTCAACCAAAATAAAACATTCAGCGGCAAGTACATAGTAGGCGGACGTAGCGTAAAGATAAAGAGCGGACATAAGTATCACGAGGTGTATGATCTTTATCGACCTTACATAAATGAGAGTGGTAAGACTAAAACAAAAGCACCTGCACAAAAGAGTCCTAGCGCAAACGACGGATCGGTTACTGTTCCGGAGTCTTATAAACCCCAGCAAGGAACTGTCGCTGCTGCTACAGAAGTTGAGGCTCATAAAACACCCGCAGTAAGGCCGAACGCTCCTGCTATAGAGACAGCCGCAACTATGTTGAGTGCATTGGCCGAGTTTGATAGCCAAACACCTAAGATACCTACTGTACCTGCAGCAAAACAGAGTCAACCTGTAGCTACTGAAAAGCTACAGACTCAAACTAAAATACGAGAGTCTGTAGCTGCATTAAACACCGGGCCTCTTGCGGTACCTGCATCAAACACTACGCAACGAGAACTTAATCAAATGTCTTCTACGGTTAAGCTTAGTTCTAGTTCCGCACAAGAGATATTCAACGAAGGAGAATAACGTGGCTAAAGTAAAAGTATTGTCTATGGAACGTTATTCTAAAAACATGGCCGATCCGTTAGAGCAGACTATTGAAAGTGTTATTTCAAATACAACGGCAAGCACATTGAAGAAGGGCGATTTACTTGGTGATGTACAAACAGGAGGCTTCTTTAAAAAGGATTTAGATACAAACAATGTAATGCTAGATCAAAGTGTTGATACAGATACGATCATCACGGAAAGCAAACAACAAGAAAATGCTGGAATGTTATTCTTGAAGCAAGCATCTTCCAACACTATATCACCGTCTAATGTTATGTTCCATCCGCGAAAAGTTGCTGAGTTCTTTGAGGAATTTGCTGATATTGATCCTAGTGATTTTCTTATGAGCAAAGGAGCAGAGGCATACATTAAAGTGTTCGGCACTATGACTCCATCAGAAGCCTCTTCTAGCCTAAAGCAATTAGCTATACTGGCAGCTAGTGTCAAAGATAAGTTTGATGAGGATGAGGTTATAACAGACGCATTCCTTACCGATTCTACAAATGAAAATACTTATGTTCTCGATATAAAGTACGGCGACCCCCAGTACACTCCTATAGTAGAGACATTAGTTTCCGTAGACACATACGCTCCTAATACAGGATTTAAAGACAGTGTTAAGACAGTTGTTTCTAAAAGAAAAATAATGGAATGGTCTGATCTGTATAGAATAGGTAATTCACTACACAACAAAGAACTTCCTGTTGCAGAACTTGGATGGGACTGGCCGTTTGATTTTCCACAACACAAGCCTGAGATAAGTAAGCATTCAAAAGCATTAACTAAAGTACCTGTCAGCAACGCCGCTTTGGAATCTGTTAAACACGCATCGTCAGAACCTATTAAGTTTGCTAATTTATTTAGCAGTACTGATATGTGATTTCCAGGCAGGTAACAAGGAAGTCACCGATTAAAACTTGAGGGCATGGAAGCTCTACTTTTATAGTGTAAATAATATTCTCAAACACACAGGAGAAATATCATGATTGCAAAAGTCGTTAAAAATGTCAAAAAAGATGTAGCAGATAGTGTAGATGCTAACGTTACTGCTCACACCGAAGCCAAAGCCTATGTCGAGTGTTTTGCATTCAACATTCAGGTTAAAAAAATCTCGTATAGAGAAGTACATGAAGGTGATGCGCCTATACATAGAGAATTTATGTCTGAGGATTATATGGATATTCAGGTTTCACTACCTTCTGACAAAAAAATACCTAGTATAGAAGATGCATTAGTTATTGCTAACAATTGGATTAATGTACACACAACGCAATTGGTATCGTTTACTATAGTAGGTGTGGAGTTAATCACATCAAATACAATAATCACAATCGCTTAATTATATACTTGTGATTACACACATGTGGGAGGCACTCCCACATGTGTGTAAGGGAACAGAATGCAGAATCTTACTACGCAAATTCAAATCTTGTTGGCAGATGCGAACAAAAGAGCTTACTTAGCTGAACAGAAAGCGGCGTCTTTGTTAGATGCATTTATATGCCTACGTGAGGCTATTGAAGAAGAAGGTTACGATGTTTATGTAGGCAATGAACATAAGCCGTTATACACACAAGAAGAAATATATGACGAACTTATAAAACACTTTAACAGGCTTAGCGGACCCTAACTGTGAAGAGTATTCTATGAATACCTATTATCGTGCCCGAAACGGCACTCTATTTGTTATTGGTCGTTCTTTGTATGACGGACTTCTTATATTTAGACCTATTAATTGCAGTACGAATGATACCATTTACGTTAGAGATATTGTAGAGTTTGTTCGCTGGTATGATTCATTAATTAGAGCAGAGGTTCCGAAGTTTTTTGAGAAACGCGCTAAGGTTGCTGTGGTAGAATCGACCGCATCTCATATATCTGAATTGATTTCCGAATTTGAGTGTACAACTATAAATTTAAATAGCTTGATAGGTAGATACGGAGTTGACTGGCAATGAAGAGTTTTTTAGAGCAAACAGGACTGTTTGAGCAAGTTATATCTATATCGCATTTTGCACCACATCCTGTTTTTGTCAAGCAAGATAATAACACAGTATGCCCTGTTGAGATTATTCTAACTGCACCTACAGAAATAAAGCTGAGAAAAAAAATCATAGAAGCGCGAAATAGACTTACTGCATCTAAGGTTTATTTAGTTGTTAGGCCAATCACACGCAGAAAAGAGTCCTGTAGCATACGTGCTACTTTTTTAGGTTCGGATTGTTTTTTAACATTAAAAGAAGAGGGTAACTAAATGAATGTTGTTTCGCACACCGGTATTTTAGGCCAAATAAACAATGCTATAAATAACGCCACTTCCTATATTAAACATATTGAAATAACAGGCGCAGAGATGGCAGAATTGCTTGCTGACCCTATGGTAAAAACATATCAAGGTAAGTATTACGGATCAGAAGAAATTCCTGTGATTACACAGATGGATAAGGTTAAAGAAGGAGAACTTCCTAGGTGGTTGTTTTATAGAGGTGTACGTATTATAAAAGTGTAAATTTTTTATAATACACACTTGACATCAAGAAGGTTGGAAGAATTCTTCGCGAACCTATATAATAATATAAGGGTAACCATATGCATAATTCGCCAGATTTCGCACCTACAAGTGCGAAATTTAAACAAATATATGTAGACGATAGAGATAAACAGACTTACATGTATTTGCCGAACGCAAACAACGTATTAGGTTGGCAAATGTTGCCGAAGAAGGGAAGCGTTTGGAAACACAACGTTAACGACACTCTGTATGTGGTGCGTACTGTAGGCAAGTCTAATTTAGAAGTAGATATAGAACGATATAATGAATTTCCTATTTACATAACGTACAGAGATACCGTAACTTGGCATGTCTGGACAAGACCTTTGCACTTATTTTTAGACAGATGTTCCCCACACTCATAAGAGGCATTAAATGAAATCGTTGAATTTTAAATTTTCAGAAGCACAAGCTAAACAACTTATAGAGCACCAAACACAAGCTAATGATGTTATGGCAGGTGATTGGGTACACACGGACAGTAAACAGCTTGCTTACTATAGAGCAGCTTATATTGAACTTAGTGAAGCTCTTATGGAAATAGGTTACAAATGGTGGAAAAAGGAAGAACCTGACACTAAGAAAGTATTGTTTGAACTTGTTGACGCTCTTCACTTTGTTATATCTGACCACATTAGATATTTTACAAAGAAACACAGAGACAGTGATCGCGCGGCTTCCTTTCTAATGAATTCTTTTATCAACATATATGAACCTGCTGTAGAACACATAGGAGTCTACGCAAACAAGGTTAGTTCTATACAGACTTCCGAGCTTACCTTACAAGATTTGTGTGATCAGGCAATTTATAGCACTATCAAAGAAGGTCGTGCTTCTATAAATTGGCTTGCCGTGTTGTTTGAACGACTTGGCATTTCAAACAGTCAAGTTGTTTACTACTATCTAGCCAAGAACACACTAAATAAATTTCGTGATGCTAACGGTCAGAAAGAAGGTACATATATTCGTAAGTGGAACGACAAAGATGATAATACTTATTTGTATTCTTTTGTTGATTCTGCTATAGAAAACCAAACCGACATAAACGTAGATGATATATGGAATTATCTGGAAACTTCATACGAAACTGTTAAAAATTAAACACAGGTAAACGCGGGGTACTGCCCCGCTAGGCTATTGTTATGGATGTTGTAGAGTTCCATAAAAAACACACCTCATTAAAGTTGATAGTAGGAATGCTTATCGGTTATATGGTATTTCCTATTCTTTTGTTGCCTATGATAACGCAACACAGTCCTTTTGATCTTATGTTTTACTATAGTCCGAGTACCATGTTAGAGCATATGTCTAAAATGTCAGAACATGACAGAATACAATACGTTATAGGATTATGTACAATTGATGTTCTATATCCTATATACTACTGTACACTTGCTGCAATGACTCTAGCATTTCTACTACAAAACACAAACCTACCTAGTGACATTATACTAATCGTGTATTTCATAGGTATTGTGGATTTACTGGAAAATATAGCTATAGTAACAAGCTTACTCACATATCCTCATTCTCCTATGTTTTCTATGTATGCAGCAGGTTTATTCACAGCATCAAAGTGGATTTTGTTTTCTATTATAGGCGCATTTATTTTATACTTAATTTTTTTACGCAAGGAAAAAGCACATGTCCAAGAAGAAAGTGAAAAGTAGTGCGTTGCAAGAGGCTATTCGTATTGCTAAGGCAGGGAAAACCGTATGTATAATGAGTACAGAACTTCCGAAGTCTAATACTTATATAACGAAGTTTAAGCAGGATAACGTATCTGAGGAAGTAGTAAACAGAATACGGTTAAACACTGTAAACGTGTTGCAGGATAACATGACTATTAGTGGTATTGTAGGTGCTGATTGTTGTATACTAACTAGAGGATTGCAACAGTACGAATCCTTGTTTAAGAAACTGTTTTCTGATAAGTTCGATGAGATAATTTCAATGTGAAGTGCATTATACCGGTAAATAACATGCTACACCTTAATGAAGAAGAACGGTTGATATTACGCACGTTATGGCATAAGTTAGATGACCAGTTTTTCAAGTTTATGTACAATGATTTATTTAGATTAGACCCTAATACTAAGAACTTCTTTACCTGCGTTGACCTAGGAAACATGTTGAGAAGCGGTTTAAAGCGTATATTGGAAGGTGTTGCTGAACAAGAGCAGTTTACAGAGCTGGGAAAAATGCATAAATCTCTAGGCATAGATATTATAGCGTTTAAGTTTATGCGTGTCTCGCTCCTCAATGCTTTTATCTATACCAAAGAGTTTGAGTTGAAGGAAATAGATGTGTGGTTAAAGGTTTTCGATTATGCAATTGAATCTATGTGTATGGAGTAGTAAATGGATCCTTCTATCATAACAGGTCATAAACATATTGATGATCAACATAGACACCTATTAAACACTATCGAATACTATAACGTATCTTGCGATTTTAATGATGTTGTTGGTATAGATCGTGTATTTAACCAGTTATTGCAATATATTGAGTACCACTTCAAGTATGAAGAAATACTTTACTCTGATATTCCTGAAAACGAAAACCATATGCTAATGCATAGATTGTTTGAACACCGCGTAAATGTATATAAAGAAAAATTTGAAGAATCAGATAGCAAGGAACTGCGCAAGGAATTTTCTTTATTTTTACATAAGTGGCTAATAAACCATATATGTAAAGAAGACATAGCTTCTGTTGCGTGGGTAAGAGAGAATCAACCGGATAAGTTTAACGAGGTGTAGTAATGGACAGTAAGCAAGAAGTTGATGTGTCTTATTTAGTAGAACGAGTTGATTTTCCTGTATTAATTGTTCGCGGTGAAAATCAATTCGCAGAAGTTTTTAAGACTACTCAGAATTTCGTCAACTGGGCGCGAAAGCACAAAACATTTGTCCTTTATTTTGCTTTTGATAGCAATGTCACGGATGAATTATTTAAAACCATTAGATCCCCTTATATTGTTAGGCCGATCTACATAGGTTATATTACACAAGACAAGAGAGAGCATGTTATATTGCGGTATGTAGATGCTATGCGCAAACAGTATGGTCCTATTAATATTCTCGATATAAAAGATGTAGTTTTATAGGAACACACATGAAATTAAACAACCTACTCAAGTCAAAAATAACTAAGAAAACTATTGTCGCGTATACTGACGGTAGTTGTATAGGTAATCCTGGGTATGCCGGTTGGGGTGTTTATTTACACAGAACAAAGAACGGAAAGGGCCAGTCTCGTAGGCTTAGCGGTTCCCATCCTTGCGCAACAAACAACATGATGGAAATGCAAGGTGCTATCGAAGCATTGAAAGCGACTAAAAAGAACAATCACTTGGTTGTGTACACCGATAGTAAGTACGTGCAAAAAGGTATTACTGAGTGGGTGTTCGGATGGGAAGCAAAGAACTATCGCAATGTAAAAAATGCCGACATGTGGAGAGAACTTAAAGCACTTACGGCAGGCAGACATATAACTTGGCGTTGGGTAAAGGGGCATAGCGGCGTTGAAGGCAACGAGATAGCAGACAAACTTGCACGAACTGCCGCAGAAGATATACGAGATGCCGATATATGCAACGAACACTAACATTCATTTTATTAAATAACCTTATAAGGATACTATATGTCTAGTGCAGTTGATCAATTCGGTAAAGCACTTGCCTGTACACCCAACTATTTAATCGTAGGTACACCTGCCTAGGATGAAGGCGGTACTCAGAGTGGTGTTGCACATAAATTCTCATTATAAGGAATAACTATGTTTATCAATCTAATTATAGGAGTAAAGCTTTATATAAATAACTTTGAATCAATGTTAAACTCATAAGGCGGTGACTGATGCAAGCGAATAACGTGGTTTCTATAAATTCTTTTTCTATAAACAGAACATTCAAGACAAGCAACTTTCAAGTTTGTATATCCAAAGAACGTCGGCGATTCAAAGGGGAATTTCGAACGGTATTTGAAGCAAGAATACACTTGAGAGCAGGTCGTTCTACAGAAAGAAAAACGTTTTTTAATATGAAGCCATTATGTAGCGGCATTAGTTTGTTAAGTCCTAAACTTGCTGTCAGAGAAGCATCAAAAACTTACAGAAAACTACACTCAATTATCAAAAAAGTAAACATAAGAGAAAGTAGACAAGAGGATTAAATGAAAAAGATTTGCATATATCACGGCAATTGCGCAGACGGTTTTGCCGGTGCGTGGGTAGTAAAACAAAAGTTCGGGGAAGATGTTTTGTTTTATCCAGGGTTTTATTACGAACAGATACCTGATGTTAAAAACAAGGACGTTATAATTGTAGACTTTAGTTATAAGCTAGATGTGATGTTAGGTATTTGTAGAGATGCAAATAGTGTTGTTATTATTGACCACCATAAGAGTGCTATAGAGGAACTCGAAGGTATCAATAACGTCATGGACAATATCGAGCTTGTGTTTAATACACAATACTCAGGTAGTATGTTAACCTGGGATTATTTCTTTCCTAATGAAAAATGTCCTATTTTGTTGGAGCACATACAAGATAGAGATTTGTGGCAATTCAAATTGAAAGGAACAAAAGAAATTCAAGCCTGTGTATTTTCTTATCCTTATGAGTTTTCTGTATGGACAAAACTCATGAATAGTAATATAGAAGATTTGTTTGAAGAAGGTGTTGCGATAAGTAGAAAACAATCAAAAGACATAAAGGAATTTTTAGAGCACACTAAGCACGAGTTGTACATAGACAAGCAAGTTGTACCTGCTGTGAATGTTCCTTATACTATGGGATCGGATGCTGCAAGTATACTTGCGTTAGATGCACCGTTTGCCGCTTACTACTTCGATACAGGAGAACATAGAGTATTTGGATTACGCTCTATTGTTGATACAGGAACTGATGTACAAGCAATAGCAGTTAAGTACGGAGGCGGAGGGCACGAAAATGCAGCAGGGTTTAAAGTACCGTTATCAGAATTAGATCAGTTTAAGTTACCTGTATTGATACCGGAGCCGGAAACAGTTTAAACACACTTACTTAACTGGGTAGCTTTTGCTGCCCTTTTTTACGGCTCCTAAACGCTCCCGGCGCTCAAAACAAGCACCTGTGAGCGTTGTAAAACGGTATCGTATGTGTTATACTAAAAGCGTAGAAACGTCAAAACCATGAATTCAATATATCGGTACCGACAGTAAGAAACGTTCGGTTGGTACCGATTTTAAGTAACATTCAATTAAATATTCGGAGATTTACTATGACTACTTCAACTGTTAAAGCTACTAACGCAATCGACACTATCAAACTTGTTAACAGAAAAATTCGATTGAACTCAGGCGCGTTGGAAAAAATCACTTTCGCTAGTAGTCGTTCCGTGCGTACCGAAAGCGGTACGAGAATACTTGTTAAGAATGTTAAAGCGGTCGGCAGAAGCTTACGTGAATTACCAAGTGCGCCAGTTGTTGCTAAGAAATCAACTACAGGAAAAACTGCAATGACTGCAAAAACAACTGCGAAGGAAGTTGTAACTGCTCCTGTTGCGAAGAAAGCTCCTGTTGCGAAGAAAGCTCCTGTTGCTCCAAAAACACCAGTTATCACTAAAGCGCAAAAAGCAGAACAGGTTACAATCGCATTTAAAGAAGCGGCTGTTGCAATGCGTACCCAGCAACGTCAAGCAACATCATTGTTAAACAAACAAGCTCGTTTAACTAAGCAGCAAATGGAATTGAGTGTTGCTGCTAAACAACTGGTTGCTAAAGAAACCGCTTTGTTTGAGGCTATGGAAGCAATTACAGAAGCACATAAGGCAAACAAAACCATTACTGTTGCAATGTTCCGCAAGCTGAAAAAAGCAACACTAGCATAAACTTTTTGAAATAATACGGCGCTTTCGGGCGCTGTTTCTTATTGGAGATCATCATGGCCCGTTCAACTAAAATCAACGTAGTTTTGTCAAACATTTTCAAATATGAATTCACACTATCTAACGGCATTTTGCAGGAAGCGTTTGGTCTTGACGCAAATAAAAAACACCTATTTACAGGCAACACTGTTTATACGATGTTGAGAACAAACATGGTTGATTTTGTTCGTGCTATGGGGATACGCCAAACGTATTTTTTAATTGAAGAAGTTAAACAGTGTATTGATATATCAGGCGATGAATTAAACTCGTTTGATATCCTTATGCATATAACGTTTTTTGAGTAGAACTCACTGACAACAAATAAGGTAGGGTAATATGAAACTTTGTTCTATAGAAGGTTGTACAGGTAAAGGTCATGCTAAAGGTTTATGTCGTGAACATTATAAGGACTATAAGAGTAAGCGTTCGGATAATGTTGTAAAATTTTCCAGTGTTAAACGTAAAACCTGAAACTAATATCAATAGAAGGAAATAGAAATGCTAGTTAAACAACACATGTATAAAGTTATTGAGTCCCTGCGTAACGACAAGGACTATCAATATTTCTCTTTAGAGGATGTTGATGAAGAAGGTCAGGAAACTCACATTTTTATAAACAAGGAAGTCGCAGTCTGTATAGACCTATGTTTAGATACAGGCAGTGTTTCTATGGAGACAATAGAACCTGTTAAAAGGAAACGTGAACTAGATGCGGACACTAGACTGTTGGAAGAAGAATTAAAACATCTAGGTATGATTAAAGAAACACGACCTAAATCTAGGTGGTATCATCTTGTTAAGAAATATGACCTATTGTTCGATACTTATACAGATTATCCCAATATCAATGCCTTGGTAGAGTACCTTATTAATCCCTGAATAGGAAATTATTATGAGCATATCAAATGGCCCTGTAAAAACTTTACCCGGCACAGTACATAAGTCTACTTCTGCAACTTGCGATTTTTGTGATGAGCCTTCTGTATGTAGCATTCAAGGAGAAACAGATTCGTTTGGGGCAGAGTACAATGATGTTTGTGCCACACACAAGGCAGAGTTTGCCGAATCTAAAATTGAAGGTATGTGTGACTTCTGCAAAAAAGAGGATGATGACTTGTGTGTTACCCGCGATCCCGATGAAGGTCAAGCAGGTCCTGTATATTATGTTTGCGGCCCTTGCATAACAAAACAACGTGAGGCTATTGCTAAAGAACTGGCACAAGAAGACTACGGCGAGTATGAGGAAGAATATTATGAAGATGGTGGTTATGAAGAATGGTTAGACGAATGCAATGAAGAGGAATTAAAGTGAAATTTATTGCATCGGCACGTACAAGTAACTGCGTGCCGGTTAAATATTGTAAATAATAGATAATGAGGAAATGACTATGAACTATATTGTAACTTTAAAGTATTTACCAACCGCAGACGAATTGGATGCAGAACTATTAACCGCAGAATTATTAGTTGAATTATTTGGGGGTAATAAGAACGTAGTGGGTTCTATGGAAGAAAGTAAGGATGCAGTTTATGTTGACGGTTGGTACTTACCTACTGACGCTCCGTGGTTGAGCATGAGTCAAAAGGATAGCGATGCAACGTTAATAGCAAAAGCAGTAACACGGATAATGGAACGCTATGAAAATGGCTTTGATAAGCAAAAATATGACCAAGCAGTCGAGAATAATCCTAACTCCCTTATTTCACGTACTCCCTTTTATACAGTACCTAAAATTGATATACTAGGCGAGGTCTGCAAGGAACTTAGCCTTGATAACCAATTACAAACGTTGATCGGTATGTTGATAACAGAAATACCCCGTGAAGCTACCCACTGGGCTAGTGACTGGAACGATGAGAGTTTCTAACACACCACTATAATTGTAAACGAATGAGGTAATAGAAATGAATAATGTACCGCAGTTAGACTTATCAAAAACATTCACTGAAGACGATGTGGCTAATTTTATATCCCAACTCGATGATAGCGATTACAGGCAGGTTCGAGTAACAAAAGAAGGAATGGCTTATCTGAGTTCGGAATCAACTATGGGTATAGGTACACAAGTATCGGACAAGAGTATGTTATTTACTTTAGAAATCTGGTGCCGAGGAACCAAACATGTAGGTACTGAGGCAGCACAAGATCAAGATTGGGTAAAGTTTCTAACCAAGTCCTTACGTAATTATATGAAACACCCAGAACAGTGTGAACAGGATAAATAACATGAAGACCTTGAGTGTCATTGATACAGCAAAACATTCTAAAGCAGTACTAACTATGTCTATACTATCACACTTAAGGACCTAACACGCAGGTGGTACTATGAACAATGAAAACAAACTAGATCAGGCTATTATGGCAGCCTATCACCTAAGTGATAAGATAGTGTCATATGATACACAGGTCATGAATGAGATAGCAGAAGGTGCCTATGAATATGAACTACGTGTTTTAATGTTTGTAAACGCCAACAATAAAATACCTTATAAACTAAAGCAACTAGAGGATGCTCACATAATAGGTGTAACTAAAGAATTTAGGTCTGTTATCTTTAGAGCCTATGCAAAGAAACTTATTAATACTTAAGGTGACTACAGTTATCAGACAAGAAAGTTGCAATTGTATGTATAATAGTATAAGGGGTAAATAATGAAAAGACAACCAGATTTTTGTAACCCGCAACAACTTCATCAGCGTATACCAGAACTTAGATATGATAGAGGCGCTCATAAAGAACCAGGGCCTGAACAAGAGCACGGTACAGTTAAGGTGTGGACAAAGGAAGAGATAGCAGGTGTTAGTGCAGTCTCTAATAAGATAGCCACCCCTGTCTTTGTACGTAAAGCTATAACAGACCTGGGTCGTAATGTAGAGCTTAACTATAAATACAGCAAGCATTTTATAAAGGGGATTATATTTATAGAACTTAACGGTATGGTTGTATTTAGAGGTGATATTGAACGTACTGAGTCCGAAATACAAGAACTCATAGCAGAAGCACTAAGTCCGAACAAAATATTATTGTAAATTATATGCGGCTGTAAATGAAATACAAATCAAATATAGTGCTAAACACCATAGTTACTGAATATTTGTGTGATGTTATTGATTGCAGTGGTGAGCAAGCTAGGTTATAGTAAGTAACAGAAAGAATCTTAAATAAAAAAGGTATATAATGTTTGCAAGAAAAATAAGCATGACCCCAACAAAGTTGGAAGTAGGTATAAAGATAACTACCTATATTGATGACGATGAGCGCCAAGTAATAGTAGATATGTTAGGTACAAAGGTAGCTTATGGTTTTGATGAACTCATCAAAGAAGCACCAGATGCTTTCGAGACCTGCGCTTCTTTGAGGGCTTACGCGCACAGTAAGTTTTTACTGGCAATTGCAGAGAAGGTAGGTGAACTTACGTCCTGTCTGTAAATAATACAGTAGGTGTATTAAAACGGTCTGTACATGATAAATAAATGGGAACTAAAATGGAAATAAATACTATAGGTAAAGCATTCAATACAGCTATTGATTTTTCAATAACCATAGACAAAGAATACCCAGGCTCTGGTATAGAGTTCTTGAGGTTGTGGCGCGAAGGGAGCTGGTCTGAAATTAAAAAGGAGTTTCCTGAATTCGACTTGGATTCAGTACAGGCTTTCTTAGTAAGGTAGTTATGGCCTTATATAAACACTAAAGGTTAATAAATATGAACAAACGTCTAGTGGAACATGTGTACGACTATGTAACCTTAAATAGACCTACATTAGAGAATGTAGCAGGCAATCTACTAACAAGCACCCTTATGCTCTATATAGAGGAAGGTGTTGGTATATTAATACTAGATACACCTTCCTCTATATTGGAATATGTTAAGTACTGCGTTAGTAAGGCTGACGGTAGGGATGAAGGGCCTAGATCAGTAGCTAGGACTAAGGTATACAAACAAAGTGCTAGTGTGACAATACAAAAAGGTATGAATTTATTAGAGTTTAACGTCAAGGTCTCTACACAAAAGAAACGTGCAGCCTACAGATTTAAAAAGTACCTAGAGTCATTCAACCTAGAGACTAAGAAAGTAGAAGATTTTGTTTATAAGGCGAAGCAAATGAACTTTTCGAGGTTAGTCAAGGAAACGGCGGTTCAAATACAACAAGGTACTGATACTGAAAAAGTATTGGCCGACTTTGCCAATATACTAATGTCTAATCCTAAGAAGTATTGGACAGAGAACATACCTACGTAAACTAAGGATTCGTATGCGTGTAAGATACAGGTATTTAAAAAGTAGTAAAGCCGCGGCAATAGATTATATAAATGAGCACAAACAATCAGGAACAGATACAGACTTAACTATTTGGCTAATACGTAAATTGAAGTTGAGCCATATATCTATAAACAATGAAGGTAACTTTGAAATTGCTAAAGCCGATTATGCAGTGTCTAGGCTATGGCTGAAGATTCCAATACCTATAGACAAGTACCCTTGTATGTATATGCCTAAGGGGTTTATGTTTACTAACAGATTTACTTTCCGTAAGCATAATAAATCGGAGAATTAACATGACCCGAGTTAACACACTAGATCCTAAGTATCTTCTTGACCAACACTTATTAGCTGAGTATAAGGAGATAACAAGAATCTTTGGTTATTCCAGAGATTATGGGCATAGGCTTAGTACTAATGATATTCCAAATGAGTATGTTTTAGGAACAGGTCATGTTAAGTTCTTTTCCAATAAACTTAAGTATTGTCTATATAGGTATAAAAAACTCCAGTTAGAATTAACTATACGGGGGTTCCAAATAAACCCAGTTTCCTTAAAGGACTTATGTGAGGGTATAGACAAAAGACTATTCGAGTACTGGACACCAGGCGCTAAAGCTCGCATAACCTGTGCCGATAGAATAATAGATAGGCTTACAAACACTAAAGCACCTTTAAAGTATAAGTCAGAACTGATTAATTTAGATGAGGCTATTGATATTACTTATAAAGGTTTATTGTAAATAGTAGTAGTAGTAGTAGTGTAAAATGAGTAAATTCCCACTACACAATAACTATTGGGGTTCAATATGTACTTGCAAAAACTTAAGCTATTATTCAAATACGGGCCTGAACTGGAAACCTTGCTAGAAGACTTGAAAAGGAAAAAGGAGCAGGAAGAATTTAAATCAAAGGCCGGAGTCTTAAACCTTTGCTATGCACACAGGCAGGAGGAGTACCGTAGTCATTATTCGACTCACAATTGCGACTACTGTAAACTAGAGGCTAGGATTATAGAGTTAGAACAGGCCCTAACGAATTCTGTAAACAAATAATAATGTAAATAGGTGTTGTTATGGAAACAACTAAAAAAATTGTTTGTATGTGCTGCAATGCGCTTTTTGTAAACACTGTAGATAATTTTATACCTATATGTACTTTTTGTAAGGTACAGATAAAAGAATACCGTGTGGTGTTTAGTACTGTCTGTAAAGGTTCAATACCGACACTGTGCTCAAAGACAGAATCGTTTGTTGAAAATCCTGATGCGCCTATAAGAGTAGCTTTGCCTGTAAGTACGCCTAAGAAACGTATAAGGGCGGAAGTACCGGTAAAATCGCCTACGCATACGTACGGAAAAAAGAAAAGTAAGATTGTCTATAAAAAAGCATGTGATTTATCTATAGACAAGTCTGATATAGATAAATCGAATTGTAATAAATTTTTATTAGGTAAACGTTAATATACGGGGATAAAAAATGATTGATGCATTGTTATTATTGAACTTAGCAAAACTCGTTGAAAAGACAATAGAGCAAGAGGAGCCTGATTTAGAACGTTTGAAAGAAGGCCTTAAAGTTATAAGGTCTGCTTGTGCTGTGGATAAGTTTAGCGATCAGCATGTCCAACACATAGGTCTAAGTGTAGGTAAGTTGTTAGTAGATAGCAATACAAGTAGTGGGGTGTTTATAACAGACACAGAAACAAATGCAACATTTCGATTTGAGCCGAGCGCAGGTTCCGTTACCTTGATATTCAGTAACGATATTTTTGCTAGGCCTTTGACTGTAAACGGGTTAAGTGCATTTAAACTGTCCAAACTGTCGAGTAGTGAAGAACTTAAAGATAGACTTAGATTTTTAGAACGTAAAGTAAGACTATGCTCCCAAAACTAAACAACGTATGACTGTAAATAAAATAATAAAGGGCTTAACTATGTGTTTGACTGATATGCGAGAAATTGACCTTAAAGATATCATATTTCTAACAGAGCATGAACTTAAAAGGTTTGAAGGAAGCGTTTCTAAAGAAATTCTTATTATGCGCATAAAGAAAAAAGAGATCCTGACTAAAACGTCAAATGTAGAATTGTTGAAGTTGAAAGAAGTAGGTAACACTGTAACAAATTTGAACAGGTACATGGCTGCTACGTCTAAGCGCAAATTAGTACAAGCAGTTAAAGACCATTACTTAAATATAGGCCTTGAGGGCGTATCGTGAAAATTAGTAGTGGAGTAACTACGGACAATAGCTCTAAACGTGAACTTAAAAAACGTAAGGTCAAGGAACACAACGAAGCGTATGCTGAAAGTAAGAAACCTAAACCTATTAAGGCAATAAGTAAAAAAGCAAAAGACAGAGCCATTACATTAATGTTATTGTCAAGTGCTCTTTCTGTAGACAATAGGTTTTTAGACATATACAAACATAAATACACTAAGGAAAATAAGTTATGAAAACTCCGGAGATTAACCAAGACTACACACAAAAGATTAAAGAACGTTTTAAATATATTATGATTGATCTTTTACCAGCAGATCAACTAGACGCATACATACAGAATGAGGTAAACGCCTTCTTCACAGACACAGATGCCAAGTTTACCATAACAGAAAAGACAGAACGTGTCTATAGCAGCAACAAAATAGTTAGAGAGTTTGGTGTTTCTTGTTCACCGTTCAGATTACTTATTTGGCAAGAACTTAATACTCTTGTCATGGCCAAGATAAGAGAATTAACGGAGTCTAATGAACTAAAGGCAAGCATCTACAGCAGTATAGATGATACCGGGTATGTTGAATACGAGGAAGCGTTAGGTGACCGTTGGGAGAAAAAGTTGGAAGCCCATATACAAACATTAGCCAAAGACATGTTTAGATCAATGTTTACACAGGCTGTAATGACAGCAAAGGAAGAAACTGTCAAAGAAATACAGAATCATGCTAATCAAGAACACGGCGGCTCTTGGCATCAACGTACATAAAACTTGGAGACAATAATGAGTATTAAACCTGATAAATGGATAATTGATCAGTGTGTTAAAAACAACATGATTGAACCTTTTGTTAAGAACCAGGTTCGTTACAAAAATGATTCTGACATTGACCTAAGTGAGAAAATCATAAGCTACGGTGTATCCAGTTACGGTTATGACGTAAGGTGTGACCGACATTTTAAAATATTCACTAACATCAATAGCGCAATCATTGATCCTAAGAACTTCGATGAACGTAGTTTTGTCGATCACGAAGGTGACTATTGCATCATACCGCCAAATAGTTTTGTTTTGGCCTCTACAGTAGAACGATTTAAAATACCGAGTAACGTGCTAGTCGTGTGTTTGGGTAAAAGCACCTATGCACGTTGCGGTATTATAGTAAATGTAACCCCTTTAGAACCGGAGTGGGAAGGTCATGTAACTCTGGAGTTCTCTAATACAACAACATTACCGGCTAAGATATATGCTAACGAAGGCATTGCTCAAATGCTTTTCTTCGAGTCGGATGAGCAGTGTGATGTTACTTATAAAAGTAGAGCGGGTAAGTATCAAGGCCAGTCTGGTGTAACTTTACCTAGGACCTAGACTGTCTTATACTAAAGATAATAAACATATTGTAAACAAGGTGGTTATTATGGGCGAAGTATTATCTAAATTCAAAGCTGCTAAGTTAAGTCCGTTTAAACGGTCTATTGATTTATGTGTGTCAACATTAAGTACTGATGAAACTACTGTTTATGCTATTGGCGATAATACCATACCTAAATATAAAAGCGTTTGTGGTCTAACTATATCACCAACCGAATTTATACTAAGTAGTCCGCGAGGACCGCTAGCCGCTAAACTGATTGCGCAAAAACTATCACATAGACTAGGTAGGCTAAGGAAGGGTTTGAGTTCGGATTACAAATATGCCGGTATAACTTACAAACAAGTCCGATTAACTGCAAATAGAGAGCTTATTCAAGTTGTATTCTCCATAATACTTAGTAGGTCGCCTTGCGTGTTAGCCGATTACTATAAGTAATAATACACATTGAGGTTATGTATGAAACGTATTATTCGAGGTATTATTTTATTCTTTCTGCCTGGATTAATTTTGATTAGATTAGTAAAGCAAGAGTCGCAGAGTATTCAACATAGTTTCTACATATTGTTATTGGTTCTTCTTGTGTACGCAGGTAGCACCGTAACATCTAGGATGTCAGATGTTATTTTAGTGTTGTTAGTAGACTATGTACTTTTAGCACTTGCTATATATAACCATGTTCAACATAATGGTTATATGGAGTGAAGTAAATAAAAACTGTAAATTAAACATGTTGTATAACAAACCACAAAAGGAAAATAAAATGAAAGTAACAATTAATGCAGAAATGAAAAAGCACGTTGTCTCAACAATTAATGCTTTGTCTAAAGACATACAAACTTTAGGTACTATTGCTAAAGCCACTGCACAGGACATTGCTATTGTTCAACAACAGACTGCGGAAAAAGTAGCAACAGTAAAACTAGCTGCACGTTTGGTTGATGATCTTCTGAAGTTGGCAGCAGGCGGGCGTCCGTCCACTGCCTTGCTTTCTTCCGGACTGATAACACTTGCAAATACCGAAGAACCTGCAAAGACTAAAAAAGCCAAGCCAAGTGCAGAGGTGAAAAAGTCAAGCGGTCGAAAAAGTGCAAAGAAGTCTGAAGGTTCTACTGCAAAGCGAGCGAAAACTACAGGCACTAAAAAATCTCCTAAAGTAGACAGTACTAAGGCAGCTTCTGTGTAATAGTAAAAAGGGCAGTACAATACTGCCCTTTTCTCTAAGGATAAACTATATGCTTAGATACATAGTTATTGAACTGAAAACAAAGGAATGGCAAAGAGAGGTACCTATAATTTTTCCTTGTGTTTTGAACGATAGGGAAATGTTTAGTATTATTCGTGAATTTTATGGACACCACAGTAGTGATGTTAAATGTGATATAGCGCGATCTTCCAGAACGTGTAAATGTGTTTCTGCAGGTTCTGTATACATACAAGACAGTACGTTTCATTGTAGCGGAGAAAGTGAAATATTAGGCTTAAGGTCTAGAGGAGATGTAGACGGTAGCTTACTTACCGACTACTGTAGAAGAAATGATATCGGATTTATAGGTAAATAACATGAATGTAACAAATTGGGACGGTGTTGAATATAGTTTAGATGATATTGAGAGCATGGTAAAGGATGCACACGATAACTGTGTGTGCATAAAAGACTATATTGACGGAGATAATGGTACCACTAATGCAATTATAATGTCCTTAATATCAATAATAAGGGAGTTAGAAAAACAGAATGAAATTGATATCGAAGACCGAGTTCGACAATCTGAGAAACAACAGCAAGCATGAGTACGACACAAACGTTAGCGGCAATAAACACGTTGTAAAAATATTCAGCTATTGCTGTATTGACATCCTTAACGTCATAAGAAAGTAACGTTACCGAACAATCCTCCTATTGTAGGGAGTTCGGTAACGTTAACATGCTGCAAACACTCTGCTTTTTTCATGTATGCCCAATTCTTTGGCAACATTACCCTTTCTCCTCTTGAGTTCAGAAGTAACAGCATGAAGCGGTAGCCTTTCTTATGGCAAGCTATTGCTTTTGCGCAAGTCATCGACCATCCTCGTTTCTTATTGTGAACGAGTCCTAGAGTATGTACTGATTTTACTTCAACAATCAATCTGGCCTTTGGAACATACATATCAGGGAAATAGTCCCTAAACTTTCCGCTATACTTATAACGTATCTTAAACACACCGTTTAGTTCACACTCACACTTTATATCCTGAGGCATGAACTTCAATACTTCTGTAAGGTAAGTTAATGCCTGTCTTTCATACCCTTGAACAACTAGCTCTCGGCCATGGAAGTTGAAGGTGTGCTGTTTGAATTTCTTAAACTGCTTTTTCTTTCTATATGTACGCACACCTAACATAAATCACCCTATACTAAATGCTTGCTGTCTGTTGTTTGTATTGCTCCAGCTTATATGTACCCAACCACTAACAGGGTCATTTGCCTTAGCGAACTCCCTTATTAGCTGATCATACTTTAAGTTTTCTTTACACCAGTCAAATAGTCTATCGTTATATACGCCAGATATTTCTATATCAGCAGCTTGGCCTAGAGGGTGGCTCTTGCGTTTAAAATAAATTGCCCAACTTACTTCATTTATCGGCATGTTTTGTTTTACGCACCAACGAGCGAAGCTGCTTCTAACGTTATCTTTATTCCAACAAATAACTTTTTCCAGTTCTTCTCCTCTGTACCAACTTTGAGGTCCGAAAGAGCCAAACTCTTTTCTTATAGGTTCTAGGCAATTGTTTGCAAGAGCACTTGCATTTTGGATAACAATATCATTCTTGACATCATTATCAATGTCCATTCTGTCGGCAGTACTGCTACGTACAAGCTCATAGTAATAAAAGTTGTCTGATAGTTTTAATTTACGGTCGTACATAGTATGCCTCACAGTGTTACTATACCTATAGTAAGTAGCAGAATAATGAATTCATAAAACATTGATCTATTATTGTGTGCCCACTCTTCATACCTACGTTGATTCTCTGCCTGTGCAAACTGCTGGGCAAGTATGTTAGCCTTTTGTTGTTCTAGTGTCACCATTTCTGCAATACTATTACGTTCTCGTATGAGTGCATTGTGTGCATCTACACCTTCCGCAAGTGCCTTAGTATTGGCATTTGCTGCTATAAAAACTTTCTTTAAATCATCAAGTCCGTCAGATGTATAAGCGGCGTAGGTAGTTCCATCTTTTTGAATTGCTATAGCGTGAGGTTTGCTAGGAACTACAACAGCGTTTAATTCTACAAGTTCTAACTTAGGTATTTGTGTTATATCACTTACGGGAGGTTTTATAGGTGTTGGAGAACAACCTACAGTAAGAAAAATAAACAACAATAGAATGATTTTAGTTGACATGATGTATACTCACTTAAGTGGGTTAGCATCCCGACGCGCTTCTCTTAAGGCTTGTTCCCGCAGTTCAAGTAGGCTAACTTCATCTTGGTCTGATCTAGGTGCTTTGTTGAATACGCTATCAATTATATAGCCTATAGCTGCGAACTCTTGCGGGCTTGCGTTCGGGTTAAATAATATAAGGCTAAGATAACTAAACGCTCCTACACCAAGTGCTAGTTTAGTTCGCGCTTTATTTTCAAACAAGTAGCGTTTCCAGTGTATACCATCCGATATGCTTTTCTTAACTACGTGTATTCCGAATCCCATTGCTATATAAGCAAGAGACAGTATAAAAGTTTTAAACATTGTTTGGTATTCAACTAAAAATTCCATAATGTTCTCCGCATCAACTTACATCATTATTCCAATCATTTATCTTTTTGGCAATATCATCGTCTTTGTTGTTATCAACATTTTTTAGGCTTTGATTGCCGGACTCTAAGGCTTTTTCTGCTTTTTCTGCTTTTTCTGTATACTCAACACGATCTGCCTTAGCACTATCATCCAGGCGATCTACGGACCTGTCCAGGCGTTCTACGGCCGGGTCTGCGGTGTTAGTTTCGCTAGGTTTTGTACGTGTTATGAATACGTAGGCGACTATAAACAACACTCCTATTGCACCGAACATCAGATACGCCTTCAACTTATTTGTTAGTGTGGTAGCGTCTTTAACATCTGCTTTGGCACTGTCTAAAGCATCATGTAAATTCATAGGATATCCTTATGCTTAAGGTTTCTTTGTTTCATCTCTAAATCAGTAAGGTCACGCAATCGCAACAAGTCCTTACCGGATAGATCATGTAAACATATCGGGCCGAATACTCGTTTTTGCTTGCTGTCTATTTCAGCACAAGTAGAATGAGCTATGCCGATACCATTCAACGTTATAGGATTACCTATATCGGAATTCAGAACAGGCTTGTTGCAGAATATACAACGCATGTTTACATACCGTCTGTGTCTAAGTAGTCGTCTTGGATACCTATATTCTGCTTTCTCGCACTCATCTTACGCACTCGCATAAGCTCCAGTCTAGCCTTGTCTTCTTTTTCCAATATCTTCGGCAAAAACAGATTCGCATCTGAGTTATTACTAAACTTATTAGACTTCTTTTTGTTTTTACGTTTCTTCGCACATAGAGCTATTTCTATTTCTATCATGATGCACCTATTTAGAGAAGAAAGAAAATCGTTTCTTTTTGTCGGATAAATTATTCCCGCAGTGTTTGCAAAATTTGGCATTAAACACAACACTGTTACACTTTGAGCATTTCTGTTTAAGATCCGGGTCTAGTCCGCTATATACAGCAAGAACATTCAATACCCTCAAACGTTGGCCGTCTGTGATGCGTTTTATATTATTTCCGAGCAAAAAACTGAGTTCATTTGAGTTGGTAAATTCTTGATCTTTTACCAGTCTCTTACACTTATTTATAGCTTCCCTGTTTTTCTGTGTACGTGGTGTTTGTGTCAGTGTGTTTAAAAACTCAATTAAATGTTCGCATGTGGCCATTTCTTTTTACCTATTTTTTATTTGCTAAGGCAGCTTCTGCCCACACTCTGTCAGGCATTTTAGCAGAGACCATAGCATCTCCCGTCTGCTTAACAAATATGTCTAATGCGTCTTCTTCAGACATATCTGAAGTTATTTCGTTTTCTACAGGAGCAGCAGAGGCGAATGCTGCAATTTTAGCTCCGTGTATTAATGCAGTATGTTCCGCAAGCCCTAGTCCTATACCCTTTGCTGCACTAGCAAGACCTGCACTTAACCCACCACTAATTGCCATTGGTCCTATCACCATAGCTTCGTGTATAGCCGCAGTTTTTAGTGCATGTTTTTCGTGACTTGTCATTTTCTTGCCGGTAGCTAGTTTCTTAATTCCTCTACCTGCATCTTGCCATTCTTTTACTTCATGCTTAATAGCTTTAACGATACCTTTAGAATTATCTTTAATCATTGAGCCAAATGTACGTCGTTCTTTGGACTCCGGTTTATGGCCACCTCTACCGAAGAATTCTTTTTGGTCTTCGCTAAACTTATTCCAGTGTTTCTTAATGTGGTGACTCACTTGCACTTTAGCAACCGTGTCTTTGCCTTTTTCGGACTTTTTAGCTTTGTATGCCACTGCATATTTAGAGGTAGGGTACTTCTTAACATAAGCTTCTTGCCCTGCTTGATCCATTTCGTAGAACCAAGCACCTTCTTTAGTAACGGTCTTTGATAAGGAAATCTGTATAGGTATCATTTGTAGTTCCTATTTATTTCCTGTGAATTGCACATAAGTAAAGCAGCTATATTTTCCATGCTTTTCTTCTGGACATTCGCCTTTAAAACTTATAGTCAGTGAGTTTTCAAAGAATAGGCCGGGAGCACCTGCTTCTATATCTATTATCGGACTGACAATATTTAAAATCTTCTTCTCGCCAAGTGTCATCTTAACATAATTGTCTTCTGTATTAGACTTGTGTTCGTGTGGGAAGTATCCTCCTATAACAGCACGCCATTGTTCTGTAGCTAATGCTGGTATGGTTATTTCAGTAACGTTACCGTCTATGACTATTTTAGCACTACCTTCTGCCCCTGCTACCAGAGCAGGAAACATAATAAGAGGTATAAACCCACCGTGCTCATTACACACTCTAAACAGATCAGTGTATGTATCTGCGTTGATACCAACACCTCCGTGTACGCCTCCGTATCTACGTAGTACTGTCATAAATCCATATTCTTTTAGAGGGTCGTCTGCACTGTAGATAGGAAATTCTAGGCCGTCTGACTTGACTACAACTACGTCATCTATACTCACTCTGCTCATTGGCATTTTTGTAGGAAAACGTTTGTAGTTGTTAGGGATTACATACGCAGATTCTTTGTCTAGTCCTACGTCCAGTCCTTTCCCTGTTTTCCCTGTTATGAAGTTTAAAAATTTCAATTTAGCCCTCAATATAGTATCGTGCCTAGGACTCAAAGGTAGTACATGAGTACCATCCAACACCTCTAAATATGTAGAATTCTCTATAGTACAAGAGGCGTACTCGGCATGTTCTAAATTAACATCTGTGTCCCTAGTACCGTGTATTATTAAAGCAGGTGAGGTTATGTTTATTAAAGGATATCCGTTAGCTTTTAATTCACGTAAATCATTCTCTACGCCTTTTTTGCGTAACTTAGGGTCCATGAGACTATTTGTAATACGTTTAAACAGACTTAAACGTACAGGGTCTCGACACACGTTATAACTTAAATCCCGTATTTCCCTACTACTCAAACTACTTGTGCATTTCAGCATCATATAGATTCCGAACCTAGGAAACAGGCGCACAGACAACTTACTCATTAAAAAGTATATGTCGGATAAGGCAGGCTTGTACGTAAGCTTTCTACTTATGAAGTCATAGGGAACTTCATACCGTTTACTAACACCGCTTTCTATTATAAGTCCTATACACCGCTCTGGATAAAGGGCTGCAAAGTGATATGCTATACCTGAGCCTGAACTTATAGCGTATATGATTGCCTTAGGAATGTCTAATTCGTCCATTAAACATTTCATCATAATAGCTTGCTTTCTAAAAGAGGAATTTTCGTCTGACAAAGGGGTTTGTCCATAACCAGGTCGCGACCAAGCTACCACACTACAAGCACACTTGTGCATTATATCGTTTAAGTAGGGTTCAATTTGATCATAACCGCCAGGAGTTCCGTGAATAGCAACTATACGAGGGCCGGAAGCTCCGTATGTTTTGTACTCAACTTCACCCAAGGCTGTATTAATAACACTACTTTTAATGTTCATAAGACTCTACCAGTACATGTTCAATGAGGCACTTAATACGTTCCATACGCGCCTATCGTGTAACTTTAAGTTTAATTACAGAATCTTCTTTAAAGACAAGAACATCCCCGTCTAAGTATCCTATAGCTCCTTCTATCTTTCCAACACGTTCTATCATTTCGGCATTAGTGTTTACTACAATAGGTACTTCTATACGTCCTGAGTTTATCGCGTTGTCAAGTCTACGTTGGTAACTTGCTTTACCTATACCTAGATAGTTCTCAACAAACCAGATGTGAGGGAAGCTGTCTCGAGGCATCAAAACAATAACTACAGGAAGCCCGTTATCCCATCGTTGTGTTGATGTGAATACAGTAAATAACTCTTCGGACGAGAGCGTTTTGTTCTTATTAATGCTATTTACAATAGGCGGAGTGTCGTAAGGATCGGCATAACATATAGCACTTGCAGCAAGTGTAGTTACAAGCATTAACCCAACTATTGTTTTCATCATACTCCCATGCTATCCGTCTGTTTGTTTCTTAGTATTAAGTAGGAGAGTTCTCAATTTATTTTCAATAAACTGCAATCTCTCATTCATCTCTGCCTTTTCTTGTATTTTTATTTTATCCAGTTCATTAAACTGTTCTCTTGACTTCTGTTCAAGTTCTTTCAACAGACCGCTTAATTCCCGTACCTTCAACTCTATCTCTTTGTACTTTAAAGCGTCCGTAGTTTTTAGCTCGCTTATGAGTTCTTCTATAGTTTCAATATTTTCCTTTGCCCTAGCCTCATCTTTAGTTACAACTTCCTTGACGAGGACTTCCATGCTTTTCACTATGTTTTTAGCTTCCTCTGCTTGAGCAGCATCAGTAGAACGTAAGTCTTCCACTTTAGCCTTAAGATTTTCAAAGCCGTTTTCTAGTGTATTAAGCTTAACGTACTCTGTCGCTACCACTCCACTAAAAGCTACTGCAAAAGCTACTGCTTTTCCTGTAGTAACTTTAGTGCCTTCTAACAAATCAGGCTGTTCAGATTCGGCCTTAGGTGCTTCTTGTCTTTGTACAGGAGACGGGTACGGAATACCTTGACTACTGTTATTATACTGCGGAGGTATATTATTAGGATTTTGACCTCGGCGCTGATCGTAATAAAAGTTTTGCTCGTAATATTCTGAATTGTACTCTCGCGGAGTATGTTCATTTCTTCTTTGTCTGGAAATATCGCGATTTTCATGAGGACTATCCATAGAATCATACGGATTTCCTATATCAAAAGGATCTCGAGGATTATTATCGGACATTTTACTTCCTCAATATAGTTTACAATATTATACTACCTGTATGTTTGATACAGTGCCGCTACTAGGCCAAATATCATATAGTTCAGAACTAATACGCCAGAAAAAGCGAGTAACGTTTTGCGAACTGTAATAATTTAATACAGCATCCTCTGCATAATATCTGCCTATATTGGAGATTTCCATATAATTAAAACTTTGCAATGGTACGTTACCGCTTAAAATGATTTCAATGTTTGTGTCTAAAGTATTTCTGTCTCTTTTTACCAGTATGGCCTTTATCAATCTGCCATTAACGGATGCTCCGTTCAACATAGCGCCCATTGCAGGGTGAATGCCAGAAATTAACGCTGAATACCCTTTTCTATCTACAGTAGCCCCTGATGTATTTAATGCTGTTGTTATGCTAGTGTTTGCACTAAATATTTCTGTGCTAATACTAGCTTGTACTGTGTTTGTAGGGAAAGCTAATCCTGTTATGTTGTTACCTGCAGCATGTTTAGATGTAGAGTCTCCACCGTTTTTGTATTTTGATACGTCCCAAGTAAAGTCTGTATGTTGTCCGCTTCCGGCGTTACCTATTGATGCAGTCTGTGAGGAGTATGTACCCCAACCAGGTATACGTATAGCTCCTATGTCGGAGTTAGTCAGCCCCTGCTGGTGCAATTGTAGCCAAAATTTATCTCCTGTTGCACCGAGCGTCGGACTACCTGATGAGTAGCAACCTATAGCAGTTATCTCAGGTACGCCTTGCGTACCGGTGTTTATAGCTGCGCCTATTCTTCTGATTGTCGGATAATTAACAAACCCGTTAGCTTCTGAAGTCCCTAAGTTCACAGGAGCTGAGGCAGGTAAGATAACAAGATCCGTATCTGAATACCATGCCTGGTTATTCATTTCCACACTGATGAAACCGTCGTTGCTGATTAAATCATACTGATCAGCAGTTATAGTCCAGCTATATATAGTTTCTCCTTGGACGCTGTACTCCTTGGCACTAGACGAGTACAGTAGAGTTCCTATACGGTGTACGTATATAGAATCAAAAAGATCAAAAGACAGTCTCTCGCCTTCGAAAACTATTCTAATAGTATACGTATTAGAATAGTTCCTGTAAATAATAACCTCTATGGTGTCTAACCCTATATGTATAGGACTGTCTATAGTGCCTCCTTGATCAGGTGCAGGAATAGTAAAATTCTGCGAATTAAATGTTTCATACCAGTTTCTCCAGAAACCGTATACATCATGACGAGAAACCCCGTTAGTGTCGTAGTTTGCACTGTCTCCTGTTACAACACTTCTATTAGTAAGAGTCTGTGCTGGTATAGTGCCGCCAATCCACTTCATTTGAAAAACAACGCTCTGTGTGTAAAGAGCATTAGCAGAATTGAACAACTCCTGGCCTATAGGCCACACCCACGCAGAATCAGTGCCTAAGAAAGTAGGTTGAAAGTTACCTCCCTGTAGATTATCTGTATAGAATCGACCTACGCCTTTTATTTCTATGTAATCAAAGTGATTTTGAGGCAACCCAGTCTGCCGCAAAGATAAGTATAACAATCTTGTATTGGAGCCAGTGTCTTGATAAAAGATGATAGTACCTAACTGCACACCGTTTACCAGATCGTTAGCTTGTATGCTATCTCCAGTAAGCTGGGAATGTCCGACGCTAGGATGAACGTAGCCTGCCCACGTCTGTGTAGCATTAGATGTACGTCCTACTGTAAGACGTTTGTTGAATACTGCCGACCTTAAGTCTAAATTAATTACAGTAGGAATAACAGGGAAGTTTAAACCTGATTTGTTGTTTGCAAATTTACTGATATCCCACTCCCACTGACAATGTGAGTTAGAAGCATTATTAGTGAGAGTCGCGGAATCCGAAGCTAAATCCGCAAAGTTTGGAATACGCACACACCCGAATATATTTTTAGGTATATCAACAGCATTCAATTGAATACGAAATTTATCATCTCCTCCTAACGTACTGTTTACAGGACTGTAACAGTCTATTGCCGTTATTTCGTATGAAGGTATTTGTGTGTCTGTATTTAAGCAGGCACCTACATGAAAATTGTTGAAGTACCTGGAGAATCCTTTATAGTCTCTGCCTGAAACAGCATAATCTCTACCGGCTTGTGTTGGCAATAAAACCAAGTCTACGTTGCTTGTCCAGTTTTGATTGTTTATCTCTACACTGATACCACCGTCTGCAATTATCTGGTTATACTGAAATGCTGATATATTCCAGCGCCAGTATGTACGTAAGTTGTCTGTAGTGACAAACGAACTTGTTTCGCCAGAAAGAAGCACACCCAGACGAAATACAGTTAACGAATCGAATAAATCTTGGGCTAATCCTGCTCCTTCTACGGCAAAGCTAAAATAATACTCGTCCGCATTTCCTACATTGCCGTGATCTCTAAAAACAACAGCTTGTTGTACTATCAAACCGTTTTGTATTGTATCAGTGCTGATACTGCCTCCGTCTGCGGATGCTGGCTCCGTCTGTGTAGGCAGATCGTTGAATCCTGACCAATAGCCTGTAATATCATACGTGTTGTTCGAAGTATAGCTTTCGCTGGCAGAAGTTATTAAAATACGCTCGTCCAAGGACTGTATTGGAGGATATTCTAGTATAGGACCTGCTTCTTTACCTTCAAACACAAGCTGTACTTTTAAATTATTGCCTGTCTTAATACTACCTACTTGTGTTATATCTAAACTAAAAACATCATTGACTTCTCCTGTAACATACAGAGGATCAGTAGTGCCAGTATTATAGACGGTTCCTATGTTAGCGCCCGGTGCTATATAAATGTCGGCTACATTAACGCCATTTTTCTTCAACAGAGCTAACACAGGACTGCCTGTAGGAGAATCCCCTATTGTTGCATTTGCACCAGTTATTGTGATTGGAGAAGCGGCTTTATATCTACATGCGTTATTTCTTACAGCAAAGCCTGTTGACATATCTACCAACACACTATCCTGTACGACACTAAGAAATGATATATCAGCACCTAGGCCGACTTTAATTACGTTATCGAATTTCATGATATTACCTACACTACGGAATAATTTATCTGCACAACAAGATCGCGACCTTGGAACGTAGTACCTACTTGCAACACATCTACAGAAATATTATCTGTATTAGTCAGAGAGGAGCTTGTTAGGCTACCTACAGGTACCGTAATTTCAACATCTCCTGCAGGTAATACAATAGGACTGTCTATCAAAGCAATGCCGTTCTTTTTAATACTGATCTGTATGTCATTACCTATTGCCGCAGCACCTACAGACACAACTATATCTGTAATAGCAATATGAGCGTTCGGATACCAACGACTGAAATTATTAGACACACTCAGGTTGCCTGAAAACACAATAGACTTGGAGCCTATCAAGCCTGTTGTTATGTTGGTATTCGGTAAAGCGTTAAGTCCATCCACTAGCATAATATACTCCTACGGATTGATGTAAAACATAATAGCTGGCGAAGTACTTGGCCATTCTGTGAACTTCTGAAGGCTGATATGCCAAATGAAACGAGTGTTGTTATTAGCTACAAAATTTGTTATTTCTGCATCCTGTACATAGAATCTTCCAAATCCGTCTATATCAATCCAACTGAAAAGCGTGTTATTGTGTTGTCCGTCGAAGGCTATTTGGAACAAGATGCCCGCATCATTAGCTCGTGCGTCTACAACACCAAGTCTATTTATTATTTCAGATCCTTGCCAGTTCCTGGAACTAATAGATCCTACACCTGTTTGATATCCTGTTGCCGCCTGATAAAACTTGTAATTATTGGAGTTGGACGTAAGAGTACCCATAGTTACACTTCTGTTGTAAGTGTAGAATTCCGTATCTATAGTAACAACAGCTTTAGTCAAATCTACAGCAGTTTTAGGCATAACATAAGGTTGTTCTCTACTCAATGTCCAATACCATGCAGTAGACGCAAAGTCGCTCAAATATTGAAAATCCCCGGGAATAGAAGCAGACCCTGCAAATACACCAAACCCTTCTATTCTAACAGCCCCTAAAAATGTCTTGGCTCTATTTCCAGACAAGAAAACAGACAACACTTCACCAGTACCGTTAAATGCTCCGTTGGTTGGCACACTTGTTTTATATATAGCTAAATAACGACATACACTTCCATTAAAATCATTATTCAGTAGCATACCTATTTGACCGCGTGCGGACAGGTAGTTAATGTTAGATGTACCAACTAGACCCTTAAACCCTGTCAACCTATATGCACCGTCTAAAATAGGAGTGCATGGAATCAACATTGATTCCGTTGTTTCTAAATCTGGATTTTTCTTAATTCGTATATTATCTGTAGGACTCGCTTTAAATGATTTAAACTGGTCGTCTGTTAAATTCCAACACCAGGTTGTCATGTTTGTATTCTGCGTCTGTCCGTAGAATGCCATGTCAGGAGATGATAATCTTCCTAGACTCTCTATGTAGATATCGTCAAAATACTGCTCCGGTATATAAGCACCTTGTATACATATATTCAAATGGTAGGTATTGGCTGTTTTGTTATGATATGCTAGTATCTCTTTAATACGCAATCCACTGACAAAATCACCACTTATCGTTCCAAAAGATGCCGCAGCAGGAACTTGCATTAGCGTATATGACAACCTGTCTTCAGCATACCCGTTGAATTCGTAGGTATTAACCGCATCAGCAGCATTTATATTTAATGCTTTGGTGAAGGCTATACTGTCGAAGAAAGTGTTGTTTAGAATCTGGGTTAATGTTGTGCTAGGGTCATGTATCGTCTGATAGTTTATCTGTACATTTATGTTGCTACCAGGCACTGTCGAACCAACTTGCTTCACTTCAACTTGGAGTTTATCTCCAGCAATTACGTCTTTTGTGAGTAATTGTGAGGTGTTTACAAAAACATAACTGCTTCCTTGTGGAATTACAATGGTGTTTTGTAGTATAGACACACCATTTTTCTTTAAGACAAGTATTATGTCACTTCCAGAAGGAGGTACGCTTAGGGATATATGAATACCTGCTATAATACAATCTTCAAAAGATATCCATAGCAAACTATCTTCATTGGCGTTTAGCGTACCTTGAATACCTAGATCAACGCTGCCTGATACGCCTACTATCTGAGCGTATTCTGATAAAGTCAAACTATCTACGTACATATTGTTTTACCGAGTTTGTAGGGAAACAAAAAACGGGTATGGAGTCGAAACTCACATACCCGTATTCTAGGCTAATGAGCCTGCAAATGTATACGAAACATCAGCTAATGTAGAGTCTGCCGGAGTAGGTGCTACTACAATAAGAGATTCTCCGGTAGTAACATACATAGGATTAGACCCTACTTGAGAGAATGTTCCTACAGTATTACCTGCTTCAAATATTATACTTCCTATAGTAGCTTCAGTACCTTGGCGTGATATTTTCTTTATACTTAAAGTGGTTTGTGCTGTTGCTCCTACTACAGAACGGGCTAAACACCCTTCAAACCCTATCTTTATAACAAAGCTTCTAACTGCCAGTGCTCTTGATAGTACAGTACCTGATGACATTGTACCGACAACCTGGCCACCTACATCATAAGGCACTGCACTGTTATCAGGACTGTTTGATATCCAGTCAACATCGGTAGCGTTGTATGTATATATACCAGGATTCTTTCCGTTATATAGTTCAGTTAGTTCAAAAACATCACCTTGAGAAGGGCTGCCTGGAAAAGCAACTCCTCGTTTTGTAGCATCCAGCACCGTTTTACTTATGTTACTACCGTCAGCAAGTAAAATACCATCTATCAACATAACATTTCCCCCTAGTGAATAGAACAGGTACCTGTTCTAGCGACGGACCATGTTATTTTAACGTTCATTGAGTCTATTGCTTCGACAGATACAGGTAAAACCTTTTGGACCTTTAAATCAATCGTTACATGACAATCACAAACCGGAGAGAGTGTATTCAAATTATGAGTTATGATCCACTCGGTCGCTGCTTCGGTTTGCTCATGGTAGTGCTTATAAGAAGCATTCATGATATCTCTCCGTTAGATACAGCGAACCGTTCCGGTTTGCGGGTTAGTAAATGTAACTGTGGTTTGGTTAACAGTATCGTGAGCAACAGACAAAGGCTGAACTTCAGAATTACCTATGAATACTCGCGTAATAGGATTATATCCAAGCCCGTGCGTAACAACCCAAGTAGTAGAAGGGGTGTTAAACACTTGCTCATGGGCAATGTTAGCTCTTGGATGTCCTTCTGTATTACCTAACTGTAGAATAGCTTTACCTGCTTGCGCGTTGGTAAAAGTAATAACAGTTTGATTATACGTCTGTACAATATTATCTGCAATGATGTGATTATTCGAAGTGTCTAGCACTTGAACCATAGCGCTCGCAGTTTCCAAAGCGTGGTTGATTGTCCATGTAGTGGAAGCTAAACTTTGGCTATGTACATGTGTATTAAGCTCGTTAGTTAGAGGAGCCCATAGTGGAATACCTCCATCTATTTCTACACACATCATAACGCGCTTATCTTTAAAGATAACTTGCCCGGCTTTTGAAACTGTCGGGAAGTTTACAACAGACTCCAGAACAATGTTTTTCAACAAGTTCTGAGACATATCAATGTTACCTAATGCTTTCATAACAAATCCTCAACGTAGTAGAAAAGGGTGGAGCTATAGCTCCACCCGATCATGTTAACTGTTTATACTTTTAAACCGTTAACAACTACTCGACAAGTTTCAGCGTTTGAAAATGTAACAACAAGGCTGTTAGCATCTGTAAAACTTACTGACTCAGGAATAACAACTTCACCTGTGGAGTCGATTACAGTTACGCCAACATATTGAGTTCCCATGTTGTGTGTAACTGTATGGGTTGTTGAAGGAGTTACGGTCTCCGCATACAAGAAGTAACCGGCACCTAGCTTACTGTCAAGATCGGTGATAGCTTGGTTGATAACAACAACGCCTGCGTCGTAGTGACCTTTAGAGATTGCAGTAGTAGCTGATGAACCGCTTTGATCATTAGAAGACAAGATCAAGTCACCAGTCATTGCTTGAGCACCGTCACGATACATAACGCGATTACGCATTTCAGCATCATCAACAAATACACCAGTACCGTCTACAGTCAGGCCGCTTGATGCAGGAGTCAATACAGACAACGCACTACCGCCAGCGCCTTGTAAACCATTGCCGACGATAGAAGTATTCAACATACCTTCTACAATACCAGCAGTGTTTACTTTCAGACCGCTTGCAGTTGTTGCCATACCGCCGGCAGCATCAATCTTAATAGAAAGCTGTGCAGCAGTATTGGTAGATACAGTAGAGCCGTCTTCAGTATTGAACAAACCGCCTGTAGCAGAACAATCAACACCGACTTCATCTGTAGGTAACTGACCGATACCAGCACCGAGATTTACGTTGATAGTGTTACCGCTCTTAACAAGGCCTACACCTGCATTCAACGCATCCAAGCCGCCGAACTGACCCCAAGCTGTTCCGTTAAAGTACTGCCAGCTTCCTGTATCACGATCCCATGCCAAAGTACCTTCACCTTGTACAGAAACATCATACACAACTTGGAAGTCCGTGCCGTCAAACTCAACGATATCGCCATCTGCAACACCTGCAATAGTACCGAAGTTAGTGTGCAGTGCTCCTACGTCCGTAAGAATATAACGGTCACCGGTGGTTGGTGTGGCTGTAGGATCAAGAAGTGCATCAACTTGAACAGCAAGCACATCACCTTGGAAATCCAGACCTGCAAGTGCAGATTGCATTTGAGCCAAGTTGACTGCATCGGTAGGGTTTACAGCAGCAGCAATATTTGTAATTGAGTTGCCACCCATAACCAAGTTGCCGCTCATAGAGTCGCCGACTTTGTTTACAGGTACATAACCCAATGCAGCTTCTTTACCGTCGATTTGACCTTGGATTGCAGAAGTAACACCTGCAAGGAACTCAATCTCAGCTGCCGTAGTAGAAGTAGCAGAAATCAACTTACCACTAGCACTTGAAACAGTAGCCATACTGTTAGTCAAGTTTGTAGCTACCAAGTCAGATGTAGCACCTGTCAGATTGTCTTGCTTTAGTGCAAGTGCAGTATCCAAGTGGCCTTTAGAAACAGCACCGGTTGCAGCAGCTCCGCTTTGGTCATTGCTGTCCAAAGTAAGTTCGCCTGTCATAGATACGGTACCATCATGCTTGATATAAGCACTTAGGTCACCGCCACCAGTAGCAATAATATGAGTAGTAGTACCATCATAATACTTCAAAGCTTTAGATGTAGTATTATACCACATTTGCGACTCTGCAGGGCTACCTGGGTCAGCAACCAAATTGTCGATTTTTAAGTCTTTGACTTGACCATCAATAGATAGATTACCATTAACGCGCATTAGTTAATACTCCTGATTTACATGTAATTAAGTGTACTTTTGCACACAGTATTAAATTAGTAACTGTAAAAAAAATATATACAACAACTAATGTTAAATAAGGTAAAGATTTAAGTGCCTGATACAGGCTGCACCTTTACGATTCCTATTATAGGAATAGCGAAAACAACACTAACATTATTACTGTCAAGTACTTCTATTTCGGCAGGTATAACCATTTTGTTGTTGTTGTCAAACACTTGAACAAGTACATTACTACTATCCAAGTTGTGGGCAACTTCCCATGTCACTTCTGCAACAGATTGAGCATGTACATAGCCGTTTGTGTCTGTAAAACCTTCAAGTGCAAGAATTCTATTTTCATGGTTAACGTTTACTTTAGTCTTTAGTATGTTTAACTGGTTTATAACATACGAAAGTCCTTGCGAAAATCCGCCGAACCGTGTCTCTAGCGCACCTACTAAGCTTTGTATCCAACTCTTAGCAACAACCTCGTTCGCTCCGAAGTCATTTCCTGGAACATCTGTTCTTACTGTTAGAGGTCCTGTTAAGTCTCCTCCTTCAGAAGACAGCGCCCCTATTTGTTGTGCTGTAGTTCTATGAGGGTTGTCTATGTTGTTACTGTGGTCTATGTGGTCTTGATCGCCAGGTTCCGGTATGTCCCAAACCTGAGGAGGCACAAAGAAAGATGCGTATGTTGTTAATTGATTCCAAGTGTGTGAATAAGAAGCTGAAGCAATACGAGACTGCCTCTTTAATATCTTGCCGTAGTCGACATTCTGGCTATCCGCTACTAGCCAAACAATATTAAGAGGTGCTGTTACGTTGTAGGGTTCTGTAAAAGAAACAACAACTTGTGTATTTTCATACGAAGTAGGTGCCTCTAAAACTAAGGATATTGCTTTTGTACTAGATAACCCCTTGCTGCCAGCAACATCAAACAACCTAGCTATAAGTTGTTCTAGTTCTGGGTCCATGGAGATATTCCTCTATGTGTGGTTTGACGTTACTCAAATAAATTATATTTATTTTCATGTTAAATAGCAGTTGTTTGAATATTTTTCAATTCATTCATTCGGGTTAGGTAAATATCGTCTGCGCACATACGAACACTATAAATCTGTTTAGCTATATCTTGCAATGTAGCTATATCAACCTCTTTTAATGTCCTTGTCCCGTTAATCATACAGTGTATTTTAGGCACGAAGTTTTTGTCTAAGCTACATATGTTTAATGCTAGATTGAGTTCCATAAGAGCCGAGTCGTCTGACATCCAGCAGATACCGCTTTCATCAACATAGCCTCGTATTTTACTGTCAACACAACATCGTTTATGTTCGTCTTCTGTTTCTTGGATACTACTATCTACAGTAGGTTTACTGACATTCAACAGCATCCTATTTTTTATAATAAACTGTGAAGGGTTCTTTACAATCATATCGCGCTTTTGTGCAGAGACAGGTATATTAGGTGTTTTTAACGTGTGTTTGTCGGCATTTAGTATCGCCAATATATCTCCGCTTTCTTCATCGTAATGTAAAAAGTACATTCTTATCTCCCTAGTGCTATCCAATATAAATCCCAACCAGACATCGCTACAGGTCTAGTACCTCCAAGTCCATCAGGCTCTGTAGCAAGTAAACTTGTTGAAACACCTAATTCACAATAGCCTGCATTAAAGCTATTGATATATACTTTGTTGGCTACGTTACTCGTAGGGTTTACCCACTGTAAAATTATAGCTCTTGGACTTGTGTCAGAGAATGCTTCTGGAAACAATATACGTTTAAAGTTTCCAGGTACTGCATCGGTGAATCTCCCCCAAGAAAGAATCCTACCTGTACTTAGTGTCTCGTATGAGCTTACTGTGCCTGTCACTAGAACAGGAGTAGCGCCGTTTGCACCAGCTGGACCTTGAGGACCTGTCGGACCTGCTGGACCTTGAGGTCCAGCTGAAGCTGCAGGACCTGTCGGTCCTGCTGGGCCAGTAATACCTTGAGGACCTCTGTCACCCTTAGGACCTTGACAACCCCTCTCTCCAGGTCTGCCATCAATACCGTTTCTGCCGTTCTGTCCACTAGGTCCTTTAGGTCCTGTAGAACCTCTTTGACCGACACCTATGTTAGCCGGTGTCATGAATCCTGATATATTTATGACGTTTACTACATTAAATCCATCAGACAAATACAAAGATAATATGCCTGTAGTAGCATCATAGTTTCCATCATTTACAAACAGATCGTCACTGCTAGTACTTAGCGATTGAGCCTCTACTGAACTACCGTTAAAGATAAGTTTATCGTTAGCTACAGCGTTACTGCCTGCGTCTAACATATCTAATGGTGTTTTTGTTAATGACATTCTAATACTCCACTATTTAACGTCTAACCATTGTGTACCATCAGCACTACGTACTTTAGTATTGTGAGGACCCATCTGTATGCGTTGTCCGCTACTACTTATAACAGTCCAAGCACCTAAAGAAAAGTTTGTTTGCCATGCACTACTTGGGTTTTTTCGTACTTTTAAAACTACAGCCATTTTAATTCTCCTATGGACAAACAACAGAATAATTCCACGCAGTTCCGTTAGGACCTGTCACGATCATTGTGAATATAGATTGATTTGTTACAGCAAAATCATGGAAGAAAGTTAATGTACCTTTGCCTGACACAGGACCTCCTGTAGTAGCAACTGTATTGCCGTCATACACAACATCAAATTGATCGGGTTGACCGAACGCATTATAGTTTATTGTTACTACACCGCTACCTGTACCTATGTAAATAGCGGTGTTAGTTACACCAGCACCTCCACTACCGCTAGTATTACCACACGGTGTAACAGCTTGATCGTCATTTGTTATTGTACCTGTACCTGTAAAGTCTGTTGCTAGAACACAATTAACAGGCAGAGATAAAGTAAGCTGCAAAGTTTCATCTATTTCCGCATCGGTATCTCCGTACACTTCTATACCGACAACACCGGACACATATCCAGGATATATAATCAATGTACCTGACTCATTCCTATAATCCACACCGGCCGTAGCAGTTTCCGCAAAAGAAGAATAACGTACAGATATGTTCCTATCTCTAGGTAAGTTGTCAGCAAATGAAACAGTGAACTGTAATAACTTTGAACCGGAATCCCCTTCAGTAACCGAGCCGTCTGATATGTTCAATACAGGAGGATTAAAAAACTCATCGTTGATAATAGTACCTATAGCTTGAGAATCTGACACCACTGCATTTACAGGATTCGACAGGTTTATAAAGAACTGCTCATCCGGCTCTATTGCAGTATCCCCTTTTATAGAGACTCCTATATTACCGCTAGTTTGCCCTGCAGGTATTGTAAGTGTACCTACTATTGATGTAAAATCTGTATTTATTGAAGCTGTATTTCCTGTCGTACTGTAGTTAACAGCAACATTCCTATCTCTTGGTAAATTGTCTACAAAGCGCACTACAAAGATAAGTAAAGAAGTTCCGCTGTTGCCTTCGTTTTTAGAAACATCGGCAATAGCTAGAACAGGAGGAACGTAATCAATATCATCATTTATTAATGTAACAATTCCTTCAGGGTCTGTTATTTTACAGTTGATAGGATCGGATAGTAGTATACGTATAGTTTCATTGGCTTCTTCGGAAGTGTCGCCTAGTATATTTATGTATTCTGTCTTGCTAGTCTGCCCTGCTGGTATTGTAACTCTGCCAAAGTTTGTTTCATAATCAGAACCTGCCAATGCAGTACCGTTTGAAGTAGTTGCAAAGAAACTAACATCTCTGTCTACAGCAACAAGAGGTCTAAGTTCAAACGTGTAACTTATAGTATTATATACATCACCTTCAGTAACAGACTTATCTATAAGTTTTATTTCAGGCTTGTTGAAAGGACACTCTACTAAGAAACTCCAACTTGTTTTACCGCTTCCTGTAACGCGAATCAATACGTCTTGACCTGCGGCAGGGTTAAATGGGAAAACAAGATAGTCTTCTCCTGCAACAGGGCCGCCTGTAGTAGCAATCAAAGAACCATTCTGGAATACTTCTAACGTATCCATTATGTTATACATTTGATAACGTATACTAACATCACCTGCTTTATTACCTAATCTATAGTAAGTGTCTGTTACTCCAGCGCCTCCTGAGTGTACAACACTCTCTGCATCAAATCCACAAGGAACAGGGTCGACAGAACTGCCGGTATCTCCTGGGCAGTTAACTAAGTACACCCAGCTAGTGTCACTATTTATAGACGTAACACGTACAGTAACAAGAGGGTCGTCTATTACAGGCACGTATTCAAAAGACAAAAGCCCTTCACCTACAACGTAACCTGCTGTCTGTGCTACTTTCTGTCCTTTGTAGAACACTTCCATTTTATCAGCTATGTTCCACATTTGAAATTCTATTACTACTGTTCCTGCTTCTGTACCCATATCGTGTATAAATTCGTGTACTCCTGCACCGCCTCCGTGACTAGGAACAAAAGTCCCGTGACAAGGAGCAGGGTCTGCCGGAGTTCCATACTCATCTTCAGGTTCTTCTACAGGGCACATCCAACTAAGCTGCCAATCACTATCCGGGTCCTGACGCACACGAACAAATACGAGGTCCTCTCCTTGTGTAGTTCCTGTCTCAAAATAAAATGTAAGTCTATCAGAAGTATCTACTTTACCGTCTGTAGTAGCTTGTCGAATTCCGTAATGGTATATGTCTATAGAAATGCGTCCTGTGTTTATACCATAATCAAAATGCACGTAACCGCCTACGTCGGTATCCATCTTAATGTAGAATTCTATTATGTCACTGTCTGCAATACCAAATATTGTACAAGGACAACTTTTAGGGTCTTCAAACGTACCTTCTTCCGGACATGTACTTTCTCTAATACCTGTCTGATTCTCTTCACACTCTCCGTCTAATCCTTCTCTGACAATACACGTTTCACCTGTTTCATCAGTCCTCTCGCCGCTAGTCTCACCACATGCATCAGGAAGGTCATAGCCAGGAGGATAAGGTTCCCCGGGAGTAAAAGTACCACCAGCGCAGTTGGTATCTCCTGCACCCTCTTCTGAACTACCAGCATCAGCGTCATCCCACTTATTGTTGCTGTTATTATCCCTACTATTAGTATTGTTAGTACTAGGTTTAGAGTTATTTCCATTATTACCGCCGCCTGCAGGATTAGTAACTGTACTAGGGTTAGTTGAAGTACCTAAATTACCAGTTCTATTAGAGCCTGTTCCGGAGCTTCCTGAGTTTGTATTTCCGTTTGAATCGTTAGGGTTGTCAGGGTTATCGGGATTGCTTGGATTGCTTGGATTGCTTGGATTGTTTGTTCCGCCGGGAGCGTAGTCCGAGTATGTTCCTCCGGACTCAGGATTGTCAGGCCCGTCAGGAAGTAACTCTTCAGGAGGGATGACTTCTCCTGTTTCAGGATCAACAGGAAGTCCTGGCCCTGAACCGTTGGCACCTTTACCGTCAGGAGTACCTCCCATAGGGTCAACGTCACACTCGCTTTCTGAAATACAGTCTATATTTACCCAGTAGTTATTACTGCCGTGACGCGCTGCAAGCTTTCCTGGGATAAGTCGTATCCAGCGTGTATTACTAGGATCGCGAACATAGAATTCGGATTGACATATGTCAATCCATTTACTGTTGTCAACATCTCTTACTCTCAGGCGGCCCATCTAATTATCCTTATTTTGTACGTAACCCGTGTGCGGCTGGATTCTTTCTAACTACACTTCTACGTTTCGACACCTTTTCTTTTAGTGCATCACGTTTCTCTTCAATTTTAGTTTCAATGGCCTCAATACGAGCTTTAGCTTTATTTATTTTATCTTTATACCCGGTTCCTTTTTCTTTTTCCAAAGTTGCAATTAAATCTTTTTGCTTTTTTATCTTTTGTTTGTCCGTAAGTTTTGCATTTTTTGTTGTGCTCAAGCTAATAAGAATTTTCACTATAAATCTCCTAGTATGTTTAGTATTTCCAATTCTTTTCTTTGTATTATTGCGTCAGGTGCTATTTCAGACAGTCCGCTCAACTCTATCACAAGCTTTGCTACCGTAGGGCCTATTTGTTCAGCATTGTGTTCAGCAAATACCGCAGCATCTTTATACGCTTTGTTGCCTATAAGATGCTTTAACTCTAACGAGAGAGAATGCTTTACGTCTGTGCTTAAACTTATCTGTATAGGAATCATTAATGTCTCCTAAGGTTTTATCCAAAGTGCTCCAGGCATCGCTGATCCTGACGGGTCCTCTGTCTGTATAAATATCTGCACTATACCATCTTGTCCTGCGTCTCCTTGAGGTCCTGTTGGACCTTTAGGTCCTGTAAACCCTCTAGGACCAGCAGGACCTTGAGGACCCTGAGCACCCTGAGCACCCGCAGGACCGGCACATCCTGTAAATCCGGTAAACCCGTCAGCCCCGAGTAGTCCGTCAGTGCCGTCAGCCCCGCTCAAACCTTGGGCTCCTGCAACGCCGACGCCTATATTGCCTTGTGTCATAAAGCCAGACACTACAAGTTCAGTACCGTTGGCAAGTAAGAGAGTAAGCTTACCGTTAGCATCGTCAAAATTGCCTCCTACCACACCTAAGTTGTTAGGATTCTCTTCAGGATTTAAGACAACTTTCTCACCGTCAAAGCGCACATCAGACCCAGGAATGCCTTTTGCATCGAGCATAGTTAGTGGTGTTTTAGTTAAAGCCATTTCTTAACTCCTGAAGTTCACTTTTTTAGGATGTATACGACAAGCTAGTTTTAACAGAATTAATGAGGTTGTTTGTTCTGTTAACTTATAGCCCAGGCATTTAAAACATTTACCTTCCTGTTCAATACAAAACGATTGTTCGGAAGGAGATGTATATTCATGTTTACAGTCTGGACATATCATTTTTAAAATCATGATTGCTGCCCTTGTAGAACTTACTTAGCGTGTTTTAAATATGACTTTATTGCTTTAACGACAAAAACTCTATCTTTGTCTTGTTCTGCACTAGATAGTTTGCTAAATGGTTTTTTCTGGTGCTCTTCTGCCCACGATCCGTTACGTTCGAGCCATTTTTTATGTACGTGATCGGCAGCTTTATCTAAAGCACCTGCATCGAGCTTACCTCCTTTAGCAGCTAATTGTATTCCTTCCACAACAGCTTCGGCATTCTTCTTGTTCTCTGCTTTCCAATCTTCAGGTAAGTCTTTATAATCTGTGTTCAGTATATCAACCTCGTCTTTACCGTTTTTCTTTATCCACGCTTCATCTTTAGTTTTCTTTATCCTGGTTTTCTCATTAGGCTTATCTCTTCTATATTCTTTTTGCCAATCTGAGTGTCCGTTAGATGCAACATCGTCAACCATTGCTTTACTGTGTTTTTTTATGTCTACCTTATCGCCCATTTTCTGAATCAACGCAGAACCTTGTTTTTGTACTAATGTACCTTTAACAGGAGCTTTCTTGGTAGCAGTTTTACTTTTAGTTACTGTAGTGCCTTTGACAGGCACGAGCTTGCCGCCTACCGATTTGTGGGTTATTATACCTTCTTTGTTTGCGTATCTGCCGAAAGAAGCATGGTGCAATCCCATTTTCTTTGCTTCAGCACCAGCATCGCTAGATAGACTTATATGTATAAGCATAAAAAAGTTCCTTATTTAGTATTGTGTTTTTGATTACTATATTATGATCATTACGGTACATACGTATGACTACTATGGTACACTAAGGCCACGGGCTGCCGATCGGAGGATCGACTAGCCCTGTATCAGGATCGACTATTTCTCCGCCTCCACCGGGTGCAGGTTCAGGCTCCGGTGCAGCAGGAGGAGTTGCGTCAGGATTTACCCAAAGCGTTCCAGGCGCTACTGCACCCGGGTCTGTGGAACTCACTATAATAGACACACTTCCTACAGGCCCTGGAGCACCAGGTTCTCCCGGAGGCCCTGCTTCGCCTCTAGGTCCTGTTGGACCCAATGCGCCTTGAGGTCCTGTAGGTCCTTTTATTCCCGGAGGACCTTTAGGCCCCGGACAACCCTTAGGTCCAATAGTACCCTGCTGACCTGCGCGCCCATCTCTGCCGTCTTCTCCTTTAGGGCCGGTAGGGCCAGGAGGTCCTTCGCAACCTGCATCCCCTTTCTCCCCGTCTTTACCGTCTTGCCCTATCTTACCATCTTTACCGCTAAGGCCTTGAGGCCCGGTCGGCCCTGTTGGTATATTAGACGCTGTAGGGAATCCTTTTATCGACACAGACTCTCCGTTCTGCATCGTTATTGTAAGTATACCTTGAATGTCATCAAAGAAACCACTTACAACTTCTGATATCTCACTCTCAGTCGGAGCGACTAGCTTAAGGCGCTCGTTGTCTACAATTATTTCTGTAGCTCCGTCAGCACCACTAGCTTTTACTTGATCAATTAGAGGTCTAGTTAAACCAACCATTTTATTTCTCCATACAATCTTCAACAACTGTACGTAATTTTTCTTTGTAGCTCTTACCGGAAGAGCCTACAACGCGAATGCTACCATTCTCACTGATAGTGGCTATTTTAGTATTACCGGAAAAAACGATTGTTTTATTTGAAAATCCGCTACTATTATCTACAACGCCTTTTAAACCTATTGATTTTAATTTACGTTGCAGTGAAGATAGATCAACTTTTTTACTTTTTGCTATAGATATTTGTATTTTCATAAGTTATTCCTAGATAGGTATGCCCCAAACAACTGATAATAAATCCGGTTCGTTAGCTGATACAACAACATAAGTGTTCAACGCAACACCGTCAGTGCCTGCAGCCCCTGCTTCTGCACTGCTACACTTATCTCCTCTGAAGCCTCTAGAGCCTTCGAAGCCGTGTACTCCTGCAGGTCCTTGAGGTCCTTGAGCACCTTGCGTTCCTTCACACCCTTCAGGTCCTTCATCTCCAGGGTCTCCGTCTGCACCATCGTTACCGGCAGCTCCGGGCGCGCCTTGAGGCCCGACAGGACCGGGACAACCGGTAACACCTAGTTTACCGTTGCGTCCGTTATTACCGTCGTCTGCATCTTTGCCTCTATTGCCTTTAGGACCTGTAGGGCCGACCCCGAAGTCTTTTTGCGTATAAAACCCGGAAACAGTAACAAGTTTTTTATTGGCTTTCACTACGAATAAAGTACCGGTCTCTTTGTCGAAGTTTATTTCTTTGATGCGGCCTTCATTAGTAACAGTTCTGTTCCTATACGTTATTTCAGACGTACCATCTTTCCTACCGACTTGTAGAGTATCATACCCGAAGCTATCAAACATGGCATAATCAAGATTTTCTATTTCTTGACCTTCATTTTCAAGCCTAACGTTTGCAGAATTTTGCTCAGGCGTGTTTGTAAGTATGGTTTGACCTATAGGTACTTTAGTCAAATCACCTTCCGAAGCACGTTTATACAACTCTGATTTAGAAACACCTTTAATCGTCATTTAACGTCCTCACAGCCGTATAGAAATAACTGTACACTTCTTCAATATCAAGTATAGAACTACAATCTTCCAACTTGTTCAACACATCCCGCTCAAGTCTAAGTAAAAAACTCGTTGCCTTTGCCATACGTAATTTTAATTTCTGTATAGACAACTGATGCAAACAAACAGGGTCACCTTGAACATCGGGTATATAGTAAGAGCACTCATCGGCATTTGCATACAGGCACACCAAAGATATTGTGTCTGTATTGAGCTTAAAACTTCTGTTATTGAACAAAAGCCCAGTAGCCTTAACATAAGCTAGTTTTCGTAGTATAGAAAGCTTATAGGTTCTTCTTATAGTCTCTACATTGTCTATAGTTACTATATCACCATTAACGTATCTATACTTCTTACCATCCCCTAGATTAGCATTAAGTACATTGTAAGCATCTTCAGTTAATACCTTGCAGCCTTCAGGTAACTGCATATGCTCTAAATTAGAAACCTCCTGCAGTTCAATAGTTTTTATAAAATCATTGTCGTCTATTGTTGCAAAATAAACTATGTACATGACTCACCTATGCAATGTTTATTTTAGGAGTGCCTATTACGTTAAAGTTTACCATAAGCAAACTTTCATACTTTGATGTTTCGGCTTCTTTAATACGCATCTTGGCAATTATGTCAATATACCCTGCAGGTATGTTATTCTTTATTACTTCAAACACTTGCGTAAGACTTGCATTAGCGTATGCTTTTTGATCATTACCGTTACTAGGTAACGCAGAGAATCCTGCTGTGCCTGTGCCTTTTATCTGACGGCCGTACTCAGGTTCTCGCATACTTGTTGTTCTAAAACCTATAACATATTCCATACGTTCGAGTCCTGCAGGACTGACAAACCCTGGGCCTAGTTCAGCACTGAAATCCGCTATAACAGTAAGCAATACGTCATCTGTTAAATTAAGTCTCCAACTGTAGATTATTTCATTAGAGTTGGACTCTTTTTGCAGTGTACTCATTTTAAAGTTTGTACTTGACGTAAACGCCTCTGCAATAGTGCTTTCAAACGTATAAACGGGATGTATGCCTGTTATCTTAATCCCTCTTCCGCTCTTGAACTCTACAGCAGGTATAGGCAAAGAGATTTGCTTTGCGTCATGGCGTATGAGCTTGAGGCTCTTTGAAGTAAGTATAGCATCGACAACAACACCGGTAAGGTTTGTACGTGAACTTCCTTGTGCCTTGACGTTGTTGAATATAAGTACTTCAACTTCTCTGCCTGCAGGTATTGGACTACTTAATACTAGATTGTTATCGACAACTGTATATAGATCACGATGTATATGGCTACCTGACACCGACAAGAAAGTCATATCTTTTGTTTGTGGGTGTATAGGCAGTTCTACAAACAACGTTTGCCCTACAGTAATAAGCTGTTGTGTAATCATCTCTGTACTGTAGCCGTCTTCTTGCCTGCGGACCATTAACGTGATTTCAATACTATTTCCAGGAGAAGGCGGTTGAGTGAATACTATTTGTTGTGTAGCCGCATCGTAAGTATAACTCACAGTTCCTTGCAGTACGCTTTGTATGTGTACGAAACAATACTCAGCACCGTCTATAGGGAAGGTCAATGTAAATCTTGTTTCTTGTCCGTCACCTACAAATTTATTGGTAACAAAATCTATGTAAGTACCGTTACCTGGGTCCTTAGTATACATACGTAAATCAATGCTTACGTTGCTAGGTATTGGCTCAGCGAATTCTATTTCACTCCCTTCAATATCAAACGCTGTCTTATGTTGGAATATACCACCAAGAGCAGCAACCATATAGTTATTGTCTTTAAGTACAATGCCGCCTAAGTTATAACGCCGTGTGACTCCATCACCTACTAAAGATAAGTTTGTAACTCTCAATCTTCCGGGAGCTTGATACAATGTACTTACTATTTCACTGCCTCCCCTAGGAGGTGCCCATACAGGAAAATCTCCAGCACCTCGAATAAGTGTCCAGTCATCTGGAATATTAATTCTACTAGGTAGAGAATCGTCACAACAATTACCTCCGGCGCCTGAACCTGAGGTCCCAGGAATTACAGTTGTTTGAGGCATGTTTACTGTTATGCCAGGATTAGTGAAAGCAACGTTGAATACTTTATTACCTATTCCGGCATTTGTAGTTCTGTATAGTAACCACGTACTAGGATTATCTCCTATGTTACGAGTTAACGTTATCGGACTAGACGCTCCTGTCCAGTCATTTGTACTGTTATCAGAAGTGTCTGTAAATACAGCAGCACCTAATGCGCTAGGGTATACAAAATAACCATACAGAGTTCCACCTGTTCCAGAACCTCCTGTAGTTACGCTAGGGGTCGCACCTGCAAATTCAAACGTGTAGTCTATTATCTTTTGACCCACATCCGGGAAATCCATTCTATAGACGCGCCAGTTTGTAACAACACCGCCTACAGTACGAGTGAACAGTACAGGACCTGTTTCAAACGAGAAGCTACCATCATCGGGCCATTTAGCTCCGTCCCATCCTCCACTGAATGAAGTAGCTGTATCGGTAAATACAACATCTCCAAGCTCTTCTGGTGCTATGAAGTAACCATAGTTACCTCCAGAAGAACCTGTATCAATAGTAAACTGACCGTTATTTGTGTTAGGTAGTTCTGTACCACCAACTGCTATTAAATTTCCTATCTCCGCTTCTGTGTCTGCGCCGATTTGACCAACTGCAAATATAGGACGTAATTGTATAGTAGTACCTCCACCACCCGTATCGTTATCTACTACGTTTATAGTAAAGTTCTGATTGCTTGTGTTAGACAGTTCGGTAGCAGAAGTTAAAAGGTTTTCCAACTCTTGCGTAGTGTCTATACCTGCAACACTTGTAGCGAACATAGGAAGTGCAGGTATCTGGTTTACTACAGTCTGATCTTCTGTACTGCCCGAGCATCCGCATCCACAACAACCGCCCTCAATACGTTTCCATATAGATATAGTGCTCGAAGAATCTAGTATAGAAAAAGGATACGCATCGGCTTCCATGAAGTTATCGTTCAACTGACTGTAAGAGAATCGTCTTGTTTCTCCTGCACCAGGGCCTGACACAATGTTAACAATGACAATCTCACCGTTTGCAAACCTATTATCGGCACTTATAGTTGCTCGCTTGAAACTGTTTATAGAAGGTCCTGAATCAGGCACACCTATGTATGCACGTTCATGTGAACTAAATGCCCATTGGAAATTGCCTTGACCGAATCGAAGTGCAAACGCAGGAGAAGTCGTACCGTCTATGTTTGTTAGTGCGTCTAATACACTAATAACGTTGTGGGTACTAAGTACAGGTGATGGTAGTTGTCGTATAAATGGAGTTACTGGTATACTACTGTAGCTGCCGATAGTAACGTCTATTGTTGATAAATCACACTCATTGGTAGTTATTATGGCTACAATTTCAGTACCGCTTTGGTAATGTAGAGTGTATGCTTCTGTGAAAACACACCGCGCAAACATGACATTGTTTTCAAAGAATATCGCGCCTTCCTTTATATCAATTCCGCCGGCAGGTGGAACATAATCAGGTATAAAGAAAGTAAAACGAGTGCTGAATTCATCCAACACTTCTACAAAATAAATATCACCTTCAAAAACAGTATTACCTTGAATATCGGTATGGTCATCGCTGTGAGGAAAATCACTGTCACCGACTTTAAACTTAACCGGGCGAACAAGCAAGCCTCCGGCACTTGCATTGTTGACAGCTTGTCTGCCTAGTGTAGTTAGTTTTAATCTATTGTCCATTTTATTATCCATTTATCGTGTGGGATATTGTACTGTTAATTAGACATAGGGCTGGATACGCGACATTTAGTGCAGTACCACACTGTTTCTACATTTGCAGCAAGACCTGTCCCCATCTGCATACTACATTTAGGGCAAGTCCCTTCTTTAGAGTTATCCATAGCTCCGCTTGTGGACTCTGTTCTGCCAGAAGCCTCAGCCAGAGGGTCAAATAACTCACGTCCGCTTTTTGTTAGTTTGCTCATAGTGTATCTCCTTTAAATTAAATTACTTTAATCTTTGATAATATTTGAAGGCAATTTGCAATACATCTTTATAGAAATAGGTTTTTTCGAAAGTTCTAAATTCACGCTTTCTATAAGGCGTTTTGTAGCAACACTTAAAGTTCCTTCTACCGTGTCTAGTGTTATGTGCGGTGTAAAAGAATCGTAGGAGTGCTTGGCTCCAGCATCTATAATACGCTTGTGCATATCTTGTATGTTACCGTTTTCAAGACCTGCAACCACATACGTTCGCTTATCGTGACCAATCCAGTGTTTTATACTAACGATATCACAGACAACAACTTCCATTGTACGGTATAGTTCTTCGGCACGTACAACATCAACAACTTCTTTAGGGCTATATATTAATGTGCAGTGTAGCTTTGATGTGTTGACCTTTATACCAAGACTGTCGCACAATTTCACTATGTTGTTAATACTCGCATCATCTGGTGCAGAATGCATATACAGCCCGCTTTCTGCATTATACTTTTCGTGATACAGCTCTGGACCTTTAGCAATAGCAATTTGTATAGGTATCATTGTAGTTCCTTATATGAATGTTATTAAATATGAAGACATGCCTAAAGCAGCGAAATCTGTACGATACAGATACCATACAGTCTCAAATCCGTTTATAGTTCTACTGATAGACAGAGGACCTAAATTCTGTCCTATTGTACCGTCGTTTGGCCATGTTGCTCCATCCCAACCTCCTATAAAGCCAGGGGCATTGTTATCTGAGAATACAGCAACGCCTAAATCTGCAGGATGTGCAAAGTATCCGTACTGACCGTTCACTATATTTAATGATATAGACTGTCCACTTGCATTTGTAGGTAACTGAGATGTTAAGAATGCACTTACACTAGCACTGTCACTAACTCCTATAGGACCTGTTCCAAATACAGGAACCAGCTTAGTTACATTGATAGTGAGTTGTCCGCTTACTGTATCAAAGCCTTCTGAATACGTTGCTGTTATAGTAAACGTAGTGTTGTCTGGTACGTTATTATCAATATACAGACGACCGCCTGCATCTAAAGCAATGCCGCTAACTGGAGCTCCTCCTAGTATACTCCACTCAACAGAACTCGAAGGCAAAGTCTCTCCGCTTCCAGGAATCTGAGGAACGCCTTGTCTTATGAGTTCAGCAAAATAAGAATGTTCTGTACTTGTCATAACACTGGCAGGGCCCGATATAAGTATATTGGACAACGGGCTTTGGGTTGCAATTAACGTAACAAGAAACGTATCTGTAACTTCAAAGTTACCGCATGAGTAAACGGCACTTATTGTAACAGGAACTCCTGCGCCATTAACTGAATGTAAATAGCCATCATCATCAATAAGTGCAACCTCAGGACTTACGTCAAGTGACCATGAACTAGATACGAGTGTTTCACCGCACCCGTTTTCAAATTCTATTGCCTGTGCGTAGCTTCCAACGTCTGTTGTTTTTACTACAGGAGGCCCTATTATCCTGCTCGTCAGTGGCGTATCTGTATTACTAAGTGCTCTGTTTTTAACAACAACAACATGCTCTGCTACTTCTTTAAAATAGTGGGCTAACACAACGACTTTAGTATCTTTGGCGACAACACGCCCTTGTACAACACCGGGAGATATAACGTCTGCCATAGTTTCTGTTTCGTTTATAGCATCAATAGGCTGTACTGTCCATTTTGGGTTAACTACTTCCAAACTACCATCCTCATAAACTGCGGTTGCGGTTAAGAATATTCTACCAAGCTCATCGACTTCATTAGGCCCAGATATCAACAACGCTGTTATTATAGAAGTCTTTGGAACAAGAACAACAGGCTTAGTCTGTATATACCTCTCTATGCCTATAATGTATGTTGCTTTAACTTCGATCAAGGCAGGTACGCTAATACCTGTAAACACTAACTTACCATCAGTGTCTATGCTTATGTTATTTATATTACCTACAATGCTCCATACAGGAGTTATTTCTATATCCGTGTTGTTACTGTAGTGGGCGTATGCTGTGTATTGTGCAACTATGTCTTCTGTTACGTTGTTCGGTCCTATTATATTTAAGTTCTGCAACAGTACAGGAGTGTCAACAACTACAACAATAAATGTAGCAACTTTACCGTCGGCCCTTGCGGTTATCGTAACATCGAGAGGACTATCTACTGAACCTGCATCAAATACACCACTACTACTTATGTTGAATTTATTTGTTGCCCATTCTGCCTCGACCGATGTTACAGTTCCGTCAGTCCATGTTGCGATTGCAGAGAATTGAGAGCGCGATAACTCAACTACGGTCGTTGCACCTAGAATACGTAAGGATTCAATATTTGTTTCTTCTTTTATCACTTTGATTACTTTACGTGCAACTGCCTTGATTCCTCTATACTGGAAAGTAGCATCGACAGACACATGCAACTCACCTTCTGTATATCCGGCAGTAGCTAGTCCGTTTGTAGCGACATACAGAGAAGGGCTGCTAGACTTCCAAATAGGCTGCACTACCTTAGTGCTGTTATCAGAAAACGTTGCTACTGCGGTTAGTGTTCTCTCATCCCCTTCATACAATTCATCATCCGGCAAGAACGCTTCTAATACAGCCTGGGCTCCTGCAGAACTTGGAGCAACTTGACTAATAGTAGCTTCCAAAGAAACAAGGTATACGTTAGGGTCTATGTATTTTAAGCTCACTTTCTTACTACTTATAACACGGGCCCCTGATCGTGAAACGTATTCGGCAGATAAGAAAATATCAACACTCTCTGATATATCGAATACCGACAATTGATTATTGGCGTCCATTACAGCATACGGAGAAACGAGTTTTACTAAACACTCTATTTCTCCTCGTTGTCCGTCTTTAAATACTCCAACAGGAGTGTACTGAGCCACGTTGCCACGTAATACTGTATCAGGACCGACAATATCAATAGCAACAATATCGTCATTGTATGCCTCTATAATTATTTCCTTACGTGCGACAAGTCCTTTATAATAGGCTGTAATGACAACGGTTGTATCTTTAGACACAAGACCAAACGATGTTTTACCGTTAGATGAAAAACCTACTAATGATGTTTTATTAGCTCGCATATCAACAGAGTATATAGGTACGTAGTTATGCTGTGCGATAGTTCCGTTAGTTACCGCTCCCTCGTTTGGAAATTCAACTTCAAATGTATTTTGCTGGGTGCTAGGGAAATCAGTTCTATGCAAATACCACTGACTTGTAACATTGTCAACAGTTCTTGTTATAAGAAGAGGGCCGGTATCTTGTCCTACTGTGCCGTCGTTAGGCCATGTAGCTCCATCCCAACCTCCTGTAATGTTTTCAAACCCACTAGAGATTCCTGTAAATACAGCAACGCCTAACGCAGCAGGGTATACAAAATAACCATACTGACCTACGTCTATATCTATTGTGAATTGTTGAGGGCTGGAATCATCATTTAAATAAATTAAGTTGCTGGAAGATATTTCAATGTCTGTATCAATACCTATAGTGTTTGTAAAGAAAGCAGGGAGCCCTACAGCAGGTAATTCATAGTCACAGACAGAGTACCCTACTCTAATCATATGATCTGTAGCTTCGCGCACTCTGCTTGGTGCTTCAATAACAAGATTTCTATTACAGACTCCGTTACCAAACGTGTAAAACCGGTCCGGACGTACAAACATAGTGCCTGTTATGTCAAGGCTGCCTTTCATCTGAATTAGGAAACGAAAATTATGTATAACTAAGTTTATCGGTGCAAATTCATAGAAAGCATCTATAAGTCTATCTTTAATTGTTTGGTTCTCTGCAACGATAAGATTCTTATCTGTGCTGATCATCTCCATTGCAAGACCGATATGTGTAGCCTTATACCAATCTCCTCCGTCTATGTTTAGAGGGCCGTATGGTTGTCTATAGAAATCCACGTAATCCTTAGTGTATAGATCATGTACGATTGTTTCTCTACCTAGAACAAAACTTATTGCTTTTGTGAATTCTGTAGTTCCGCTAGTTTCGTGAAAAAGAGGAAGCATATAAATTGCTCGTGCCAATCTATCCACGTTGTGTTGTATTATATCAATAGGTATATCAAATCCCATCTGCCTAATAGAATTAGCTACTATTACAGGGTCCGAAGTCTCTATTATATCACGAATAGTCTCAAGTTCTTTTATAGGACTTCTTATCTGCTCCTCGACCGTTTCCGAAAGAGCCTCAAAAAACTCAAGCCATGTAAGTTCCTCTGAGAATATTTCAGGTTGAAGACCTTCATAAGTAATAGATGACACTTAAAATGCTCCTTGATTGTCGAGTGTTCTTTCTGAATACACTACATCTATCGTAGGGGTACCGTCAAGCACTACATAACTAAGTTTATTCTCTGGCTTTATTTCTTCTATAGGACTAAGTAATTCTACGTAATCTACACCATTTACTTTCTTTGCAGCTTCCGATAAATCCGATAAACTCAAACGTCTGCCTAGAATACCTGGCTTTTTCTGGAACAATTTTAATACGTTTTCAATTATAAGTATACGAATTTCGCTAACGTCAAAGCTCGGACGTATTGCCACTTTTATTCTAACACGTACATAAATTTTAGTAGGATTCCATGTCTGTATAACAAGTGCTCGGTGCATACGAGGATATAACCAGTCAAGAACTGCCTGCCATTGTGCTGTACGTGGATTAGGATTAGCTCCTCCAAACGTATCTGTATTTTCTGGAAGTAAGCAGAGGCGTATTACATTCATCCAGCTATTATCGTTTGGTGCAATATCTTTTTGTCCTAGCACCACAACATCCGCAACACCGGGATAATCCATTAAACTAGCTCTATAGTCTTTTGGACTTATAACTTTTTTCTTTGTACGGAACATGTTCGGTGCAAACAACTTATAGTATAAACTACTCTTCTGATTAGAGCCACCTAGAATTGAACTCGTTGTTGTGCCTGCAATATCAGGATACTGTTCGACAAATGCAGCTACGCCAGGAGCTCCTACATTTTCATCCGCACCTTTGGTGATAACATATCTTATTTTCAACACATTACCGAACTGCAAAGAAGCTCCGTAAGTCCCGTCACCGAAGAAGATACTAACGTCACCTGTAGAAGTTGTAGACTCGTAATAAACTCTATCTGAGGCAGTGTGTTCAAATATGGCGTTTTCTGTAGGACTCCACTCATCAACAACCAACGAGGTTTTGTTCTCTGTATAAACGAATATGTCTTCTGTGCTTACTGTAAAGCCGGGTTCTTCTAAGAAGAATTCCTTAAGTGCCAACGAAGCGTAGTTGTCTAAATCAAATTCCTTTACTGCCACAGTACCTTCATATACATTTACATTTTCTATAGTCTCGTCTGGAACAATAACTAATTGATTTCTGTTGAAAAACTTACGAGAGCCTACTTGAAAAGCAGAGTAAGGAGGGATGAATTTAGTTTCTGTGTAGTTGTTTGTTATACTGAGTGTCGCAGCAGCAGGTGTCTTCCTGCTTATTTTAATTCCTAGCCATCTAGTTCCACTAAATATACTACTGTCTCTAACGGCAGTAGGTAAAAAAGCTTCCCGTAAACTCATTTCTGTGTAAAATTGGTTTACTACGCTAGTACCAGCAAACATATCTAGTACAGTAGTGCCTACGGAGGTAGGAAGCAGATCAATCCATGTTCCTTTTTCCTGTAGCTTTATACGCAACGCATCGTATAGGTGTTGATAATCTGGTTTTACATGACTTATAGGTAGTGTGGCCATCGTTTATTCGCCTTGTTTTCTTTTTCCGAGTGTAAATTCAAAACTAACTGTTTTGCCTTCTAGTTGGCTTACTTTGTATTCTATATTTACATAAAAGTTTTGATTCGACCTATCTGCGATAACTTCAATTACTGTAAAATTAACTCGGAATTCTAAGTTGCTTTTTAGTACGTTCTCCAACTCTCTTTGTATATTGTCTGCCGTTATGTCGTCTACAGGGTCGTACAAATATCTATGCAAATTACTGCCGATGTTAGGTCGCCACCATTTAGAGCCTTTCGGAGTTTGAGTTATCATGAGTATATTTTGATTTATACTATGCTCATTAAACACGAGTTCCGCATCATTACTTGTTCCTGCGTTTACGCTAATGTCACTGTAAATAATATTACTAATGGCCATGTTATCCACCTGCAAAAGAAGTAAGACTACCCATAGCAGATTTGTCTCCGCAAGTTAAGGTATCTAGGAATCTAAAGGTTTGTAATTGATCTGTGAATGTTGTAAAACTGCCTACACCGGCTGCTGTTGAGTGCAAACAATGTGGTGCATAAGCATCTGTAATACGAGTTTGCGGTATTTGGTCTGTAAATTTAGTTATGGAACTTACTACTGCTGCGGTCGGACACAAGTTGTGTCCAAAGTTCATATCAACACCAAGTCTTGTTTTAGGTGCCTGGTAACCTGCTTTCGTGAAGTATGCTGAAACACTAGACATAAGTTTCTCCTCTTGTGAATATAAATTAGCTTTATTACTAAGTTAATTACTGTAAATACGTAGTGATACTGACAGGAGATATGCCGTGAGTGAAGACATAAATTTAAGAGAAAAAGTAATTATCAACAGTGTCAGGAAAAGTTCTGAACTACTTGATATAAATATTTATAACAGCCTAATCAATACTATAACAGAGCTAGAGGAAAGCGTATATAACAACGAAGACACTATAAAGAAACTAACCGAAGAATTAGATAGGTATCGTGAGGTTATCAAGAAGGAGATTGACATCAGATACAGATGGCAATATGCGACCTCAGGTCTAATTGTTGCATATATAGGTTTCAACGGTTATGTGTACAAAAATGAGATATACAACCTGTTTGTTTATTTGTTTAAGGTAATGTCATGAAAAAACTTATCGACATTGATGTGGAAACTGCGGAAACAAATATAGTTATTGCAACAGAAGACATTGTAAATTGTTTTAAGAAGGGAGTACTATTAGCCAAAACAAGCTTATTTGAAGAACTGAGTTTTATCGAGGGTTGGGTTTCTATATATGCAGAAACATACGGAAATGGATTGCGTGTACAATACTGGTTAGACGATGAAATACTTCCAGACATACCTATGGAGAAAGTAAAAGTATTGAGTAAAAAAGAGTTGATGTCGCTATCTGAAGGACAAGTACAATGATTATAAAAACAAAGTTTATGGATAACTTCCCTAAAGATGGAAACCATATAGAGTTGGTAACCGGCTTGCCTTGTCGTATACGACAGGGAGGAGATCAATTATACTACACAGATAAAGAAGGGTTGTTACGGACAGCTAGTCGATACAAATGGTGTGTAGTATTCGATGAAGACTTGCTTGAAATAGTACCTGTAAAAGAATTTAAAGATGTTTACAAAGCACTGGATTATGCAGTGTTCGGATTCGCAAGAGTCCTAACTAAAGCATTTAAAGAATTGGACAACTACGAGAACGTAACAATCACATATCCTGAATAAAGAAGTAATTTAACAGTGTATAAACAGGAGATAAAAATATGAAAATCGTGTTCAAAGCAATTATGTTTCTAATGTGTTTAAATGCTTATGCAGCAAACGATTACCTAGCAATTGTAAGTAATGTAAGTGCGGAAACAACGGAAATATCACAAGATACGTTATACAACATATTCTTGTTGTCAGCAAGGCAGTGGGATAACGGTGTTCCTATTATTATTGTTATGTTGCCAGAAGACAATTTACAAACACAGTTATTTGTAGAGGAGTATTTAGGTATAAGTGTAGCTAGTTATAGACGGCGTACATCAAACGCTTACGCTACAGGACGTGCTTCGAAACCTATAGTAGTTAGTTCTGAACTTGAGGCTTTGTCCGTTGTAAACAAAACAAGAGGCGGTGTCTGCTACGTAGAAGGTACGTTGTACATAAACGATGAGAACGACAATCTTGTTAAAATCGTTATAAAATGAGACACACAATGAAAATAATACTAATGTTTCTAATGTTTTGTATATCTGGAGCAAGTGGTGCTTCAGAGTATAGTCGAATTGAAACAGAATACGGAACTTTCAATGTTCGTGGTAATATAAGCTTTGTTTCTTTCTACAGTCCTGACAATAAATTTAAATCTGACAGTGACTTAGAGCTAGGTGAATCGTATGCCGGTCTAAATATAGATTTTATTGCACAACAGTATATAACGGTTAGGTCATATATTACAACAGATGGTTTGAATTACGGATTTTTCGAACTGTCGGATTCTTATGACACTACAACTTTAAGCTTACGTGCAGGACGAGTTAATAGACTTAGCACTTTCTTCAGCGGTATGGGCCCTCATGCAGACAACATGAACTTCTTACCTCAAGGAACCACTACGAATAGGACAGGAATAGCAATATTCAGATTCGACGGCATACAGTTGGCATTCAACACTTTCTTCTGGAAGAAACACAACCTATCTGTAGAACTATCTTACGGAAAGATACTACTTGACCAAGACGATAGTGGAGGACTTAGCGGTTATTCTGTTCATGCGTTGTTCGATCCTACGAGAGTAAACTTTGAAAGCTTACATAACGATATGTACGTACCTTCAATAGACATAAGGTATAGTTATGAAAACTTCCAATTGTTTGCAGATATGTTTATTGCAAATCACACAAAAGGAAATCTAGTAATAGACTATGACATAGACAATTCCATACTTGAATATCAGCTCGGTCTACCTCCAGGTACACTACCTCCAGGAACAACTCCTATAGAGCAACCTGTACAAGTAGGATATAGAGACAGTTACGAAAATAATCTGATGGATATAGGAATGGGTTATTCGTTCGATGCTTTTGAGTTACTGTTTATGGGATTCCAAAAATATTCAAAAGTAGGTGCTAAGGAAGCTGTTCCTGGAACTTTCATAGACTACGGTATTACTTTGATGGTAAGAGGCAATATAGCAATCTCTACATTAATGTACGGAGGATTCACAGGGTATAATGAAGATAATGGACAGGAATTCTTAGCTAAGAGCGGTATAGTTGCTCCTGATTGGGTAGGAGAAGGTAGAGGCATATTTGTAGGTACTTCTCATGACTTTAATGAACGGTTCCGTATAATAGGAGAAGTTCAGTTTAACAAAGGTGGAAGTTTCTTACATGCGACGTATCAAGACCCTCTAACTTCAAAAGAGTACTGGAATGTTATTAGCTTTTCAGCACATTACTTTTTCTAGGAGACAACTATGTATACAGAAGGAACAAACGGAGACAGTTTATTATCTGCCAATGATCACAAGCTATGGTCGTTAGTATACCGCTGCCTTTTTGACTATATGACAGTTGTCATATTTAAACACAAAAGTGCAGACATAGTTAAGGACTGTCCGGCACGTATAGAATTTTTTGTACAACAAGAAACTCCAAACACAGGAGAGTGTTACAAATTCTTGATTAAAGAACTAGAAAAATTCCGTTTAGATAGACAACCACCTAATAAAGCATTCGTGTTAGGCTATCCTGGAACTATAGTAACTGTTAATATGTTTAGCGGTGTTAATTCATATTTAATGGACACTGAACTTAATCACTTAACTGCGGAATACATCGACATGTTTAAGAAAGCTAACGTGAAAAAACGCAAAGATCCTACCCTTAAAGTTAAAGAAGAATAGCAATGCTATTCAAAAAGGTACGTAAAGGAAAAGGTCCTAGAACTTGCGACCGTTGCGGTTTTCCTTTAGCAGAAAATGAGATTTATATTAAACACAAAACAAAAATTAAAAAGTCTCAAATTCATTCTAAAGAAATCTATTCTTACCATAAAGCCTGTTGGAAGATAATAAGGTGTGAAAAAATATGAATATACAAGAACTAGAAGAACTTATCCATCCGCTAGCATTACCTGAAAACGTGTTTTTGGAAGTTAAAGCTTATTGGGTATCGTATGACACAGACGGCGAATCCCACACACACGGACCCAATAAGCTTATTGTTATACGTAAAGACAACAGTATAGATTTTATAGGTAAGAAAGTTAACTCGGCTAATCGTAGAATAGGCGGCATACTTAAGTTTAAAGAACTAAAAGGCGTATAATATGTACTTAAGCGGCGAACAACAATACCTTAATCTATGTAGAAGAATACTAGATGAGGGCCACATGATACCAAATGAACGGACAGGGAAAGGTTGCTTAACAGTAATCAATGCAGACTTCGAGTATGATTGTTCTGCAAATAAGTTCCCTTTGATTACAACACGTAAGGCTTTCTGGCGTTCAGCAATAGCAGAGCAGCTAGGATACTTAAGAGGCTTCGACAACGCCCAACAGTTTGCAAACTTAGGCTGTAAAACATGGTTTAGTAATGCAAACGAAACGAGTGCTTGGTTATCTAATAAGCATAGAAAAGGCGATGATGATATAGGTAGAGCGTACGGTGTTCAGTTGCGTGATTGGCGTAATCCTGAAGGTGAGAGAATAGATCAACTACAGAAAGTTGTCGATGTTCTACAAACAGGGTATGATAACCGTAGGTTGATTATGACTTATCACAATCCTGGAGAACTAGATAGGGCAGCATTAGATAGTTGTATGCACACCCACCATTTCAGTGTACTGGACAACACATTGTATTTAACAAGTTACCAGCGTTCTATTGACGTACCGTTAGGTCTAGTGTTCAACATGGTGCAAACGGTATTTCTATTGCGTGTGTTTGCACAGATATGCAACTTGAAGTGCGGTAAAGTTTTCCACAAGCTTGTTAACTGCCACATATATGATGATCAAATAGAGTTGATGCGAGATGTTCAGCTGGTACGGGAACCTTACGCAGAACCTACATTCCACATAAGCGAAGATATTAAAACTCTTAAAGATTTGGAGACATGGGTAGATCCTCAAAACAAAGATCATTTCTGGGTTGAAGGTTATCAATATCACGAATCTATAAAATATCCTTTCGCCGCATAGTGTAAAGTATATTAAAGACTACCCGTGCAGGTAGGAGCTACTCCGATTGTTTTGTTGAGCAATCTTTTGTGAAGGAGCGGTTGAAGTCCGAATCAACTTTTAACAGACTGGAGGGGTGTGTATGAATCATAACAATCAATACAATATGCTTGAGAAAAAGGAAATAAATAAGAAAAAGGAAGCTGCACTTATACAGGCTCAGGTAGAAAAGTTTTTAGCAACAGGCGGCTCTATAGTAGAAGTTGCAGCAGCCTCTAACGTAGAAGAGGTTAAAGCAAGCGTGTTGCAAGCGCTAAGGAAGCAAGAGCTTAATTATGAACACCTGTAAGAGGATCGAGGATAGTGCTATATTATATGAACTGAAAAGGAAATATCATGACGACTAATATCATTACCACGATCTTCTTTGTATTCGCAGTACTCTTCACTACAACAGGGACATTTAAGGTCCAATATGTTATTAAACACAGGCTAGAATACGACGGCTTGCACTGGCACTTAGCTTCAGTATGTTGGGGCGTTGTGTTTTACTATTTCATATCTAGGTAAAAAGAAGTAGACCTAAAATGTTGATACGGCACTTAATAAAAATATTTCTGTAGCAAAACAGGTGAATAAAAATGAATAAGAAACAAGCATACACAGAAGCACACAAGGCACTGGATAAAATAGATGATTTATTGTACCGTGCAAGACGAAACCACAGGCTATATATAATTAGAAAAACTATTAAGCAGTGGTCTAAGGACTTTGTACATAATTGTATTGTTCATCCTTTGATGTGCTTTACGACACTAAAAACAGCGAACAATATCCATGATCGTAACGCACTGTGGGCTTTCGGACTCAATAAACTAGATGAGTTGAAGTTAGAATCTGAAATAGCTCCGGAAGTTATTTATCAATATAGATGGCGTGATCTTAATCCTAACACTGTAACATACTGTCAGTGGTGTGATTGGACTACTTGCAATGAAGAGGAATACAATAACAGGTTGGGGTTAATAATAGAGTGTGATGAACTAGGTTGGTACCAGGTACGTACTCTAATAGTATCAGAAACCCACACTGCACAAAGAATAAAGGATTTTGAGCTTGTATCCTTAAGATGATACTAGATTGTTTCAAGTTTAAAACTAACTACTCAGGGCTTGAGAACTATGAAGAGTGAAGGTGTCGTAGATAATGACGAGAAACGACTGGATGAAGGCAAGTCCGTTCAAGATCGACTTGTTATGCGCGGTAATTGGATTGCCGCAGAAGACAAGTTGCCACCACCCGAAACACCCGTGTTAGCTTTTGTACATGGCATAGACATACCCATAGTTTTAGAAATGAGATGGGAAACCTGCAACCCAATGGTTGAACCATATTTTAATGATTTTCTTTATTGGGATAACCCTCATGACGATGGGCAAAATTATGAAGACAGGGTATTTGCATGGCAACCACTACCAGAAGACCCTTGATACACATAACCACAAGCACAACGGCTAGTCCGTTGATGAGTAGGGTTAAGTGTAAGTTTTGGAAGGTAGGCTTAGAAGCAGCCATCCTTTAAAGAGTGGGGTCTTTGCTCCTTGTGACATGTAACTACCTGGAGCGTTTTTGTAAGGTAGTGAAAGTTGAACCAACCGCTGACTTTGATCAGAGTTATGTTGGGTAGACAAGTTGCGTGGAGGATAACGCCAAAGAGCTAGTAAGAACCTGTGAAATGACATGGGCATAGCGTGAGTTGGAGCGGTAAAAGTCGTACCCAACCTAACAGTCCCTTTAGCGTAACAGCACACCAGAACTTACACCTAATTTAACTAGGAGATAGCCATGTTTTCAGAAGACGATTTGATTAATGTATGCGTCTACCCAGACGGTACACAAAGCCACAAGCCCCTGCCAGAGAAAGGGGATGATTATGAATGGAGGCGCACCATTTACTGTGCGAGGTGCAACTCAGTATTGAGATTGCACCCCGAAGAGCCATTCGCTTCATGTGGATGCGGCACAACGGAGTGGTACAAATGAATATAACTGATATGACAATAATCGGCGCGTATAACCCTGAGCACACCGGAGCTTTCGCTATGACAGATATGGATAAATACACAAAGCCAATTTATGACGGACACTACGCCGCAGTGAAAAAGCTGGACGCGAAAGCGTCCGAGTGCTGCGACTTGTTAGTGTGCCCATTTTGCGGCGGAGAGCCAGAACTTGATACGAGCAGATACTACAAGCCGATTGTTGGTAGCGATGTACATAAGAGCGTTTCGGTTTATTGCACAAGCGAAACCGGCTGCCCTGCAGAGATGATGTTTTGTTACGCAGACTTCCCAGATTTTACGGTTGAGCAGCTGGCTGATTTAGCAAAAGAGTTTTGGAACAAGCGAGCACACTAACCTTTTGCACAGTGGCAAGCGTAGCGCGTCCACTGATGCTAGTTGTTATGCGCTACATTACCTACAGAGTGAGAAATTAGAATGACTGAACAAGCTATTGAGAAAGAAATACAAGAAAAGAACTTAAACGCACCGCGCTTAACGCCTGACTTGATTGATGCGGCAATTAAAGAAGAGGACTACCACGTTTTTGAAAATACATGCTTAACAGTGTGTTGCCTGACATTACGCAACGGCTTTACTGTAACGGGTGAAAGCGCGTGTGCAAGCCCTGAAAACTTTGATGCTGAAATAGGTCGAAAGATTGCGCGTGATAATGCACGCAATAAGATTTGGATGCTTGAAGGCTATTTACTTAAAGAAAGACTAGCGAATTGATAAAATTGCGCTGCTTACACAGGGCGCATAACACAGTATTAGACGGCTACGTCTTTGTAGTCCGTTGATGCGGGTTGTTATGTGATTATTAATTTAGGAGGTGAATTATGTTCGATGTTGACAATTTAGAGAAAAGAATCGAGAAACTTGAAGAAGCTATTTTAGACTTGACTAACGAAAACGCAAAAATGAAAGCGTTATTAGAAAATATTATAGCAGCACTAATCTAATTTGGAGGATATATGAGTATTCAATGGGTTCGTGGTCACAGTGGTAACGCAGGTAACGAAATTGCAGATAAACTATGTGGTGATGCTGCAAGGGCACTTAGAGATAGAACCTTGTAAATAACAATTAAGTATAGGAGGAATAATATGCAACCTATTTTATTTATAGTAATAAATGTAACCATATACGATGTACTGAACAAGGAACTTTATAATGCATAACTATGACCTTAACATAACAAATAATCAGTTACAGGTAATTGAATTTACAGTGCAGTTTTTTGAATTTGTTCATAAGTTTAGTATAGAAACAAAGGCAAATATGACAGGGCTTGATATCATCAATTGGGCACTTGATGAGGTCTACGTGAATTTACCTATGACAGATGACCAACAACAATTGTCATATATAAATTTTATAGGTCCTGAAGGGGAGCTAACTGTAGCAGACGATGACAATGAAGGTAGGGCTTGGTTAGGTCGTATGGTTACTGAAGTACGTATTATTAGCCAGGTAAGTGATAAAGGTATAGCTTATAGACACCGCTATAAAGAATCTAATGAACACACGGTTAATTTCGGTCAATGGTCTGATTGGGAATACTGTGATGAAGATAAATATAATGAAATTTGTGCTTATATAAAGTCCGGGTATACGTACGAAGCTCAGAGGTTAGTATCCGGATAACATAAAGAGTTTACGAGGCTTTAAGAATGGAACCAACTTATTTTTTAAGAACAGCTTGGGATAGTGAATGGGCTGAAGTGACTAAAAACCAGTTCATATGTGCGGAACGAGATGCAGGATTTTATCCTAAAAGCGGAAAAGAAGATGAATGTGCTACAGGCGGGTTTGGTTCCGCTTTTGGTGTGTCAGGTAGAATAATCTACAACGAAGAGGAAATAAAAATGAGTAAGAAATCGTTAGGTAACACAGACGTAAATGGTGCAAAGAAAAACGTAAGCGACCTTGTTGTATATGGTGACGGCGATCTGTTTAAACTTTTGTCCAAAGCAAGCAGCCAGAACGAAGGCTGGATGAAAAGCACAAAAGCAATGGAAATAGAAGGTGTTGGTTGTGTTGTTCAAGTAACTACGCAACAAGGTAAGCATGTTGCAGAAGCCTTAACTTTTGTGCCTGGTGTTCGCATTGAGGAATCTGTATTGGATGAAGATACAGATATTGCTGTAAGTCGAAAGTTGGTGGCTATATAATTGAGTTTTATTTGATGGAGTAGAGTTATGAGAATAAATATAATAGCAGCAGTCTCCATAAACGGAATTATAGGACATGACGGAAGATTGCCTTGGAAGTTGAAGGCAGATATGGAATTCTTCAAAAAGATGACGTCCAACAAGATTGTCATAATGGGCAGAAAAACATTTGAATCAATAGGACGAGCTTTGCCTAATAGAGTTAATATTGTTATAACTTCGGATCCTACTTGTGGACAAGATTGTGATATTTTAAATGCGTCTGATTTTACAAGCGCATTAGAATTGGCTGCAATTTGTATAGAGCAGAATAAAGACGAGGAAGGCATAGATTACGAGGACGTATTTATAATAGGTGGAAGTAGTGTATACGAACAAGCCTTAGACGTTGCAGACCGTATGTATATAACACAAGTGCATGAGATTGTTGAAGGTACTGTACGATTCCCGTCTATTGATACCCATAAATGGAATAAAGATACACTGCTTAACTCGAAAAAATGCAATGATAACGAATATGATTTTTCTATAGTGCAGATGGATAAGATCAAAGCTCCTTCTTACATTTATTCCAGAAGTTGTTGCAACTAATAGGTGTATCATGAACTTTCTAAGTCTATTGATAATAGTAAACCTAGTACTGCTAACTATTTTAATCGGTTTTTACATACTACCATTTAGACCTATTAACGTCAAGCATAAAAGGAGACCTAGAGAAGATTGTGAGGATTGTTTAGGTACAGGAGTTATTAATAAAAACGATATGTTGTGGGAAGCGGAATGCCCTTGTAGATTAAAAACTCCTACGAAAAGTGAACATTAATATATTAACTAAGGAAATATTTATGGAAAATCAAAACGAAAGCAATGCACTTACAGGCACAAGTAAAGTCATAGAAGGAACATATGGCAAAGTAAATCCTATAATGAAATACTTTGAATACGAGCATTTGCCGCAACATTTACAAGATGTTAGTGCACCTGTTTGTGAATTAGCAAAGAAGATGGATCGAGAGTTGCCGGAAAATGCGGAGAAAGAAGCAGGTCTTCGTAAACTACTCGAAGCTAAGGATTGCTTTGTACGCTCATTGGTGAAATAAAGTATTGCACAGTATGCGATTGTAATTTCTCTAATACAGGAGAATACTATGGATACAGATTACAGATTACAGATTCTTTGGAATAAAGTACACAAAGCAAACACTCACAGCATTACTTGACGAAGACATTACACTTTACAGGGAACGTATAAGTTCCCTAAAGCAAGTGACAAATGTTGATGTAACCGAGATGATTGAAGTGTATGAGTCTATAAAAAACAGATTGTTTACAAAAAACAATTTAGAGACAAGGCTTGTATCCGAACAATATACATACAGGTGATTATTATGTTGGTAAAAATTCATAGATCGGAAGGATTTCGTGCATACATGGAAGCCAAAAACGTTCAAGTCTTTGATATGAATTCCGTAGAAGACAAAGATGAAATTAATTTAGAATACGACAAACGTATTGAAACGCAGAACAGGGCACAAGACAAGAAGGATTATTTAAAGTTGAGAGATTCGTTAGTAGGCATGTTACGTATACTGGTTAGCGGAGAAGACGTAAAGGACAGTTACATTGTTAAATTTGTCTTTGCTAATGATATCATATCTATAAATGCAGAACATATACCTTTCGGTGCGTTCACAACCAAATCATAGGAAGCACAAATGCAACACAACGTAGTTGTTAATGTGGACACGCAAACACATGTGTTAGAAGATCCTAACTTCATTGTACATAACTTCACTAATATACCTAAACATGAAGAATTCTACGCTATAATGCAATGGCCTGGAGGTTGCGTAAAAGAAAATGATAAATACAGCACGTATAAAATAGATGTTGATAGGATAAATGCAGCACACCGATTAACATACAGTGCCTTTAAGTTAGGTAAGATAAAAGCAAGCGATGCCAGTTTAATAAACGCATTCATAGAAAAGTTGCTGGCATTTATGAAACTCAAATCGTTAACGAGTTTAATACTAATAAGGAGTGTAAACTAATATGTATTCAGATAAGTTGGAAGTTAAAAAAATTATCGCAACAACAGTACTTGTAGTAGTATTGCCTATTGCAATGATGGTCACTACGTATAACATTACGGTAGCAAAAACAATTAATATAGAAACTAGAATGGATGAACTGGAGCATAAAATCTCCCTTATAGAAGCTCGCTATAAGTACAACACCGCTATGTTTAAACAAGAGCTGGACTCCTTGCAGGACAGATTAAGGCTGCTCCAGCAAAAATAATTTACAGGTGTGTAAATGAAAGACCAACTGTTAATAAACGCTGTGAATATTATATTTGAACAGGTCAGCAGACTGTATGATGCTTATGGAGAATTCATAAACGTAAATAACATTCAAACCAATGAAATGTTGCGCATATCCTCTGCAATAGAAACTGCGGTTAATATAGAGTACAACTATATGCTTGGGAAAGTAGTTCCAGATTCTTTGTATGTAAAAGCAAAAAGAGTACATTACCAATGCAAACGTGAGCTTATTCGATCAAAACATATGTCGTTCGAAAACGCTTTCGACACAGACACTTCAAACGTCAGGCGAATAACTGAGGTATTGAGTAACTGTAAACTACGTGCTTGTATAGAAGACAATACTGGAGGTATATATGTAATGCCCACAGTATTGTTGGATAGAATAAGTACGTTAGAGCCTTTTATAGTGTGGTACTTAAAAAATGTTCTGGACGAAGTGTCTCGTAGGTACGTATGTGCCCATATAAAATACCCTCCGGAGATGTCGGCAAACGATATGATTAAAGACATAAACAGGCGCTTAGACCTAAAAGAACAGGAAATGCGCAACTCCGGCGCTGGTGATTTCTATTGTCATGTACTTAGTTATATGGGTATATTTGATAAAACTCGAATATAGAAGAGAATACGTATGACAGACAAGTTAATAAGTAATGCAGTTAAGCTACTGTTGGATAATGTCATAGATAGATATAATTCTTACGGTAACCAAATTAAGATAGACAACTGCGGTGCGTCTGTTATAAAGAAAATCTCTTTGTCTGTAGAAACTGCTTTTAAACTACAAGGCAAGTACATAAAGGAAAATCCTATAAATAAGGATTATGCAAGTCTAGTTTTATTCATACAATACCAATGCAAACGTGAACTTATAGTAGGAGACATTCAAACATTCTCAGAAACGTTTGATGTGGATAGCGAGCAACTACAAAATATTAAAAACTTTGTAGGGAATCGGGTCAGCTTACGTGCATTCGTAGTGAACCAAGACACACCGAATCCGAATGTTGTTGTTAGCCATAATGTAAATCTAGCTAGATGTTGTAAAGTACACAGAGAAGCAGGATGGTACATAGCAAACGCTGTCGAGGAAGTGGTTAAACTATATATGCCGCAATTTGAGTATGCTCACGGTATGACATTGGAGCAGATGGTTAAATACACAAACGAAAGACTAAAAGAGTATGAACAAGAACAAGAGCAGTTAACAGGATATAATATGCACAGTTGTCTAATCAATTATTTAGGATGGTAGGCCTGTTTACGTCAACAGCGCCAATTACAAGAAAAACGGTGAATTAGATGGATAAGGATATGAGCAACAAACGTTTACACAAACAAGAACCTGTATTTACAAAACCCATAACAGACTACACAATGTTTAAGCAATCTATGCTGCTTCGACTTATGGCAATGGCTCGTACAATTGAAATGACTCACGTTGAACAGAATGATTGTGGTACACAAGAGAGTCTTGGGTTAAGAAGTTTAATATTACCTACAGTAACTTACGAACTCATCCGAATAAAGAAACAGGACGCTCAAGAAATATACATCTATGTATGTACAGCCGATGAAGAAACTGTGTCTAGGAATTGCTGTGTGTATGCGAATGGTGATGTATTGGTATGGGGAGCGTGGATGGTAGAACTATTAGAAGCACTACCATCCACATACGAGAAAGTAAGAACAAAGTACTATGATTTGATAATTAAACGGCGTACAGAAGAAAATCTGTTACCTGAAATGACAGAACCTTGGACAGCTAAAGAAATCGCGGAGTTTAATAGAAACTTTAACAACAGTATGTTCGTTTCAAAAGAAGTATTAGACGAACACTATAAAAATTTCGAATACGTTATCTATTGAAACCACTCATCTTTCATTTCTAATGTAGGTTCATCTAACGTAGGGCTAATCCAGAAATCTCTAGGCTGACACCAATAAGCGGGGGCGTTTTCAAGCACGTTAATATTTGCATGAATGAACGCCTCTTGTACCAACTCACTACAAAACCACTTATTAGGTTTGTGTGTGTTCTTAAACAGCGCAAAACCTAAATAAGCACGCCAATCGTATTTCCCTCCTATGTGTGAGTGTAGAAAATCATAAAACTTCTGATACTGTTCTTCCGTCACTTTAAGAGTACGGTAACGTCTATTAATGAGATGGCTAAAGTCAGTAAATTTATGTACACCTACTGTTCTTGCGCCTATCGCATAGTCTTTAAACATGATCTCAACATGGCTGAATTCACAACGTTGTGTCCATCGTAAGAAGGCACTCGATAATCTCTTAGTAGTACTGAAAGCTATAACTATTGTTTTCATATAATGTTAAACTCCTGGCGGCTTAGGTCTATATAATTCCAATCTTCCGAATATCTTAAATGCTTGTGGTGCGTCCTCTCCATAAAGTCCTGTGGCGTTACGTACAGTAATTCTAACAGTAAGTCCTTGTGGTAAACTAGCCCTGTCTTCTGTGTTGAGAGTAATTGGATAGTCTCCGTATATAGGAACTTCCTTACCAAAATATAGTAAGTGTCCGTATACAGGATGTCGGACTGCAATATCTACAGTTGCTCCAAAAGGCGCATTCTTACAATGAACCAATCCGTCTTTTAGATAAACTAATTCATTAAAATTCAAATCGACTGTCTTTTCAACATCAGATGCCTCCATACTAAAAAACATCCGCTCGCCATCACCTATACCGGCACCATCACCACGAGAAGTGAAGTAACTATAGTGATTCATAGGCCTAGGAGATGAATAGACGTAGGGTATTTTAGAATCATCCTCTGCTCGTAAAAATTCTGTTTGTATGGTGTCATTAGGTGCTACATAATTCGACGCACTATGGGCACCTACTATGCTGTCTAGGGCATCGTTATCTGTTGTAGGTAATGCTGCCTTAAACCACACACTTGTCGTAGTAGTACCAGCATCGTAATCTATGTGGTCTAATGCTATGGTTATTGCAGAACTGGCCTCTATTTCATCCGACAAAAGAGCCGGATGAGATTCCTTGTTATATTCATATTTTACCGAACTCATTTACCAACCCTCTGTATGTCAATTCTACCATCCCACATCGAAGCAAGGACATTTTTCTTACCACTAGCGTAACGTAGTTTAAATGTCTGTACACCGTCCAGTCTCATTGTTTTAAAATAACTAACTGGTATGTTTTGGGAACTTCCTGTAGAGAAAAACGTTCCTCCTGCTTCATTCGGTTCCTGCGTATGGCAATAAATCTCAGTATCGTTATGTAATAGTTGTGCCCAGAAATTACCGCCGGTATGATTAAAATTCCACATGTATGCCCAACTGACTCTATACAAACCATCTTCCAGTTCATCTGTTGTCAGACTTAGGAAATCAACATAGTCATAGGATGTGGTGGATTTAATAGCACAATGTTCTGCACCTGCATAGTAAGCCGTAAATGGTTCTGCAACATTGCCGAAATTTATAGGTCCAAGAAACTTATCATTGTTGAAAGCATCGCCTATCTCACAGCTTCCTGTTTCGGCAGTAATGTTTATCCATCTGTACGCATTCAATTCTCTTTTGTTTGCAGTAATGTTATCGTGAGGCGCTTCGGACTTATCGACAACAGCACCGTTTTTTACGAGTGCCCACATATTTATCTCCTATACCCAATTAGGGCCGTTATAAGCTTCTAGCTGGGTGATGTTGTATGTCATTACTGTAGTTATATCAGACCTACGCACACCTTCAATATGTCCGTACATTACTTTCAATGCGGCCTTGGCGGCGTCATACTGTGCAACTACTAAAGCAGCTAGGTATTCCACGGTCTCGCCTGTGTGCGAAGTCTCTGCATTCATTATAGGTGTCGGTGTAGAATTCAGAACGAGGTAGGCAGAAGCCTCTGTATACTTCTCCTCGTATGTTCTTATTTGTTCTGAATCTTCTGTACCTAAAACTGCATAGTAGCGACTAAGGCGTTCGCTATTTGCCTCATCTCGAATTTTATTCGTAATGAGTTTCCTATAGTATGTTAGCCTATCTGCCTCAAGCGTAATTTCATCCACTGAATCACCGACTTCCCAAACTATGGACGCGTAAGATTCAGGATCAGTAGAACTAACCTGCTTGTCAGGGTACATAGCACCAATTACAGATATTAATGATGGTTTTTCTACATACATTATACATACACCTCCTGAATTAGGATAGAATTGGACTTACTGATTGCTCCACCCCATCCGCCTTGTGTTGTACGCGCACATATCCAATAATCATTATTAGGACCTGAGAACGATCCGCATCTAATGGAATAGGTATGTGACGCTGTGTCTCCTGGAGCGTCCAAAATATCTGCTACCAATGACGCATTCTTTATTGGATCGGAGCTCTCTCTTGAACTATATATAGAGCCGCCTATTAGTAAACTATCTCTAAACACTGCGTAACCAAAGCCGGATTGCTTTTTCTCGTAAGAAGCCATGTGTAAGGTAATTTGCAATCTCAGCTTACTATCGGCTTTTTCTAGTGCAATATTTTTAGAGTAGACTTCTGTACCGTTTGATATTGTAGGAGGTGTATCATCAGGTAAATAAGAAGTTCCCCAACGTTCTGCAATATTCTCAATACTAAAATTAGATGTACTAAGGCCCTCTTTACCACCACTAGACTCTTTGTTTTTCCAAACACCAGACTCTAGTGTAAGTACATCGCCTTCTTGGGAGTTTGTCAGTGTTACATCAGACAAACCGTTTAACGTAGTTATACCGCTACTTGGTCCAGTAGGTCCTATGTCACCTTTCGGTCCTTGAGGACCTGTTGGGCCTGTAATAGATGTACCGTCGTTGCCTTGTGGACCTGTAGGCCCGATAGCTCCAGTAGGTCCGGGTAATCCCACAGGCCCTATAATACCTTTAGTAACAAACCACGCACTGACTTGTGCTCCTGAAGCACCACCTCCGCTACTGACAGTACGGAAATTTAATAAGCTCCCTGCACTAACAACAAGCTTGTTTATATCGTCTTGCGGAAAAGTCTGAATACCGTTACCGGAAGAAGCAACAACAGACTTAGAAACAGGAGAAGTGTTTATAAGTAACTCTACTTCGGGGTTTCCGAAGTTAGTGCTTAAGGTCATTGCGTATAAGACACAATCTATAGGAACGTATATACCTTGTGCGGCAGGAGCCTTGTCAGATGCACCAAACGACCACTGCATTGCGTTAGCGGAAAGAGCACCTGAACACTCAGCAACAACATTAAAGAAGCCTCCGCCTCCGGCATCTGCGAAAGTGATGTTTCCTACACCATCGGTTATCATAACCTGTCCACTTTGTCCATCACTAGGAGGCAAAGTAAGTCCTTGTATCTTGACAGTACCTGTTTCTTTGTTTGTTTCTAATATGGTAGTGCCTTCTGCATTCTTCGCTATAACATTATTCGTAACGACACTAGAAGCTCTTAAAAATCTACCGCTTAAAAAATCTACTGCATCTGTGCTACTTAAATCAGCCGTACCATCATTTAAAACAATTGAACCTGAATTTAGAGCAGTTATTAAGTCTGCGCTGCGAGCCAGTAACGATAGAGGTAGATGGTCAAACGATTCCGTTGTATTAGCAGGAATAGAATCTCCAAAAGAAAATTCGAGTTTGGTTTCTGTTATATTTTTTAGATTAATAGACATTACGCTCTCCACCTAACCATCAAACAAACAGTAACTTCTGCCATATTAGAATTACCTATAGTGCGGCGGCCGCGTGTTTGTAGTAAGTCACCTTCATTAAAATCTAAATCTAAGTTAACATTATATACTTGTACAGGATTGTTAGAGCCTACTGCAACCATAGATACGAGATTTTGATGCTGTACATTGTCTATATAACAATCTACTTCTATTGTTGTAGCATCGCCTCCATTCTGTGCTTGTGCTGTTATACCTACAATTGTTCCGCCATACGGAGCAATGTATCCTGCTGCTGCCCCTACGTTAGAGCCTACTCCAAACCAAGTATCGCTTTTTGCTTGTATATGATTGTAAGTGTACGGAAATACAGTACCGCTGAGTGTTTTTCCGCGAGTAGGGTCTTCATACATAGGCATTGTTTGGCTTGAACCGCCTACATTAACCAGAGAGGCTACGCCTACAGACTGCCACTCAGTATTTATAAATAAGTACAGACCGTCTTCAATAGTCGCGTGACCTTTAAGTACAAACAACTCTCCTTCTTGAGGAATAGGAAACACGCTGCCCATAGGGCAACCTAGGTTTTCTATACTACTGCCATCAACTAGAGTAAGCTTGCCGTTAACTTTCATTTCCTCACTCTCCTTATCCGCGAACGCTTAGGTGCAGGCTCGCGTTCCATACGTCCTAGCCAGTTTGTTTTAGTAACTTTTATATCTACTTCATCAGGGTCGATTGTAGAACGTTCTGGAACTTTCTCCCTACGTCTGAGTTTCTTACGGCCTTTCTTACGCTGTCTAAACTGTTCTGTAGTTTCTGTATAGGCACCATCCTCATCCGCGTACCTAGGCAATCTAGCACCGGCGTGTTTGTCTATATGGGACCTAGATACACTAATAAGAATCTTTATCACAGTAAGCCTCTACTTAGACTGAACAAGATATGTTTTATTGCCTAAAGAACTAAAATCAGTTCTATATACATACCAGTCTTGGGTAATGTTGTCTACTGTCATGCTTATAGTAACAGGCCCTATTTCTTGCCCGATGTTACCGTCGTTTGGCCATGAAGCACCGTCCCAAGCACCTTCGTAGTAATTACTCTTATCCGTAAACTTGACTTGGCCTTGAGCAACAGGTATAGCAAAGTATGCGTAATTACCAGCAGTAATTGTTACACCTAGGCTAATTCCATTAACAGGCATGAGCGTAGTGTTGGTAAGTACTGTAAGTGCTTGAGTTCCGTCAAATCCTGTAACTAGATTACCAACACCGTGCCTAACATTTTGTATTTTATTAACTACTTTTACTTCGATGTTTAAATTTTCGGTACTAACCAAGTCAACAAAACTACCCAGAGCCAGTATTGTAAGTCCGTCAGAAGTAATATCACAATATCTTGCAAAACTGTCTTGTAATGCAGGTGCGCTTGATGGAGTTTTTATAGAGCTTGCTACTTGCCACACGTTATTTATTTTCTTTATAACGTACACATCACCATCACCATCATCACCTCTAATAGAAGAAGTTACAATAGTATTATCCTGCGATATACTTAAACTAAATCTAAAACCAAATCGAGCTCCTGCGAAAGGATCTGGATTATCTATCTCCGCAGCATTATTCCAAAATGTATGATCGTTAGTTGTGTATATAAATATAGAACCGCAATTTACAAAACTTCCTACCTGTTTTCCAGATGCCCCTACACACAATAACTTACCATCGTAGTTTAGTCCTGTGGAATAACCAAACTTATCTATAAATTGCACAGGAGTAATAGTTGCAGTTCGAAGCCAAGAGCTAATTTTCTTATATATACGAACTCTCTGGTCTGACAGGTTAGAACTAACTGCAATTACCTTACCGTCACCGGACATAGATACAGAATACCCGACATTCGCATTAAGTATAGGAGCTTCTGACGCCTCTAAAAGACCTGTATTAATCCAAGAGCCTGAAAATTCAAACACATAAGCAGCACCTGAGTTTGAAACCTCGTCCTTATCTTTATACACAGCACCGGACACGAATGAGTTACCTGAGGCTGAGCAGGCTACGCTATAGCCTAGTCTATCTGCTCCTGCGGTGTTAGCCACTCCTACCTTTGTCATAGTGTAGTTTTCTGCAGCCAAGTCTATAACATACACAACGCCGCTGGCGGCTCCATTACCGTCTAAGTTATCTCCGTGAGCGCCTACAAAGATTCTCGATCCGTTTGCGTTTATAGCAACAGAAGCTCCGAATCTAGGGTTAGTTCCAGAAACGGTTGGAGCGAACTGTATTAAATGCTTCTCTTTAAAGAATCCGTTTTCTTTTACAAAAATATATAACGCTCCGGAATGTCCGGTATCAGGTACTTGAGAAGCCGGAGCACATACGGCTATAGTATTTCCGTCATCTGATATACAACCTAACTCACCAAATGTAGAATCTTGTGTAAGTATAGAAGGTACCAACATTGTACTTTGAATCCACTCTAGGGTTTCCGCACTATAATTGAATACAAACCCGGCACCTACATTTGATACATTAGGGACAGACACATTACGTACAACAATGTAAGCATCGTCTTTCAAGTTTTCAGGACCAGTTGTTAGTTTATTAAGAACGAGTCCATTGCCTATTTCGTCTTGACCGCCAGGTCCGTTGTTTGCGCTAATAGGACCGTATACAGAAACATTATCTTGATAAATCTCATACTCTACATTCTGGTGACCGTCAGCAATAACACGGAATTCATGTTCTCTATTGTCAGACAAATCAAACTTGAAAGCAGCAAATTTACTTTCAGACAACGTAAAATCAAGAGGAGTATTAATAACTATGTCTGTCGGACTTGCCAGTGCAGTCAATGCATCGTCTTGGCCTGTTACTAATGCCGAGAAAGCTTCTGTAACAACGTTGACACTAAAATCGGTTATTGTACTTGCAGAAGCCTCTGTATCGTTAACGAGTAGGTAGTGGAAATTATCTCTTGAAGCGTGTCGGAAGTTTATCTCATCTGTTCCATTCGGCCCATTGTTTGAATCTATAATACCAGTTACAGGTAATAAACTACTACCGTATAGACGTAATGTAACTGCGCCTGTTCCTATAGCATTATGTATGTGATCCCTACCGCTTTTAGGCATATATTTAAACGCAAGATACTGCTGGCCCTGCATCTTAGCAACATACGCAGGGCCGTCTGGTACTATAGTAATAGCATTGGCAATCGCTGTAGTTATGTCAGCATAGCCGATGCCCGGGTCAGGGTCTGCTTCTTGTCTTAGGCTTACAGGAGTACCGTCAAAGTTTATACGATAGGTCTTTGTACCGAGCGAACTAAAATCAGTTCTATATACATACCAATCGCGAGTATCTCCGTCAAACGTTAATGATACTGTAATAGGACCTGTTGTCTGTGCTGTAGTACCATTTGTTGGCCATGTAGCACCGTCCCAACCGCCTTGAAGGCCAGTACTCGTGTCAGTGAAGCTGATAGCTCCGTTCTCAACAGGAGTAGCAAAATACATATAACTAGAATTGTCATCGTTTATAGTAAACGTAGAGCCTGACACACTCTTTGTCATTGTATTGGCAAGTAGGTTTATATAGTCGTTATTGTTAGGACTTCCTGGTAATATACCAGCTCCGAACCTAGGGTAAGGAATAGCAGGAATAGGTGCTCTTTTATAAACCGGTGTTAGAAAAATAGTCATTGCTCTTCCTCATGCGTTAGGAGACTTGTTGTTAGTGGTATCTGTGTCCATCTCAACACCTTCCTCTTCATCGTCATCCACAACATCGTCTTTCGGTTTCTTAGTGCGGTTAAACTCTATAACTCCTAGTTGATCAAACTTTAAATCGGTTTCGTGCTTTGTGCTCGCTATAGCTATTTGTATGGGTATCATAAACTATCTCCTTACGTTCTTAGCTATTTTAATTGCATTTAAAAATTTAGCATCTAGCCTAGCACCTATTTTATTAGCAAAGTTCTCTACTAGAAAAGGATCAATGTAATTCTGAATAGCGGTTGTAGGTGTGATATTACCGTTAGACGTATGGCCTAACTGACCTCCAACCTTCTTAGCTTGTTCGATCAACCAGTCGTTAACTTGCTTATCGTTCCATTCACCGCCTTTTGTATACGGGCAATTTTTTATTGCTTCGACAAACATACCTGTAGCTTTTGCAGTTCTCAAGTTCTTTGTCTTGATGTTTGCAGGGAATCCTTTGCTTGTCATGTATTTTTTCAGGGCTGCGCTAGTTAAAGGAGCTCCTAGATAATCAAACAGTATGTCTTCTTTGCCTTTACCTTCTACAAGTGTACGTATAGCATTACCAAACTTCTTATTTCTAATAGTATTAAACTTAATAGTGTAGTCGGTATTTTCAGTAGACTTACCTCCGGTGTAGCGTATATGCACAGAATGGTCATCTAGTTTTATAACATGCTTGACCCTAAGTGAGGTTGCGCCGAACGTAGCACTACCCTTTGTAGCTTGCCCTTCTGCTCCCGGACGTGCTCCTGTCTGATACACAAACTCTAGTAATGTAGCCAATACGTTATCTTTAGTGTACGCTTTAGGTAACTTGCCTACATCAACTATCCACTTGTTAGACAGTGCTTTTAGTTTAGGCAGTATATTATTGACTGTTTTAAAATTCTTCTGTTTGTTGGCAGAGACTCGCTTGGTAGAGTATGCGCGTAAAAATACCTTACCTCCTATTGCTTTAAAACTACATACATAAGCATTATCTTTCTTAGGGTCATATGAAGGATTCATTACGACCTCGCCTGTAGGAGCTTGCTTTAACTCAAGTCCTGCAGTTGTATAAAACTTACCTTGATCGTCAATATTTCCTACAAAACCTAAAGGTAATGTGTGCGGAATAGAGTGCTCTTTAGCTGCACGTACAACCTCGTGAATAGGAAGATATGGCTTGCCGCTTTGACGTATAAAGCTTTCAAGAAATGTTTTAAAGTTTGCACGTAACTCTCGGTTAAGCTTCAAATACTCAACATGCTCTGGTAACTTGACGCCTTTCTTCTTTGCAATTTCCTGCCACTCACTCAGTTTATTAGCAGGCATTTGAATGCCGCCTACTTTACCGTGCTTTAACACAAGTGCTTCTACAGATTTCTGTATGTTGGAAACGTCTGGGATTTCCTCAATAAACATGTCTGTAATATCAGGCTCTCTAAACATAGAAGAGACTGTTCTCTTTATGTAGTTTAAAGCACTGGCGGATTGTCTTTGGCTATAAAGTCTAATGTTGTGGAACATTTTCAATTGTTGCTCATCAACATCCAATTCCGATTTCAGCAATACTTTATTTGTATTAAACGACTCTATTAAACTAGATACCGCATTATCAAACGCCTTATTGTTTTCGTTTGTGTTTGCTAGAATATGCTTAACTGCAATAGTTGCTTCCTTTTTCCCAAACTTAAAGCGTTTAAAAAATTCTTCACTGTCTGCTAACCACGTGCTCGCCTTACGTTTGGTATCAGCATCATAGTCATATTCATAACTCATGACCAGTAGTATGGCTAATTTAAGGAAAGCATCCGTTGTACCTTGAGACACCGCACTTAGCGAAGTCCAATCTATATTTTCTAATTTACGTACTGTTATCATGGTAGCATCCTATTTAAAAAGAACTAACTGGAGTGTCTTTCCATTTTTCTGAAATGAACTCAAACATGCCGGCAGAATCTAGTTTATTTTTACGCATATACTCTACTAAGCTAGATACGGTCTTGTCAGGCATTGCTTTACTGTTGTGTATCATATTATTTAGTTGGATAATGAAGTCGTCTTTTCTAAAAGGACGAGAACGTCTTAGCCAATTTAACCCGTCTCTGGTCAACCTATCTACATTTAGGCTGTCGTTGTAAATAAGTTCAAGCAAGCCTTTACCTGCTTTCATGGCATGCCTGTAGAAATAACGCTCGCGCTCACTACCTTCTAAATTAACTTCTTTTAAACTAAGCGAATTACGTTTATCGAGTAGTTGTGCCGACTTATTGTCTCTATACAAGTAAATAGGTATATCCAACTTCTTTGCTAACATAACAAATTTTCTTGTCATACTGTTAGCACGCACATTAGGCTTTTCGTCTAATAAAAGATGGATTTCTTTTATATATTGTTTAGCATTAGGGATTTCAGGCTTGTTACTAAGTAGTCTGTCTTCCATCTCGTAAGCGCCTTTCTTGTGCTTACGGAAATCTTCGCCCCAGTAATCAACAGCTACTATTTTGTACTTATGCCCCAACTTATAGCCGTCTAACACTAACTGTACACTATTCGCAGACATCTTATTGTAGTTGCCGTGTACACTACGGGCAGTGGAGAAATAATACATGTAGCCCTTATTCAACACAGAATCCGACTGAGTGCCTCCTACAGAACTTAATCGCAGCTTATTTGATGCGAGCATAAGATTGGCATTATACATACTTGTGTAGTGGAAAAGTAAATCTGTACCGCTAATAGATATTTGTATTTTCATAGCAAGTCCTTAATCTGCAAATAATCAAGTGCATAAGAATCTTCCAAGGTAGCAGCAATCGCGGACGCATCTACTTCTATACCTATTGTGTTTAAGCGCCTAATGCGTATAGTTTTATTACTGCCAGATGCCTCAAGAACGAAACTATCTCCGTTAGTCAAAACAATATTTTTATTACACGAAGCAAGTACGGTATCCTTATCGCTAACATATGTGTATATACAAGAACTTGTTGATAATTTTCCTGAGACAATACAAACAGGATAGTAATCAGGTACAGTAAGCACCATGTCTTGTTTAATTAGTTTATACTTTCGTCCATTCAACGTAATCCCTACAACATGCATTCGTATAGCGACGTAATGGGATGTAGGATTAGTCATTGCTTTGAACTGGCCGAACACCTCAAGAGATTGACTGTCTCGTTGTGCTTGGGTTATGCCGAATGATTCCAAAAACGCTTCTGTACCAACATCTAAATATACGTTCCTAGATAGCCGTATAGACATGTGTTGTTTTCGATCTGCATATGTTATGTAATCAGCACGTAATGATCTAAATGGGATATTTTCCTGCTCTAGGTAATCTGAACTAGGAGTGTACTGATCTGAAACAGAAGTGAACTCACTATTCGGAAGATGTTGTACGTTAGAAACAGACTCGGCGAACTCGGAAGCCATTTGAATTGTATCTTGTTCGTTTATAGCTCTCCATGTGCCTCTACCTAGTACTACAGGTTCTGTACGTTCACAATAGATTGTATCAACATTTTTCGAAGGGTCTGTATTTTCAGGAATAATGCTATACTTTATAGTGACTTCTGTTTTATCTTTATTTAAAACTATACTAAGGTCGCTATATTCACTGTAAGCAACGTACAATGTGTCTAAATACTGTTCTACAGTTCTAGGTTTATAGTTACAGTCTCCTGGAACAACAGTATGCCCTATTTCAAAACCATACAGTGCTCTATGTGACCAACCGTACCACTTATTATCAATAACACTCTTACCTATAGAACATGTTTTTGAGTCAGGTGTTCGTAAAATAGGTCTGATACCTTTTTCTTCGCACAAGTACTTGGCATCATCTACATTGCCTATATAGTCGCCGTTAAGGTTTAAGGCATAAGTCATCTCAAACGCTTCCGTACCGAGTCCGTAAGAACCGGGTGGAAACACACAAGTCTCAACAGTATATCCGTGTTCTAAATTAGGTACAGTAGAAACAACAAAGGCGTCAGGGTAGACGCTACTTTTCTTTTTGATTTCTATATTTATCTTTTCCATCATAAAACTCATTCTGTCAACACGGATAGAATTGAAATGTTCTGTATTAATTAGGCTGCCATCGGACTTAGTTCGAGTATGTAGCTCATCCTGTCAAACAAGTTCAAGTACCTTAAGTTCTTTCTGTCCTCCATAGGCACTTCAAAACCTACATAGTGTGTGTCCTGTACATTCCACACTGCCATATCTGTAGGCTCGTAAACTCTATTGTTTTCTACACAGAACGAGTGCTCCTCTATTTTCCAAGGCTCTCCTGTTTTAGTTCGAGATATTACGTACCCGACATACAAAAGGGCTGCTGGGTGAGTTTCGCAGTATCGAATAGCATTCTGGTGAGGCGATGAAGGATTACCTGTAGCAACATGCTTACCTAGCTTTATCTCAGGTAATTTCCGCAAACGTTGTTGCAGATCGCGCCAAAAAGGACGAGCACTAACAACACTGTCTATAATAACAGATGGTAGGTGTGAATAATTAGTGGCTTGTGCTCTGGCCATACATATATCTATTGCGAACATCATATTAATCCTTATTAGATTTATGTGTGTAAATTACAAATCTTATTAGATTGTTTAACGTATGTGTAATATATCACGAACAATATCAATAGATGTTTTTATCACTTCCTCTACAGGACGATTTGCATCAATGACAATAAACCTATCAGGCTCCCTACTAGCTCTATCCAAAAGGGTGTCTCTAACTTTAGTAAAATACTGCATACTTCTTTCTTCGAGTCCGTTAACTTCTTCGCCTACAACCATACCTCTAGCTGCCTTTCTTTCTATGTAAGTATCTATAGGTATATCATACAAAAGAGTTTTTGTAGGCTTGGGGATAAATCCTGCTTCTGCAACAACATCATGCAGTGCCATTAATCTGTATAGATCAGTAGTATCGGCAGAACCCGCACTTTGATAAGCAAATGTACTGTCGTAAAATCTGTCGGTCAGTACAACACTTCCTAGTCTTAGTAAAGGAATTATCTTATTAACGCAATGATCTATACGTGCTGAATAAAACAATAGTGCTTCGGCCAGTTGTGGAATATAAGCATACTTTGAAGTAGCTTCAAATATAAAACCTCGCAGGTCTTCTGCGAACGGAGTGCCGCCAGGCTCTCTAGTTTGATGATGTGGTATATCTAAGTCACGCAACATAGAGGTAATCGCGTTTAGGTTTGTTGTCTTGCCGCTACAATCAACACCTTCTATAGAAAAAAATGTGCCTTTATTCATGACTCTCAGTCTCTTGTGTTGGGAAATAATGGAGCATAACGGTTTTGTATTCCTTGTATATCTTTCAACCTATCTGGAGTAATTAGGTATTCTATCTTCAATTCTCCGAACTCGTTGTATTCCTGCAGTATAACATGCCTACACGCAAACAGTTTAAGACACTCAACAGGCTCAATCTCATTCGTAGTATCTTCACACGAAAAATATAAATTTTTCAAGCTTAAATAGATACGTTCTTGACTGTTACACTTATCCACTTTTATTGTTTGGGTTATCCAAGAATCTGCACGGCATGACAGCCCAAACAATAAAAGCAAACACGTAAAAAGACGCATCGTAGACCTCATTTCTTTAGTTCGTTGAGTTTTCGCAATAACTCTGCTTGGAAACTATCTCTTTGTTCATCGGTACACCTGCCTGCAACTACAGGATGTACTTTAATGACTCCTTGAAATACAGATACAGCTCGCATCATACCTTCTGCTTGTTCTTTTGGTAGGTCAGGGTCTAGGGTTACTGTAAAACCCATAACATACATACTCATGCTCCTATACTTACTCTTTGTATACGTTTAATGTTGTGTCTGGAGTCCCCTCCTCGCCACGCTAGTTTTACTATAAGCTTTCGTTTGCTGCTTATATCCGTATCCCTAGTTTTAGCATTGAGTACAACAGATATGGTACCAGTGTGTTCCATAAGTACCATAATGCCGACACCTTCTCGTTTTAAATCTTCTTTGATCGTGCTATAAAATTTACTATCAAACAGCTTCTGAGGAATAACGAAATAGAACTTGTCAAACACTCCTATTTGTAAGTAATCGTACCACTTAGTATCTGCCTTGTAGTCGGAAGCACAACTTTTGATTTCGCAACCTACGAACATGCCTTTAGTATCAAACGTAACAAGGTCTACTCGCCTACTACCCCACGCCTTTACGCCTATTTCTCTATAAACAGAATAATTCTTCTTCACATAGTAATAGGTAGCAGCGAGTAATAGTTTGTCTGTTATTACTCGCCTAGTTACTTTAGGAACGTTAAGCATTGAGATTTATCCTTCTTTTTGCCTCTCTCAGCACATCGTCAACTTCTTGCAAGGTATTCAATTTCTGCCTTAATATTAGTTTTGTTATAAAACTAAAGGTTTCGTCTATTGTCTTCCTGCCTTTAAAATAAAATTCAAATAGTGTTTGCATCTCCCTTGCTAGATCATTAAACACTTGATCGTGCTTCCCAGACAGGTTAGCGTAACTACGTGCATAGTGCAGTTCCTTCAAAGGTTCAATACCTCTAACCAATGTTGTGATTTCCCGTTTAAACGCGGGTAATTTCATAAATAAGCTGTCAGGAGTGTCTTGCCAGAATTTAAACAGATACGCCCTATCGGCCTCTGTAAGCACATCTAACACAGACTCCTTTAGTAACCCGGAGGACGCGGATTTCTTGTATTCAGGCATTCCACTATTTAACATAACTATGGTTGCAAATCTCAAAAAAGACAAGACTCTAACTTTTTCAGTGTGTTGAACTATGGATTTTATATTTTCAGAAACATCCATTGTATCGTGCTTTGGAACTATCTTTTCTGCTATAGTGCCTGTGAGATTTTTAATAATGTCATGTACGCGAGGATTTAATGTAAGATTAGTAAATTTCTTACGTGTGTTATTCAACGTAAATTTCTTTGTCAGGGAAGGGAACTTAGTTACGAAAGGGTCTCGGGTTTTACCGTAAGCATAGTTCGTGTAAACACCGTGACCTACTTTGGCACCGTATGCTCCTATTATGTCCTGTATGTGCTCTTTGAACGGAGCGTTTGAATAAACTCCTCTGAACGAATCGTTGTTATAAACAATTAAAGTATATAAATCAAGGTCTAATTTATCAACAGGCATATCCGCTGTATATTCAGGTACTTCAAACCCTAGAGCATTAAGTCTCTTAACAGCCTGTACGAACAAAGGCCCGTGCCCATTACGTATATTATTCTCATCATACTCGGTCTTGCCTTGCTCCACAGCAAGTTTTTTATGATGTAGATGTACCATTTCATGAAGAAGCGTATTTACAAGACGCTTCTTGTTTGTAGTAGCGTTTTTACTTATACGTATGGCTTGTTTAAGTATCCTATCTCCCATCCATTCTGTAAGTGCATTACCTGCTACTTTATATGCATTAATGATAATAAGCTTTGTTTGGACACTCAATACATTATTGAAATACTTTTTGTTTAATAAGTTGAACAACCTGTGCAGCTCAGGTCTTGTTACAGGCATGTTGACTTCTGGATAAATCTCGTTTTCTGGAACGTCTTTTGCAGGAACATGCTTTCTAGGTACTAAAGTGCTCTTCTTGGCAGGAACAAAACGCGCACGTATATTTTGAGGATCAAGACCGCCTGCACCTTTCTTGACATTAGTGCCGTTAACTTTCCCACCGAATCCTTTAGACTTCTTTATAAGAAAAGAAGCTTCTTTTTCTGTCAGAGTAAATAAAACGCTCACATCGGCAGAGTCAATCAACTTGAAGTTTGAACCTACTTTACGTATACCAAACTTATCTTTGGGTTCCAAATTTAGATCGTATTTACTGTGATGATTTTCAAAAGATTTTTTACGACCGTAGTATGTGAACCATTCATACAGTTCTACTTTAGCGGCAGATATGGACACAAGCATAGGTTCTCCAATTGCGATTGCTTAATATCGTCTTCGGTCAGCGTAAATTCTTTTTTATTGTTTAAAAAGGCAACGTTAATTATATGTATTTCAGGATAGTTCAATGTCCTAAACTGCGTCTGTATACTTGTACTATTATCAAACAACTGTACAGTGTTCATATAATTACCGGCTAAATAGGTGTTGTTAAAGAACTACAATCTCTTTAACGCCTGTGAGTTTATAATTCTTTGTAAGTGCTGGAGTTATTTTTGAGAAGTTAATTGCGTACATGCCACTGTCTGCTATTGTTACCGGAACGCTACAGGTGCCGTTAACTACAACAATTTTTAACATTGCTGCTAGGGTACCGCTTAATTTATTCATTAGAGGTACATAGTAGGTACCGTTAAATGAAGTATCTATGTTGCTGTCATTGCGAACTTCAACAACGAAGTCTGAAGCCGAGCCTCTCACTAATTCAACAGGACCTGATATGTCAATAGTATTTTCTACCAACACAGGAGGAATAAAATTAGTTCCATCAAATGTATAATCACAATCAACTATAACAGAAGAATCAACTACTTTTGTAAGAGGGTCAGTCTCATCGTATTGCAGAAGACCAGCAGACCCTGAGATAATAGTAATAACAAGGTTACTGTTGTCTAGTTTAACGTACTTTTTGTTTTCTTCTATCGGTAACATGCTACTGTACTCCTATATCTTCTATTATTAATATAGCATTAAGTGTTGTAGTCTGACCTTGCGTATTGAAGAGAATATTTTGACCAGGGCCAAGAAAATAACTTCTACGGTAAGGTGTACCATTATTATTACGAAAGCTATTATTTAGAGGTAGGGAGGACGTGCCGTTAGCTGCAAAATCCTCTATTGATACCGTCCCACGTATAAGGTTTCCTCCAATAGTTATTGAGCCAGAAGCGGAAGGTATAGTAATTCCAGTTAATATTAATTCAGCTACTTTACCTACAGGTAAAGTATAAAGACTTTGATTACCCGACGAACCAATATTTAAATACTGTATTTCTTTAGACATTAGAAGAGCCCTTTACTAAATAATCCTGTAGAACCACCACCGCTTCCTGTAGGCAAGGGTGATCCGTTTTGTGAGATAGTGCCTATAACATTAAGATTTTTGTTTAATGTAACTGTAGCACCTCCGTCAATTCTCAAAAACGCATCACTGGATAAACCGTCCAACAAATCAGCATCTAGTCCTGAACCTGCACCGTCTACGGTTTTAATGGCAATTAACAATTCATTTGCTGTTGAATAGTGGTTTGTTTGAGAATGGTCATAGGCAATCTTACCCCGATCTCCCCTATATGCAGTAGAAGAGGTCTCACCTAGTGCTAAGTCTGACCCTGTAGGCACATAAGAAGAGCCTGACCATCGGTATGTAATGTTAGTGTCTATAGCTATATAAATTTTACTGCCTTCTCCCGTAACAGGAAACGCTGCTAAGTTAGCATGTTCAATAACGTCATCCACGTAAGAAGGTAATTGAGAACTTGGTACACGTCCTTGTGCGTCTAATTGCGCTATACCGTTATTAGCTCCCACCAAGGTGTTATCGACTTTTAGGTTTAACTCTATTTGTGCAGCACTACTTACGGGCTTATCTGCATCGGAAGTATTATCAACGTTACCGAGACCTATATCAGACTTGGTATGTGTATGGCTAATGTCCGAGTAGTCAGAATCATGGTTGTGTGTTAAAGTACTATATTCAGAATCATGGTTGTGTGTTAAAGGACTGTAAGCTGTGTCATGATTGTGAGTAGAGGGCTGTACTGTGAATTCTGCCCATGTTGTTAAATCTGGACCAAGTTTGTAGTAAGTTGAATCCGCTATAACATAAACTAAAATACCTTCTTTCCTAGAACCTAATACTATATCATCTCTATCAGTTGTAGTATTTACAACACGAAAGCCGCCTCGTAATTGGGTATCTTCTAGTATGAAAGGTACAGAACCGGAACCGGGCAACATAAATGAAGATAGAAAAATTGGCATAGAAAAACCTCTTATATAAATAAACTTCTAAGAAACTGCACTAATTTGGATAACATTGATACAGTGCTATTCATTTTTGTCACTGTAATGAAGCACTTATATCTAATATTCTATACATACCGCGTAGATTATAGAAAAATTGTGTTGAGTTAGTACCGAGCTGGACCAAATCTTCTCTAAAGCCTAATTGACCTGTTGCAGCAGCAGGAACATAACTTGTATTACTATTGCTAGGTAAGTGTTGATTCATAAATAATGAAGCTTCTGCCGATGCTAATGACGGTGATGTGCCGAAAGAATTTTCGTTGTATATAGCTCCAGCCGCAAAGTTATTAGTGTTGATGTTTGTCTCAGGTATGTTCGATACTCCTAAATCTCCGTATGTAAAATCTCCAAAAGCCCCAGAATGCAGACCTTGTAGGAATTTGCCTGATCCTAACGGAACTAAGAATTTAAAAAACTCAAACCCTATCGGCTGTACTGTGTCGTTAAATAACAAGGAACGACTAGGTGTTTCCATAAGACCGGAATTAACACTAGAAAAATCTGATGCTATTTCTGTATAGGTTAATACGAAGCCTATATCATCCACTGTATCATACGCCAATAGGTGAGTACGATCTGTAACAACAATAGATCCATCCGAACGGGTATAACTATAAGGGCTTTCTAGGTTGGAATTCACACCAACACTTCGTACCAGTGCAATTTCTTGAAGTGCAGTGGATTTATTTATCGAAACCGTACCTAACAACGCAGGAACAGACAATGCGTTTATATAAAACTTCCTACAATATATTGTGGTAGACTTAATGCCATCAACAGCATAAAATACAGGACGTAAGGTTCCTGCGTCATCGTACATTTCATTGGCAAATACAGCATCGCAATACCATCCTGAAGTTGCGTTAGTGTATGCAGCACATTGAGAAGGCAGAGATATTATTCCTGTCTCACTAACCCTAATCGACAGTAAGAAAGATGTACCGTTAACTATGACATTTCCATTGCCGTCGGTAGAGAACAAAGTGCCGAAAGACGTTGTACCTGTCCCACCTGAAGTTGTCGAATAACTCTTAGATGACGATTTAGTGTCTATTAAAGTTATAGCCGAACTGGAGATTTCGTAGGAATACGCCAGTACAACAGAATATTTGTTTTTAGTCGAGCCTGAGGTTGATACTGTATAATCGTGACCTAGATAAACAAGTATCTGATTATCTCTAACTTGAACTGCACCGCCATATATAGGTCTAGTTAATCCTGTTGCGGATATATCTAAAGACGCTTCTAAAGTTAACGTCTGTCCACTAACACTGTATATTTCTATCATTCTTACGGTAGCAACAACCAGACGGCTAACACTAGCGCACCAGAAAACAGTGTTGACGCCTTGTAGCTGCATCTTACGTATTGTGTTTGAACATGTGTGATACAGAACATATAAATCGCTACTTGCTGTAGTTAGAGGAGTGCTCGGGTCAAAAAAAGTATCAACAGTATTTTGCTGTATATTCTGAATTTTTGCAAATGCAGGTTTAAACACCATATTACTAGACATATATAAACCTATATGTAGAAAATATAAAAGGATGGATTAGCGGACTAATCCATCCTACGTATTAGAAGAACATTACGTTAGCACGACCGTCTTGAGGAATCGAGAAAGTGATGGTAATTGTGTTAGGCTCGATCTTAATATTATTCGCATGAATAACATCATCGTTCTCGTCCACAAGTTGAACAACACATTTAATATTGTTCTTGTTGTGAGTGATTGTCCACGTTGCCGAAGCAGCACCTTGAACATGCTCTACACCTTCGGCAGTTGTAGGAACAACGCCTTGTAACACACCGCCTACTTTACCTAACACTTCGCCGTCATTAAGTGAGATAGTTGCCATTTGTCGTGGGGCAACACCTCTACGTACAAAGACTGTTTCCTCTGCACTGTCTGTCTCTAAGAACGGGCGTTTAGGTAATTCTAACTGGATGAAATCCTGAAAGGGATTAGCCATTTACACTACCTCCTCGAAGTCTAACTTCAGAGTGCCAGAAGTGTTTGATCCTGCGAAAGCCGCATCAGATATAAACAAATGCGTACCTACAGGGTCGTACAAACCACTAGCATCAACGATAGTGTAAGAAGCTACAACATCATTCGTATCATTACGTAAGGTCAAAGGATCCTCTGCGCCGCTATAACGAGCATCCGTCTTGTTGATATCGAGTACAGCACTACCTATAGCAGCAAAGCGAGCAAATGCAGGGAAAGTGATTTCCCTAAACACAATACCACCTACAGTGTATCCTGAACCGCCTGTAATAACAGTACCTGCAACAAGAGCTTCGTTTGTCATGCTTAACGTGTTGAATGTGCCAGCACCTTTAGCATCTGCATCTGTAATACGTAAAGTTCTACGCCAGTTGTTACCGCTAGATGTCCAGCTGCCTTGCCACGTACCAATAGACGCTTCCATTGTGGGTGCACCAGACAGTACTTGCGTAGGTGCAATTTGAACAATGTAATCTTCTCCGGCAGCAGAACTACGCAGACGGCTAGGGTTACCAATGATAGTAACAGCAGCAGTTGGTGCTGTATCCGCAATTTTAACACTACCATTACGCACAGTTGTAGCATTGTTAGATGCTTTTGTTGCTGTGATGGTATAGTTGTTTGAAGTTACATAAGTACCGCTTGTGCGGGTAGCTGTTTTGCTTGGGAATATAGTTGTAGGGTTATTAACAGTACCGTTTGAAAATTCATACAGAACGGTGTCTGCATTTGTAATAGTACTTACAACCGTAGCACTCTCACTTCCTTTCAATGCAGACTGACCGCCAGGATAGGTAACAGCAATAGCAGGCACTGTTGGGAAAGTCTGGTTCAACGTAGCAGTATTAGAACTGTCTACAGCCGCTCCTTCTGTACCTAAGAAGTTTGTTGCACTTACACGAACTGCAAGAACACCACTTCTGTTAGATACTGTAGCAGTACCGCTGAATGTTTTAAATCCAGCACCACCGCTGTCACTAGCACCTAGAGATAAGCTACCGCTTGCAGCAACTCCTACGTTCTTCACTATCATTGCAGTAGCATCGTTAGCTACAACACCTGTAACAGGAACAACGTCACCTTGTTTCAGTTCTGTTTGTGTTCCAGGCAGTGCTCCAATGACAACACTTTGAACGACAGGACCTTCTGTAGCAAGTGTAATTGTAACAGTAGCACTTGCACCTGTAGAGGATACTACTGTAAAATTACCACTAGCACCTACTACTATATCACGATAACCTTCAAAAACACGCTTATCGCCTACTACTTCAGATATGCTGTCTGCCGCGCTACCGTCAACGGTAATGGCAGGGCTATACGTACTAGGTCCACCTTCTGCTAAGAAGTGAATTCGCACGTTTGCCGTATCCGTAATACAAGAAGTCATTACTGCATTGACCGGAACTACACCTGCTTGATATTGTTTAGCTGCCACAATACCGCTAGAAGTTGGAGTTACGTTGGTGATGAAAACCGGATTACCATCACCTGTTAACGCAGAAAGATCCTGTAAACGGACAGCATCGTCTGGATTTTGCGGGGTATAGTTGAGAGTCAACTTACCCAAAGCAACACCATTATGAATGTCCACAGATTAATCTCCTGTAAATTTTAACACACTTATAAATGTATGTGGATAGCTCCACACTGTTAAATTACAAATTTATAGTGTATTTATACGATTGAACAAAAAAATCGGACAACAAGTGTCCGACATTATACTAAATATTCTGGATAAACTCGTATAGTTCTTTATAGGATCGCGAGGCAATAACAGTTCGATTGTTGTCCAACATGTGCATTACGCAACCTACAACGCTAGTACACGGGCGGCGCTCAGGCAAAACAGACCACGCCGCATCCACAAAAAGCATCATACTAACAAAACTGTATCGACCGCTCGCTTCAACAAGAACAAACAAATGAGGTGCTTCAAATACTGCAACAATATGTTTTGTAAGATCAATTGATCCAATGTTGTCTTTTGTTACCAACATAAGGCACCTACTTTATACTGGAAACTATTGTCACTCCGGATTGTGTAAACTGCTTCGGCACAACAGAAGTGATTTGAGCTTCTTGATTTTCAATTTCAGTTAGTGCATCAAAGAATGCTTGTTGCTCCAACCTATACTGCGGCAACTCTTGATTATTGCGAAGTGCTTTAACCTTACCGCTACACCTATCCAATTTTTCTAAGCGCGGTATAATATATTCCGGTATAACAGATATAGCTTTATGGCTATTCACGATAGCCTTCATCTCGGAACGAGAAACTTCTATGTGTTTAACTCTACCTGCAGGCAGTTTACTTGCTTCTGCCAAAAGTTTTTCTAATTCGTCTATCGGCTCTACATCTAATACAAGTCTCATAATAATTTCCTAGTGGATTACTTGGCGGGCGTGTTTGTTAAAAATTCTACCTTGTTCGTCTACATCAACATATTCGTTATCTACTAAATAAGCTAAGGTATCAAAAACATTATCGTAGGATTCTAATGTTTCACTGTATTTGAGTGCATACAGCAAATCATCTATCTGTATAACAATATCATCTGAAATATGTGCAGGCTCACACGATACTAATAGGAGAAGTCTATGTAACATGATTCCATTAGCATCTGTTAGAAAATCAACCAACCGCTTTGGCGATCTTCCTAAACGAGTGAGTACGCAATGAATACACATAGTTTATATCTCTTCTATGTTAAATAAGTGCTCGGATTTGGAGATAAAAATCTCGATTTAGGCTGCTCTGGAAAATAAACTTTCTCGTTATCTATTCTACGTACATGGTGAGGATGTACGCTTTTTAAGTGCTCTGTTCCAAACGGATCATGTTGCCGCACACCCCAAACAGATAACGGGTTTAAGTAACTCCGTTCACTAATAATCATCCATTGGTCTCCGATCTAGTAGCTTGAATCCTGTGTAGCATACCTACAGTTTCAAATCTGTTCATGTTCACTTTCGTTATATCATTACCGTATATTACTGTCATACGGTTACCTTCTATCAATGTAGTTTGATTACCTTTTACGTGTGTATGCATATTGCCTTTATCACCTCCACCTAACAGACCTTGAAAAGGAATTTTCTTAGCTGACTTGGGTGATAATTGACTAATTATAGAACCCGGCATGCCTGTAAGATATCCGGGTATCAGACCTTTTGAAGAATGTATTACTTGCTGTTTATTACCTATAATATACTCATTAACATCGCCTAGTATTGTTATATCAACATCGCCAGGGTTATTTAAAAATACTTCATTTGTTTTCGAGTCGATTATCATATACGTGCCGTTGCTGAATCTAAACACAGCCCTATCAGGATAATTGACTTTAGTTTCAGGTAAAATACCCTGTTCGTCCAGTGTATATGATGTCCATATAGGTCTATGCGGATCGGCAGTAGGGAATCGTATACTAACTTTATGTTTGACTTTAGGTACATGAAAAGAACCGCTACCACTATCTTCCGGGTTTGATGAATACCCTCCGCCTTTAGAGCCGTCACAATGATTATAAAGAGGTATAGCCCAAGGTAAATCATCATCTGGAATATTATCGAATATACCTTTTATCCTTGCTTTAATTCTGCCTAAGAATCTAGGATCGTTGTTTTTAACGACTTCAGCCTCGTACAGCATATCAGAATCAAGGCCTTGGCGTTTCATATACTTTGTGGCATTGATAGTTCCGGACGACATAATTAATCTCCTAGAGCATTACACTTGTCTACATTATATATACATTCCAGCAACTCTAATACAATAATATAAGAGTCTTGATCTAGGCTGTCCTTGATATGGTTTAAAAAAATACGTGCTTCTGGCATAGTTTTGAAGTGGTCTGCTATTATACCTGACGCTAAACTTAAAGAACCGTTATCCAGCATTGTGAGTACAACTCTTCTAAGTTCCATGTGTGTGTATAACGAATGGACATTTAAAGAAGCTAATTGTTCGGAAGACTTATACATAATCACTTTTCATCGCATAATAAAGGCACTTTGCTTTAAGTGCTTTCGGTGCATGTAGTACATTAAAATAATAGGCATTAGTAGTTTCAGGCAACTGTATCTGGGACTCACTTAACCCCTTATATGTCTGTACACTTATTTCGCTAGTCAGGTTTTCTATATAAATTGACTTAGCCTGTGTATCTAAATTACTTTCTAATTCGTGTATAAGGTCTAAATCTATCTCGCCTGTAACCGCTTTATTTTCACATAAGAAAACACCATTTTCTTGCACTACATTCTTTTTAGCACAAAACATAAGGAGCCACGCATGTTGTTCTACACTACTCAACGTATTCCAGTTATAGGAATAAAACTCTTGCTTATCCATGACTGACCTCATATTCGTAGTTGGCCAACACATCTGAAAACGTATATCCAGAATTTGTATCTCGGTTCCAGTTAAATAAATTGCGTCTAATTTCTTTATAAGCATCTAGCACTTTGTCACTCACTAAGGAAGCATCTGTGTGGGATGTAATAGTATTACCGACACTCAGAAACTTTAGACGTATGTTAGGTTTTAATAGCTCGTTATCAACTACAGATACTATATTAATGCCTAATGCTTTAACGCCATCTACCTTAATTGCAATTAAATAGCTGTCCAGTAGTGTCTTTCGTGCAACTATCTCAGGCTCAGTTCCATAAGAAACTATCTTACTGCCTTTTATAACCATACCTTTGTTTAATTCACGAACAAAATCTACATATGTTAAATTGTGCATAATAAATCCTTTAGTGCCGTATTAATACATGGTATTTACACTATTTTTGACAAAAAAAAGGCCTGCTGTGAAAATCACAAACAGGCCAAACGATGACAAAAAACAATAACGAAGATGTGTCGAGTTAACCAATCCTAGTATACGAAACGACTCAAACACTATTACCGGGCCCACAAGAGGAATCTATTCCAACCCGATATCGGACATAACGAGCTACCACACTATAGCACCTGAATCAGCATTAGCGGTAATGCAGACTCAGCGGTTAACTCGACACTACTAGAAATTACTATTATTTTTTACTTGTACTTGTTGTTCTCGATAAAGGTGTCGATTTATTTTTACTAATGTTCTTTAAAGCCTTCTCTATGTTTCTATTAGCACGTTCATTGGCGCTCTTTTGATTATAAACCCACTTCTTCTTGCCTGTTTTAGTAGAATCGGTTATTTCGGATTTATCGCCGTAATCCCGTTGGCTTAAACTAGGACGCCGGCCTCCGTTCGTTGCAAGAACATCGCTGTGTGTGTTATTAGATAGTCCAACCAGCCGATCAATAGAGTCTGAGGCAAACCCTCCCATACCACTAGCATCCTCTTCGACCTTAGGGCCGTACTTCTTGTTTATCTCTGCCATACGCTTTCTATACTCAGAAACACGTTTTAGCAGTTCTTCGTCATCTTCGCCGTCTGCGAGCAGGGAGTCTAAATTGAAGCCTCCTGCTGCCGCCATAGCCCTTAGAGGCACAGGTACACCCTTCTCTGTGAGTTGCTGTAGCATATCCATGTACTGCATATCACCTTCAGGCTTAAGTTGCTTGGCCCAGTGTACGTTAGGTATTAGTAACTTAGAGCCGTCTTGCATGATGTTTAGATAGTCTTCAGTATTACCTGAATCCATCAAATTGTTTTTACGAATTAATTTGCCGGATTTGTTTACAGTAAACCCGTTTACTAGACTTATAAGAGGGAATAGTTTATTGTAAAACAATTTACGTGTAAGCATATCTCGATATGCACGTATATAATCAATGAATACAGTCAGCCCGGTATCGGCAGTGGCATAATTAGCCTCCCCGCTAAGGAACGCCTCACTTATTCCCATAGCTCTTAGTTTAAACTGGGCAGTGCTGTCCCATATGTCAGTTACTTTCCAGAAATCACCGCCTTGGCGTAGTTCTTCTGCACTGACACCAATGCGTGTAGCAATAATTGCTCCTAGAGGGTCTGCATCCGCATTATTGAACAGGTCTGTCATGAAATCCATGTCAGCAATAGTAGGTTCCCACTGATCGCCGTCACCTAACGTTAGGTGCAATATTCCGCGTTGTCGTCTACTGCTCTCGACTAATGTTCCTCTAAACAAGTTCTTTTCTATTAAGTAGATAGGAAGTATACGTCTAAACCAAGAAGTGCCTTCACCTGTACTAAAACTTCTACGAGGGAGAAATATAGTACTAACAGGATCAAGCTCCAATGCAGGCTCAGAAAGTGATTTAAGCAAATCAGGGCCTAAGCGTTCCCTAAGTTGTCGTATACGTACACTGTCTGTAGCATCTGCTAGTAGTGCTCTTGTGGATTCCGGAAAAGCTACTGTAATAATAGGATCTTGGGAATATAGAGGAAGAGATTCTACTTTAGCATTATCGCCTTGATGTGGCATAATGTCGATGAATTTCTTAGAAGTAGCATTAAACAAAAGACTACCTATAAAATTACCTGTAACAAGGAAATCTGTACTTATATCAGGCAATATAGTCCTTATGTTTAAACGTTCTATAGTTTCAACAAATGCACTTAGTGCCTTCTTATCCGAAACACCACCGAGAGTAAAATCACTGAACGGAAGTGTTGACATCAGATCGACAGCACTACCTGCGACAGGATCGTTGTAGTAGATATCCCTGTACAAACGATATACGAGTTTCTTTTGCTCAAGGTCTTCCGAAAAGACTATATCTTTTAATAACGGGTCTATATCCACTTCTATAGGCATTGCAGACACACTGGTATTCTGCATACCTGCAGGAGATGCTGATTCCGAAGTCCAATCGTTACTTGTGCGATTGCTTTTATTGCGTAAGTTTACCGTATTAGTACCGAGCTTCTTACTTGAACTTCGGCTCTCGATACCTTGATCAACAAAAGTCTTTCGCGCTTTAAACTTCATCATAGCGTGTGTGCTCTTTAATTATAGGAGTAAAAATAGTATGGTACTGTATAAGGTCCGACGCGAGTAAGGTGCAGAATGTAACACCTTACTCTTGCCGCCTCCAAAGTCAACAAACATTACACTACGCCAGAATGGTTAGTAGCGAGATAGTTGGATCACCTCCTTCTACGAGTCTACAAAGTAGACTCTGTTGTTGAAAATTCTTTAGTAATATTTGTATAATCTTTCCAAGCTTAATGTGTTACCTTTTATAACAACACTATATCCAATACGTTCATTAGAAAAAACATCTTTATGGCAATCCCAGTCCGATTTATGTAGAGCAAATCGTACTTGTCTTGTTTGTGCTACAGTAAGGCACAAGGATGTTGTTACAGTACCGAATTTGTTTGATACATTCCACTCTTTTATGTCTACTTTATTTAATCCACCTGCTGTTAAATAAAGTAGACATCCCATTAAAGCATCCAATGTCTCGCACTTACTGAGTAGCTCAATAACTGAAATAGGTACATAACCGTATTTGTCTTCTTGTTTAAGTTTACTATATAAATGTGCAGGTATTGCTTGAATTCTAACAGCTTGTTGGAATTTAACTTCCATTTATGTTACTTCCATTAATCAAATATTAAAGTTTTAATCTTCTTCTTTCTTTCTTTGGCAAGTTTTATCGTATGGGCAGTACCTTTTGAATGTCCGTCATACGCTGCAAACACATAATCACATATATTAATCATTTCAACATTGCGCCTATACCCAGCAGACTTGCCAAATAAATCCCACTGTGCAGGCATAGCTAAAACATTGAATTGATTTTTACGTGCCCATATAGCAGCCATGTCGTCAGGACCTACAGCTTGCCCGTGAATAATAAGTATATTGTTCTTTGTGAACAAACTGTTATGCTTTTTATGTGTTTCTATAACACGACTTGTAAGTTTTGACATCCAATAACAAAAAATGTCCACATGTTCTTTGTTTGTGTAGTTACAAAACGGATCACTGTTAAAAACGTTTTTGTCGTAGTTTCCTACTGTCCTACTTCCACAAACAAGAAAGCCTACATAATCAAGTTGCATAAAAAACTCCTTGTGTATGTAGGCTATTTACACTTTATTAAGCATGTTCAAATCGTTCGCTTTCCTTCTGACCTTTTATAAATCGGTTGAAGAAGGCGCCTTGAGATTTAGATCGTTCTAGTTTCTTAACTTCCAGTGCGCTAACGTCTTTATACGTCCACTCAGCACCATTCGGAAACTGCACAAGCAACTCACTCTTTTTACTGTTGTACCAAACGTTCTGTAACATAGAGCTATCAACGCGGACTTCAGTGAGTTCATCCTGAACAAGTCGCTTACGGTCTTTACCTGCGTCTTGTCCTGCAACTACGTTAACACGCCCAATCTTACCGCTGTATGATTTGGAGTTTGTTAGTATGCGCTTTGCATCAAAAGGTTTTAGCTTGAACTGTACATATAGATAAGAACCGTCTATTAAGAAGTAAGAGCCTGACGCCCGCTTAATACCGAACTTGTCTCCTTTCTTTAGCTCCATGTCATATTCAGGACCGACATCAAACGTAGCAGTACGTCCGTCATAGACATACCACTTATATTTCTGAGGGTCCAGTTTAGTTTTTGAGGTTGCCGAACACGATGTAAACATAAGTTCCTCTTACATTATTTGCTAATAAATTAAATTACTATTAGCTTCGAGTTCTGATCTTTCCGATAGCACCTCCGTAAGAAACAGAACCTGCTCCGCCAGTTCCTACATTGCCTCCGCCCCCGCTGCCTAGTCGTGAAAATCCGATTGCGTTAGGTCTAAACTTTTCAACATCGCCCGGGTCTAATACAAAGTACTCGGCAAGCTTATCGTCTTGAAGGCCCCAACAAGTTAAGGCAAATGCACGCCAAGTATCGTCCGTAAGTCCTTCGGCTTTTAATACTTTAGTGCCTGTATCTTGTACTGTAAGAAGTTGCACTACAAGATGATCCATTTCTTTATCTTGGAAACATGTAGGATAAGCCTTTTCCTCGAAGTCTATAACATCACGCACACTCATTCCCTTTCTTGATAGTCTTGGGAAACTAACAGACTGTTGTTCAAGTAATGTCTTTGGCAGCCATAAATCCTTATACTTCAAACTATACTGTTGTGTGTATATGCCTAATTCTTCCTCTGCGTCCGACAGAATCTTTAAGCTGTTCCACCTATCAGCAAGAAATACTTTAACGTTCCTACTTTTTACTATAGGAATTATAACATGATCATATATTTTTGTGTAGTTTAAAGGGAAGCCCGGACGCGGCATTATCTCTACTAATAGATCAACAGTTATAAGTCCGTTATCCGCATTTAAAGAACTAACACAACAAGCAAACGAGTTGTTGGTATGCCCTGCATCAATAGCCAAACAAGAAGGGCGTTTTGATTTTTTAATTTTATCAATGACGCCCCACCGACAGGCTGATTTCCTACCGCTTTCTTTGCGTATCTTATAGCTTAATTTTACAGGATTGGAGTGTTGCCCTATGCAATCTTGTATGCTCTGCTTATCTGTAATAAACGGAGATGCTGCTAGAGGAGGTACCGCCCCGTAGTCCCGTTCTGCACCTTCAGGATCGGTTCTGTAACGTTCTTGTATAACTTTCGAATTTCTCGGTAGGGTAGGGTTTATTTCCCACGTAGGTCTGTGTACACCGTATACTGACTTAGATGTTTGGGCCGAATTAACTAAGCTCATAATCTTATCGCGACGGTGTGCCGGACTACTTACGTTCATGCTCATACCGTTAAGTACGTCATCATATCCTGCTTTGACAAGTCGTTCCGCAGCACCTCTTACAGTCAACAAGCTACTATCGAGCGCATCATAAACACCGGCTGCGCTCATTTTTATTTTCTTGCTGTCTGCATCGTTATCGAAGTAGCCGATTTCATCAATGCCTCCAAATACGCGAGTTCTTCCTCGAAGAATACGTTTATCAGGACCTGCCGGATACCACATTAGATTTCTACAACGATACGCTACAAAGGTGTCATTAAACTTAAATAACTTTTGTCCGTACTTCTCTTCATAGTAGTTTAGCATTTTGTGGTATTCACGAAACCAAGGGCTTTCAATGAGAGTTCCGTAATAAAATTCCCACAAAGTTTCTTTAGCTTGCGCGTAAGTTAAAGCACAAAAGGTCCCGTGAAGGACCGTAGAAGAGGATACGTTATACACCTGAGCAGGCTTCTGCATTTTAAGAAGCCTGTGTGTCATGTAAGGTGTTAGCATTCCGCCAACCGTCTGCGACTTACCGCTGTTGTGTGATATAATACCTCCTGTGACGAATTGGTGTGTTTTAGGGAGCGTAAAATCGTAAGTCTCAAATTGTTTAGTTGATACTTGGTTTTTGGTCACTCGACAAAACACCACGTCATCCGAACAATATGTCAACAACTGTTCAAATTCAAACTTGACTTCTGGAGACATATACTCTACTTTTTGTAAAGCTACGGTACAGATTTCCAGTAACTTGCGTTTTGTTAAACGAACGGCTTTGCTCTTCCTTAGTTTTCTTAGGGAAAACGACAATTTTTCACTATTGCGTCCAAACACAGTACTTATTCCCATTGTGATCTTGGGTATACGTGTGCGAAACTTTTCGCTGGTAGCACGTTCGTAGTAAGGTAAAGGAAAAACATGTAGTTCTGCATTCCAACGATCAAGAAGTGATCGTAGTCTGGATTCAAGAAATTCCAAATTCTCATACCAGTACGGTACTAAGTTTGTGCGGGAATCCAGTACCTCAATAGCGTGATCTAGTTGGTTCTTTTTGCGTGACGACAAAAATCCAACCTGGTCTCGAAAACGCTTTAAATACATACCACGAATCGAAATAAACCAGCTAGGTTTAGAAATCTGCTTATCGGTCCCGTTAGTTGCCCATGTCCACTTTCTACGAATCCTGTGCGCTATGCCTAAATTGTGCAACATAGCACTAAGCTGGTATGCCAGTTTTTGACTTATCGTGCAATAACTAACAGAATGACGTAGGTCTTTCTTTACATTCCTACTTACCCAACCATCACCTTCGTAAAGACCTTGTAAAAAGGCACAAACGTTTTCTTTTGTAGAAGTACGGACAGACAACGGGATTTCTTTTAACGCAGAACCAGATGATAACCCTTCGCTTGATAACCCTAGTAGTTCTGCGAAAAACAGGCGGCCCTTGTGCCCACGTATTGAGGTGTAGGTGTTGCCATTTTCATCACAAGATACCCTAATGTGATGCTTGTTTATATATTTCATTAACGTTTTTAGGTAGAACGCATTGACTTCTGGACATTTGTTACAAACACCTGCACTTCGACCTTCTGCAACCCAAAGTCCTAACACCTTATACATATCAGAGCATATATCACCTGAATAGGCTTTGAATAACGTAGGGTATTTTTTTGCAGTGTAGTCCATAGATTTTTGATTAACTCGCAGCATAATATCTTCGAAATATAGATGCCGGTTACCAAACACCTGTTGATTTAGTCGAACCGGCACAATATCTGAAGGCGACACGTCCACTAGGCGCTTAAAAACTCCATCTAGTAGCTGTATAGGGTGATCCGAAGTACCTCTTATCCTTATACCATTATACAACGTAACAGATCGAATAAATTCGGGCTTTGCTCGATAAAAATCTGTGGTCTGTTCAAACTCTGTCCCGTTATGTACGTTTAAATGGAATCGTGAAAAGCCGAAACGCTTGTTTTTTGTATACTCACCTATACTCATAAGACCGTGTTCAGTCAATATACAAGTATCACCTGTGACACAACGCTGCCCTGCACACACCGCTAATTCTTGGTAAAAGTAAAGCTGTTCATTTGTTATGAATGTAGATCGTCTTCCGCCGCAAGCAGGACAAACCCCATTTTCAAACAAACAAACGTTACGCTCAAACGTCAAGAACGTATCATCAACTTTGTGGTCATAATACAACCACTCAACATTCGAACAAGCAGGACAGTAATCAGCAAATATTATTATGCCCCATATAAGTTGCTCCATAAACGGTGTAACTACTGTACCTGCAAACTCATCCCGAGTTACCCACTCATAAAAGTTTTTAGCTAGAGGCATAGCAGAATCATCTACCTTTGTATCTCTTGGCTTAAAAGAACCTTTTGAATCCTCGATCATCTGTCTGACCATAGAAGCAACGTTTGCTTCGTTCACTATCTCTATGGCAACAGCTTCATCTTTACCTTTATCTAAAAAAGAAGTATCAAACCCTTCACCTCTAACATGTTTAAGTTTAGTCAAAAACTTAAACGGGTCCCCAGTATCTTTGACTGTACTAATCAACAGATCGTAGTCGTCATAGATGGAAATTTCCTTTTTCTTTGGCTTATTCTTTTTATCTTCCAAAGCTAACATCATTACCTCCTAGACACTCGAACACCTTCCGCTTGGCGTTTATTGTATGCATGAATATCATCTGTACTCATATCTTTTTCGTTCTTCGTAGCAACGTCTTGGTGTGTTCGTAAAGTACCTATAGGTCTATCTGTATCGGTAGTAGGTTTAACTCTTGCAGCTAAGTTTCTTAACACAGTACTATATTTTTCAGAAGTGACGTCCTTCTTCATCTCTTCCACGGCCTCGCAGGCTATCTTGTGTGTTATTAAACGCATAAATCGTTCTTTTATATCTTCAGGCAGTGAGGTCATTTTGTTAACGTAGTAATTCAACACGTTCAACTTAGTTAGTTGTGCAACACCTACCATAACACTACTGTCAATTTCAACGCTAATGCCGAGACCGTCCCTAAGAACGGCTTCTGTATAAGAAGTGGCTTTGTCATAACTCATCATCATGACAGCACCTTGTTGTATAAGGATTTCCGCAACATCGTCTGAAACGCTTTGGGAGTCAGTTAAAACCTTTGACAGCCTTTCCTCTGAAATTTCAACAAGATTCTCTATGTTTAAAGAAGCTACTTTTTCAGGAACTTCTTCATACGTTATGTCAGGATTCCTGCCGAATTTTGGATGTACAGGCTTATCATCGGGGATTTCTGTCTGCGTGAAGTTCGGTACAAATACAGGAACATCTTTAACTGCCGCTGTAACCGGGGTTCCTATAGAAAAGAAGCCTCGGTTAGATTGGAAGTTTTTCAATACCCAGTTTTTCTTCTGCTTGTGTGACTTCAAGTAGACTGCCTTTGGAACATGCGGAGTCATTCTACTTGAAGCATAAAGGTCTCCGAATATATATTCAGATCCTTCCGGTTCGTTATCGTTGAACATGTTATGTCCTTATTCTAAGGCATATGCGTGGTCGGACTCTCCATCATCCTCATCTGTCTTGAGTGCAGAGCTGGATTTATTTATATGTATTACATTATTACCGAGTTCATCCTCTTCAGACCCTTCATAGTCATCGGACTCTTCAGAACTGACATTTTCAACGCGCATTATATCGAAACGTTCTCCAAGCTCAAAAGGAAACAATTCACCGTCACGGCATTTATCTTGTTTTACTGGAAGTATACGCAACTCTCGCTGTTCTTCCTTACTGTAGTTCCATCTCCACATAACATCGCAGTGTTCTTTAACGCCTCTGGAGTATCTGAGTTTGTCGGTATCATCATCTAATTGGCAAAGCAGAATAACAAGACAACTGTTATTTCTGCTGTACACTTTAGCTTGTCGAGCAATACCACTAAGCATCATCCATTGATTATCAACATCAACACCTTCGAACAGGCTTATGTAATCTACACCTACTATATCAAACTGAAACGGTTTTATCCAACGCATAGCCTCGTCAAATTTCATAGGACGCTTCGGACTCCAACTGCAATAACTACAATCGTTCTCTTGTCCGAATTTGATGAATTCAGCATGTGCTTTCTTAATGCGTTTTTTATCTACCATGGTAAGTTTATTGTGCTTAAACTTCCATAGAGGAACACCTGAAAGATTTGAAAGCAAGCGAGTTGTTTCTTGCCTGTCTCCCATTTCTAAACTAAGGCGTAAAACTTTCATTTTACATAACCTGTATATATTAATAAGCAGGTTCATAAGTACAGCACTCTTACCTCCGGAAGTAGTTGCTGCTATTATCATTACACCTTCTTTAGGCAGTCCTCCAGCTTTGTTATCAAACTCAGTAAACCCTGTCTTAAGCAGAACCTCTGCAACAGAGTTTAATACCTCATCGACAATCTCATAGGAGTTGTCATTTTGTCCGAAAGATATTACTTTTTCATCGGCGTAAGTGTCAGAATTGGCGCTAACGATTTGGGCAGTTATTTTATTTAACAACTGTTCAACATCCACATTACCTGAGTCTAACGCATCTATAGCATCGTTGGAAGTTTCATAAATTATACGAATCTTCCTGTACTCATTTAAGCGTTCGAATAGTAGCTTCAAACTCTTTTTATTACCGCACGATTTTACATCAGAGTCTCGCAACACATCTCTAAAGTCTTCCTCCAAAGCAGGGTCTTCTAACAGGTCGTCATAATCTATAAGCTCGGTTCGCTTCTTAGCTATTACGCTTATCCTGTTAAAAGAGGCACTACACGGGGGAAATCTGAAATGTGATTTATCAAGTTTCCCCAGCAACGTACTACGCACTGCTTCTGGAATTTTAGAATTAGTTAATGTTTTTATGCAGCGTATCTCTGTTTCCTGAGAATACAGAAGCATCGTTATGACCTCAAGGAGAGCTTAGTAGTTTCTAAGTCTGTAGGTAAATCACTTATCCATACTTTCCAAAATTCCGTCCCGGAAGCCTTACTTCTTAAGTGGACAGGCTTTTTGTGTTTAAACTTCTCAACTTCAAAACGCGACACTGATCCAAATATATTTGGATTTGTTAATAACGCAACCGCGCTGTCTATGTCAGAATCATCGAACCCGAAGAGTGAGTTTAACCTTCGCTTTAAATTGTTTAAAGTTATTCCACTATCTGATCGGATTGTAGAGTAGACTGTATTTATAACGGTCTTTTTATAGTCGTTCGTACTAGGTAGTCTAAACACACTATATATTACCTTTTCCATTTCCGCAGGATTAAGCTGCATGGTTACACCTCTCAATTTTTTCAGGAAAAGAAGTTTCCCCTATATAATTTAAAAACCTTGAAGCTCTTTTTGTACACAAGTTTAAATAAGCACAAGTTTGTTTAAAGTAAATTCTACCTGCCACCTTGTTGTAGTGATCATTATTGTCTTTGTCTTCAGGCAACGCACAGTGTTTGTGCAAATAATCAGTGAATCCGTTATGCTCTATTCCAGAAATAATAAGTATAAAGTCTCTGCGCCTCTTAGTTGTGCCGTGATACTTTAAGATGCTGCGGAAGTTCAACTTATGTTCTTGGTATTCTATGGAATCTCGTTTTGTTTCTGAGTTCTGAAGCGAGTCGTAACTAATGTTGCCGTCACTGTCTTTATTTACACTCATTTGATTTTCAGAAGTTACAACAAGATCGTAACTATTGCCTCCATATCCGTCTTTCTTTCCTTTAACCAATCTACCTCTTTTCTGAGTAGTGTAGCTCTTTATTATATTGTTTGTGTGGTTTGTGATGGCTCGTTTAACGTAGTTTTGTACGTACAAAGGATCACGGATAGTAGGCATCAGTTTATTGAATGTCGTTATTGCTTTACAAACAAGGTCACTGTGGAAGTCACTATCTACCAAGTTATTACTAAACGTGATAAATCGAAGCTTCTTGTTTGTTATCCCCTTTATATGCCACAAAACATTTGGGTATATCTCATCAAACAGTTTGTACATAGAACAATAGGCTTCATAACTAACATTGTTTTTATTTAAGTTTAGTATACGCTCCGACTTCCTCACACGAGTTCTAAACCCTGTAATACTAAACACTCTCTTCAGCAACACAACATCATTACGGTCCATTTCAAAGTCGGAGGCAAATTTACTAATATTTGCTTGATTGAAAGGATACAAAGCAAGCGTAAAACTAAAGTATTTTAATTTCAGGCTTAAGTAGCTTGTTTCCAGTAATTTCAGGCGAAAAGTTTTTGCACTATCTTCTAGTTGACTAAAATCAACTTTAGCTTTAAGTGAGTGCTGTAACGCATATGCTCCTTTATCTCCGTTAACTCCGGTTAAATATAGGACTACATCGGACGCAACATCTACAAGAACAGGATCATTTAATTTTAAATTTAAGTCATTCACCAGCAAATCGCATAGTGATCTTGATTTCAACATCGTAAAGGCTCCTTGAAAATTAAACATCTATCTCGATAACTTCACGATTAGTACTGCGCCTGTTATTGCTACGGCGTCTAGTGTTTAATGTTCTTCTGTCGCCGCTGTCGTCTGTATACGTTTCAGATACATCCTTAGCCTTGAATCCTTTTTCAATGTTGGCAACTATTGTAGTCAGATCATTCAAGCTGCCTTTACGGGGTAGTTTGTTTTCTTTGAACACGGTATCAATAGTCGTTATTAAGCCTCGCTTAGACTCGTTAGTTATACCGAGTTCGTAGTCTTCTTCTGCTCTAAGTTTTCTGCTTAATGTGCGAGATACATCAGGGTCGCATAGCCTGCCTTTATCTAACATTGAGGCCCTTAGTTCTTTAAACTCCACTCTTGACATTATATGCGGAGCACATCCTGCGTTAAACGTAAGTACACACTTACCGTCAACACTCATAAGCTTATAAACCTTACTGTCTACAAACATTATGCGAGCTTCCATGAAATTACTCAAGTAATTTGAACTAGCAAGACCTCTATATCTAACATAAACAACTTGACCAATTTTGTAACCTGCCTGTCTCGTCCTGTCCTCTCGCATTATCATAGCACCGAGTGCTCGTAAACTACTATCTGGTAATGTATCAACAACTTTGGCTAAAGCTACAAACCCGCCGTCTGTAGCTATCAAGTCCTTTAAGTTGTTTACATCGGGTTGAAAACTTGAACATATCTTTGACGTTTCAACAGTTCCGACTTCCGAGCATGTGGTTTTACTGCTCTTTAATCGTTCTGTACAGAATCCTACACAATCACCACAAACTGGCTTTAGTGATTTTAGTGTCTTGCGATTCTTTTGACGCTCTCTTGTCGTTTCCATTTTCTACACCTTTATTTTTTAGTGTGTATGCTATACAATATTTTAATGCAGTCTCAAGATTGCCTAGCGCATTATCAATCTTGATCAACTGCAAACCCCTATGCAGGTTTACATCAAGCTTAGCCATAACTTTTATCTCTTTATCTTCCGGTGCGATTGGAGGAGAAAGAATAGAGCCGACTAATATCTCAATATAAACTTTGGAATTATTTTCTTCTAAAGAAGTTTTCCAAAAAATCCTTTTTATTTTTCTTCCTGTACGAATTTTAGCAACAATAGCCTCTGCGTGTGCATGAAGCGTATCGTGACAAGTAGGGCACAAAGGTATTTGAAGGCTAGACTCACCGCCTAACGCAACAGGTACTGTATGATGCCAGTTCAAGGCATTACAATAGACGGTACAAATAACACAGTATCCTGACTTGGGTTTATCAGACATTATAGCACTTGAACCTTTTCGGATTTCCAAGGAAAGTTCCATGTACCCTTAGTGTTAGATGAGCCTCGAATATATGCTTTATATTGGGAAGTCGGCATTAACCAAGCCAATCTTATATTTGGATTTAATGGGTTTATAGCATAATGATCAGAAACAACCGTGTATTTAACAGAACTACTGGCATTCAATAATTCCATAAACTCCAACAGAAAGTTCTGAATCTGCTCTATGTCGTTTATAGCCTGCTTTCTTGAAGGCAATGTGCTACCAGAAAGCTTCCTAGTTTCTAGTGCTTGTATTTTTATCTTTATTTCACTTATAGCCTCTAAATACTCCTTGATAGCAGAAGTGTTCCTTGTTTTCGGATCGCGGGCAACTCGCAGCATATCCTTATAGTCTTCGAGTTGATTTTTAAGGGTGTTTAAACCACGTTCTTTGTTTGAAGTTTTACGTTCAATATCATGCACCAAAGAAGTACGTTTCTTGTTTGTAGAAGCAAAGTTTATATCAAAGGCTAACACGGTCTGATCTAACAAAATAGGTATGTCGTCTTCATAGCCTACGTTCTTAGTTACGCCGTTGCGCATACGAGACAGTCTGTGACCTGTAGCAAAACTGGCCATTTTTATGCCGGACTTTCGTATGTGTGCGGAAGAGTTTAGTATAGGGGATTGGAAGTTTACAACTATAGGTACTCGAATTAGTTGAAACGCCTTACCTTTTAGGGAGTTTGGTAGTTTAGATTTTTGACGCTCTAAACTTGATAGGAGTTTTGCAGTTTCTTTGTCTTCTTTTGAAGTATCAACTTTTTCTTCGGCGTCTGCTTCATCGGATTCTTCTTTCACATTAGTAAGTTGCTGTATTGCAGCTTTGAACCCGTGTTCTTTAGAAGTCTTCTTTATGGCTTCGTTGGAAACGTCCGTAACTACTTCCTGCTCTTGCGAAAGAGAATTACGGAATAGTTTTAACCAGTTGTAGTTGCTTACTAAAGATGTTGCTACTGTTTTTCTATAATCAGAAAACTTTAGCAGGTCTTGCTCTAACCCGTTTATAATCCCATTTAGAGATATTAGGGTTTTAGAAATTGCATGTTTTGCTGGACGTAGTCCTGGAGTTTGTTGTACGAGGGTTAAAACATTTTCGTTTAGATAGGTTTCTAAACTTTTAACTTCGGATAGGATTTCAGATTTTCTTTTCAACTTTCTTTCTTTGACCGAACTTAGGTAATCTCTCATACGAGTTAACATTTCATCGTAATCAGAAAGCCGTCGGCCGCTAATGGCAGTAGTCATTTTAAGTCCTTGTGATACAATCGTGTGGTTGATTATATAGGTGACGCTTGACTAAATTATTATATTAATCAGCGTAGGTAATGCAAAATAGGACTTCATGTTAACAAGTGTTTATCATAATACACCTCGCTAAACGTTTATTATTATATGGCGAACGTTACTTAACACCGTAACCGGCGAACGTTACTTAACGCCGTTACCACTTTTCATCGTGCTCTAGTTCTTTGATCGAGTATATCAAATTATAATAAAAATAGCAAATATTTTATTACGTCTTAGACGTAATAAAATTATTATGGTGCCCCTCGGCGGACTTGAACCGACGACCTACCGATTATGGGTCAGGTGCTCTAACAAACTGAGCTAAAGGGGGCTAATTACAATAAGAGGAGGACACTTTATACAAACAAAGTGTCCTCCAATGTAGTTACTGTATTTTTATAGAAGGTCTTGTCTACCACAAAGTTCCATCTTCTCGGCATATGGGAGCAAGAGGCGACAACGAAGAGGACTCCAATACACCAGTTTTGACAAAAACACCTCTTCGTCGTGTTCTTAAATTAGATCCCCAACCCTGAGAGTACTCCCCAAATCGTTTTGACGTAACTTAAGTGGCTGCATCATAGCACACTTGTAATATCAAATCATATCCGGGCACAGGGCCAGTTCCTCTTATTTAACGTAGGTTTTCTCGCTTTCGAATAAGCAACCTTACGATTTATAGTAGAGGCGACACTATAAATTCTTTTACAGGTAACTAAAGTCCTATTCGTTGAATCTTATATTCACACTTTTTAATCCGGTAAATCAACAAGGTTATTCATCATCACCACCTTCTTCAACGTTCAACTTAGTCTTAGCGCCTTGTGCTTTAATCATAGCTTTATACAACTCAAGACCTTTACCTGAAGCCATCTGCCTGCGCACAAAAGTACGCAACAGTACCGGCTTAGGAAGTTTGTAGTCTATACACATATCTTTGATTAAATCCTTATCACCTTCGACAAGGGTTTTAAATTCTAACCAAGACATGGATATGCCTGCAAAAGGATTATCAAAAGAATAATGTTCTGTCTTTACTTCCCCAGTAAGTCTATCAATAAGTTCTAGTGACATACCTTCTAGGAATTTGATTTTCTTCCGGTTGCCTCCGATTTGACCTGTAGACTTCAAATACTGATAAGTGTCCCAAGTTTGACAGAACCCTGTTGCGTTACCTTCTGCGTTCTGCACAACAAGTCGCAACATTGTTTCAGAGCTAGGTCTACCGCCCAACTTGTTTTTAAATGTACGCACTTTTATGTAACGATAAACATCAACACCATCAACACGCACAGAAGGTTCTTCTTCTACACTACCTTTCCCTTGCACACCGGCAGTAGATAACGAAACCGAACTTGTACGCAATCTAACGTCCGAGAAAAACTTTAGTGAGTTTCCACAAGGTTCATCTTCTGTAGGACCGTGCATTGCCATAGGTATAGCTCGCATCTGATTTATCCCTAGAACTACAACTCTCTTCGGACGCATCTGACTCTTTACACGTTTGAGTCCGTCAGCAAACATACGCGCTTGACTGCCTAAAGATTTATCGCCTTCTTCTTTATCTTCTGTTTGTTTTGGCAGCATAGCAGGATAAGAATCGACTAAGATTATAGCTTGAATAGAGCCGTCTTTGGCAGGTACTCGCAACTTGTTTGCTTTCGTCAAATACTTAACATCGTAAAGACCTTTAAGCATTTTCTTGTTCGGCACTGTGTGGTCGTAAACATAATACCAATTTTTTCCTATACGAACTTTGTCTGGTAATTCTTTTTCAAGCTTTGCTAAGTAGTTGAAAAAAGACTCTCCGTTACTTGGAGCGTAGTATCTAACTCTAGGAGGTATCAACCACTCGCCGTTATCTTCGTCTTTGACTCCGAACACATTGTCGATCTTTTGCTTGACACCCATGCTGTGCATGATGTTTTCAATATAATCTCCTTGGGTAGAACCTTCGTAGTCAAAATACGCTGCAGGTCCTAAGAATTTAGCCATAGACATTATACTGGCCAAAACTGTCATTGCTGTTGTAGACTTACAGGACTGCTCACCGCCTGCGAAAGTATACCAACCGCCTCCGAGCAGTCCTCCATTCAACATTAAATCAAGCCTAAGCAGTCCGGTACTGAATCTAGGCTCGTCTTTGTCTATAGACATTGCATTTACAGAGAACTTTTTTTCCATACTATCGAGCGTGGAGTCCATTAAAGCGTAAGGATTGAAATCAGGTATAACTGCAGGTGTATCAGAATCGACAACACGTTTTCGCCTAGTAGTTCTTGTTGCTGTGACCATAAGAATTCCTCAAGAATAAGAGGGTTGAAATCAACCCTCTTTAGTTTAAGACTGCGGCTATTTACTCATCATCCCAGTCATCATCCTCGTCTTCATCGTCATCGTCTTCTACCGGACGCCTTGATTTCTTGGCAACAGGTTTCTTGCGAGAACGCGGAGGTTCATCATCCTCGTCTTCCTCATCATCCTCATCGTCATCGTCCCATTTTGATGATTTCTTGGCAACAGGTTTCTTGCGAGAACTCCTAGACAGCTTAATATCTGCAATATCATCGTCATCATCCTCGTCTTCATCATCATCCTCATCCTCATCGTCCCATTTTGATGATTTCTTGGCAACAGGTTTCTTGCGAGAACGTGGAGGTTCATCATCCTCGTCTTCATCATCCTCATCGTCATCGTCCTCATCCCATTTTGATGATTTCTTAGCGATATGTTTCTTGCGAGAACGTGGAGGTTCATCATCCTCGTCTTCATCATCCTCATCGTCATCTTCTACCGGACGCCTTGATTTCTTGGCAACAGGTTTCTTGCGAGAACGTGGAGGTTCATCATCCTCGTCTTCATCATCCTCATCGTCATCGTCCTCATCCCATTTTGATGATTTCTTAGCGGCAGGTCTCTTGCGAGAACGTGGAGGTTCATCATCCTCGTCTTCATCATCCTCATCGTCATCTTCTACCGAACGCCTTGATTTCTTAGCGACAGGTTTCTTCTTGCGAGAACGGTTAGACAGATCAATATCATCATCGTCTTCATCGTCATCGTCAGAATCAATCTCCTCGCCTCCAACTATTTCCATACGTTTGAAATCTTCTTCGGCTTGTTTAGGGCTTAATCGGCCGGCCTGGTCGAGTAATTCTGACGGTAACTGCCAAGTCAAGTACTCTCGCTCCTCTTCTGTTATAGGAGTCCTACCGTCTTCTGCTTTGTCTGCACTGTACTTGTCACTGCCGCTGCCTTTAGGCTTAAACTTAATGTTTATATCAATGCCAAATTTCGGGTGTGATATATCAAAAGCTTTTTTAGCGCCTGTTTTGTTTTTAACTATATTATTCTCACCAAGCTCTTGCATACGAGCTGCAACAGTAGGTGGTATACGTAAAACTCTAACAGGTGTCCATGACTTAGAACGTATGTCTTTAAAACCTGTCTCTTGTTCTGTTTTCGTTGGACGTGCTTTTTTAGCAGGCTCTTCTTCTTGAAGTTCGCGTATGATTGCATTAACAAGATAGAAGTTTTCGTAGTTTGAACTACCGTGCTCTCCTGTAGACAAGTCACAGTAAGGACAATGAACACCTGCAAGAGGTTCACTCTCATTTTGCGTGTCGAAAGCTACACAAAATCTAGGTACTCTAGTTTCTTTTTTGTCTTTGCCTGTTAATATTTTAATCCAGTGTCTTTTTACAGCCAGAATATCCTCGTCAAGAAATCGAACCTGTAACCATTCGTCTTTGGGAAATTGATATACTTGTATAAGCTCATCCAAGCGTAAACTATCGTGTCCCCCTACTTTTGGCTTTAAGTTGCCAAAACCTTTTCTAGTTCCTGTCATCTATGTTCTCCAATCGTATTGTTTTTACACATACTATTTACAATTTTCGTTTTTCATCTGAATACGCATTCTATTTAGTTCTTTATCCGAGAAAAACTCCCCTACATCTAAGTACAGTCTTGCACACCCGTGAGGATCAACACTCTTTGCCAAGTACTGAACTATCACGTTAAACTCTTGCTTTATATAATTGTCAGATAGTGTGATTTTATCCGACAATGTGGAGTGTAAGTTTTTATCATTGTCATCATCGTCTCCTGAGGATAATGAATCCAAGCTTACACTGAAATTTATATCTCCTGTAGTGTGGTTTGCTATTTTCTTTCTGTGGGATTGTGGTATAGTGTACGCTATGCCATACTCGTGATCTGAGGTACTGCTAGTTTGTGCATTTAAAATCCACCAATTAACATACGAGGTTAAGGCTCCTTTGTTACTATCATACTTATCAATAGCAACAAGGATACTTTTTAAAATAGACTGTCTTGCATCTTTGAAATCAAAATTTAAGGCGCTATTGGACCTTATATATTGTTTAGCTTGGTTTGAACTGTGTTTAACATAGTGTCCCAGTATGACTGCACGGTAGTTATAAAACTTAGTTAAATAGCTTTGCGTTATATTCATTATTCTATATAACCCTTGCCTATCGCAACCGACAGACTCCGCTATCAAGTCTAATGAGTTTTTAAGAAATTTCCTGTCCTCTTTTGTTGATGTGAGGTACTGATTATATATAGTTAAATAATCAGAATGGGTTGTTAGAAATTTAGATATGAATGTGTGTGTAAAGGAGCGTTCTATCCTAGTATCTCTTATTATACGGAACTTCTCTTGTCTGTCTTCAGGTCGTGTAAGCGCAAGATACTTACACAAATGTTGTATGGCTAAGTTACGGTCTAGTGAGCTTAGCCTACGTTTTCTATTTTGAGAAATAACAGAAAGTACATATCTGACCTGTGAGTCGAAAACATTAGAGTTCAATACTATAGGTTCCAGCGCCTTATAAAGAAACAAATCTAAAGTTTGTTGTATCTGCTCTCCTGTAAGATTCTTGTCCGCTGCGCTCATAAAAACCTCAACATCAAACTTCTACTGTAGTAGTGCCTTTTGCGTAAGGTCTAATATTGTTAGCAGGCGAACTACTCATATCATTTCTATTTACACTTTCGATAGAAAGCTCTTCCGGTATCTTGAGTACATCAATTTCTATATCAGGAAGCTGCTCTACCGTACAAGGAGAACTCTCCTTGTTAATAGTCTTGTCCGATCTATATAAAGTAATGATCGCTTCAGGTTTAATTTTCCCGTCAATGTTGATACGCTTCTTTAGTCCTGTACCAGCATCCCTTGAATTTAAAGTATATTCAAGTAAATATTCTATAGTGCAAAACAGTTCTTCTTTGTCTGCGTTCGCGGCTTTAAGCTCTGCTTCAAACTTCTTTTTCTTGTGTTGGGACTCTCCGAAGTTTTTTCTACCCAAATCCAGGTCTACGGACATACTGTTTAATTTTGTTTCGTATTCCTTAGCATTGGCATTCAACTTATTTTTCAACTGTATGTTTTCTACCATAGTATCGGCTTCAGATTCCATGAGTCGATTGCGCTGGATACGTACAGCTACCAAAGCAGCCTCTGCTTGATTTGCTTTAGACTCGGCAAACACCTTACCGTTATGTGCAAGTGCGGCCTTCTCGTCCAGTTGCTTCAACTTTACAAGAGTGTTTTGTAACTCTTCTTGCAACAGGTCTAGTTTGGTATGCTCTTTAGCAGACGCTTCTACTATTTCTTGTTCTGGCATTTCAAATCCTCACAGGTTTTCTTTTATGATTTTAACAGAGAGTGCTACCAAGTGTTTACATAAACCGTATGCAAATTGCGGATTTGTATAAACAGGAGCATCACCATTACCGTATATAATTCTACTAGCTCCATAAGAAGCGTTTGCCCACTCCCATCTGAAAACGTAGTCCTCGCAATTGTGGGCAACTACACCTCCGTTGACAACAAAACGATGTACTATAGGCACATTTATATCGTACACATCATGTTCTCCAGAATAGTGCTTCTTAGTTACCTTAGTTGTCAATACTCTAGGTCTAAAAGGCTTAAACACATACGTATAAAATCTTTCAGATAGTTCTAAATAATCACGCAGTTCAAAAAAAGATTTGGCTGATATACTCAGACAATACATATCTTTAGAGGCTTTAAAGACACATCCTGTTTTTCTATCCGTATTTACTACAGTACCAGCTTTACGTTCTAGGCGTATCGAGGTATCCGAAAACCCGTACCTAATCAATGCTTCAAATATAGGTTTCAAATATAAACCACTGCCTCGCAATAATAATGATTTTATCATATTATTCTTACTAGACACACTAGCATCTGCACTAATTAAACCAGATAGATATCCGAAGAACTGTTCCTTAGTTTTAAAGCAAGGAACCCCTGTATTATCGTAGTTGTATCTCCAAGCTAACTCTTTGGCTTTATGGTTGAATGCGTATACCGCTGCTTTTTTACCACTTATTTTTCTACGGGCCATAGCTCTAATAAGTCCCATATCAATGAAGTGTTTACAGAAGTTAAACTTATCTGAATTAAAAACTTTTAAATCGAAGGTTTTAGAACTAGGACCTCCTGTAACAGTACCGTCACCTTGCATAAATCCAAGAAATCGCATGTTATAAAACTCTGATGTTTTATCAGGTAAAGCAGTATAGGCTCTAGTTAAAACCAAATTGTCTCCTTGATTTATATCTCGCAACTCTTTCCAAACAAGGCCACTCCTAGATTCTTTTACTAAAAACCTGTGATCTTCTGTAGCATCAACGCTTTCTCCGTTGGAAAACTCAAGTTTAAATGTCGGCTTTCGTCCTGTGTAGAAAGGGGCAGTTCCTGGATAATACTTTCCATCTACCAAATACTTTATTGGCGTGCTATTTAAGTTAAAATCCTCGGCTATTTCGTACACAGTCTTCCAGCCTTTGGAAGTTAATACTTTTGTTTTGCCTGAAATGCAATTGCATGAAACTATAACGCGCTTGTGTTTATTAACAGGTACTTCTACTAAAGGATCGTGAGAAGGACTCGTATCGAGCCCTATAATAAAAGTATCGTGAGGGCGTTTTACTTTAACCGGTCTCCAAGGATCATCTGTTAAAGTAACTGACTGAATAGCAGGCATACCAGAACGAGTATTTGTTTTACTTAGCTTAATGACGTTAACATCGGTTGCATTATTAATCATCAAACGAGGTGTGTTGCGTAACAACTTTCTAAGTGTTAGCCCCTTGAGCGTTTGAGAAGTTTCCGGTAATTGCTTAGGCTGTTGCGGATTTAATCCGCTTTTCTTGTACGGCAATCCTTTAGCTACTCGTTGTTTAGACTGTGTTGCTTTCTTTGCAGCAGGTTTAACGGAAGCTCGTTTAGCGGCACTAGGTCTTCCGCTAGTATTCTTACGTGATTTGGGCACAGTTTTTATTTTGCTTTTAGAGGGACTTAAACTTCCTCGTTTTGGGCGAGCCATAATAACCACCTTTACATTTTTTGCCTCTGTTTTGCTTTAGCCTTGCGCAAGAGCTTACTTTTCTTCCTGTTTTTAACTTTCTTTTTCCTAGCTTTTTCTATGTTTACAACACCTTTATAGTTACCTGCAGTGCGATTTTCCTTTATAGCACGAAACTGTTGTTGTGATATGTAGGTATCAACCTCTAATAAATAAGATCGGAATAACTCATCCTTAACATCATCCGGCATATGCTTATTTAAACTAGACATGGAGTAGGCTAAACTATTTGTATCTATTGAACTATTAGAAAAGCTTTGCTGTAGTTTAATTACAGTCTCTTCCTCAGACAACCCACCTTCTGCTATTTTAGAGAAATCCTCAAGTACAGGATGTGTGTATAATTTTTCTCCTATGTGAGTATCTTCATCCACACTCAACTCAAAAGTACCTGAACTCTCAAACGTAAACGCAACACATCCGGTTTCTTCAAAGGGGTTTTCCACTTCTGCTTTACGTAGTCCTTCAAACCAAGTTATGTGTAGATTATTTTCTTTGTCTATTTCGCGTAGGCTAAAACGTGAAGATTCTTGTTGTACTATATCAGAAAAAACATCAATTGCACTATAACCTTCATAGGCGTTTATAGTTAACGCTCTACCTAGCTCTGTAATTACAGAATAAGGCACTTCGGATACAGACAACATAAGTAAATTACTTTCTACTTTAACATCATGGACATACGGTAAATACTTTGACGTTATTAATGCTAAATTTATAGCGGCAAAATAATTAAAGTCTTGTTTATCGTAGTAATGTAAAATAACGCCGTTGTTCTCTAGGGTTGACAGGTTATCATGCGTTAATCTTAATTCCCATGTCCACTTATCTTCTGTATGTGTTTGCATCATTACATCCTATATAAGTTTAGCTTCATCACCGTTGTGTTTTAACTCATCTTGCATCTTTTGTCTAACAGTCGATGCGTACTCTTCTGGGAGTTTGCCAGAAAAAGCATGAAAAGGAAAAGGTGTAGTCCTATCAGCTTGCCACTTTTTTATAGTCTCCATAAATAAGCAGTAGCCTATAAGCACCTCAGAAGGTATTTCAACAAGTGCCTGCAACTCATTCATATGAATATCGGTTATAGTGAACCGCATGTCGTTTTTATCTAAATCATAATAAGATATGAAATAATACAACGGTGTTTTAAATTCAGGGTGGTAGAACTCTTTGTCTTCGAATGGCTTTATAACATAAACGGCAGTTCTTAGGTCATTAAGCTTTCTCTCTATCTCAACAGCTTCCGTCTGTAATTCTTGATACGTTATGCTCATAACTTAAAGTTCCTGTCTCTGATACTTTTAGGTTTGAAATAATAAGTAGATTTTTAGAAATATCTTTAGAAAATACTTGGCTCTTTGTTAATGCGTAAAACTCAAGAGGATTATGTCTGAGTTTTTCAGATAACCATCCGACCCTGTCTACCAGAGTGCCGCTGCTCGGATGCATTTTAATTAACATCCAGTGATCTGCCGTAAGTCCTTGCATAGCACACATGTAGTTATACGCTTTCCACAGTAGGTCGTAATAATACTCCTCAGCTTGGCATAGTTGATGGGCTTCGTGTTCAAGATAATCTTTATATTTTCTGTAGGGATTTATAAGTCTCTTAAGATCGCGTATAAAAGAAAGTTCTCGCCTACATTCATCCAAACACGCTTGGGCAATAGGGGTTCGTGCAATAGTTTCTTGTATAAATGCGTTAGCTAGATGTTTGTTTCCTTCCGTTTCAAACATTAGACTATTGTTGATGGCAGAGTGTTTCTCAGTGTCGAGAATAGCTTTATTTCCTATGATCTTTGCTTGGGACCTTTCGGATTCTGCTTTAGATATGTTTATAGAAAATTCACGGTCTTCTTCAAGTTCGCATAGTATCCTATAAGCCTCGTCTATTGTGTGGCAATTACCCAGAATTTGATATACAACCTGATATCTACTATGTTTCCAGTGCATTATATTAACTCTGCTTTGTTATTAGATTAATATTTAATAGAATAAACGCTGATCTAATAACAAAGGCGGCCAATGCCGCCTTTGTTCTGTAGGTAAAACTCACGTACTACAGCATATTACTACATTTCGTCAAAGTCATCAAAGTCATCGAAGTCATCTGCGGCAGGTGCTGCTTTCTTTGCAGGACGCTTTGCACTTGCTTTCTTTGCAGGAGCTTCTTCCAAAGACTCACTACTACGAACCCGTCGAGTTTTACGAGCCGGAGCGTCTTCCGCTTCAACTTCTTTACGAATCCGTCGAGTTTTACGAGCTGGTGCAGCTTCCGCTTCAGCGGCTTTTGCTCGGCGAGACTTACGTGCTGGAGCCGGAGCGTCTTCCGCTTCAACTTCTTTACGAATCCGTCGAGTTTTACGAGCTGGTGCAGCTTCCGCTTCAGCGGCTTTTGCTCGGCGAGACTTACGTGCTGGAGCCGGAGCGTCTTCCGCTTCAACTTCTTTACGAATCCGTCGAGTTTTACGAGCTGGTGCAGCTTCCGCTTCAGCGGCTTTTGCTCGGCGAGACTTACGTGCTGGAGCAGATCCTGTTGTTGAAGTTCCGCTGTCAACAGCCTCTAACTGTGCGTCCGTACTTGATAAAATTTCTTCAAGTTTAGTACGTTGTGTATCGAGAGTTTTTAACGCGGCTTCTGCATTACGCTTTTGCTTTTTCAGCGCGGAAACAAGTGGTCGTTTTTGTAATTCAATCGTAGACATAATTAAATATTCCTTTGTTTAAAGAGTTTTTGTTCAAGCAAAACGGATCAGACTAAACCTCGTCATCTTCCCATTCATCATCATCTTCCTCATCATCTTCCTCATCATCTTCGAAGTCGTCATCTTCCTCATCATCTTCGAAGTCGTCATCTTCCTCATCATCTTCGAAGTCGTCATCTTCCTCATCATCTTCGAAGTCGTCATCCTCACCATCATCTTCGAAGTCGTCATCTTCCTCATCATCTTCGAAGTCGTCAGAATCGTCCTCATCTAGGAGATCATCTTCTTCGGATTCAGGAAGTTCTGTACTCAACTCCTCAACTAGAGAGTTTAAGGTGTACCCGCTCTCTTGGGCTTGGTATAAAAAACTCAACATGCTTTCAGCAGCAACAACAGAAAGATTAAGTTGTGGTTTTTTAGCGGATTTGCTGGATTTGCCGGACGTTCTAGTCATTATATAGCACCTTATGTGTATTGTATGGTTTGTGTTACTTCGTTATATTTACAGTTTTAATTACAAATGGTCTTCATCGTCATCGTCTTCAAAGTCTTCCTCTTCATCGTCTTCAAAGTCTTCCTCTTCATCGTCTTCAAAGTCTTCCTCTTCATCGTCTTCATCGTCTTCAAAGTCTTCCTCTTCGTCTTCGTAATCTTCCTCGTCTTCAAAGTCTTCTTCTTCGTCCTCGTAATCTTCCTCGTCCTCGTCTAATTCTTCTTCTTCGTCCTCGTCCTCTTCATCCCGGCGCTTGCCGGAAACAGGTTTATCATCTTTATGCCTAAACGTGTTTTTATTTTGCGAGTCTTCGTCGGAGAATATTTCGTACTCTACACCGTCTCGGTGATACAACGTTACAGTCTCGTCCGTAGCCGTATCGTTAATTACTAAATTTCCAAAATCATCGAAAGAAATAGTACCGGAATACGTAGCTATAACTTTTCTCTGAGGAATAATAATCTGAGAGGTCTCTCCTGCATCTCCGAATAAGGAAATGATATCGTCAGGATTAAACACACTTATACGCATTTTCTTTGAAGCTGCACTTTTCTTGTGTCGAAACAAGATGGAAGTTTTTGACTTTGCTATAAGAAACCCGTTTATCTCTACAGGAACCTTTGTTATGACGTTAGCAATAAATGTAGATTTGTGCGGATTGATTTTACCGACACCTTTATCGACACCTCTTAGTCGTTTGTTTATCTTGTCGGAACGCGACAGTCTATTACGAGAGGTTCTATTCTTATTTCGTGTAATCATTACATTATATCCTGTTCAATTATGTTGTTACATTTACACTAAAATAAAATAGCAAGCGGGTTGTAACTTTCCAGGCGTAAATCAACCCGCCGCTAAGTAAGCGTTAAATAGCCTTAAGTGTTAAAATAGAACCGCCGTGTGCAAAAATTGTTCCTTTGATTTCTTGTCGAGTAAGCGAGTGCGGAAGGACTCCCAAATCATCAGCTCCTTCGACAATCGAATTTTCGATATAATCATCGGACACAACTATAAAAGGATTCGAGCCGTCTTCTTCTATGTTCAACACCTCATCAAACAATCCACGAACACTGTCATCAACTAAGGATTCCGCGCTTATGATAAAGCCAAAGTAGAACTCTACATTCTGTTTGTCTTTAGCGAGAAGCCTAAACGCATTGTACATAGACTTGATAGCTTTATCCTGTTTGTCAGAATCGGTCTGGCTGTACAGAATAGGAAACTGCATATTAAAGTGGAACACAGGACTAATAACAGTATCGTCACCTTGTTGTGAGTTGTTGTTCCAAGTACTCAACGCATACAGCCTTCTGATATCGAGTGCGTCATACTGTACTTCTTCGTCAATGTCGATACCATCTTCAGGATCAACCGTACGTTCTTGAGGTACAGAAACAATCGGCAAGTTTGCAGAATTAAGGTAGTTGCCATATAGCAGTTCGTACCCGCGCGTTTCTATTGCTGCGCGTACTTTTTCTGTCTGTTCTGCAACGTCTGAAGTTTTACCTAAAATAACGATATCTTGATTTGAAACCTCTTCCATGTAATCAACAAAGTTTGCAAGAGGCTGGCGCAATGCTCCAAAAGGATCTTTCTTGGTACCTGTACCTTTACGCATAAAGCTACTACAGCTAAAAAACGTATCACCGACTCGAACGTTTTTGATACGCTTAGACATGTCAAAAACTTCACCTGCTGGAATATATGAAATACTTAGGATGATTTTAGGTAAGACGCGAACTGTAGTATTGTCTGCCCCGACAAGGTCCATAAGATTAGGTAACTTCACTGCTACAGGTTCTTCCAAAGCCTCATCAATTTCAGAATCAAGTTCCGAATCAATTGAATCAATATCGTCTTCAGCCTCAAGTGCATCAACCGCATCTCTTAGATCGTCATTCATTACCGTATTCCCTTGTGTGTGTGTATTTACGCCTCGGAGTTGGTTACTCAAAACCCTCTCAAGTTTAGCATCGTGTGATTCTGAAACATGGTTTGCATCGCTCATTTTGTCACCTATATTTTTATGTGTGAACTTATTTACACTATTGGAAATAAGCTGTTGTCTTAGTCTATCTTTATCTGAAGTTAACTTATCATCTAACAAAAATACCTCCGTACTACAATTTATATACGTAACGCTGCTTGTCTTTTCGGTTGTTTAAAGTTACATCTTTATTTGGTTGAATTAAAACACCGAAAAGCTTATATTCTCCATACAACTTAGACAGTAAATTAACGTAACTAGAAATACCCTTAACAGTCAACCTGTCTAGTGTTGTTGTAGACGCCTTAACAAGACCTTGGTGGCTAGTAGTCATAAATCCTAATACAGATAAATGACCTGCTTGGTCAGAAGGTTTCAAACTTAAACGATGGATGTTAAGCTGTTCCGTCACTCCTGCTATTTCAGTTCCAATGAACGACAAGTAATACTCAGGATACGAACACAACAACTCTTCTTTATTTACAGTATCCTTGAGTTTAACCGAATCTAATTCCTTTTTTATTGCGATATATTCGGTTTTTAGTTTTTTACTGTTTCTCTTATATTTTGTAAAATACGACCTAGCCTTTGCTTTAGTAGCAATACATCTCCTACTAAGTCTATCAATGGATTCACTGGCTATAAACTGCTTTCGTACAACAGATTTAAACTTCAACAATTCATTAACCATATCAAATGTATTTTTTGCATTCGGAAAAGAAGTTGCTAGTTTTGCTTTCTTGGAGGCAGGCACTGCCAACACACCGCGAACAACAAAAAACTTAAAATCTATAGGCTGCTTTGAATGTTTTGCCATTCTAGCCGGGTAGTCTATTACAGTGCGCTTACCCCTAACCTCTCCTAAAAACATGGGCACATCAAGAACGCTCATAACATCTAACGTAAACCTTATACTGTCAGTACCGTCTTCTACAAAAGCATCGTACATATGGCAATCTTTGCCGTCATCAGAAATCTTATACACAACACTTATTCTAACTCCTGCAAATACCGGAGTTAAACTGACTGCGGTTGACTTGGTTCTACTTAGTTTAGTTTTTATTGTGTCTAAGTCTATAACTTGATGGGACAGGTTTGAGTGTATAAGTTCTGGAAGTTCTGTCCTAAATTCAGGATAAACAAAAGCTTCCGAAGTATCTGTTATAAGTATGTCTGCAATGTCTGCCCGTAAAACAACTAAAGCTTCATCGAATGAAATATCGGTAGCTTCGAGTAGAGATAGAGATGACCATCGCACCGCATCAGTTTCGCTATGCGGTAAACCGAATCCTGTTATATACAACATAGAAACAGTGTGCATCGCTTCCCGACTTCCGCTCTTAACCTTGTTGTACAGACTTTTAAGTGTTTCTTTATCTAATCGCGTCATGAAAAAAGACTCCGTGTTGCCGGAAACAAGTGTCATTGTTTCCGCTGTATTATGCAACTTATCAATACCTCGTTCTAGGATACCGGTTTTACATATACTCAACAGGCTATCGTTTTTAAACTTGCTACTCATCACCTACCCCTTCATACAGTCTCTTCAACTCCGTTTCATGTAATTCACTCGGAGCAAACCTTCGAATTAACCTAGAAGCCGTTTCAAAAGAAGTGCTTGTTATCATGGCATCATATACTTCGCAATATGTGCCGGATAACATCAGCTTTAAGTCTGTTAAAAGGAATACAGACACATCTAAACCGTCGCTTGTAGGCAACACAAACAAATCCGCATTCCTTTGTCTAAAGGCATTGTTCAACTCGAAACAAAGATTTTCATTAACATCGGATTTCTCTAAACTTGTTTCGGATAAAAACTCTTTAGGTAACAACGTTACAGAAAGTAAGTACGGATACTTTAATCCGGAGGCTTCGATTTGTTCTGTTGTTTGTAACAATTGATTTAATTTATTTACTATAACATTCAGCATCAGTGCGTCACCTTGTTATCTACTAACGCCTTTCGTTTAAGCTCTATAGCACGTTGTACCTTTGTAATGCCGTCGAAATCGCCAATATTTGGTTTGGTTCCTAACGCAACTCTACGTACTTTTGTTTCTGTATTACTTTTAACGGACTTGTATTGGCAAAGTATGTTATTACCGCTACGTATTGTAAGCCCTACATTCAAGTACGCACAAACTCTAAACAAATCAATGAAATCCATTCTCGGGAATGTAGGGCTTAGTAGTAGTTTTATTGAATGCTGTGTTACGTTTAACGCGCTTGCTATTTGTTTGTAGTTTACTTTCTTCCTAGCAGAAGCTTTTAAAAGGACACTAACAATTGAGGCTTTAACACCAAGTGCAGAATCTTCCGCATTAGCTTTACTGATAATTGTCATAACATGCTCCTCTATACGAACACACCTACACAATTAGGTGTGTTATTCATAAAAACAAATATTAAGCGGTGCGTCTACGTCTAGCGGGTGCGGCCGTATCTTTAACAACGCTTTTGCTAGGTCGTTTTTTAGTAGTACGTTTTGCTACAGGTACGGCCGCTGCTTCTCTGGCTACTTTGCGTTCAGCACGAACTTTAGCCAGTTCCCTTGCTCGAACTTTGTGGGATGTAATGCCACCCATAGCGATATCTTTAGATTTCTTCATTGGTATAATCTTAACGCGAACGCTGGCGTCTTTTGGCTTACGTGGCACCATCTCGCCAGATGCAGGAGATCGAACAAGCTCTCCTCCTTTGACTGCAGGTCGATACAAAGCTTTTATCGTAAATAGCCCAGGTACTGTAAACTGACCTGGGCAACCTTTCTCGCCTATATGCATTTCAACAAGTTCTTCAAACATTTCCATTTGAGCTTTTACAATTTGTTTAACAGTGCGCTCGTTTAACTCCTTACCTTCGAACTCTTCCATCAATCCGTCAACGTAGAAATTCATGATTTCTGTTTTATTCATCTTTTTAGTTAATGCTGACATAATTAATACCTCAAGGTTTTGTTGTGAGTACTATATTTACATTATTTATTTGAATAGTCGGCTTTTACACCGACTTTCTTAAACTATTATAAATCTTCTTCGAAGTCGTCCCACTCAGAATCGGAAGTTTCTTCTACTTCCTCTTCTACTTCAGCATCGCCATTTTCCGATACAGCATCATACTTAGCAATGTTGCCTATGGTCATACCTTTAACTTTACCTGCTTCTTCATCCCATACAACAATGCGCTTCTTATCTACAGAGTATCCTATGATGTAAACTGTGTGGCCTTCTTCGTTTTCTACAAGCATACCGACTTGCAACTCATCTCCGAACTTTTCTTCCATAAGTTCACTGTTTGCAAACCACCCTTCTACGTACTTGGTAGCAAGTGAGTGTGATATTGAAGTGTCGGCCACTACCATGTCGATAACATCATCTAAGCTTTCTTCGGACTCGTCATCTTCTTCTTCGGACTCGTCATCTTCTTCTTCGGACTCGTCATCTTCTTCTTCGGACTCGTCATCTTCTTCTTCGGACTCGTCATCTTCCGCAAACTCATCAAATTCATCGCTTTCTTCTTCTTCGGACTCCTCGTTCGCGTCCCATGTTTGTTCGTAAAGCTCTTTATACTCAAACTTATCTTCTTCTGTAGCGTTTGTTGGTAACAAACCAATCTCAACACTTAATGCGGTGTCGGTATACTTACAGCCTACAAGTGCTATCTGAAACGCATATCCTGATTTTTTAATCAAAGCTTCTATGTTATTCAACATAAAAGTTTGAATAGTGTCGGACAGTTCTGCATCGACTTTGGCAACACGCTTCATCTTAACTTCCGAAGATGTGCGTCTGGTAACTTTCGCTGGAGCTTCTTCAACTTTTTCTTTACGTGATCTACGGGTAGCTCTTACTGGAGCTTCTTCAACTTTTTCTTTACGTGATCTACGGGTAGCTCTTACTGGAGCTTCCTCTTCTTTCGCAACTTTACGTGATCTACGGGTAGCTCTTACTGGAGCTTCTTCAACTTTTTCTTTACGTGATCTACGGGTAGCTCTTACTGGAGCTTCCTCTTCTTTCGCAACTTTACTTTTACGTGCGGTCGTCTTCTTTGCAGCAGGTGCATTAATACTTGGAATTTCTTTAAAGCCAGGTCCAGAAGGACCCAAACAATCAGGTGCAATTACGTAATTGTTTTCCATGACGTAACCGTCGCGGGTGACTTTTACAACAAGCACACGCTTTCCGCTCAATAATCGAATCTTACGGCCTACTAATGTTTTGTCAATCTTAGTCATGATTTATCACCTTGTGTTGTGTGTTACTTAAATTCGGTACCGACTGAACGTTTCTTACTGTCGGTACCAATATATGGAATTCATGGTTTTTCTGTTTCTACGCTTTCAGTATAACAGGTTTCACTTAAACAATCAACGTCTTTCTTTAGCGAACTTAGCAAGCTTACCTTCTGGCATAACTACAGTAGGTGAAGTCTTCAACTCGGTTATTTCTTGCATGTGTTCTTCGAGACTTAATGCAATGAGTTTAAACTGTGTTGTTAAAAGTTCATTGCGGTGTATATCGGCTAAACATCTGTTTTTTATATCTCTATAAGTGCCTCCGCGAACCTTACCTTTAGACATTACCTTATCTAAAAACTTATTGCTGCTAATTACAAGATTCCTGTGAGTAAGCATATTGTCACAAGCTACGGCATAGGCTATAGTTAATTTATTATTTGTAGATGAAGGTCCTCTATTTAAGAACTCAGACTCATCCAACGACATTGGAATGTTTGTGTTAAACCGAATACTATTTGTACGTTCTATCACAAACTTACAAAATTCTTTTGAAGGGGTACCGTTATGCTCAAGTATGTAGTGGTATATCCACGACTCCCAAATAACCCCGAAGAACCTGTACTGCACTGTACTTACTTTATCACAACCTAAACAAGTTGTAGAGTTTTCGACTTTACTAAGCTTTCTATTCTGCAACAAGTTTAGTCTACGGAGAAACATAATTTTAAGTTTACCAAATTCCTCAAACGTTTCTCCGTTTTTCAGTAAGATGTCGTCCATAGTAAATTTCCTATAAATAAGTTAAGAACGTTTTTCGTACTCGTATTCAGACTTAATATTATGAGCAAAATAAGAACCTTGCGAGGATGCTGCGACTAACTCACCAAATACTTCTGCAGGTACATCAATGTATTTGTATACAGAACCATTTTTAAACTTTATTAACAGTACTTCGTCTTCTTTATTGTACTTACCGGCACTCAATGAGGTGCTATCAAAATTAACACTTATAACGCCGGTGCGTTCCGCAGCAAGTGTTAATTTTTTACGAACATAGTAGAATTCTGGTCCGACACTATTAAGTTTATTAAGTTTCTTAACTTCTTTGTTAACATGCTTTAGGTCTGTATAATATAAACTGTCAAAAGATGTGTGGTAAACCTTACCATCAACCTCTTCTGCAATAACAATAATGTATATGGAAGTAGTCATATAAACACCTATAGTAAAAGAGTACTCATGTGTGAAAAACGGGACAGTATATTACGCACTGCCTTATTGTGCCAGTTTTTTCTCGCATATGTAGTGTTGAATATATTGTCACGTTCAAGATAGTTTAACAAGAAACGTACATTACCTATAAAGAAAGGCATAGTAATTTTCCCACGAGCCAATCCTGTATACTCCTCAACAACAGAATCCGCGAGCTTAGAGTAGTTTTTTCCATCAACAGTAAAAGGATATAAATCCAAATCACACAATACGGAAGCAATCCTGTATTGTCTACTATCATACTTCAACTCACTGCAATTATGCATGTAATCTACAGTATCGGTTGTTAAGATTGCATTAAAAATACACTTTATGTCTTCTTTACAAAACCAGCCGTTTTCTTCTGCATCTTTAGCGAACAGGTTTGCGGAATCTACTTCGTTTGAACGGCTGCCTATATCGTATACAACATCATGGTAAACAACGGCTGCTTTTATCATGTCGATTTCGTGTTGGTTATAATTGTTTGCTACCAACCAATCATACATAACACTCAGTCCTATAAACATAAGTTCTATATGTTCTAGGTTGTGGTACTTCCTGTGAGGTTCTTTATATCTAACTAAAGCATCCCTAAACTTCGCTATATCCAACGTTATATCAAGTGGCTCGAAATTCACGAGTATTCCTCCTATTAATAAACTTGTCAGAGGTTTCAAAAACATACTGCATACTGTATAAAGGACTAATATCTTCATCGCTTACGTGGTAGTCGGCATCTGCCACGATAACTCTTAATATTTTTTCTGTGCGGTGTTTAACTATACGGTACAGTTGCTTGCCTTCACATGTGTGTAAATAGCCGTGTCGATACTTACGCCCCGACACTACAGAGTCGGCTAAACTCTTAAGAATGAACACGGAGGATTTTATAGGCATAGGGAATACTATTTCAAATTCCCTATGTTTGAAATCAGTTAGGCCGTCCGTACGCATACAACTATTTGTGTAACTGTGCGCACACTGATCGTCAATTTTAATTCTATAACTATTACCAAAGAAAATGGTCGTTTCCGAGCTACTTGTAGAGGTGAAATCAGAAGCTATATTTTCCAACAAAGCAGTAAGTACCTTATTCGTGTTCATAGATTACTCCAATAAATCCTCTGCAATAGCAATACGTTCGGCTTTTTCCAAAAGCTCAATCAATCTAGGAATATCTGTAACTTTGATAGTAAGTCCTTTTCCCGGACTATACGTATCATCACCTCGCTTTTTATACCAGTCTCGAATGTCCAAAACCTCGCGATCCTCAAACTCTTGAATCTGAATTCGACGTTGTGTGGATGCTGTCTTTGACAGAATGCCTACTTTGTGTGTTGTGTGAGGTGGTGTAAATTCACGTGCCATGATAAATCTCCAAGTTTAAAGGAAAGAGTGTTTGAAGCGTGTAGTTTCAAACACTCTTGATTGTTATTTATCGTCTATACGACCTATCTTACCGTTCCATTCACCTACTTGTTTATTATCAAGTAAGGCAACAACTAAATCCTTTTTTGGTTTTGCCATTTTTACGTCATTACCAAATCTTTCTTTTAACGCTTTTCGCCACTCTTTGTTAGAAGTTTGATGCGACATTTTCTTTACATTCCTCGTTCTGTGATTAAGTATGTTCCAAGCATTACATAAATACTTACAAGTAACCGATCCAATCAACGGTAGTAAATAATACCAGTAGAATAATAAGGACACCTTCAGTTGTTGTTTTAATGTTAGGCATGTGTGTCTCCTTAAGCGTGTGTGTGTATTGCATTTACATTATTTTAACGTCCAAAGAAGATTATAACGAGTTCAAAAAACTTCTCAATAGAATCGGCAAAATAGTTGATAGTTATTTTCATTTTTTTGATTAGTCCTGTACCTGATACTTCTGTTTTAAATCGAACGATAGTAGGGTCGCTTATATCAATATGTTGTGTAAATGCTCCGTCAACTACCTGCATAGTAACAGGACCAATCGTTTGGTTTAAATAGGTATCCGTAACAAACAAATCATACATACCATCCTCTAACGCCGTTAGATTTACTTCTGCTATTTCCTTTCCTACAATAACACCACGAGCAATCACATTCGATCTTTCACCTACATTTGTTATAGCGATTTTTGCATTCTCAGATAACTCTATTTTATCTCCTACAATAACATTTTTAACATCGAATGAGTTTAGACCTTCTTCTGCACAAGGACCGTATGCACCTAGTTCCAATCCTGCATTTTCAAACTTAACATTCCAAGTCTTACGGCCTAGTCCTGAAAAGTCTGTTCTATACAGATACCATTGTGTGTTATCTACGTATACAACTACAGGTTCGTATCTATCAAACACAACAGTTCCGTCGTCAGGCCATGTAGCACCGTCCCAACCACCTTCAAAGTTATTATCTGTATCGACAAACGTTACTTTACCTAAAGCTGTAGGGTAAGCGAAGAAGCCGTAATCTTTTTCATTAGGCAGGTCTAACGTAATATTTTGACTGTGTGTGTTTGAATATTTAATAGTTAAAGAGCCCACATCATCTGAAGATGAAAAATTTGTTGTTCGCGTTCCGAATCGCGGATAATCAGAAACAACACACTCTCCTGTAATTACAGGTGTTTCTTCAACAGGTGTTTCTTCAACAGGCTCCTCATAAACAACAGCATCTTGAGTATCCAATGTCATATCAAATTGATCATAACGAGTATAACTTTCTGTGTTGCAAGGAGCTTGTTCGCCTACACGCAATCCCGCATTAGCAAACTCGATCTTCCAGTTACGACTGCCTGTTTCTGGGAAATCTGTTCTGTACACTAACCAGTCAGTGTTGTTACGTGTAATTACAACAGGCTCATAGGTAGTGTGGGTAGTAGGGTCAAAAGCATAAGGTGTCCATGTAGCACCATCCCAACCCCCTTCACCGAGGCCTACAGTAAGATCATAAAAGAATGCTTTACCTAAAGCCGCAGGGTAAGCAACAATTCCATACTCGTTAGTATTGAGAGTAAGTGCAAACTCCTGATTGTTTGTATTAGGAAGTTTGTAATCTAAGTCAATCGCGTTATTGTATATAACAACCGCTCCATAGTGCGGAACATCTGTAACAGTACACATTGCTACAGGCTCAGGAGTCGGTGTAGGCTCAGGAGTCGGTGTTGGTGTAGGCTCAGGAGTCGGTGTTGGTGTAGGCTCAGGAGTCGGTGTAGGCTCAGGAGTCGGTGTAGGCTCAGGAGTCGGTGTAGGCTCAGGAGTCGGTGTTGGTGTAGGCTCAGGAGTCTGTGTAGGCTCAGGAGTCGGTGTTGGTGTAGGCTCAGGAGTCGGTGTGTATAAACTAATGTTAGTTATTGCAAACTCTGAGCCTGCTGTAACGCGAGTATAACTACTGTAGTCACAAGAAACAGAGTCGCCTAATGAAAGACTCTCGTTATCAAATTCAATTCTAATATCACGGTTTCCAATTCCAGGAAAATCTGTTCTGTAAATCAGCCAATCAGTACCTCCAATTTCCATAACAATCGGCTCGTAAACATAACCGAAAGATTCTTCAAACCAAGAAGCACCGTCCCAACCGCCTTCCCCGAATCCCACAGACTCATCGTAAAAATAAGCTTCGCCCATAGCAGCAGGGTAAGCTATGAATCCGTGCTCGTTGGTTCCTAATGCAATACTAACAGTTTCAGATACAGGTGCAGCGAACGTTTTTGAAACAGCGAATGCACGAACATTTGTAGATTCTCCGTACTGTGGTAAACCGTTAACGGTACACTCAGCAGCGAACGTAACGGAACTAACTAATGAGATAGCAACAGCAAGTAATTTTTTCATCACGTACTCCAAAAATTAAATAGTTATGCTTGGTGAGAAAATATCTAAACTAACAAAATTCTCCCACTTACTGATAAGCTGATTTCCTATAAACAATGTCGCGGCTTGTTCATGTGTACCTAGTTCAGGGCAAGTTGTGTTTGAAGTAAACTCCTCCATCGCTTCATCGGATTCTTGTCGATCACGAGAGTTTTCTATTATCGCCGTAACATGTTTTGCATATTCACCGTCACTTAAAATTCTTGTACGCTCTCCGTGATGCACATAGTTTATTTTAGCATCTGTACCTTTTCGAGAAAGGTCGTGGCGAATAACAACTTCAACAGAAAAATCATCAAGAGATAACATTAAAACCCACTCACCTTTGAGATTCTGTCTAATGTTAGGAACTTCTCGCTTGTTCCAATACTTATCAACTACTGACATAATCTTACTCCTAGTTGGACTCTGGGAAATCTTGATTAGCGGCTACAACTACCAACTCTTTCAATCTGTCTTGAATAGCATTCAACTCTTCATACAATTTAGCATCTGCTCCTATTAAAGGTATACCCAGACCTTTTAATTGATCAATGTGGTATCCCCAAACATTAATGTATTTTTGCTTGTCGGTAGTTGTAGTTGCATAGATTTGTTTTTCGTTGTTAGTTGTCATAATAGCTTCTCTTTAAGTTGTGTGTTACTTAGAGTCGGTATCGACTGAATGTTACTTAACGCCGATACCAAAATTTTGAATTCATGGTTTTTCTTCTCTTACGCTTTCAGTATAACACATTATCAACTGTATTTATATAGCTATTTACAAATAGACACAAACAAGTAAGGGTAGCTAATTAGCTACCCTTACTGTCATTACGTTGTATGTTTATGCCTTTCAACTAAATAAAAACCATTAAGTTCAGATGTACGTACACAAACAACACACAACTTTATAGCTATACCTTTTTGCTCGTTATGGTAAAAACCTGTTACAGTTTCCAGGTGCCCGCAGGCTCCGCATTCTATACCCATACATACACCCCTCACTTATTAGTGATATACTTAGCACGTCCGCACCCGCAAGGCTTAGGTAATACTGTTTTTCGTATTTCCATAAATACAATGTTATCAGAAGTAGGGTCCATGTATGCAGCACGGTTGTCCCCATACTTCTGTTTAAATCTGTACTGTATCAAGCTAGTGTCAAACATGACTCCGTAAGGCCAACTTTGTTTTTGTGTATACTCCCACTCAGAAATATCAACAGCCTCTCGCAATATCTCACTAACACGAAAGGGTTGCAGTATCTTACCGGGCCTGCCTCTTGCAATCTTTGTTAGCTTGGCACTGTCCTCTGCAATAGACATAACGCTAACGAGTTCAAGATTCCCATTAACGCAAGTATATGTAGCGGAGCGTGGGTCAGAATAACGCTGACTCTTAACAGCAGGTACTCTTAACCAAGTATCGTTTTTTACAGGTTCTCCTATTTTAGTTGGCATGTACCAACTTCGCATAAACAACAACAAGTACGCATTGTATTTTATGTTTGATGGGTTGTTGTGTACGTAAATATCATCGTTCATTAGGACTCCTTAATCTATGTACTCTATTATATCGTTGACTGTTTCCCAGTGCTCAGATTCAGTGGCGTCAATGTCCATCCCAAATTCAGCCTCCAGCTCCATAATTATTTCCACTTTAGACAGTGAGTCTAATCCATACAAGTCTATAATGTCGTCCGGGGCTATGTCTTTCGGACGTGTGCCTACATGCTTTGATATTATACGACTGACTCTATTTTCAATACTCACAATATATTATCCTACAATAATAGTTTTATAGACTCGCTTATATCAACAAGCTTGACTTTCGGATGTTCTCTCTGCAATTCTAATAAGATAGAAGAGACTGCTTTTTTTCTCAAAGATTCGGATTTAAGTTCTTTAAATCCGAATTTCTTGGCTAAGGTATAAATACGTACCGCGAGCGTTTCTTTTTCTAAGACTGCACTCATACGAAATTTCTCCTACAGTTCAATGAAAAGTATATCAAGGTTCTCCTAAATACTCCTTCTGAGGATTCTTAGTAGCGTACTTCATATAGTCGGATATCTTAGTAGAGAACGTTCTTAGAATACGCAAATCAGGCTGTAAGTATTCCTTCTTAAGGAACTCAATCTCTGCTCGGATTTCTTTTATCTTTGTAATAATATTAGCGCGTTCTAATCCTGCTAACTGTTGTACCTGTAGCTTTAGTATATCGTTTATAAACTCTTCACTCTTGTCAGGCCACTTCTTAGCTAACGTTACTTTCGGAGCAACGTTCCTATTCTTAAGAGCATCTGCAATGTCATCTATATGGTCAGTACCCCACAACAGTAAATTTTGTCTATACAGCTTAGACTTTTCAACAGTAGTAAGGTATTTTATGGATGCTCTTTCTAAACCGAGCCTATACTTAGTCCAGTTCATTATGAAATCACAAACACTCATACGACCGAACTTATTATCGTCTATTTTTCTGTGGATATACCCTATGTCATAACTAGCAGAACCGCTAACCAACTTTTCAATTTTATCGTAAGTTTCATTATACTTGTCTTCGGACAGACGTTTCAACTTAAACAAATAACGAATGCCGTAAAGACCTGCACCTCGTCCGCTTTGGTCGTGGACAGAAGCAACACCTTCTAAGTTCGCTACTTTCTCCAGCGTACTGTCTATCGACTTTTGGCTAGAAAATCCAGGAGCGCAACTTTCTACAATAAGGGATTTACAATCGTCAGGTGCTTTTATTTCAGCAACAAAACGTAAGCTGCCTTTTCCTGTGCTGTACAATGTTTCATAATCTTCGTCTTCGGCTATACACTCACCTCCGTAACGATTGTGTACAACTAAATATTTCTTACACAAAGCCGGTGTAATCTTCTTACCTTTCAAAGACAACTCAACAAGTTTAGCTACGCCTGGGAGTTTGAAACTAGGTGTAGATGCAGCAACGCCGTACGCAATACCGCTACTTCCTATCAACAGTTGAATCGGCAATGTAGCAGGTAAGAACAGAGGCCACTTCTCAGTACCGTCAAAGTTCTCTATCATAGGTACAACGTTTAAGTAATCCTTATCCAACAAAAACGTTTCTGTAAACTTAGATAACAAACATTCGGTATAACGATAGTGGGCAGCATTATCTACATGACTTCCCCAGTTGCCCTTACCGTCTATTAAGTTTGGCATAACTCCGTTGGCTATAGTAACCATAGAGTCGTAAGCAGCCGTGTCTCCGTGCGGGTGATATTTACCTATGATGTTACCGACGGTTCTAGCACTCTTCTTGTATGCGGTTCCTGGACGCATGTTATCTACATGCATTGCCCAAAGAGCAGCACGGAATACGGGCTTTAGGCCGTCACGAAAATCAGGCACTGCACGATTGCCTACAACATACTCTCCGTAAGTCTTACTATAATCAGCGACTAAATTTTGAAGCTCGACAGGTTCAGTCTCACAAGACAGAGGCTCATGCGTCAATAAGTCTTCTTTAGTTCTTCGTGTAGTTGTAGGTTTAGTAGGCTGGGCTTCGGACACATCAATCTCAATGTCCCCTCTATTTAATTTTTGATCGCGTGTTGTCGTTCTAGTCGTTCGTGTTCTAGTCGTTCGTGTTCTTGTGCGTTTCATTATAATTACCTCACCAGTCCTAGAAGCTCTTTACGCGGCGCAGACGCCTTTCCGGTTATAGCTAAGAAGTAATCCATACCGTAGTCATCTTGCGGCGGTTTAACTTTGTACAACATACGTGCTTTTGGATCAAAAGCAGTATCATACAACTCCTCAGGCTCTAGTTCTCCTAAACCTTTAGCCCGTGTTATGTGTGCGTTGGAGTTTGCAGGCAAATTAGCACGGCACTCATCCAACGTCATACCGAAGTAACGCTTGTCCTTATGTGTTGCTAAAAACAAAGGACTCTTCACAACAAATACCCTACCTTGCGAATACAAGTCTGGTAACAGTCTTTGAATTGCACTCATAAGCAGTACCGAGATGTGACCTCCATCAGTATCAGCATCCGTTAAAATCATCACTGTACCTACCCTAAGGTTAGCACAGCTAAACTTTATATCATTCAAGTTGTCTGCATCCAAATCGAGTGTACGTAAATCAACACCTAACGCAACAAGCAAGTTTTGAACAACAGGAGATTTCAACAAGCTGCCTATATCTGTGCGCACAGCATTAGTCAACTTACCTCTAAGTTTAAACACTTCTTGAAAACTAGGGTCACGCGCTTTGTTGGCAGTTCCGCCAGCCGAGTCACCTTCAACCAGATATATCTCACGTTCGTGCGGTCGTGCGCTATCCGCAGTTGTAAGAATATTCGGCAACAGCATACCACGTTGTGTCTTTTTAACTTCAGACACAGACTTCATAACTTTCTTCAGGTCTTCTCTGCCTTTAGATATTGTAGTTGCACGTTTGATAACCGTCTTTGCTAACGTCTTGTTAACAGTGAAGTATTCCTCAAGAGGTTCGATCATAGCCTCTTCAACATCTTTGTTTACATGGCTTGTAAGTCTGTCTTTTGTCTGACTACTAAACTCCGGTTCCGACATTTTGAAGTTGAGAATGCCTACCATACCTGCAACAGCATCTACAGTCTTGAACTTATCTTTAGGGCCTTTAAGTTTCTGCAACACTCTACCCATTGCTGCCATAAAACCATCGTAGTGTTTTCCGTAGTCTCTTGTTGGGCTACAGTTTACATATGTCTTAAATAAATCACTCTCATCGTGTGAAGTCCACTGTAGTGTACAATCAATCTTCTCCGACTGTAACATAAAGGGCTTTGCTACAGTAGACAATTCGTGTTCTTCCACAATTTTGTCTATAACCGCACGAATGTCTCCTTTGTTGACAAATTTGTACTTCTTCCCGGTTGAAGTACAAACAACCATAACAATACCAGGATTCATCAAACTAATCATTTTCATCCATTGAATAGTTTGACGTAACGGAAGTATTGCATCCTTCTTTTCTTTTATTCTTGCGTTAGTAGCGTCTTCAGAACATATAGTTTGATCAGGAGAAAACTCTATTATAGTTCCGTAACTACTTTCCGACATATGAAGCCGAGACATAACATCGGCAGGAGGTGATTTAACACGCTCTAATTTAGAATTACCTACAATTTGACCTTTAGCATATTCTCTAAAATGCCAAACTTTCTTCCAGTGTGTCCACACACGTAAACTCTTTGCAACAGCGTTGCCGCAGGCGGCACCTACACCGTGAGTACCTGAACTATTCTTGTATGCCAAGTCATCAAACTTACCCCCTCCGTGCAGTTCTGTAAACACAACATCTACAGTACTCTTCTTCGCCTCTTCATTATATTCAGTTGGAATACCTGACGCAAAGTCTGCAATGTAATAAACATTACGTTCTATATCAACGTAAAGTTCGACAGTTGTATTACGGCCAGCGTAAAACTCATCAATACCGTTATCCAGAAACTCTTTCACAGCACGATAAACCATATGATCTCCGCGCTCGCCTAGATACATGCCAGGTTTCTTTCTAACTCCTTCTAAACCGCGTAACACTTTTATACTTTCCGCAGAATACGCTTGGCCTTTTGCTTTACTAACAGGAGCCCCTTTCAAAGGCGCTGAAGCCCGCCTAGTTCTTCTAGTTGTCATAATTATATGCTCGCATGAAAATTATTTTGTATATCTATTTACAGTTGTAAACTACTATTTGTACAATCAACCTAGTTTACTTATTAGTTGCTCGACCTGCTTTATAGACATATTCTTGGAATCGTCATACACAACAACCCCTTCTACTTTCACTACGCAAGTTCCATTTGCAAAAACTATAGAGCCTTCTGTTTTGTTGTACTTGGTTTTCAATCTCATAACATCAGAAAGGGTTGCTGTAGTATCCATAGACGTTTTACTCCTCTTCGTCTATTGTATCGTCTTGTGAGTAGTATTCATTCAATCGGTCTTCTTCTTCAAGTGCCTCGAAATCTTTACCGGACTCCGTGTTAGCGTTACCTTCTTCATCGTAATAATATTCAGAACCGTCTTCAACATCATCATCGAACTCATCATCATGAAGGCTCATATTATTTATGTGTGTATTTATTGTATTGACATTAATTTCCATAGTATTCTCCAAGATTATAACTAGAAATAGTTTTCATAACTTTTCATTTTAACAGAAACAACAAGAGCGCCTTCAGGCGCTCTTGTTTACTATTTTGCGGTTGAATTAAGCTCTTCCAGTTCTATACGGAAAGCTTCCCGCTTTTCTTTACGTTTCGCACTACGATAAACTTCCTTACGCTTTCCCGGTGCTGGTGCGCAGCAAGGACAATTCCATCCGCCTACACCAACACCTCTATCTGCATAACGCACACTACTTTTTCTCATGTTAGTTCTCCTAAATATGCATTAACTTCTAAACTGCTCATAAGTAACTCTGTGAGGTTCTTGAAAGAGACTTATTTTAAAATCCGTTTCAAGTGAAGATATATACAAACAAGGTCTTATGCCTTCTACATATACAACAGAAAATTCTATTGTGGCCGCATAAGGAAGTCCGTTCTCTATAGACAAACAAGTTCCTGTAAAACGTATTGTGTCTTTATTGAAGATACTAACATCAAAACCCATCTTGTAAACTTCTTGTTTATCTGTATCCAACAAATAGCCTCGGACGTTAACAACAGTAAGAATCGAATCAAAGTGCTTTTCATTAAGTGCAACTAATCGAATCATAATGGTACTCCGCTAAAAAGCTTGGGTTGTTAAGAAACTAGGTATAGTGTCCGTGTTTGTTTGTGTTTCGTTGCTGAGTACTTGCGTTCGTAGTAAACGGGGAATTTCTCCAGAAGGTGCAGCAGACACCGCATAGAATCTGTTTGTATAGGAGCGCATATATATTTTACGGACACAGTTAAACAACATTGAATTAAACACAGAAAACATTATCATTACCTTGTAGTACAAAAAATGAAAATAGCGCCTTTTGGCGCTATTTATTATAAGAAATCCCGGTTACCAACGCAAGCCTAGAATGAGATTTGCCATTTCTTCATACGTAAGTAAACCAGCGTCATGTCTTCTTATATAGTCAGATACTTCTGTTTTAACTTCCTCTTGTCTGGCGTACTCTGCATCGTGCATAGCTTTAATTTTTATGTACTCAGGGTCACTCTCAAACTCTTTTCTTGCAGCAGCTCTGGCGGTATACTCTGCTTCTGCTCTAACAGGATCGAGCTTTTCAAGCTTTTTCAAATCACGCGCTGATATATGATAAACATAGCGGGGTAAATCTGGAAGTTTGTTTATATTCACATCTATTTCCTCGTGTGTTACTTAGAGTCGATACCGGCGAATGTTACTTAACGCCGATACCGATTTTGTTTAAGCTCACTGAGCTTAATTCATTATAACACATTACGTAAGGTATAGCAACCCTATCAATAGTCAAAATGCTCCCTACGCATCTTTGTCTTCCTCGTCTCCTCCGATGTCATCTTCTCCTTCGTCTTCTTCTGAGTCCTCATCCTCTGCATCTCCTTCTTCAGAAGCTTCCTCATCATTTTCCTCATCACCTTCTTCCTCTTCGTCTTCTTCATCACCACCTTCTTCATCACCACCTTCTTCATCACCACCTTCTTCATCACCACCTTCTTCATCACCACCTTCTTCATCACCACCTTCTTCATCACCACCTTCTTCATCACCACCTTCTTCATCACCACCTTCTT